AATTGTTTTAATGGGACTATCCATAACAAAAGATTTCTATTTGAGGTATTAACATCATTAAGTGCTGTTTCACGAGAAGAAATTTTAGGTATTGGTCGAAAATATATGGATTAGTATTGTGTATAACATAAAGGTATGCATCCGTTTTAATGGTGCTTACCGACTGTTATCCGCCGTTTTAATGGCGTAATTTATTAACTAAACAACAAGAACAAATCAATAAAGGATAAGGGGTAAATTTTGCCACATTAACTAAATAGAAATGATATGAAAGCAAAAATAAAAATTGAGGCAGAAATTGAGTTTGATGAAGATACCTGGTATTCACATAGTGATGAAGAAGAATTAGAGTGGTTTACTTCACTATTAAATGATAAAGAAAACACTATGCTTATCCTGCATTCTAATGATGTTGGTGATACAATAGGTCAGACATATAATTTTAAATGGGAAATAATAAGAGAACAATGACATTTAGTGACTTAAAAGTAGGTGACAGAGTTAAAACTAGATATAGTGGTTGGGCTACAGTAACTCAAGTGGGTTGTTATAATGGAAAAATGATTAAGCTTAATTGTGATGAAAGAAAATGGTGTTGTCCTTATTTTTATGAAAGTGAATTAGATTTAAAACAAAAAGAATATGAACGAACTAGATAAACAATACTTAGCATTACTTCAAGACATTTTGGATAATGGTATTAAAAAGAATACACGTAATGGTGAAGTTTTAAGTGTATTTGGACGGTCTATTAGATACAAATTTAAAGATGGTAAATTTCCACTTCTTACAACAAAGAAAATGGCTTGGAAGACTATGGTGACCGAGTTATTATGGTTTCTTCGTGGTGATACAAACATTAAGTTCCTTGTTGATAATGATTGTCATATTTGGAATGGTGATGCTTATAAAAATTATTCAAACAAAGTCCAACCTTGGGAACCACATTTGGATGAAAAAATGTTTGTGGATAGAATCAAAACAGATAATGAGTTTGCTAAACAATGGGGCGAATTAGGAAAAATCTATGGTCACGGCTGGCGTAACTGGAATGGTAAGTCTGATGATGAATTTGGTAATAAAGGTATAGACCAAATCCAAAATCTAATCAACGATCTTAAAACAAATCCTGATAGTCGCAGGCTACTCTTGTCAGCGTGGAACGCATCGGATTTGCCACATCAAGTGTTACCACCATGTCACTATGGATTTCAAGTTTATACAAGAGAGTTATCTATTAAAGAACGATTTGATTTGGCCTCTAAAACATATAAAGTATTTGACCCGTTTGATTTTAATAAATGCACTCATGAGGAAATTAATGAATTATATCCAGTCCCTAAACGAGCAATATCTTTAATGTTTAATATGAGAAGTACCGACGTAGGATTGGGGTTGAGTTTTAATTTATCATCATACGGATTATTATTGATGATTATTGCCAAACAAGTTAATATGGTTCCTGACGAATTGATTTACAATGGAGGAGACGTTCATTTATATCGTAATCACATTGAACCAATTAAAGAACAATTAACAAGAAAACCATATGAATTACCAACAGTAAAATTATCCGATAGAGATGTTAATGATATTTCAGAATATACTTTGGATGATATTACGTTAGAGAACTACCAATCACACCCGACTATCAAAATGCCGCTTTCAAATTAAAAATGAAAATTGATAAAATAAAACTTAACCACAATAATCGGATGATTAGAATTGGTTTTGGAAAACACGACGGTAATTGGTTTTTCAGAGTTGATTTATGGTTTATTGGTTATAGATTAAAAAAATAAAATTATGAATAGAGACACATCGTGGGATGACCCACAATTATCAGACGGAGACTTTCCTTCATTTAAAAAAAATATAAATAAAAAATATATTTTAGAAAAAATATTTATTTCAGAACTAAATTATCTTATGGTTACTTTATATAACAAAGAAAAACAAGTTTGGACAACACTTAATTTGGGTGATTGGAAAAAACAATTAAACTTTAATTCTTCAGATATTAATATTGAAGAAATTGAAACAAAAAAATGAAAGTAACAACAGATAATTTATTAGGAAACATTATTAGAGATAATGACGTTTATGTTGTAGAAGACAACAGAAAATTAAACAACATGGTTTTGTCCAAAACTATTTTACATCCAAACAAACAAACATCAGGACATTTACATGAAGGATTAGAAGAAATTTACTTTTTTAAAAGTGGAAGTGGAACCATGCAATTAGATGAAGAAACTTTTGAAGTTAGTTCAGGAGATATTGTTATGATTCCTGACGGGGCTTTTCATAAAGTATTTAATAAAAGTGGAAGCAAACAAGACTTAATTTTTGTTTGTGTATTTCAATCTTACGACAGAGAAAATTAAAAAATAAATTTAAAAATAAAAAAATGAAAACATTGGAATTAGGATCAAAAGGAAAAAAAGTAGAACAACTACAAAGATTTTTAAAAATCAAAGTTGATGGAGATTTTGGAAAAAAAACAGAAGAGGCCGTTAAAAAATTCCAAAAAGAAAATAAATTAAAAGAAACAGGTCAAGTTGATGAAAAAACTTGGAATGTGATGGGATTTGAAATTACAACAGATCTTTCTGAATCATTTGATTCATCTAATAAACTTATTTTCAATCAAAAGTATTTAGATAAAGACGAATATCTTAAAGGACCAACAAAAAAAGAATATTTATTTTTACATCACACCGCTGGAGGTAATAATCCTTATCAAGTGGTTACAATGTGGAATAACGACACAAGAGGAAGAATTGCAACAGAGTTTGTATTAGGAGGTCAATCTGTTTTTAATGGAGATGAAACTTATGACGGAACAATTGTTCAAGCATTTCCAGAAGGAGGTTACGCATGGCATTTAGGTGATAATGGATCTGAATACATGCATTCACATTCTGTTGGTATTGAAACTTGTAATTTTGGACCGATAAATGAAGGAAAAACTTATTCAGGACAAAAAGCAGACCCAAAACAAATTGTTGAATTAAACCAAGTGTTTAGAGGACATAAAACTTGGCACAGATATTCAGATAAACAACTTTCAACATTGAAAGAACTTATTTTGTTTGTTGCAAAAAGAGATAATATTGATATTCATTCAGGTTTAATTTCAGAAATTAAAAAGAATGGTGTAAAGGCATTTGATTTTAACGAAAATGCTTATTACGGAAAAGTCAAAGGGATGTGGACACATACAAACACAAGAAAGGACAAAACCGATATGTTCCCTCAACAAGAACTAATTGACATGTTACTTAGTCTATAATAAAAAAAGATTAAAAAAAAAAGGTAAGATTAATTCTTACCTTTTTTTGTTTTAATTTGGTAGATTTAATCTACTTTCTAAAGAATCCAAAGAGTGAGTAACTTTCGACTCAGCATCCATTTTAAATTTGGTTCTTCTTTTATCGACTTCTCTTGCAAATATAGATGAACACCAATGATCAACTTTGTCACTTAATTTTACATCGTAACCAACAACAGTATTTATAATTCTCATTTTTTCTTTTTCTAAAAAAAGATAAATCATTCCGTTTGGAGATTCCCAAACAGCGTAAGAGTCATGAGTTTTAGGGTTATACATTAGTTCGCTATCTTTATGATGAACTACTTTGGTCCAAATGCGAACTGCTTGAGACTCACTTTCAGTCATGTTTAAAGGTTTTTTTACCTTTCTTTCGTGATGTGAAGGATTTAAAAGTTTGTTGAAAATTAGAGATGTTTTTCTTCTAAGTCTTCTTAGATTGTGATTAATTTTTTCTTTTGTCATATTACAGATTTAGTTAATTTTTACAAACATAAAACTTTTTTTTAATATAAAAAAGTATTTGTTATAAATTTAATTTTTATTATATTTGTAATATAAAAAATAAAAACAATGCGAATTTCAATAATTTCTGATACTCACAACAAACACAAACACGTTACAGGTGATTTGAAGGGTGGTGATTTGCTTTTACATGCCGGAGATATTTCTTCTATGGGGTATGAGCATGAGATCAAAGAATTTGCTAAATGGTATGACGGTTTAAACAACTACACTACTAAAGTTTTTATTGCTGGTAACCACGACTGGGGGTTTCAAAATAATGTTGAAAAAATTAAAGGATTACTTACAGGTTACAAAACTATTGAATATCTTGAAGATGAGTTAATGATCATCCAAGATGGTGATGGACCTGAAATTAAAATTTGGGGTAGTCCTTGGCAACCTGAGTTCTATAATTGGGCATTTAACTTAGAACGAAACGGTGAAGAATTGAAAAAGGTTTGGGATATGATTCCTGATGACATAGATATTTTAATTACTCACGGTCCGGCTTGGGGTATGTTAGATGATGTTGAAGGTCGTCGAGGACAACATTTGGGTTGTGAGTTACTTGCTGAACGAATCAAACAAATTAAGCCAAAGATTCATATCTGTGGTCACATTCATAGTGGTTACGGACATTATTATGACGGAAATACACATTTCTTTAATGCGTCAGTATTGAATGAACGATACCTATATTCTCAATTGCCATGGCACATTGATTGGAACCCAATAACAAATGAGGTTAGTTTTTTATAACTAATTTTATTTTAGATATATTTATAATAAAAATATATTATGAATAAGTTTGATTTGACAGAAAAACTAAAAGAAGAATTAAAAAGAAGAAATCTTTGGGAACAAGAAGAAGATGACGATGATGACCAAAAAGAAAACGATGATACTGATGAAAATGAAGATCAAACTTCTTCAAGTCATAACGAAGATTTTTGTGAAATGGTTTGTCAATTATTACATTCACAAACACAAGTTCATATTTTCCATTTAGGAACAAATTCATATGCAGAACACAAATCTCTTCAAAAATACTATGAAGGAATTGATGAGCTTGTTGATAGTTTAATTGAATCTTTTCAAGGAAAATACGGACTTTTAAAAAATTATAAGTCATATAAAAATCAAACTTATAAAAACAAAAATCAAGTTTTAAAATACTTTACAAGTTTATTAAACACAATAGAAGAAAAAAGAGATTGTTGTGAAGATACTTACATTCAAAATCAAATTGATGGAATTCAAGAATTGATCTATTCAACAATGTATAAGTTGAAGTTTTTAAACAGGTAATCTTCCGTTATATAAAACAAGATAACCATTTGAAAAGTCCAAATTTTCTAAATCAAATTCATATTCAATTTCATCAACTGTATAATCACCTGACCATTTTGCTATTCTAAAATAAGGCTGTATTAAGACTCTAGTTTCATAGACTTTTTCATTTATCAATTCACCTTCATCAAAAATTAAGTCCAAATTATTTAGTGTGTAAACTGAAGAATTTACTTCATTAACTAATAGTTCGTCAGTTTCTACTTCGCCTGAACCATTACAATCATTACATTCAAAATGACCATCACCACCACAACTATTACATGTAGAAGAACCACGACCTTGGCAATCTTCACAAGTTACGTGACTATCTCCATTACAAGTTTCGCATCTTTGTCCATCTTCATCTTCACCTGAACCACCACAGTCATCACAAGTAACAACTCCTTCACCACTACATTCTCTACATTCTTCAGTTCCTGATCCATCGCAATAGTCACAATCTTCTCTTCCGTAACCATAGCAATTTCCACACTCTTCTAATTTATATCCATCATTTTCAAATTCTGAAAAAAAATATCCTTTTAAATTTTCTAAAACATACTTTACTGATTTTGCAGCGTCACCATTTTTATGATAAAGATAAATTGAAAAAAACAAGTATAATTCCTCAGAACCATTTAATTTAGAAAGATATAAACTCAAGAACTCATCATTATAGATTTTATTTCTGATGTCTGCAATAGTATTAAAAATATCAGAATTTGAAAAATCCTTTAAAGATTTGTGAATTTGTTTAGTATATTTTACAAGTAAAAGAATTTTTGTAGGGTCCATTATTAATTTCTTTTTTGAAATAAATAGTTTATATTTTATAATAATATAATAATAAAAATTATCAATTATTAATTAAAAAAGTATGTAAAGTATGATTTTTACATAACTAGTAGATATTTATAATATATGAAGACAAAAGGTAAAATTACAAAAAAGAAAATCTCAATAACTCTCAATATAGAGATTTATGAAAAATTAGAAAAAGATCTTACCAATAAATCTGCATTAATAAATAGACTATTACAAGAACATTATGGAAACAAAAAAATGTAGTAAATGTGGTATTATTAAGGAAGTTTGTGAGTTTCATAAATGTTCTAAAACTAAAAATGGTTTTAGATCAAAATGTAAATTATGTGTAAATGAATACAGTAGAGATTACTCCAAAAATAATAGAAAAATACGGAACGAAATACAAAAAAAATGGAGGGATGAAAACCAAGAAAAAGTAAAAAATTATAGAAAAAAATATTATAACGAAAATCCTGATAAATTTATAAAAATAAGTGTTGAATATAGAAAAAAAAACCCTGAAAAAGTCAAAAAAACATTAAAAAAATATTATTACAATAACTTAGAGTATCATAAAAAAAGAGTAAAATTATGGTCTGAAAAAAATAAAGAACGGAAAAAAAATTACAAAAAAATATGGAACAAAAATAATAGAGAACACATTAATAAGTATAATTACGAAAGAAATCAAAATGACATGATAGTAAACTTAATAAGAAGATGTAGGGGTAGACTCCTCCAATTTTTGAAAACAAAAAATATGTCAAAAAAAAATAAAACTTTTGAAATTATTGGTTGTTTCCCAAAAGAATTAAAAGAACATTTAGAAAAACAATTCTCAAATGGTATGACTTGGGAAAATAGAAATGAGTGGCACATTGACCATATAATTCCACTATCATCCGCCAATTCTGAAGAAGAGGTATATAAATTGTGTCATTATACAAACTTACAACCACTATGGAAAGAGGATAATTTGAAAAAATCAAATAAACTAATAAAAATATAAAACTATGCACCCTTTAATTCATGCAAAAAGTTCCGTTAAAAAATACGGAGGAAAAATAGAAGACTACATTCATATACATAATTGGTTTGATGAGACCAAGAGCTGGTATGGAAATTCATTACACAGAATGTGGAGACACCATTCGGAAGGTATATTTGAATGTGAAAAAAGATTTGGAGAGTCATTCATAAACAGTGATGGTAAAACGGTTTATACTAGATATGTCGGTGAGGATCATTGTCGTGAAGATCTTTATAATTATATACCATCAGCCAAAGAATGGGTAATGAATTTGGATGTTAAAGAAAAACCAATGTGGATGTTAAGAACGGTCGATTTGAAGTTTGAAGATTAAAAGTATTTATAATAAAAGTTTAGATGGAATTAACGGACAAACAAAAAAATGATTTAAGAAGATTTTCTTTAATATTGAATTCCTTAAACATGGAAGATGGTGTTGAATATGTGTATAGACACTATGATGAGTGGGAGGGTTATGAACCTGAAGGACCTTATTACAGAAATAAAAATGTAAAAGATGAATTAGATTTTATACCAGGATCAATAGGGCCTTTGTTTGAAGAAATAAAAGACAATTTTGATACAGATCTTTTTTATAATGATTACTACGACAACTATAATGGAGGTCTTCAGATATATGTGAATGCTGAAAAGAAACTGTTGATTGTGAAATACTATTATTACACAATGATAAATGAAGATAGTAGGATAGAAAAATCATTCAAAGATTTATCTGAAATGAGTAATTCTTGGAGAAGAGGAGAACAAGAAGTAAAAAAACTTGCTGATGAAAATTTTTTAAATGAGATGAAAAACTTATATGGTTCTTATGTTGAAATGAGTTATGACGGAAGTGGTGATAGTGGTTGGATTCAAGACCAAGTGGATAGTGATGAAGGAAGTAAAGGTATGAATAATGAACTTGAAAATATTGCATATGAAGTCTTAGAATTGTTTCATGCTGGGTGGGAAATAAATGAAGGATCAAGTGGAAACATTAAATTCAATTTTGAAGATCAAACTTTAACAATAACTCATTATCAAAACATTGAAGATGAAGTTGAAGACTTCTATAAATCTTTTTCATTCAAATAAATGAATAAATTAATTAACGAAGAAATAACAAGAATTGGTGAGTTGATGGGTCTTCCACCATTAATTACAGAATCAGAATATCGTGCTTGTCAAAGATATCCCGAAAAGTCACAAAAACATAATTTATGTCAAAGTATTATAACTTTAAAATCTTGGCTTCACAAGTATTATGGTTTGGATCTAAATAATATAATTCAAGATAAGATCAAAGACTTAAAAACAGATATACCTGATGAATTGAAAAAAAAGTTTATTGAAGGTGCTAATTTGTTACAATCGGCAGGAAAAATTACTGAAGAAGAAAAAAACAATTTTATTGAAAATAAAGTTATGGGAGGTAAATTGGTTTATTTCAACGGAGAATGGCAACCAATTAATAAACTAAACACAAACTATTATGATTTGGGTGAATTGGTAACCGATTTACTTTTTATGGGAGGAAATAGAGCTCAACCAATAATTCAAAAAGTCATAGAAAATCCAAAAGAAGAACTAAGCAAATTAAAACCTTTTATTAAAAGATTAATCAATAAATATTTTGACGATCCCAGAGTTTTCAACGATTACACAAAAAATACTCTTGGAACAACTAAGAGTGGTGAAGAGGCTGAAAATAAAGTAAGAGAGGAATTGGAGAAAAAAGGGTTTACGGAGGAATATAGTGGTGGAAATGGTGATTTAATTGATATGGTATTTGGAACTGATTTGATTATGTCTCATCCTGACTTTGGGTTAAAAACTATACAAGTTAAAACTAACAAATATGCTTGGAGACCTGAAGATGAATATCCTCATGTTGATTGGGTGGTAATTGCTAATCCATTTACTATTTATGACAATAAAACCAAAGAAAAAATTAAGTTATGAATTTAGATATACCTATTAGATTACTTAGGCGAGGTGTTGAGTTAGAAAAGATTGGTGATATAATAGAATATCAAACAGAAATACAAGATCCTTGTGATTTTGAAGATGAAGATGATTACGCCGATTTTTGCATTGGGCAGGGAATTCATTTTTATTACTGTGATGAAGGATATTGTGATGAAGACGATGAAGATGAGGATTATGATGGACCATCACCAGCAATGGTAGAAGTTCGTGATGAGGTAGAAAACTATATGGACAAAAAATACTATAACTATTTAGTTGGTATTTATAATGACTTAGTTGAAAATTGTTACTAATGAAAATAGTATTAACAGAAGATCAAATAAAATTATTACGAAGATTAACCGAAATAGGTCAAATCATTGATGAGGTTATTATTGAACTTAATAATGATATTAAAAAAGGAGGACCAGGTAATAAACCTGATAATTTTGGGGTTTATGAAAATTGGATTATTAGTAGAGTTAGAAGGGAGTTTGAATATAGAAATTCAAAGATAATACCTGATAAATTTGATTTTTTATTGTTATCTAGTGGTCAATTTAATGAAAAAATTAGAAATGGTTTTAATAAAGTTAAAAAAAGAAGATGAAAATACTAATTTCAGAAAAACAGGCAGATAGAATATTCAACGAAAAGATTGAATGTGAAAAGTGTGAACACTCTTGGAAAAAAGAGAATGATGACAAACATTCTTTTCTTTGCCATGATTGTGGGTGGGATCAAAAAAAGGGTAAATATGATAAAGAAAACCTATTCAAGTTTTGGAAGAATAAATTATCTAAAGAACCGATTGAAGAAAAGTGGTCTGAAAAATATAAAAGATCAATCAACTGTAATAACCCAAAAGGATTTAGTCAGAGAGCGCATTGTCAGGGGAGAAAGAAAAAAAATAAGTCTAATTAATTATGGACAAATAAAACTTTATCAATTTTTAAAATACTCGGGTTAGTTTTTAATATTTCATCGAAATAATGCCAATCGGCTTCATAAGAAGTCGAATTAAAACCTACTTTTTTTGCTATTTCAGATTTTACCACAACACAACCCATATCTATTTTACTTTGTTCTAATTTTGTGTTCATAAAACCATAGTTTGATTTATTATGATTGGTTTTATTTTTATGAGAATGAATCACATTGAAATAAATAAAATCTTCACTATAGCTAAGAACTTCATCAACTAAATTTGGCGTATAATAATTATCTGCATTAGTTAATAATACTCTACCATTTAGATTCAAATTTTCCAAAGACCACTTACGAAGTATATGACCATAATTTTGAGTTCTTACTGGATGCTCAATAAAAATTACTTTATCGTTTAAATAATTTTCATTAGTTAATTCTTCTTTAAGGGTGTGGTTTAATCCGTCGTGAATAATAAAAAGTGTCCAATTATTATTAGTTTGATTTTTTATTGAATTGATAAAACACTTCAAGGATTCTTTATGGTTATAAGTTACTGCAATAATATTTAACATAAATGAATTTTACTTTAATTATTTTGAATGTAAAAATTATTTATTTGTATATATTAAAAAAAGAATTTTATTATAATAAAAATATGAAAAGACCATTAATCGAACAAAATTCAGGATACGCTTTAGGTAATTTTATTATGTTAACTCCAGGGATAAAAAAGTTATCTGAAAAAATTGGTCAAAAAATTGATGTTTATTTTACCATACCTTACGTTAAAGAATGTTTTATTGATTGTAATTTTATGAACCATATTGGTAGATTGCATAGACCGCCAACATTCTCATCAAAAATGATTAACTTAAATGTCCCTGACTACCAATATACATTTGAATTAATGATTGGGGAAAAATGGTCTGAAAAATATCACACATATGTTGATAATGCAATAGAGATACCAAAAAATGATGAAGATTATTTGTTATTATTAAATGGTCTAGGTGGTTTATCGCTTGATGACAATGACCCTAAACCAAAATGGTATGGTAAGAAAGAAATTCCTGAAGAAATATTCAACACAATAAAAGAGAATAGCAATTTACCAATTTATTTTACAGGATCTGAATCGGATATGAAACAAAATCCATGGATGGAAAAAATATGTGATAAGATAGAAATAGGTAATATTAGAAAATCGTTATCACTTGTTAGAGATGCTAAAAAAATCATATCAAATGATACTGGATTAGCCCATTGTGCGGGTGCTATGAATAAAGACATCTTAATTCTTTGGAAAGACACACCTTTTATCAAAAATCAAAATCCTGGTAAAAACACCAAATATTCTCAAAAAGAAAATTGGTTAGAAAAAATAAAAGAATATTTAAGATAGATGGAAATTATAACATTTTACGACAAAAAAATAAAACCATTAATTGTTGATTTACAAAGAAGAGTTTTTGAAAGATATGGTTTTACAATAAATCAAATGATGGTTGATAACTGGACGACACATGGTGATGCGGTTGACAATTATTTAAAAAATATAAATGATCCTGATAAAATTATTGTTTTATTTGATATTGATGCAATTCCATTAAATAAAAAAATAATACCTCTTGCTGTTGATTGGGCAAAAAAAAACGATGGGTTATTTGGTAACGCTCAAGTTGCCCCAAAACTTAAATTCCCACATAATAAATTTATTTATGCTGCCCCATCATTTTTGGTTTTTAGTATTAGAACTTATAATATATTGGGTAGACCATCATTTAATACGACCCAAAGATCTGACTGTGGTGGAGAACTGTCACACATTGCAAAAGAAAAAGGTTTACCTGTTAATTTATTATTACCAAATCACGCTGAGATAGTTAATTTTGATCTTGATGGGAATCATAGTTTTGGTTATGGAACTACTTACAGTAATAACACATACCACGCTTTTGAATCAAGATTTGGTAAAAAAGATGTTTATTTTATTAATAAATGCAATTTAATATTAAATGGATGATTATGGAATATGATTTTTGTGTTTTAATTACAACTTACAATAGACCTGAAATGTTATATAGGTTATTAGATGATATTGAATCTAATAAAAAAAATTATAAAGTTCTTGTTGTTGTTTTTGATGATGGAAGCACTGAAAAATTGGATTTTACTAATAGAGATGTTATCAAAATTGGAATTTTTCCAAATATGGGAAAAAGAAAATATTATGTTACTTTTAACGCAACATTTAGCTTTGTTAAAAACATAAACTCTAAGTATTTTATTTATCTTCCTGATGATGTTTCTTTAGTTAATAATTTTTTTGATGAATCCAAACGTATCTACGATTCAATAACATCAACAAAAAAAATATGTTTAAGTATACTCACAGATGATAGAATCAAAAGATCACATTGGGGATATAGTAACCCTAAAGATTTTGGTGAGTTTTTACAAACACAATGGAATGATTTATGTTTTATTTGTGAAAAAAAATTTTTTGAAACACTTAATTATAGGATTGATAAAATTAATGAAAGTAGATGGTTAAATAATCCAAATATAAGTTCTGGTGTTGGACATCAAATAACCCAAAGATTAAATAGTAGTGGTAAATTTTTATATCACGTTAAAAATTCATTAGTTAATCACGGAAATCACGAGTCTAAAATGAATAAAGTCGAAAGAGAGAAAAATAAATTAATTACTTCATGAGTGAAAAAACTATAGTAAATGTTGCATCATATAATAGAATCGGTAGTTTAGTAAATACAATAAATTCAATATACGATCAATGTGACGAGATTAATATTTTTTTAAATGATCATATAGGTGAAATACCTGAAAAATTATTAGATAGTAAGATAAATTTATTTTTTTCCGACAATAGTTATGGTGATGCTTTAAAATTTGGTAAATTAATGGAGTCGGATGGTTATTATCTAACAATTGATGATGATTTAATATATCCTCCTAATTATGTGAATTATATGGTAAGTAGATGTAAAGAATACTCGAATAAAAGAGTTATAACTCTACATGGTAGAAACTTCCCATCATTTCCGATAAACTCATATTATAATTCTTATTCTGAAAATTATCATTGTCTTAAACCACAAAGAAAAAATGTTTTAGTTCAGTTTGGAGGGACAGGTGTGATGTGTTTTCATACCAATTTGATGAAAATACCAATAAATTTTTTCTTGTATCCAAATATGGCGGATATTTGGATTGGGAAATATTGTATTGAAAATAATATTGAAATAATCTGTATAACGCATTCAGGTGATTTTTTAAAGTATCAACCTCAAAAATCAACAATTTATGATACTGAATCAAAATCTGATGGCATACAAACAAAAATTGTCAATGAAATCTTTAACCCGCAAAATGAAAATAAAGATGATCTTATCAGGTCAATTAAACAAGAACGAGAAGAAATACAAATCAAAAAAACTTTAGAAAGGACAAAAAAAGAAATAAACTATGATAAAGTAAATCAAATATTCAATGCTCAAAGACATGTATCTATTGTGTCTAAACCACAGGAAAACAGATCAAATAATTCAAAAACAAATACTGAATTTTTAAATAAAATTTTATCTAAAAACAAAAAAAGAAACAGATGAGTTTAAGTATTATAATACCAACCTTTAATTCTGTTGATTTTTTAGATGAGTTAATAAATTCAATTTTAAAAAACAATTTTAATGGTGAATATGAAGTTTTATTTGGTATTGATAGTTGTGTTAGCACTTTAACTTATGTAAAGGGAAGAAATTACCCCGACAACTTTAAATTTTTTTATTTTATTGAAAATTATGGTCCGTATATTATAAAAAACACTTTGAGTGAGTTATCTAAATACGATAAGATTTTTTTCTTTGATTCAGATGATGTTATGATGCCAAACTTATTAAAAATTGTTAGTGAAAAGTTAAATAATTTTGAATGTGTCAAACCAAAATTTGTGAATTTTAAAGATAACGAAAACAAAAGAGAATACATAGAAGGACATAATTTATATGGTGAGGGAGTTTTTGGGATAAAAAAAGACTTATTTTTGGCAATGAACGGCTTTGAAGGTTGGAAAGTTGCCGCTGATTCTGATTTTATGGCCAGATTATATGGTGCTAAAAGAAAAGTTCATTTGACTTCTGAAATTTTATTTCATAGGAGATTACATTCTCAAAGTTTAACAATGAGACCTGACACTGGATATGCTTCACAACTTAGGGGTAGATATTTTACTTTAAGTAAGAACAAAAAAAACCAACCAATTCTTGATGAATTAAAAACTGGAAGTTATCAGATCTATAATAAAGAAACTCAAACATTGTCAGATCCAATAGTCGAAGATGTGATTGACAAAATTAGTTTAGAACAGGACATTAAAGAAAAAAAACATAAAATGCTAAATGTTATTTTTCAAAATGGACCAAAGGAAATAAAACCAAAAGAAATAAAAACCATTGATTACAATAAAATCAATCAATTAACTTCCACTCAACAAATTTCAGTTTTGGAAAGCGCATTAAAAAAAGCAAAACTTGAAAATTTGAAAAAAAAAATTCGTTGATTTAATTTTTTTTCTTATCTTTGTTCTATGGAACACAGACATAAAGAAGGTTATATAATTAAAGATGAACATATTAAAAGAGTTAAAAAACTTTTAAAGAAAAAAACAATTCAGCTTACTTTTAAAATTTGGAAAGATGAAGTTGAATGTGAGGTTGTAAATATTAGAAAATATCTCAACAGATGGTCTTACCTCAATAATCAAAAATATTGTTATGAAGTTGATGTCAAAGTGGATTTGAAAAACACAAGATTTCCTTTTTATATTGGAAGTAATAGAAGAAGATTAAATGATCGACTCAGAAACTGGGCAAATGAAAAATTGTTATCAGACGAATTAGAGTTTTTCGGAATTAATGGAGTCTGTATTTCAAAGATTCAGTATGTTTAGAATTCTTTTATATTTATTAATATGAAAGTTTTAATAACCGAAGATCAATATATCTCAATACAATCTAAATTAATTTATGAACAAGTTCTTGATGATCTTGTTTTCAAATTGTCTTTAATTTCTGAAGATGATGGTAAAACTGAACCTGATATGGAGTGGGATTTTACTGATGTTAAAAAAGATATTGACAAATCAAAAAATTGGGTTAAAACAAAAGAAGATGCGAAAGAATTTTTAAATACCCTATCTAATAAAATAAAAAATCTACCATCCAAAGTTAAAAGAAAAATATTTCAGTATGTCATATTTTCACTGGTCGGACTTTTAAGTGTTGGTCAAATAAAAAATTATCTTGACCCTCCAGTAGAAAAAGCAATAAAATTTGAAAAAGAAGTTTTAACAAAACCAATACAAGATCTAAAAATTAGAAAATCTTCAAAAGACTTATATAATCATTTAAAATGGGAAGAAGGTTCATTAAAACACAAAGGTGAGCCAGTTTTAGTTGCTTATAATTTGGGGGATAAGGCAAAAACAATCGGATATGGACATGCTGTATTCAAAAAAGAAAAAGAAGGATATGATTTTCTTCCAAACTATAACAAAATAATTTCAGGTAAAACAAAAATCACAAAAGATCAGGCAGAGATTTTGTTAAAAGATGATATTGAAAAAGCTGAAAATATAATTAATAAAATACTTGATGATTGGGAAGAAAAAGGAATAAAACCACAGATAACTCAAGGTATGTATGACGCAATGGTGTCAATAACATTTAATATGGGTCCTGGAATAAGAACATCAAATTTTATCCAACTTCTAAAAAAAGGGGACATTGAGGGTGCAAAAAAAGAAATATTGGTTACTAGTGAAAATTTATTTGATAACTATCCTGGATTAAAACCAAGACGAGAAAGAGAATACAAAATGTTTGCGTGATGAATCAAGAAAAAATATTAAAATTATTTAAAAACTTTGCTGGAGATGAAATAGATCTTTACGGGTTAAAATGTATCCCTGTTAGAGTTGGAGAAGAAACAAAAAAAAATAATAAAAGTTTTTATCCAATTCAATTCGTAATTAAAAACCCAAATAAAGTTTCTTATTATTATTCAATCATTGAAGAACTATTAGATGATATTGTTATTGAATATGGACAATTTGTTAGTTATGAGTTTTTTGTTGAAGTTATGTGGAATGATTTACCTAAATTTTATCTTAGCAACAAAACAAGAAACAAAATACAAAAAGTTTTTGACTCTGTAAGAAAAATTGAATTTACAACAGGAACTCCATTTATTGGTTATAATAAGTATGTGATTAATATAGAATCTGTTGGTATGAAATTATATTTTGAGGATAGTGAAACTTACTATATCGACAACAAAGTAGAACCAATATCAGCAACTTTAAATGGGGAAAAAACCGATGTTGGAGATGCTGTTGAAGAATATATAGACAATTATTTATATCGAAGAGAAACTTATTACGAAACTGAAAAATATTATGTCGGTATTGACACAATATTAAATCAAGAACCTTTACTGAAGGCTGATTGGATTGCAACTTATTATAATAATAAATTTATCCTATAACAGATTTATTACGTTTTTGACGGTGAAAAGTAATAACAAATCGGTGAACCTCATTTTGAATCTCGGCCAACAAAAACCCAAAGTCAGTTCTTGGAATATCAAAACTTGATCCATCAATCTTGTGGATTGTGGATGATCTGTGTTTGTCATCTTTTGAAATAGAGATCAAGTCAATTCGATTTAATAAACCAAGACCCTCAAATACTTTCTTGGCAACACCCAACTGACCTTTACCACCATCAATAATAACAAGTGAAGGTAACTCTTGTTTCTCATTTAATAGTCTCTTGAATCGACGATTTAATACCTCATCAAAGGACGCATAATCATCAGGACCTTCAACAGATTTGATATTAAACTTACGATAGTTTGATTTATCAGTTTTACCATTTTTGTAACGAACAAGAGCAGACACCTGACAATCACCAGATGTATGAGAGTTATCAAACGCCTCAATTAAAGTAGGGATATTAAGTAAACCAAATTGTTCTTTAAATGATCTTGCAACATCATTATATTTTCGAACACGAAAAGGTTCAAGTTTCTTTTCCAATAAATCAACAACATCAATTTTGTTTTTGAAGTTTTGAGCAATTTCAAATTCCATTTGATCAGAATGGTGTTTCATAAATTTTTTCAAACGATTTCTAACAGTATCAAACTTAAAAGAAAATATATCTTTCATCTCATTTACAATCTTCAAATATGAAAATTTTTGAATCAAGGAAACGCAAGGAGCATTACAACGACCAAGATGAAACTCCAAACAGGTTTTGAACTTTTCGTTTGAAATATTTTCTTCAGTCAAGTTGTAAGAACAAGATCTAAGATTAAAAATGTCATGAACCATTTCATAAATTTCATAACAAGAATTGGAACTTGTGGATTTCAAAAGAACTTCACCAGTAAAGTTAGAAGGATTACAAACCAAAAGTCTTGGAAAATCTTCGTTAGTCAAAGTAATAAACCATTGACGAGATCTGTCATCTTTTGCTTTGATATTGTATTTTGGTTTGTGTGATTTGATAAGTTCATCTTCTAATAACAAAGCCTGACTTTCATCATTAGTAGTCATAAACTCAACATCAACAATCTCACCTACCAAAGACAAAGTCTTTTGATCTTTGTGGTTTTTTTGAAAATAAGACTTTACTCGTTTAGGAAGAAACTTTGATTTTCCAACATAGATGATCTGACCCTTCTTGTTTTTAAAAAGGTAACAACCGCTAGATTGTGGTATGTTTGAAAGTTTTTCTGTAATCACAATACAAATATAATCAAATTTTTTTTCATTCAATAACTTTTATTGATGCTATATTTTTATAAGACCAAAAATTATAACTTGTAACTATACAAAATTAATTTAAATTCAATTAAATTAAACATAATATCAATAAAATGGAAATTACAAAAGTAAATTATGATGAGGTTTATAAAAACTTCAAAGAAGTAAAACCAGATCTATTAGATGAACACGCAACTTATTATGGGTGTTATATTAAAGATAAATTAGTAGGTATTGTTTCTTATGTTGAGCACGACTCTGTAATATATCTGTGTCATGCTTTTGTATTAGACGATTATAGAAACAGAGGAATATATAAATTGTTATGGAATTATAGAGATTCAAAAATTCATGACACTGAAAAAATTGTGTATGCGCACTGCAACGTTGATAGTCTAAAATACTTTATTAATAACGGTTATTCAATAGAAAAAGCATTATTTAAAGTTGTAAAAAATAAGTAAAAATTCTTTTTTTTATCATTTACATTTACTATATTTTAGTATATGTTAAGACACAAAAATCCTATTCAAATTAATTCTACAACAACAGGATTTGCTTCACCTGCAGAAACTTATGTTGATAAAAGATTGGACCTTAATGAACTTATTGTTAAAGACTTTTATACAACTTTTTATTTTAAATATTCAGGTCCAGAAGTTTTTGGTGTAAAACAAGGAGATACTCTTGTAATAGATAAAAATGAAGAACCCAAAATCGGGGATTTGGTTGTCTTAACAGAAAAAACATTTTTTAAACTTAGAGAATACAAAGAACAAAAAAACTTATGGGGCAAGGTCACATGGATATTAAAGAAAACTTAAAAAAAATTGGAATTATTGATTGTAACAACTTTTATGTTAGTTGTGAAAGATTATTTAATCCCGAATCGATTGGAAGACCTACGGTTGTTTTATCAAACAACGATGGGTGTGTAATTGCTAGATCTCAAGAAGCAAAAGACCTTGGAATTAAAATGGGAGAACCATTTTTTCAAAGTAGAGAATTTATGAATCAACATAGATTTTGTGTGTATTCATCAAATTACAATTTGTATGGTGATATGTCTGATAGAGTAATGAAAGTAATCTCTGAGTTTGGAAATGATATTGAAGTATATTCGATTGATGAGGCTTTCGTTGATTTTTCAAACATACCAAAAGAAGAACTAAATGACACACTTTTGTTAATTAAAGAAGAAGTTAAAAGAAAAGTAGGTATTCCTGTATCAATTGGTGTTGGACCAAATAAAACATTGGCAAAACTCACATCATATTTAGCAAAAAAATCACCAAGTTATAATGGTGTGTGTTCTTATTGGGATATTAAAAACTTTAGAAGTCTTTGTTATCAAATTGACGTTGATGAAGTTTGGGGAATTGGAAGAAAATGGGCAAAAAAACTAAAAAATATTGAAGTAGAATCGGTAGGTCAATTTATTAACACACATGAATATACTGTAAAAAAATTAATGAATATAAATGGAATTAGAACACAATTAGAACTTCAAGGGTTATATTGTTATCCAATTTTAAAAACACTAAAACCTAAAAAAAATATTGCATCCACAAGGTCATTTGGAAAAGATGTGTCAGAGTTTGATCAACTTGGAGAAGCAATGTATACATATATTAAAAATGGTGTAAAAAAATTAACTCAAAACAAATTGTTGGCAAATAAAGCAACAATATTTGTGTCAGGTAATTATCATAAAGGAGATAAATATCATTATTCAAAAGTAATTAAACTACAAACGCCAACAAGAGACGCTGATATAATTTGGTCTCAGATATATGAACAATTTAAAATAATTTGTAATAAATCTGAAAAGTATAAAAAATGTGGAATTGTATTTAATGAACTAACACCAGATAACGTTATTCAAACGTCATTATTTTTTGATCAGGTTGAAATTATTAAGTCTCCTGTTAATCAAACACATGATTGGGAAATGAAACAAGATTACATTACACAAAAATATACAACGTCTTGGGATGATATTCCTCAAGTTTTTGTTTAAGTAAGATATTTATTATAAATGAAAAACTTAATAAGACGAATAATAAAAGAAGAAACCACAAAATTATTGAATGAAAGTGGTATTAGAGGTATCAAAGATCTAGCAAAAAGATATAAAATGGCTAAAATCTATTTTCACATGGATTTAGATGGGGTAACAACTGCCTTGGCTATGAAAGACTATTTGGAAAAAAATGGAATTAAAGTTGTTGATGCTGAAACAATACAATATGGAGATAAAGAATTTGCTGTAAAAAAACCTGAAGGTGAGGGTGAAATTATGCCTGTTTTGGTTGACTTTGCCCATGGTAAACCTATGTATGTAATTCATACCGATCACCATGATACACAAGCAGGGGTTGAAAGTGGAACCGCAACAAGTTTTAGACCATCAAGATCTAACGTTGAAACAATTTCTCAAGTATTATCACCAAAAGATATTTTCACTCAAGAAGATGTTGAATTGATTAATATGGTGGACTCAGCAGATTTTGCTAAATATGATATAACACCAAGTGAGGTCATGAACTATTTATTCAAAATTGATCGAGAAAGAGATGTTAAAGGAAATAAAAAAATGATGGGACTTGTGGCAAACAAGTTGCTATTGGCATTTAAAAACAAGAAAGGTTTTTTAACACAACTTGTAATGAAGTCAAAACCTTCACTTTTGAATATTCTTTTAAATATTAAAGATTGGATGAAAAATAATGGTTATTTGGATATACAACAATTAGAAAAAAATAAAGAATCTTATGTTGAAAGACAAAAAACTTCTCCTAATGTGAAGGTAATTGATGGAATTATTACTCAATATGGCGGAGGTAACCTTTTTGACGTAGGATCTTATGATCGTTATACACCATTTAAAAACAATCCTGACGCAGACTTTTTACTTCTTGTTTGGCCAATGGGAATGATTCAAGCATCTTGTAATCCATTTAAAAAAGAAAGAGCATTGAAAGGTGTTAATTTGGGTGAAGTTAAAGATGAAGTTCTAAAGAAATTTGAAACTGAATTAAAAAATAAAAAAATACCTTTATCAACAATTAAATGGATATCTGAAAACAGCAAAGATTTTGGTGAAGGATCTGTTGGTTTTACATTAAAAGACTTTACGGCTCTTTATCCAAATTCTTTTGATAAACAAGAAGGATCGGATTCTTATATCAAAATGTTGGATTCTATTATGTCAAAACCATTTAATTCATTAACAGATAAACAACGTGAAGTGTTAGACAAAATAACAATATCTGCTTGGGATTTAATTTTAGCCAACAGTGGGGGACACAAATGTATTACTAATATTTCAGGTTTAAGTTATTTAGATAGGTCAAAAAGACCTCCTGTTAGTAAATACTATAAGAAAAAAGATGATGAAGACGCTGAATACGTTAAATTCATGAAAAGATTGGCTAGGGAGTTTTTTGTAACTTTAAGAGATAAAATTAAACAATCAAATGATGAACGTTACGAACCTGATTTTGAAGTCGAAATGAATGAATATGGTAGATCATTAAAAAATGCCAGACGACAAGGACAAGGGACTTATTTTTCAAAAGCGGCAATCAAAGCCAATCCATATAGATTTAGACCTGAAAATAGGTAAAAAAATCAACTTGAATGGTGGACACAAATGAATATTTTACTATATTTATAGAAAAATATTAACCATGCTTTTAACAAAAAAATTAAAAATTAGAATTGTTGGGAATGTTGCTCAATATTATAAAAAAAACAATATTGATATAGTTTTAAATGAAGTTAATATAATACCTATAGAATTAGTAAATCCCAAAAGTCATTTGCTTGTTGATGCAAAATGTGATGTTTGTAACAAAGAAGTAAAAATTCAATATCGACGATACAATCAATCTGTAAATAAAGGGGGTTACTATACTTGCTCTTCAAAATGTTCAAAAAACAAAAAAGAAAAAACATTTGAACTTAAATACGGAGATAAGTGTGTATTCAAAACAGATAATTTTAAAGAAAAAACCAAAAAAACCTTTTTAAAAAAGTGGGGTTCAGAGCATTTTAGGCAAAGTAACAAGTGGAAAGTTGAAAACCTAAATAGTGAAAAACAAAAACGTGTTGAAACAATTTTTAAACTTTTTTTAAAAAATAATCCTGATGTTGTTGATCAAGATGAAGAAAATTTTGTCGTTAATTGTAAAATCCACGGACCAACCAAAATTAAAAAATCTGTATTTTCAAATAGAAAAATTATAAAAACTGAACTATGTTCAAAGTGTAAACCTGTTGAAAAAAACATTTCAGGTAAAGAAGTCTTATTAAATAAAATTATTGGAGAGATTTATGATGGAGAAATAATTAATTCATTCAAAATCGAAAGAAAAGAAATTGATATCTATTTACCAGAATTTAAATTGGGATTTGAATTCAATGGAATGAGATGGCATTCAGAATTATACGTAAATAAAAATTATCATTTGGAAAAAACAAAGTTATGTGAAAAATATGGCATCAAATTGATACACATTTACGAAGACGATTTTGATTTCAAATTAGACATTATAAAATCAATAATATCAAATGTTATAAAAAAATCAAAAAAAATCTTTGCTAGAAAAACAACAATAAGGAAGATAGATGAAAAACATGTTATTAAGGATTTTCTAAATAAAAACCATTTACAAGGATTTGTGAATACTAATATTAATTATGGGTTGTTTTATGAAGGTGAATTAGTGTCTTTGATGACATTTATGAAAACTAGAAAAGTATTAGATAAAAATCAAAAGGAAGGTGAATATGAATTGGTGAGATTTTGTAATAAACTTGGAATTTCTGTTGTTGGTGGTGCTTCAAAACTATTTAAATGTTTTTTAAACAATCATCAACCAAAAAAAATCCTATCTTATTGTGATATTTCTTGGGCAACAGGGGAGTTATATAAAAAGTTAGGGTTTGAAACCCATGGTTTTACTCCACCAAACTATAGTTATGTCATAAATAAAGTTCGTAAAAATAGAATTAATTATCAAAAACATAAATTAGTTAAAATGGGATATGATTCTAAACTTACTGAACGGGAAATTATGAATACTTTGGGATATTATAGAATTTTTAATTGTGGAAATGAAAGGTTTGTTTATTCTGTATAAAAACTTGAAAAATAATTATATTTATTATGTAAATGAAACCTTATATTAACGAAGAAATTTTTAGAATTAAATCAATAATGGGACTGTTAAAAGAACAAACAATTTCATTACCTATTGTTGTTAAAGGTGGTTATACAGCACCAAAAGGAGATGCGGACGCATTACATTCATTTGAAAGTAGAAAATCAGATGGTTTTGGAGGAAAAATGTCAACAAAAATAAATGAAAAATTAAAAGAAGTTTACGATGCTGGAATTAATCCCGACATTACAAATTTGAATATAAAAGTTGATTCTACAAATTATACTGTAAATTGGGAAGCAACTATTGATGAAAGTAAAGATGGAATTGCTTATATGGGAATCTCTACACGAGGATCCGCAGGAAACAGAGCAGACATAAGAGCAGAAAGACAAATAAATGATTTGACTAGAAAATTAGAAAAAAAAGACGCAGAAAACATCAAATTAGTATTAGACTTCAAAAACCCTGATGGTGTTTATATTAGACAATTTTTTTACAAATATTCTTTACCAAAAAACTATCCTCCACATGAAGGTAAAGGTGAATATAATAGGACAGACAAACCAACTGAAATCGAAACAAGTGACGATATATCACTTATAGGTGGTGGTTCTAGTGTTAGTGATATATCAGATAAATTAAAAAAATACTCCGATTGTGATGGACCAAATTTTAAAAAAGGTTGTAAAGATGTCGGAACTAAATATAAATCTCCAAATACTAATGGAATTATATATCAAGTGCAAGGTTGCTTGGGTATAAATCAAGATGGATATTTTGGACCTAAAACTCAAAGTGCTATGGAAGAAAAAACAGGAAAAAAAGAATTTAACGTATCTGATGTTCAAAAGATATGTAAGGAAAGTCAATCTGATGAAAACAATTTATCTGCTGTTGATTTGTCAAATTTTGAAAATGTTACAAAAATTGTGATTGATAAGTTTGAAGGCGGATATTGGAATCCGTTTTGTAAGCATCCAGGTGGTAATATGGGAAAATCTACAGAAACAATGTTTGGATTGGACAGATATAACGGAAATATTGAGTCATCACCTGAAGGTAAAGAATTTTTTCAAATTATAGATGGAGAAAAATATGGTGCTGGGGCTAAATCAAATGGTGTTGGACCAAATACCACTTGGTCAAACATGGATGACTTTTGTAAAGAATGGAAATGGTTATATCGAGGTGGAGACAAAGAACAATCTTTGAAAAATTTGGCAGTTAAAATAATGAAAAGATCTTTTGACAAAAATATGTCAAATTTTGTAAAAGATCCAAAAACTAAAGAAAAAATTCAATCAATACCAGGTTTAACTCTTCATATGTCATATGCTTGTTGGAATGGACCGGGGTTTTTCAAAAAATTTGCTGAAAGTTTGGAAAATGGAATCAAAAACGGACTATCGGATCAACAATTAATTGAATTGGCAATCAAAGATAGAAAAAATACCAAGTTAAAAAATCAAGATAAAGTAGAAAGTGCTATTAGACAAATCAGTTAGAATCATAAATTGATTTTTTTGTTTTTATATAATTTCAAGTATTTATAAAATATGAAAAAATTAATTAAAAATATATTAAAAGAAGATGAGGATAACAATCTTGAAGAAAGGTTCAAAAACTCTATGCAAAAACTTCAATACATATTTGAAAGTAATGTTTCTTCTAAAATTGATTCTATAGAAATAAAAGATATTAGTTTTATTTTAAAACATCCTTATATTGAAGGAAAACTTATTGTAAAATCATACTATGAAGACCATGATTTTGGAGGTATTGCAAAACATATTGATAAATTGGAAGACGAAGTTTATAAAATACAAGGACAATATACATTCACTGAAAGTGGTGGTTTAATAAAAAGAGGACCTGACAATGATTGGTTTATGAGTTGCATGCCAATTGCTATGAAATGGAATAGTTACGGCGATGAACCATTTATGATAACTTTAGAGTTTATATTATTTCAAGACGAATACGACGCATAATGAAAGAGTTAATTAGACATATATTAAAAGAAGAAACTGAAGAGATTGATCAGATAGTTATGAATTTTTTGCTTCGAAGATATCAAAAAAAAGAAATTGATCTCGAAACATTCAAATTCGAAACAATTTACTTTAATATAGATGATAAATATTACTCAATTTCTAATTTTGATAATAAAAAAAGACAAATACAAAAAATTTTGAATATGTTACAAGAAAATAATGTTATTGAACCTGTTGATAATTTCTCAAATGAGAATGATCCTGACAGACAAAAAATAGTTAGAACAATTAAAAAGTTTTTAGAACAAGTAATGTGTAATGAAAGAACTGATTAGACATATATTAAAAGAAGAAACGGATGATTCAAAAACTCTTGAAAAAGGAATTGACCTTGTAATTAAAATAATAAAAAAAACTTATCCATTTATCATTGGGTGGGAATTAGGTAATGATGGTAATTTTTCAATTGATATTAATATTATTTGTGATATAAAAAAACTAAAAGAATTTTATAATAGTGACTTAAACCCCTATCACAAAAGATACCAAAATGAATTATCCAACGAAGATTATCCATATGCCGTTTCAATATTAAATATTAAAAATGAAATGACAAGTGATGAAATGTTTGAAGATTATAAAAAAATAAAACAAGAATTAAATGACATTTATGAAATGCTTCCTGAGCATTTAACGGTTAAAGATCAATTTAACGATATAAAAAAATTAGAACCAGATAGATTTAAATTTAGATGAGAAATTTAATTAAATTAATATTAGAAGATGAGGTTACTAGAAAATATTCTAAACCTACACCAAAGGTAGAACAACTTGTTTATAGGTGGTTAAACAACTATTTTGATGGTGCAAAAATGTATCATGACAAATCGTGGGAAACAAGACATGATTTTGAATGGTGTAATCATGGAAAAGAAATAATGAAATTTATATTATTTTTTGAAGATAATAGTGATGTTTTTGACGATAGAAGAAAAACTGAAGAAAGAGATTTTGAATCAGGTTCAATTTATATTCCAAATGATATATTTAAAGAGTTGATGTCTGATATTCCTGTTAGAGCAAGTTACTTAAAATACCTTTTTGAAGAATGGTTTGACGACACCTATTTAGGTGAAATTCAAAGTAAGATGGGTAGAAATGACATTCATATTTCTGAATTTAATATAGATGATAGAGATGCTCAAACTTGTGTTCCACCAATGACAAAACCTGAAGGCGTGACTGAGGAGGATATGATAGAACTTATTCTTAAAACCACACTTTTTAGAAGAGATGCCATAATGAAACAAGAAGAAGAAAGTCCAGGATGGATTGAAAAAACATATTTAGAAAAACTTCGTAACGTTGAGTATGATAGATTAAGAGGATTATATTAATGAGAGAACTGATTAGACATATCTTAAAAGAAAATAGACTCCAACAAGAGTTGAAACAAGTTATTGAAGATAATGGTATCTTTGATGCTATTGACATGGTTGGAGGATTAAAAAACCTCAAAAAAGCATTCAAGAATGATCCTGAATTTTCTGAAATATTAGATGATTTAACAGGTGTTGTTGATTTTTCAGTATATGATTATTTCAGAGACCCAAAACCTATCGTATTTCCACTTCAGTATGAAATAATAAACATTAGAAAAAATATATCGGAAACAAATTCTTGGCCTGAATTAAATCTTATTTATGACGAAGATAAATTAAGTCCAAGTGAAAATGAAACTTTAAAATCCATAATCGCCGTAATTCAAAACGATAATACCACAGGAAAAATAAAAACAAAAACACTTAATTTTAAAGACTCCAATTATTTTGATATTAAACAAATAAACGGAAAAGATGTCGATATACATGAGGATGAATATTCTTTTTCAAAAAAAGATGTGATAAGAATACACAACAAACTTTATGGTGAATCTGAAAGTTTAAATGAAAGTTCAAACAAAAGTGAAAAGGATTTAAAAAAACTTTTAAAAATAACAAAAATGATTATGGAAGACCTAATACTTCCTGAATATAATCATATCATTTGTTCTTATGAAATCACATTAAACGAAGTTTTTAATATACCTGAAGTTACAGTTTTATTTATTGGAGGTTACGGAACAAAACTTTGGCCCATGACACAAGGTATAAGAAACATGTATATTGAAGTTTTAGATGACATTTCAAAAGAAATTGCAACTTATACAGGAGTAGTAATTGGTGTTCGTGGAGAACAAACTTCGAACTGTAATGAAGAAGAAAATAGTTTTTTAAATGAAAATAAGTTAGAAGAAAAAAATAAGAATTTTATAAAAAACAAATTAGGAATTGATTTCGATGGTAAAATAGAATTAGTTCAAAGTGCTTGGGATTTACCGTGGCAAACTTTTAATTTTATTTCAAATGATTGGTTAAACCGATTTATGAACAATCATGGTCCTTGTTATCTAATGAAAATTAATAAAGAATATATCTTATACAATCCTTTATATATTACGGGTAATGGTGATGAAGGTTTAGTTATAGATAGTGAAGACGGTTTAAATTATACAGACCGAGAATATACAGAAAAAATTAAAATTGACCACACAGGAATTTCACTTAAAACTATTGTGGATTTATTTTTTAATGAAGAAAATTCTGATGAAGTATTAAACGAAAACGAAGATTATAGTCCGGCGGGTAAAGAAGTAAAACCCAATCAGATTGTTGTCCATAAATCCAATCCAAAGTTCAGAGATAAGATAATGGAAAACGGTCTTAAAGTAAGAGCCGGAGAATGTTATAAAATATATGTGGGTTATGGGGTTAAATGTAAACCAGCAATTTTTGCAACCAACTCAACAAACAAAAGAGCTTGGTTTGATTCAACATATGATGACGACATTTGGTTTATTGACACAACAAAGATTCCAGATGTTAAATGGTTTAAAGATAGACATTTTGAGTCAAGGTCAAAACATATTGTAACATTTCAAGATATCCCAAAAGAGGCGATAACTTTAAAATATGAAGGGACAGGAAGTAGTGAAGATATTTTAAATTCTTGGCCTGAAGATTCACCTAATAGAAGAACATTAAGGGAAGATTCAGAACTTGTGGAATCAGAAAGTAAATTTGAACATAATGACTTTTCAAAATATGAAAAACTTTTAAATGACATGGTATACAGTGTCGTTGATAAAGAATTGTTATGTGGGATTGAAATAGATAGTTTTTTTGATTCAAAATATTCTGAAAAACCTTCTTTAAGATTGATTCTAAAATACAAAAAAAACAAATTTAGACCTTTTACATTTCACGAAACAAGAACCGAGATAAAAAAAATGATAAAAGATTTTTTTCCAATTGTTGATAATCTTTATTTAGCGTATGACACAACAAAATGTCAAAAAATAGATGATTTGATGGAATCAGAAAATAAATCAGAAGATAAAAAACTTAAGTTAGTAAAAGAAATGATTTATAATCTTTTTGATGAGGTTGAATTTATTGAAGTCGATACAAATTATCAAGGAAAACCACTTATCAAAGTCTTTCATGATGTGGAAGATACCGCAGCAAACTACGATAATTGGTTTACACATAAAATAATAGATGAAATTATGGAACTGACAGGAGATGGTGTTATTTTATCTCCATGGTGGGGTTACGGTTGGGATTGGAAATATAAAAATGCAGACCTTTATATTGATGTTCAAAAAATAAAATATGATGATGAAGGTAATGTTATAAACGAATCTGACGAATCTAAACAAGAAAGAAAGTTTAATAAATTGATTCAAAATGTAGAAGATTATTTAAACTCCAACGAATATCTGAGTGTAAAAAAATTCATGTTATATTACGATGAACAATTTGATGATGTTATTGTAAATATATTTTTTGATCCAGTTGAGTCCGTCAAATTGGGTGGTGGAATTAACTCAGTTATTAAAAAAGTAGGAAAACAAGTTATGGAGGATCTTGATATATTTCCACTTAATTTCAAATATCACATACATTTTGATAAAAATATAAATGAATCGGATAATAAAAAACAATCATTACAAAAAATTATAGAAAAAGACGGATTATACAACTTTATTGAAATGTCAGGATTAGACTTCAATCAAGTCAAATCAATTTTAAATAAAATAGACAATCCAAAAAAAATAATTAAACAATATATTAGAGAATATGTTTTAGAACATGATGGGATGAGTAGTAAAAATAGTGGTTCTCTTTTTGGTCTAAAAATACGACTAAGTAATACCAAATTAATTTATGATATTATGGTTCAAGATAGCGACCAAATTGCTGTTGAAATATGGGAATATTATGAAGATAATTATGGTCAGAGGATAACAAAAGACCAATACCTAACAACAATTAACAGCTTAACTAATGAAGAGTTATTATCAATTCTTTCTTGGATGATGGAAACAATTCAAATTGGTTATTGGGATTAGTTTAATAATTTTAAAGATATTTATTGTTATGAATTTAAATGAAGAATTAAAAAGGACCCGAGAGTTAATGGGATTAAATGAAGGAATTTTTGATTTTGTTTCAAATCTATTTAAAACAAAAAAAGATGATTTACCAAGTTGGGATGAAGAAACTTGGATTGATGTTAATAGCAAACCAGCATTAGAATTTGATCAAAAGTATGGAACAAATGTATCAAAAAAATATAAGTATCCATTTGATCTTGATGAAGATGAAGTATCAAAAATTCTAAAATATTGTAACGTAAAAAAAGTTAGATGTGATGAAGTTAATAAATTAATTGAAAATTTAACATCAGAATATATCGATTTACCGAATGTGGAAAACTTACCTAAAAATCAAAAAATAGATGTTTTATACGGAATGACATCAAACTTTAATGAAGACGATATTAAATGGTTTTCTATTGATGGAATAAAGGCTTATTTAAATACTGAAATAAATAATAAAATGGAAGAAGAGTTACCCGAAGATGTGGTGGAAAATATTTCATGGGTTCTTTCTCCTAAAACTTATCAAAAAATAAAAAATCATTTTGATCGTGATAGTTAAAATAAATTTCAGTAAAGAAATATTTTTTTTGTTTCAAAAAAATAAAAGATAAATAACTATATTCCTCCACTTGTAAAATTGGGGGATTTTTTTTATTTTAGCAATAATGAAAGACTTAACCAAATATATAGAATCCTTGTTTGATGACGTTGATATACCTATGCAAATTTCTTTACAAGAAGATGGATCATATAAAATTGTGTTAACTAACGATCTTAAATTTAGTAATATAAAATACGATAACGCAAAATACAATAGCGAAGATGACATTAGATATGTCAGAGTTCAAATAAAAAAATACTTACCTAATTTTAAAGTTAAATTATTGGTTGAATATATAAATTATCCAAAGATTGATATAAAACCAATAATTAAAGAATACAAATATGGATCATGGAAAATAAATTAGATAAAGTCATATTAGATTATTTTAAGTTAATTGTTCCACATGATTATGATGATTTAAAATTTAGATATAACGACAATCAAAAAATTGTTTTTATTACTTTGCACTGCAATACAGCACAAAAAGCTCATAAGTTTTTTGGAACAAAAGGAAGAGAGTTGAATATACTAAAACAATTAGAAGAAGATATGTCAAATATGTTTCCATTTGATTTTTATATCACCTGTCAATTTAAAGTTTTTTAGATATTTATTTGATATGAACCTACAAGAACAAATAAGAAGAATATTAAAGGAAGAAACTGAAGGAATATCAAGTTTTATAAATGAGTTGTCCGATGCTTTTAATATTTCAGATGAGTTAAAAGATGAGGTTGTTAAATTTATTGAGAATTCAGATTGTAAAAAAATTGAGTTTTCCAATTTCAAAATACCTGTTTTAGGTTTGGCATTACACGATGTTGTTTTGATCAACAAACAAATTCTTAGTCGTAGATTGGAAGATGCGTTATTTGTTATCTTCCACGAGATTTCTCACCAATATCAATTTAAAAAGTATGGTGAAAATATAATGTATGATTGTTATATTGGGGAACTATCCAATGAGGAAGCTGCCGACTTTATGAAACATACAGAAGAAGTTGCCGATGAGTTCGCAGGAAGAAAAATAAGACAACTACAAAAAAAAGATCTGATAAGTAAAAATTTTAGATCACCACAAATGTATAAGAACCTTCCAATACAACAAGTATCTATGATGGTTCAACAACATAAAAATCAAATGAGAAGAATGAATATAAACTCACCTGAAAAGGTTAGTGAGTATTTCTATAATATGGTTAAAAGTGATTTATAATATGAATCTACAAGAACAAATATCAAGAATGAAATCAATGATGTGGATGATAACCGAAAGTCATAAAGACTGTGGAATTATATACGAACCTGAATTAAAAAAAGATTTAGAATCCACAAACATTTTTGATATGGTGGTAAATGATAGTGATGAATTAATACACACACTTAACCCAAAAAAACAAAGATTGTCACCAACAAAAAAAGTTTATAGTCTTCAAAAAGATATTAATATGGACTACGTAAATGATATGTCCGATGAAACATATGATAAAAAAGATATTCATTTATACAAACACAAGGGAAAACTAATTGTAGTAGATGGACACCATAGATTATGTAGGGATAGAATGAATGATAATGATTCTATGGTTTATATATGGGATAAAAATGATGCAGAACTTATTGACTGCATTTTTTATGGTATAGGAGATTGTTAATATGAACCTACAAGAACATATCAGAAAAGTATTAAGAGAAGAAACACATATACCTCCTGTTATTATAAGAAGAATATCAACTGAAATTATAGAAGAGGCATTTGAATCCGCATTAGATAGAATGAGTGAATCAATGGAAAACCCAAATTCTGTTATATATAAAGAAAAAGGAACCACTCTATGGTTATTTGCGAAATTTGTTATTGACGAGATGGTAACATATTTAGAACAAGATTATTTCACCAATGATAACCGTATATATTTTGAGGACGACGATTTCTATTATGATAAAATTAGAAAACCACTTCTTAGACATTATGGTAGTAGAATAAAAGAAAGATATAATCAAATAGTGGGAAGTATGTCTGATAACCAACAAGAAATGAAAGAAGGCGAACTTACAGAAAAATGTTGGAAAGGATATACTCAAAAAGGAATGAAAACTATGTTTGGTAAAAGATACCCTAATTGTGTTAAAAAAAAAAATAAAACATTAAAAGAAGCCAAAAATTCAGAAGAAGATTTTAATGTAGAAACGGTAATAAATAAAATAATACCAAAAAAATTTAAGTGGTTTAAAAAAATAGAAATAAATCATATTAGTTATGATGAATTCTTTCATAAAATAACAATTCACGGCAAATTAAAAGTAGATGAAAAGTGGGGAGAAAAACGGTGGAGAGAGTATCATGAATATAAACCTTTTCCTTCAAACAGCGGATGGGAAGACGAAAATCCAGTTTTACTAGGAGAAATCGTAAAAAAAGGAGAACTTAATGATTTAAACAATGAATTAGAACTTATAATTTCTTCAATTGGCGGTTACCCAATCATAGATACAATAAGATCAGAATATTTAAGGTTATATTTTGTATGACAAGTAATTGTAAGAGTATATGATCAATTCATTCGGTTCATAGTCTTTCACTACGTTACACTCCGTTTCAGAATTCACCTCATAAATTTATCTTATACTCTTACATTTCTATAAAAGATATGTCCCACTAATTACCACATATATTAAACAGTAATGTAATCCCCCCACCAAAATTAAAGACCCCCATTAAAGAGTGACAGAAATAAAGAAGACTAATTTGTGATCTATTTATAAAGTTTTATATATTGTGGTTCCCACTTACTACCACTTTGTTTTAGTAGATCAATTAGTAACTTATGTTTTATATTATTTATATGTCAATAGACATAAGATGAATATGAATAATTAAGTGGTTTACAAGTCTAATTAAGTGTCTATAATTTGTGGGTCGAAGGTTAAGTTGGATCTAAGTAAGACACTAAGTTGGGGTTTAATAAATCACTAAAGTGGTCGTTGAAGTTGTATTCTAACGTCCTAAAGGACTATACACGCACTTTGTTCTATAACTATACTTTTTTAGCTGGAAAACATGAGTAGTAAAAAAAGTGGTCCTGTAGATAGCAAGAAAAGGGATTTTTTTGTTCTCAGTATAGCAACAGGACCAATTATGGTGGGAAATAGTGGTAGATTATTGTGGGAGTTTGTGGTAAAAAAGTGGGGAAGGGGATTGTGTCGTGTTCAACCCTCCGACTGACATTTTGACATATTCAAGTATTTAATAAAAAAATAATATTAAAAACCAACTTTAATGATACACCTGATAGAAAAGTTCGATACAGAGGTTAGTGAAAATAATGGTTCCATATTTGTCAATTATAAACATGACACACTGACAGGTTATTGTGAATATAAACTAATTGATGTAAATAATTCTCCAAAATTGTTTGGGACTGTTAAAAGATTTAAACAAAAAGCATTGTTACTTACTAATACAGACATGGGGGATGTTATAGAATTCATTCACTTAAATTCCCCACTGTCAAGTGAGAATCTTCAAGAAGTTAATAAACTAATACGTGATCACTCACTATCTCAAGTTCAAAACTACAATCAGTAAAAAACATTGGGGATTAACAATAAACATTATAAGAGAGGCTGCCTCTGATGGAAGCTCCATCTTGTTGTTCTCTCAAGCCCGACTTAACCTTTATTTTTAGTGTCATTATAAAGGTAGATAAAAAAATTGACATAAACAAATAAACCATTGATCTTTTTTAAAACAATAATATATTTATTAATAGAAATCTTATTTTCCCCACGGTGTCGAAGACCGACACGCCAGTGGAGTTGGGAATTAGTTATTTAGTCATCCAAGTGATACGTAAAAAATAAGATGAGGTTTTTAAAACAACATTACATATGATTCTCAAACGAGGGGATCTTTAAATCTAATCTCTTTCTAATAGATGGGGAATTTTTTTATGCTTTATTGTTTATAACTTTTAATAAAAACCCCTTCCTACATATCCCCTCCCTTCTTGTTTGGCATAGGCCCCTACCTTATTATATACCCCCCTCCCCCCTACCGTATCCCCCCCATAAGTGACTTTCTGTCAGGGGCAAAGGGGGGTTCAATCCCCTCTATAAAGTATTCACAAAAAAATTTATGGAAAAATTTTTATAAAAAAATCTTTTTTTTTTTTTTTGATTGATATATTTATAAATAAATAATAAAAAAAAATAAAGTTATGAAAAGAATTATAAGATTAACAGAATCGGATTTAGCAAGAATTGTTAAAAGAGTTATTAAAGAAGAAATGAAAGGTGCTACTGATAATTGGCCAATTATTTATTCGGGTTTAAAATCATTTACCGATGTATCAGGAAATAGCCCAAAAATAATTCCTTTTACGTATGAAGGAAAAAAAATCACATCATTAAATTGGGGAAACCATAGTGATGCAGGGAAAAAAAAACCATGGGGTATTAGCGTATCCTCAGATGACCAAAGATTAAAGTTTGGAACTCAAGACGAGGACACAGCCGATGCATACGAAACATTAACCGGTAAATCTCCTAGTTTTGACGGTAAATATTATACAGACGACCTTACATTAGACTACTCAAACCCACAAAATGTTATCTCAACAGTAAAAAAAATAATTAAAGGACTAAATTAAAAACATATTGTTATTACTAAACCCCCATCTTCATAAGAGTGGGGTTTTTTATTTTCCATTATATTTATCTAATATGAAAATCATTATAACTGAAGATCAATACGGACAATTAACTAACCTCGTTAAACGAGTGATTAGTGAAAATGACTCTATGTTAGAAAAAAACAAAAAGTTTTTAAAAAACAAGTTGGGTATTGATTTTACAAATGGCATTCAACAAATAACCTCAACTTATGATATTCCAATGGAATTTGCTGGATATATTTCACCTGGATTGATTAATCGTTATTTAAACAAATATGGACCTATGTATCTTTTTGAACTTGACGGGAAAAAATATCTTTATTTAGATGTGGGGGATCATGAGAAGTTTATTGATGAGAATGGAAATATATATATTGAAAATGAAATACCCGAACAACTTGGAATCGCAATAATGGGTTTAAGATTCTCAGATATTATTGATATGTATTTTAAAGAAGAGGATTTCTAAAACATGACCCCCCATTTCAATTATGGTCAAATACTGAAAAAAAATTTCCAGAAAAAATTTTAGAAAATCCTAACTATTTATCATTATGGATCATATAATTAAAAGAATTATTAACGAAACACTTATTGAGAAATTCTTTGACTCCATGTTTTCTGACTTGGACTTAGATAATTTGGAATCTCACGTTATTAAAGACCCTTGGAGTTTTCATAAAACTAGTGTTGGGTATTATAATCCTCATCTAAAAAAAATGCTCTTTAGAGTTGTAGAACCATTTAAAAGTTCCTATTGGGATTCAGATGACCCACAAAGTAGAATTATGCCGATTGAAAATCCAAAAAGTTTGTATATTAGAGAAGATATATATAACACAATTATGGATTATATCCCTAATAAACAAATGGTAGTTGATTGGTTCAATAAAAGATATGATCAAAATGTTGAACAAATACTAAACGGAGGATTTCATTTATTTTTATGAAAATCATTATAACTGAAGATCAAGCGGAGTCTCTTAGAAAGATCAAAGTATTTGAAAAATATATTGATTATATTCTATCTGAATATCCTTGGTATGAAGGAATCGATGGTGTTAAAGTTGAACCATTTATGTTTAGACATCCGAAATCATATAAGGTTCCGTTGTATAGGTTTAATATTAAAACAAATGATCATGAACAATCATTTCATGATGGAGAATCAGATAACTCACCCATAACAAATGATATTGATGAGATGTTTGAGTCATTATTCCCAAAGAAAGATGGTAAATGGACCGCAGTTTGGGTGTTTAATTTTGTTGATCCATGAAAATAAATATTGGAAATAAAAAACTAAAAAATTTATTAAAGAAACTCTTTGAAAACAAGGAGTTTGAAATGACGCTCACAGATACTGAAGATGTTTATGATGGATATAACTATGTTCTTGGTGATATCATCTATGAATTTAAATTTCATATTGTCGTTAGAAGTGTTATTGGTGAAGGAATAGATGCCGTTGGTGATATAGATACTATTATTGATTCTATAACAAAAAATGGTGAGGACTATTATCCTGTTTGGGCCGATAGTGGTTATGATAACGACATTTGGTATATTCAAGAACTTAGAGATGATTTTTATCTTGAGTATTTGGAGGATCTACCATTCAGTGTTTATACAACTGTCTATGGTTATGATGAAAAAAGAAAAGGTGAAAGTGTGATTGATGAATCTTTAATTAAAAGAATTGTTAGAGAAACTCTAAGAGAAAGATATTTATAAATAAATTAACCCCACCTTTTCAAATAAACACCAAATACAAAAAAAATTTTTATAAAAAAAATCGTTTTTTTTTTTTGACTGATATATTTATAAATAAAAATATTATGAAAAGAATTATAAGATTAACAGAATCAGACTTGGCTCGAATTGTAAGACGAGTTATTAATGAAGAAATGGGATGCGACGCTGATTGCGTTTGGAAAAAATTAAGAAACCATTATGAACCTAAAGGGTTTAAATATTCTACAGATCCCGATGGAAACGAAATGCTACAAAAAGGTAAAGACCCAAATGCTAGTTATGTACAATATTATCATTTTGATATTAAAAATCCATCGAATCTAAGAGGAGTGTTCAGATACGGTAAACCTGGAGTAAATGGTACAGTGAGTGGAGATCATAGAGTGGTTGATAAAGTTTATTCGACAATAACATCAAAAATATAATAATTAAACATACAACATATTAAATCCCCCACCTCATCAGTGGGGTTTTTTATTTTATGATATATTTATAAATAAATTAACCCCCCCATTTCAAATATGGTCAAATACTGAAAAAAAATTTTTATAAAAAAATCGTTTTTTTTTTTTGATTGATATATTTATAAATAAAAATATTATGAAAAGAATTGTAAGATTAACAGAATCAGACTTGGCTCGAATTGTAAGACGAGTTATTAATGAAGAAATGGAAGGTGGAACACATAGTCCTATGTATCATCTTGCTCAAGCACTTACCCCATACGGGTTTGAAAAACTAAATAATGCTAGTAGTGTCCTTGGTCCTGATGGTGTATTTAATGGTTTAAGTAAAGGTGATGATAGTAATGGTGCTTATATCTACTATAGCTCAAGTTCTAAAAAGATACAGTTGATTGTATCTGTTAATGGAAAAACCATAATAAATAAAACATACCCTTTATCACCACCTGATTACCTTGTAGACCACAACAAAATTTTAAAAGATTTAGGAGATTACAAAACTTATAAATTTAAAAAAACAGCTAATAAAGGATAATAAAAAAACCCCCCCTCCCTTAAAGTGGGGTTTTTTGTTTTATAATATATTTATAAATAAAAATATTATGAAAAGAATTGTAAGACTAACAGAAAGAGATTTAACTCGTATTGTTAAACGTGTTATTTCTGAAACAAATTTTTTAAGAAGAACCTTCTTGGGAGAACCTTCAAAAGATGATATTGAAGATGTCATGGATGAAGTAGAAAATTCAAATGATCAACAATTAAAAAATGTTATTAAAGATTTATATGGCGCATATATGAATAAATCTGATGCTGACATTATGTATCAAAGAGACAAGGTTTCTATGGATTTTTCTGATGTTAAAAAAACTTTTTTTGAAATCGTTAAAGGTATTTCAAAAAATGGAATTAAAAGTATAAAGATAGGAATTAGAAAGGGGTCCCACGGTAAAAATCGTATGTGGGTTGAAAGTGAAAAACCTTATCAGTGGGGAGATCATATGTATAATGATGATGATCAAGATTTTTAGTAAAAAACAAATTATTTCAGATATCGATAAATATAAAGACCAATTTTAAATTTCTACTAATTTTTAAAAAAAACACCGTATATCGGATAATTGAAAATTAAATCCTCTCCCTTAAAGTGGGGGTTTTTTATTTTATGATATATTTATAAATAAATAAATAATAAAAAAAAATAAAGTTATGAAAAGAACTGTAAGATTAAACGAAAGAGATTTAACAAGAATTGTTAGACGTGTAATTAAAGAAAGTGGCGAAATGAGTAATTTACCAAGTGCTATGAAGGCGGTAGATTCTTTTTTAAGAGAAAGAGGTGGAATGTTGGGGGCAAGAACTCCTGAAGAAATTATGGATGATTTGAAGGCTTTACAACATGCAATCAAACTAGAAATGAATAATATGGAAGTTGCTTCCAAACATAGAAATCCAAATTGGGGATCAGAAAGTTTGAGAAACCCTATGGGTGATGAAATGGGTGAAGATTATTAATTTTATTTTATAAAAAAATAAAATACTTTTTTTTATTTTCTTCCTTTGTGTGGGGGGCCGGAAACCCCCTACGACTTCGTCGAAAATTTTTGACTTAAACCCTTCGGGGTTTTTTTGTTTTATATTATAACTTATTAAAATGGTTCATTAAAAAAAGAGGTCGAACACTATATTTATTTATATGAAAATTATTATTTCAGAATCGCAACTAAATCTGTTATTCTACTTGAAGAGTTTGGATTTAATACTTAAAGGTATTGAATTAAATAAAGAAAAATCTGAAAGAGGTTATAAACTATATTATATTGGGGATATTAGAATTTTTACTTATAGTGAAAGAAGTGAAGATGTTTATTTTTTTAAAAAGTATGTTGATGAATTAATAGATATGACCTCAGACTTGGATGAAGAAAAAGCAAAAGAAGTTATTAAAATTTGGATTCAAAATAAGTTTTGGTATCCGATTCGAGATGTTTATTTTGTTAAACAAATGTCAAAAGATTAATATGAAAATTATTGTTACAGAAGATCAATATAAAAAAGTGGTTTTTAAATTATTAGATAATTTTTATGGACCAAACATTTCATATAAAAAAAAGGATAGTATAATTCATATAATATCAAAGGATGGTGAGGATATTTTTACAGTTTATACTAAAGCGGGAAGAATGCCAGGTTGCAAAAAAGATATGTATGTTTCTACAGACATCTTAGATGAAATTGAAAGTTTTATATCAAAAGCTATCACAAGAAAAAAAATGTTTTCAAGAACCATTTTATCTTATGTTAATGAAAAAACAAAACTTAATATTGATTGTGTTGAATTTTTTTATGAGAAAAAATCCGATCTTATAGGAAATCCTGTGTTAGTCAAATACAATTTTAATGTCAAAAAAAATAAAAGAATTAAATGGTGATTTTAAAAAAGTTTTTATATATATTTTTTGTAATTGTTTTAACAATTGTTTCTTTTATATATTTGCCAAAACAAATAATTAATTTAATTGGTTGTTATCAAATTTTATATTGGGTTTTTTGGATTATATATGATAAATCAAATAATTCATAAATTTTTAATTATTATTGGGGGTTTTTTATTTTTCTTCCTTTGTGTGGGGTGCCGGAAACCACTTCCCGACTACGTCGGAAATTTTTTGACCTGAACCCTTCGGGTTTTTTTTTGGTCTTTTTAAAAAATAAAACATTTGATGATCTTAAATATTTAATGTTAAATTATCTAATGAAATGAAAAAACCAAAAATTAGAGAACACTCTTCATCAGGAATATCAAAAGACACACTTAAGTTTAAAAAATTTAAAAAAATCGTGAAAAAAAATGTCAGAAACGATAATGATGAAAAAAATGAATGATTTTTTTTGTGAATAAAAAAAAATATTTATATTTGTAAAAATATAATCATACAATGTCAATTTCTCTTATCATTTTTTTAATTTTAGCAATTCTTTTAGTTAGATACCTAATCAAAAAATTTTATCGTGTAATTTTAATCATACTAGGAATTTACTTAGTTTATAGATACTTTCCATTTATTTTGGTTGATTTAAAAAATATTCTGTTTAGTATTTTTTTTTAAGTTTGGCACCATTTATAACAAGTGGGGTTTTTTGTTTTCTACTGTATTTATAATATATGAAAATATTAATTTCAGAAAATCAACTTGGTCTTATTAGACGAATCGGTGAAATTGAAAGATTAATTGATCCTACTATGGATTTAGTCTACAGTTACTTACAAGGTAATTATAACACTCCTTTAGACAAAAGACTTTACCGTTCATTTGAATCCACTGTTGTAATGAAATTAGCAAATGAAATTGCAAATCAAACAAAACTTACAGGAGATGAAAAAGTGACATTAAGAAACCAAACCCAACGATATATTACAAATGAATATTACACGAAAATTAAAGATTACTTTATGTCTCGTTTAGAAAAAAATATTAATGAATCAACTTTTGATAAAAATTCAAAACTCATTTATAAAATGTATAATGATGGTATGGATTTTAAAGAAATTTCAGAATTGACAGGATTATCTTTAGAACAAATAATTTTTTTATTAAAAGATAAAAAAATGCATATTAATTGTGATTTTGCTGAAAAATTAGTTAGAATACTTTTTAATTATACTGATTTAGTAAATAAAAAACATAGTTTTGATGACGGAACTGTAGATTTAGTTCTAAATTGGGACACTTTTGGTGGTGCTATTACTTTTGAATATTACAATCCAGACTACATGTTAAGTGGGTTTGCAACACCTTATTGGAATGGTGAGTGTAGAACTCCTGTTGAAGGAGGATATTTTGAAGATAGGGAATCTGGTGATTATTATGATATGTATGACAATCAAGGTTTTCAAACAAGTTATACCCCAAAAAGTTTTGAGTCTATTTCAGAACTAATTAATTTTTTAAATAATGAATATCCTAAATTGTTAATCGAGCCAATTAAGGAATTGATTGATTACTATATAAGTAAGTTTATGTAAATTATATGATTTCAGAAAAACACATAAAAAAAATAAATAATGTAATCAAAGACATGGTTTTTGATTATGACGGAGATATTGTTACTGATCTTAAAATAAATTTTCAATTTCAATTTATAATAACAGGTCAAAGAAGAATGATTTCTGTTGGAGAATATCAAGATTATTTAGATGTGCTAGTTGAAATTATTGATGGTGATGAAAGAGCTACAAAAATTTTTCATGTGTTTAAAGCATTAAAAAATAATTTAGATAAAGATTATAGATTAAATAATTATTTGACTAATTTAATTAGAGAAGAAATGTCGTATTTTTTTGGTGATGAATACATTGGAATTAAAATTGTTAAAATACAATTTAGTGAAGAATACGATGAAAAAATTAAAAATATTAATGACAATTTATGAGAAAAATAGAACAATATCCCGATAAAGCGCTTAGACCAATTTTAATTAGTATAGTTGAAACATTAGAAAATAAAGGTGTGTCTTTAGATGATCTACTTGAAGATTATGAAGATAGGTTTATTGAGGCTTACGGACCAATTGAATCAGAATTAGAAACTTTTGGTTTAGAATCTGAGTTCGAAGATGTTACTTACATTATTTACATTTTACTTGAAAATCCTGAGTTCGCAACTGAACCAATCAAAAGACCTAAGTTGAAAAGTTATGAAATTACTCATGTTTACGAAAGAAACGCAAGAATTCAAGACACATATTTAAACACATATGATAGTTATATTCCAATAACAAAAGGTATGTTACAAGAAATGCAATCTGATGGTTTTTATGAACCGTATAATGGTGAAGAAATTGATTCAGAAGTAATCGATTCTGATTGGGTTGATGATTGGATTGACGACATTAGAGAAGTTTAATTTTTGATTTTTTTATTTTATATTTGTTTAGAATGAAAAAGGCAAGTATGAAATTATTTGATTTGGTTTACGGTGAGTTATTTCCCGTAGAATCAAAATTTTTTGGTAAAATGGTTTTCATATTTTATACAATAGACAATAAAAATTCACCTCTAATTGTTTATTACCCTTCTACTAAAGAAATTAAAACTTTAAGGGACATAGAACTTGATTTTTCATCTTTTATTCCGCTTCACCGAGACGAATTTATTAAACAATTTTCAATTTGGATTAAAGAAAGATATTCAGAACAAATGATTTTTAAAGGAGTTGAATATATTGACTTTTTTGAAGAACTACCTTTGTGATATTTATTTATATGAATATCCAAGAACAACTGTCTCAAATCAAATATCTTCTTGACTACAAAAGAGGACAATTAATAAATGAAATGGAATTTTCTAACCTACCAGGTGTTCAGCCCGATAAAATGGATTACAGACGACCTATTCCTGATTTTAACATACTTCCTGATTGTTTTTCTATGATGATGAAGTCAGATACAACCATGGTTTCTTTCAACACACACTCTCTAAAAGATGAAGAAAGTAAGAGAGTTAATAATGTTGATTTAACATTTGATCCTAAAGCACCTTCAGACGAACTTGGTATTACAATAATGAAAGACGGAAAACCTTTCTGTTTTGTAAAAAAGTAATATTTATTAAAAAAAAATCAAAATGAATAATTTATTAAATGAAATAAATACAATTAGACAAATGATGGGTTTGTTAAATGAAGAGGAAACAAAAATAGATCAAGCATCGGATTTAAGTAAAATACAAAATTTGTCAAATTTGGAAGGTTTGAATGTTGAAGTTAAAAATGTTTTGGATAAATCCAATCCTATTTGCTCTCCTCCAAAAACCGGAAATCAAGAACATGACACAATTTTATCCAAAATTTGGGATTGGGCTCATGACCCACAAAATAAAACAAAATTGAAAGAAACATTCAAAAAAGTTAAGGATGCCTTTTTATCATTAAAAAAATCTCAGAAAAAGGAAGAAGTAAAAGAACAACTAACTGAGGCAATTATGATAGGAACAATTGCGGTCTCTCCTGGAATTTTAATTGCGATTGGAATTTTTATTTTAATCATTATCATTGTGGCCATGATTCCCAAAAAAAGTAAATGTAAAAAATGGAAAAATCTTAATGATTTATTATAAACAATAAATAAATAAAAATTTCTGAATATTTATTATAAAACAAAAGTATGAAAAGTTTAAAAGTTGATAATTACGAAAAAAAAAGAATTTTACTCCTACATGAGTTTAAAAAGTCTGGCAAATCAATAACAGAAGATGATAAAACAAATATGTTCGACAAAAATTACAAAGGGCCTCTGATGACTACAACAGATTACGCAAATTATCCAAATAGTTCTATGAGTAGTGTGGATAGAATGAGAGCTTTAGGAAAAAAAGGAAGTATTCCACAAGTTATAAAAGTTGAAGGTAGTAACAATTTTAAATCGGGACAAGATCAAATCGACCCGAATTCACAAAAAGTTAAAGATGCGGTTTTTCAAATCCGAAATATAAATCAACAAGGAGGTGGAACTGTGACAGTGAACGGATCAAGTTCCGATACACAATGGGGTAATTTCAAAGCAGGATCTCCTGAGGCTAAGAAAAAAAATGAAGAGTTAGCCGCAAAAAGAAGAGACAACATGGTCGCATATTTAAATAGTTTGAATTTACCAAACGTAAAGATTGTAAAAGGCACCGCTAAAGTTTCAAATTTTGATAATCCAGAAACTGCACAAAATGTTAATATGGTTATTTCAGGAACTAAAATGATAGATATTGACCCTAAAGGTGACATTGGTGACAATACAAGAACTCCTGGTTATTTATATCAAAAAAATGCTCCTAAAAAAAATGATATAATTCCAAATCCAACACCAAATCCAACTAATGTAAAACAAATTAGAGTTGCCACCAAAGTTCCTGAAATTTATGTTTCAGAACTTGAACAAATAATTAAAAAATGGGGAAAATCGAAAAATTTGAATTTGGGTGTAGCAAACGAATACAAATATAAAATCTCAATTCAAAAAAAATAAATTAAATACCAATTTATTTCAAATAACAATATATTTATAAATAAAATAAAAAAATGGGAAGAAAAATTAGACTTACAGAATCAGAGTTTCATTCTTTAATCAAAAGAATTATTATCGAAACTCAAAATGAAATGGGCATGGAATCTGATGATCACGAAATGGATAATGAAAGTGATTACAGTAAAATGGATAAATCTGAAGTAGTAAACACAATTGCTGACTTTTTCGAAAAGAAATTAAGAAGATTGGATGACGAAGAAATTGAAGATTTGGAAGATATTGTTAGCAATCAAGAAGTTGAAGGTTTAACTGAAATGTTTCTAAGAGAGGATATTTCAGACAGAATGAAATCATTCAAAGAAAAAGCAATGATGAGAGGTGGATTAGGTATGATGGGAGCCGGTGCTTTGGGTATGATTAGTCAAGCAATGGGATATACTGACGCTGGTGAACTTATGATCCAAGTTCATGATTATGTTGACAAAATGGGTGGTGGTCCAGTATCCGCAGCAATGGTATTTGCAGGATTACTATTAGCGCTTAAAGGACGAGTAGATAGAGACACAAGATTAGGTAGATAATAAAAAACCCCTCTTAAAAAGGGGTTTTAATTTTTATCTTTAAGATATTTTTCAAGAGTATGGATTATTTGATCTATCTCTTTTTTCTCTTTTTTATCTGTAGATCTAAATTTTGTTAAATTGTAAATTAGTTCCCACATAAAAATATAGTGAAATAACACTAACACAAAAACATTCTTTAAAGATATCTCAACAAAAAAGAAAAAAACCAATCCACATATAAGAAATGTGTATAAAAAATAAAAAAGTTCACTATTCGTAAAAGACAAAAATTTATATTGTCGAATTACTTTTTTTAGTTCATTCTTTTTTAAGTCTTTATATAAATCAATTTCTTTATTTAAATTATTCATATCAATAAATATTTTTATAGTTGTTATAAAACAAATATATAAAAATAAATTGAAATAAAAAAATTACTCTACGGAAATTAACTCCAAATCAAAAATTAAATCTTTACCTGCTAATGGGTGGTTACCATCAATTACCAAACTTTCTTCTTTGATTTCTTTTACAATAACATTTAATGGTCCTTGATTAGTCATAGTTTGAAGCATCTGTCCTTCTGTAACGCCTTCAGGTGCTCTGTCTTTTGGGACTTCAGCAATCAAATCAGGATTAATATCGCCATAACCTTCAGAAAAAGGAATTGTAATTGTCTTGGTTTCTCCTTCGGTCATGCCAAGTAATCCTTTTTCAAACCCAGGAATTAAAGAACCTTGACCCAAAGTTGCTGATAATGGTTCACGACCTTCGTTTAATGAAGAATCAAAAATTGAACCATCTTCTAATTTACCCGTGTAATTAACAGTCACGGAACTGTTTACGTCTACAATTTTCATAGTTTTTTTTAATAAACATACTATTAAAAAATGTTTTTGTAAAATGATATTTATAATTAAATGAAAAATTTTTTAAGATACTTTTATATTACAGTAATGAACAAATACGGATCATTTATGTGGTTTGGGGTTCATTTAGGAATGACACAAGTTAATTGGCATTGGGCTTTAGAAACTTCTCTTTGTTTATTGATTAATTTAATGGTTATTCATACTATTTATCTTGAATGGAAGTCAAAGTAATTAATATTTATAGATTTTCATTTAACATATAAAAACAACTTACTAAACTTAATATCGTAAATCGTATATGAAAAAATTATTAATTCTATTTTTGTTTCCCCTTTTTATATACTCACAGTATTGTCCGTATTTAGGGCCTGATTTAACTTTACCTTGTGGTGTAAATCAAACAACATTAACGGCCGACTTATCTCAGTGTGGACCTGGATCTCAACCAAAACAAACCACATCTTACGGAGTAACAAATATCCCTTATGTTGCTCAAAATAATACAGGAACAAACGTTTTTTTAACCGATGATTCGCAAACAGGTCCATTTAACATTGGTTTTAATTTTTGTTTTTATGGTCAGACTTATAATCAATTTTATATCGGGTCTAATGGGTGGATTTCATTTAGTTCAAATCAGCCAACAACTTTTACATCAGCGTCTATTCCGAATGCTGGAATTACAATACCAAAAAATTGTATTATGGGACCTTGGCAAGATTGGAATCCTGGTCTTGGAGGTCAAATTAAATATCAAGTTTCAGGAACAGCTCCTTGTAGAAAATTAGTTGTTAGTTGGGTCGGAGTCCCAATGTTTTCATGCACTAATCTACAAGGAACATTTCATATTGTAATATATGAATCAACAAACATTATTGAAAATCATATTGCAAATAAACCAAATTGTCCGCAGTGGGCAGGAGGAACCGCAGTTCAAGGTATTCACGATTTATTAGGAACGTCAGCAGTTACAGTTCCAGGAAGAAATTCAACACAATGGTCGACAATTAATAACTCTTATCGTTATACACCACAAGGACCAACTGTAACTCCGACTTATACGTGGTTTCAGGTTGGAAATGTTAATTCAATTGGAACGGGTTTATCAATAGTTGTAAATCCTCCACCACAAGGAGCGTATTATACTTGTATTCCTGTATATCCAACTTGTAATGCTGGGTGGTCCGTTTGTAATGTTGGTGTAGGGTTAGGTCCTGACACAATTCATGTCACTTTAACCCCTAATTTACCACCCCCTACAATTACACCAATTGATCCTTTGTGTAATAATGGTTGCAACGGATCTGTTGTTGTTACTCCTATTGGGGGGACTCAACCATTTAATATTATTTGGAATATGGGTGGAAACACATTAACTTTAAATAACCTTTGTTCGGGAAACTATACATTTACATTAACTGATGGATCCGGCTGTGTTTATAATGGAGCAACAACTTTAAATAATCCACCACCATTACAACAACCAACAATTACGCCAACAGATCCTGTTTGTTTTAATGATTGTAATGGATCTGCAACAGTTAACCCTATAAGTGGTCTTGCTCCTTATACTTATTTATGGAGTAATGGTCAAACAACACAAACAGCGACTAATTTATGTTTTGGAAACTATTCTGTTGTTGTTACTGACCTAAATGGGTGTGTTTCTAATCAAACAACAACATTAAATAACCCACCACAAGTTACAATCAACCCAATAACTGGATTTGATACAGTGTGTTTCAATTCTACAAGTAATTTATACAACGTTACAAGTAATTTTTTAAATTTAACATATAATTGGACTTCACAAATTGGGGTTATAACTTTAGGTCAATCTCCAAATTCAATAAACTTAAATGTTTCAGGTGTAAATAGCGGACTTTACGCAAATACTTTATCAGTTATTGGTGTTAATCAGTTGGGTTGTCAATCTCAACCACAAACTTTTACAATTTACGACTTAAATGTTATACCAAATATAACACCTATGGGTCCGTTTTGCGAATACAATAACTGTATTAACCTAAATGCAACTCCTCAAGGTGGAATTTTTAATGGTTTGAATGTTTGGAATAGTCAATATTGTCCTGATAACGGATTTATTGGTATTGATACCGTTTATTACATGTATAATCAATCGGGATGTTGGTTTTTTGATTCCATTCATGTTCAAGTTTACCCAAGACCAAGTGTTTTACCAATTACAAACGGTATTTCTGATCAAAATTTTACTTATCATCAAATTTGTGAAGGAGACACTCTAACAGATTTCTTTAATTTATCGTCAGTTGGGGGAGGTTTTAACCAATGGTATGTGTTTGGAGACACAATTACTTCAAATATATTAACACATACATGGAATACAGATGGAATTTTTACTTTTCAAGGGGTTAGATGGAATAATGGTTGTGTTTCTAACCCAGAAAACTTTACAATTACTTTAGAATTGTGTCCAAATGAAATATTTTACATACCAAATGCCTTTACTCCTGACGGTGATGAAAGAAATAATATACTTAAACCAGTAATTACTAGTGGTGTGGACATTTTTAACTATACTTTTGTTATTTATAATCGTTGGGGTCAAATTATTTGGGAATCTTTTAATCCCTATGAAGGTTGGGATGGGACTTATAACAATTTTATGTGTCAAGATGGGATATATACTTGGAAATTAAGGTTTAAATCTCCTAAAACTGATGAAGTTAAAGAGTTTTTAGGAAATTTCACACTTATCAGATAAAAGATATTTATTTATATGAATAAAAAACAAAATCCTAAGTTAAAAGAAGGTGATCGTATTGTATTAATATACATGCCAGGTGAAGATCTTGATACAGGAACCAAAGGAAAGGTAAAAAAAATTGGTGAACAACCTGGTTTTGGGTCAGAATTTAATTATAAGTATGATGTAGAGTGGTATGATGACAATGGAAATGTCATTTCTTCTTTATCTTTACTCCCACAAGGTGATATTTGGATGTTAGATCCTGAATTTAATCAAAAAAACCTCCAAGAAGCCCGTTTTACTGACTTAGATGATCTAATTAGACACCATGAGTGGTCAAAATTGTTTAAAAAGGCTGATTTACAATATGTTTTAGACTTTTTAATGGCAATTAGAGAGTTAGGAGTAGTAAATATGCTACAATCAGGTCAAATTTTAGGTCAAACTAAAGAATATCTAACAAAATACTTCGATTTATACCGAATGCAACGAGATTTAGACGATAATGACGAAGAATTGATCGAAAAAATCATAGATATGGGTGAAAATGTCAGAAATATTATGATTTCAGCGTCAATTACTGATTTAGAACGACAAAATAAAGAAATTACACCGCAATCAGCAACAAATAGGATAAATAGACTCACAAAAGAGATATTACAGTGGTATATTAAGTCTTTTTATTGATTTTATAAAAAAAACACCTATTTTTAAGTAAAATCACATAAATTATGACACTTTTATCTATTTCTTTACTCGTTTTTAGTATAATTATACTAATTTTTATCATTTTATTTATATTTTGGTGGAAAAAATATGGAAAAACATTATTTTCAACACTAAAAGACCTAAAAAACATGCAAAATCCACAAAATTTCATGGAAAACATGGAAAATTTAGGTAATTTAGAGGATTTTTACAAAAATATGGGTAATTTTGGGGGTCAAATGGGTAATTTTGACAATAAATTAACTGATTTTAGTCAAAGAATGAATGAATTTGCTAAAAAAATGGGTAAAAAATAAGTAAAACTCCTCAAAAAAGATCAAAAAAATGTCTTTTTTGTCTTCATATATACAAAAAAACCCCTTTATTTTAAGGGGTTTTTTGATTTAATTAGAGTTTTCTGTAGTGTCTTCTTTAAAAAAGTTGGTAATAAATTTACCACAAACCCCTAAAATAATAGATGAAACGATCATCGCTTTGATTTCAAATGGCGAAAATATATCTTTTAGATTGTCAAATTGCCATAATCCACCAACCGCTAAAACTGATGCTACCGCTAATAAAGAATCTCCGAATTTTCTCCACTTTTTTGGTGTAGGTGCCCAATAAGAACTTGCAATTCTTTTTAATCTTTTCATTTTACATTCCTTTTACTAAGTTTATAGATTGCTTTAAATATTCTTTTGCTCTTGGTGACGGAGTATATTCGTCTTCTCTTGTTTGAAGGTTCAAAACTCTCTCAATATCTTTTACTAATTCTGTCCCGTGTTCATTTTCTTTATACAATTCAATTATCTTATCCATTGCTTTGTGACAATTTCCGGTTGTTTCGTCGTAATAATTTTTATTTCTGAATCTATTTAAATGATTCATCATTTCGTAAGCCAAATGAGATCCCCCATCTTTAACATCTTTAAACAATCGTAAGTTGTTTAATATACCTAATGTGTCTACCATAGAATTTACTCCTGATATTCTTTTAGTAATTCCTGGAGTATATCTTGAGTATTCATCAGATCTTCCGACAATTTCGTCAAGAGGAATCACATTCTCAGGTAGACAACTTGGTTTTTTATCTTTCTTTTTTGATTTAAAAGACATATCATCTTCTTTAAGAACAGATCTAACAATTTTATTAATATCTCTTTCTGTTATTTGTTTTATTTTCATAATTCATCAAATTTTAAATACTTTTAATATTTATATAAATAAATATCATTAAGTATGAAAATAGTTGAAAATATTGTTAGGAGATCTTTAGAAAAAATCTTTTATCACCCTATGAAACTTAAAGAAAATGTTAAAGTTTCAGATCAATTAAAATATCACTTGGATAAAAAAATACCTTTATGCGAAACACCGCTTAAAGATTATTCAAAATCCTTTATAAACTTAATTAACGAAGTAAGAAGATTATACAATTTTGATTTTATTGATTTAAATGATGAAGACAGATTTATTGTTGAGTCTGACTTAGGTAAAAAAGTTATTTTAGAAAATGGTCAAGTTGTTTATTTAGAAATCCCTATGGAGGATCCAATTTATTTATCTGAAGCAAAATATAAAGGTCGAGAAGTAAAACTTGGAAAGATAATGCAAGGAGACATAAAAAAATTCAAAGTATATGTAAAAAACGACAAAGGAAATGTTGTTAAAGTAAATTTTGGTTTTGGTGGTAAATCTGCACACGGAAAACGAATGGTTATCAAAAAAAATAATCCGGCAAGAAGAAAATCTTTTAGAGCAAGAATGAATTGTGATAATCCTGGACCAAGATGGAAAGCAAGATATTGGAGCTGCAAAGCGTGGTAATTTTAATTCATTTTAATACAATATTCGACCTTATTAAAAGACTCTAAATTAGAGTGATTCCCTCCTGCGTATGATATAGCACTTTGTAAAGATTCTTCAATTTGAGTTAGTTTGGTGAATATTGAGTAATCCTTGAATGGAACTAATTTTCTAATACCCTCGATTCTATTTGTTTTTCCTGATTGTGATGATGAAGCACTCCCCCAAAATTCTTTATACCATAGACCATCCACCAAGTTTTTAACCTTCTCTCCAGGTGAATCAACATAACCGGATAACATTCCCCCAACCATTACCATAGTTGCTCCTAAAACCAAACTTTTTACAATGTCGGAATGTTCTTTAATTGACCCATCGGCGATGATCGGAACTTTTGAAACTTTAGAACAATCCAAAATCATATTTGCTTGCCATCCCCTATTTCCGAAACCTGTCGAATGGTATGTTGTGCATGCCGATCCACCACCAATACCACATTTGATCGCATCACAACCCCACTTTTGTAAATCTTCCACCGCATCTGGTGTAGAAACATTCCCACCAATTAAAAATGTATTTGGTAAATTTTCTTTAATGTATTTCACCATTTTTTTCATCTTAACACAATGACCATGAGCAATATCAATTGTAATGTATTCAGGACAAAGACCTAACTCTACAAATTGATTAATATATTCGTAAGAGTCTTCATTAACACCAATAGACACTGAAGAATATAAACCAAGACGATGCATTTGACTTGTAAATTCAACAGGGTTTATGTTAAATCTGTGCATTATATAAAAATAATTGTTTTTCGCCAATTTGATAGCCAAATTAGAATCTATAATACTTTCCATATTTGAAGGAACTATTGGTAATTTAAACTCTAAATGACCAAATTTAATAGTTGTTTTGCACTCACTTCTACTTTCTACATAACTATAATTTGGAATCAAGGTTATATTTTCAAAATCAAATTTTTTTTTCATACAATTAAATTACATTTTATTTATACTAATAATAAACTATAAACCAATATTTATCAATATGATTGAAATTAAAAAAAGTTTAATATTAGAAACTTCAAAAAACGATTCATTAATTAGAGAAATTGTTAGAGACATTATAAGTGTTTTCAAAAAAGAATCTGAAGGTGAATATTATCTTCCTGAAGAAATCAAAGAAGATGAAATTGAATACAACTTTTCAGACATATCCATTTCAATTGAATTAATTATTGAACAAGATTATGACATAGATGGATTTATGGTAAATGCCGAATTTTACAAAAATGATGATATTATCGCTATTAAAATCGTATATAACCCTAAAAACAAAAATCAATTGCTTTATGATTTAATTGGTGAATTAAATGAATTAGTTTCACACGAATTAAGACATTTACATCAAAGAGATACCGAAATGTTTGATTTGAATAATAATGATGATAGAACACCTTTTGAATATTATTCTAGTCCTGAAGAAATTGATGCTCAAGTTTATGGATTTAGAAGAATGAAAAAAATAACCAAGAGACCATTTGAAGAGTTGGTAAGAAATTGGTTTAGAACTCACAAAGACATTCACCACCTGTCAAACGAAGAAGAACAAAATATTATTAAAATGATTTTAGATTACAATTCTAAGATCTAAATCTTTTAATTATTTTTTTGATTAATTCGGTAATTATTTTTGAAGAAATTATTGTTCCTGTATAGTGGGACACGCCCATCGACAATAAATGAATTTGATCTGAAGATAAATCCATATCTGCCAAATTTTTTAATAAGGGAATCAGAGGGACCAAAAAAGTATAAGCGACCATATTTGAAACTTTTGAAAATGTCATATTTAAAGACTCCAAAAAATTAAAAAACGCATCTTTTAAATCGTAAGCTTTCATTAAAGCATGATCAAAAAAAGTAATTAATTTGTTTTCCTTTATTAATTCTAATACTTTGTGTAATTTTTCTTTGTTTTCAGAAAAAAAAGTTAGAACTATTCCAAAACAAATTAATGTAATATCAGTTTTTGAAAGATTTGTATATTTTCCTTCTAAGTATTTTGATATTGGACCAACAAAACCACCGATTACAGAACCCCAAGTTAAAGCAAAATTAAAATCAATCCCATATTGATTTTTAACATCCCTTAATAATCTTTTTGTAAATTTTTTTGAGTTTGTAAAAGTTTGTTCAATTTCATTTTCTTTTTCTTCTTTAAGTAATGAAATATATTGATCCTCAGTTAAAATTATTTTCATATCAATAATAAATATCTAAACAAAACAAAGTTTATTTCAATTAAAAATAGAACAATTATTAATATTTCAAATATTTGTTGAACCAAATGATATTTATAAAAAAAAAAGAACTTATGAATGCATATTTTTTCAAAATGAATAAACAAGAAAAAGAAAATATTTTAGACCAACATAAACATGTTTATGATGGGTATGTTACAAAATATAACCAACAAAGTAATCAATATCCTTTATATGTTCAGGATTTGGCAAATGATAAAAATGGAATTTCATTAAAAAATGATGGAACTATTGGAAACTACACAAATTTTAGAATTAACGAACAACCATTAGATCGTATTGGTGATGGCCCTATGGATTTAAAAAATGGAACGGTAGATATTGATAGTTATGAAGATACTGACAACAGAAATACTCAATTTATGCACGATATCTATCCGTCACCAAATGAGAATGAAGAAGAATACATTTCTTTTGGTAATATGACAGATGAATTAGACAACAACGAAGATCAATACGAATACGATATTGACCAGTTAGAAGATTATTCTTCGGAAGACATGTCAAAAGAACTTGAAGAGACCGAAGAAGAAGAATTTGATGATTCAGAAATGTATTCAAATATTGATGAAGAAATATTACCTGACTTTATTTCAAAATTAAACGAATCTTTAGACATGTTTAAAAGATTTAAAAAATACAATTAAAAAGATGGAAGTTTCTGAACTAATATTTTATTATTTACATGAAATTGATAATACAATAGAAGTTCAGTTTCGTTTAATCACGGACTCAGAAGAAGAAATTAGATTGGACATAATTAATTTATCAGATGTTAATGATTTTGGTTTTGACTTGATTTTGGAAGATCATGATATGGGTGACGAAGAAGAAGATGATGAATTTTTTTGGGGCGAATCAACATCAATCGACGAAGACAATTTAATATCATTTCTAAATGAATACTATATTGTTTATCCTGACAAATTACCAAAAATTGACTTGATTTAAGGACCAACTCGAGTTAAATACATTGTGGTTGTTTCTCCACTGGTGCTGTTTCCATAATCATAACTTCCCGAAGTTCTAATTACAAGACTTTCAGTTCCATCATCGATAATTTTCCATACACGTCTTGTGCCGTCGTAATTAAATACAATATATCCTAAATCATAAACGCTATGGTGTCCTTGAATTGTATATGTGAACTTTTTGGTCCATGTTGTTGATCCGGTGCTTGGATCATCAATCGGATTAAAATAAATCACAGAATAGTCTAACGCCATACGAGTAAACCCGACTGAAATTGAGTCTAAAGGTTTGGTTTCACTTTGATTAACATATAAATCACCAGGATAAAACACCTGATTCAAACCAGAGTTATCTCTATTTTCATAAGTAATTTTGTCAATTCGATACTCACCACTTAGACTTAATAATTGTGGTTCTGCGTATTTCATACAAGATGAAAAAACCAAAACCAATACCGATAAATAAAATAAATTTTTCATAATTGTTTCTTTCTACAAATATAAATATTTTTTTATTCTAATTATAATATTTATAAAAAAAATGGATTTAGACGAAATTATTTATTTATTGAAAACATATACTCGTTCAGAAAAACAAAAAAATTCTGAAATAGATGAACAAGGTGATGCTGGTGGAGCAGGAGGAACAACTTATCCTACTGTAACAAAATGGGAAACGGGTTTGACAAGGGGTGTTGCAAACCAAATAGATTATAAGGCTAAGTGGAAAGACTTAAATAAAATTACAAGAGGTAAAGCAAATACTTTATTATAATCCATTAATATTGATATTTATAAAAGAAAATGAAAAAAATAATAATTCAAGAATCTGAAAAACAACGAATTTTATCTAAGTATGTAAATACTAAAGATATTATGTTGGAAAATTTGGTTTTTACGGATTGGTTGTCTCCTGATGAAAGATATGTAATTTTTTTAGATGATCTTATTGATCTTAAAGAAGGAAAAAGTTTAGGAAATATTTGGGAAAGACCTGACAATTTAATTCTTTTTTTAGAACACACCTTTAGAGTTTCAAGTTTAAAAAAATCAATAAAAGAAGAGGCAAGAAATGTTTTTGACAACCTTTTATTGGTCGAAAATGATGTTGATCTATCTTCAATAAAACCATTAGTAAAAAGTTATCTACAAGAAAATTTGTGGGATAACTTTACAAGTTGGGTTTCTGATACCGCAAAATCAACAGTAAAAGGCGTTTCTGATTTTGTTGTTGATTCTTGGGATGGTATAAAAAAATTAGGATTGGCCATATCTAAAGGGGATTGGAACGAAATTTTAATGTTGGCAAAAAAAGGTGCTAAATGGTTGGCTAGAAAAATTAGACAAGCAGTTTATAGTCCTGTTGGTATTATTATAGATACTATTTTAGTTGCGACTGGTATAGGTAAAGTGCCTCAGTTAGTTGTTTGGGCAATAGTCGTAGGTTTAGATATATATGAACTAGTTACAGGAGACTATGAAGATCCAACCGAACCAATGTGGATGAGAATTGTATTTTTTATTATAGATGTAATTGGTTTAGTTTTTGCTGGAAGTGCCGCAAAAGCGGCCAAAATATCCGCAAAAGGTGCGATTAGTGCCGCTAAAGCAAGTGGGGAAGTTGGGAAATCTTTAGCAAAAAACAGAGGATTTATGGAAATGTTAAAAACAGGAATTGATGCTCTAAAATCTTTACCATCAAAGTTTACAAGTGCTGCTAAATACTTCAAGGAGGGAACCTTCTTTTCAAAATTATTTTCAAAGGCACTTTCTGGTATTTCAAGTTTTATTAAAACAATTATAAATGGTATTAAAAGTTTGTTCAAAAGTCCAGCACTTAAACCCGTTTTAATTAATTTAGGTTTGTTGTCTGCTATAGGAACATATGGGGAATATCAAAAAGAAAAACAAGTTGCATCAAATAAATCTGATGAAAAAGAATTAATCGCAGCATTAGAAAAAAATAAAGGAGAAGATGATTTCAGTGCGTATATAAAATAAAAAAATTATGAAAAATATTATAATAGAGGAAATTAACAGGATTAAATTTTTAAGTGGATATGATTTATCAAAAACATCCAAAGAAAATTTTACAATTATATCCGAACAAGTAAGAGGATTGATTGATGCTTTACGTGGAGATGCCGAATTAGCAAGAGAATTTAGAACCGAACTACAATCAGTTGAGAAACAACTTCTAAAATTTGGTGGTGTAATGACTAAAGACGGAAAAAGTCTCAAAAGTATTGATGAAATTATAGGAGCACTTAAAGATGGTAAATTATCCAACGCCGAACGAATGAAAGTAAAGTGGAGTGTATACACCAATACAAAAAATAAAAAATTAATTTCGGCAATTGCTGAAGACATTGTTGATACAAAAACATTTAAAGATAATTATTCTTTTGGGACTAGTGGTGATAGGTTTTTAAAATTAAAACAAAAAAATCCAAAGCTTCCCGATGAACAATTAAAGGCCATTTTTGATGCAAATGAAAGACGACTAAAAGACTTGGATACTTGGAAAGGTGAACGTGATTTACCAAAACCTGAACCAAAACCTGAACCAAAACCCATAGAAGAAGTTCCACCAACTAAAGAAGAGATTATTGACTTGAAAAAAGAAATAGATAAAAAACCAAATAAAGTTTTAGATTGGTTAGAAAGACGAGGCATTTGGGATCCTGTTAAAAGAGTTATTAAAGCCAAAGCACTTATCAAATTAGCACTTTTAACAGGTATTGGTGTTGGGGTTTGGTATCTTTTTTTCAAGAAAAAAGGAAATACCAAAATAGAATGTGAACAAGAAGGTTATGAGTTTAGTGTTGAAAAAAATGATTGTGTAAAAAAAGGATCAAGTGATGATGATCCAACACAAATAACCGATGAAGACGGTAATGTTTATAGAGATTGCACAAAAGAATATTATATTGGGTGTAAAACACCAAAAGGGTCTGAAGATTTAATATCTAAAGCACAATCTTGTTTGGGTGTTAAAGTAACAGGGTTATTCAATAAAGAAACGGAAACCGCATTATCAAAAAAAATAAATCAAATATCTTTTACCAAAGACGACATAAAATATATTTGTAGGTCAGGTTTGGGGTCAACATTAGCAGAATTATAAAAAATGGAAATTTCAAAAATTATTCGAAAAGTTTTATTAGAAGACGATGAACTTCAAAAAAACAAAACCGTTAAAGGTCTAGACTATAACGATCAAAAAAGAATGTTAGAAGGTGTTCGAGACAATTGTTCTTTTTTAGATTTTTTAAAAAACAGACCAATCAAAGAATTAGAAAAAAAATATTGGAGTTATTTTCCAGAATTACAAAGTAAAGGTTTAGAAAGTGCCTTTTATATATCAAGTCAACCAACAGGAGGTCAAGGTGATTATTATATGGTATTTGGTGTTAAAGATGATAAAGCACCTCAAACAGCACTTCTATCCTATAGAATAACATATGATAAGCCTGCAAGTAGGGTTCCTAATGGGTTAGGAAGTCAATGTGAACAATTAAAGGCACTTGAGAATTTAGGAATTGCATCATTAGGTCCAAAAGATGAGGCAACATTACAAGAATTTGTTGATAATTCTGGCGGAGTTTATGTCAGGTTTGATCCAAAAAATCCAAGTCAATACGAAGAAGTATTATATAAAGATTTGAAAAACACAAGTACTGGACAACCTATTTTACCTAATTATACTGGACCTGGATATTTGTGGAGAAAAGTTGGTTTAAAACAAACAACACAAGGTAAAATGGATCAGATTGAATCCATGTTAACAAAACAAAACTTTACAACTACTGAACCTGAAAATCCGGAGTCGGATGAAAATAAATATTCGTTTTATTTCAAAGACATTAAAAATGATTGGCCAGCTTTAACCTCTCAAGCTGGTGTTGGAAGAGATAATGATGTAATTTATCCTATGAATGAAATATTATATCCTGATAAAAAAACCTGTAGAACAACGATCAAAAAACTTTATAATTGTATAACTTCAGACACAGCAAGAGACTGTGGTGTTGATTTGTTTAAAAATAAATTTATCGCTTTAAGATGTGAATCCCCAAAAATTGGTGGTATTTTTGGTTTAGAAGATGAATTTGATAGAATCAAACTTAATGGTGGTCCTTATGGAATTGCTAATTTACGAAGAGTCGTAGGTAAAGCAAAATATGGAAATATCAAAGAAAGTTCAATTGAGAAAAAGATTAATATTTTTTTAAATGAAGAACTAAAAAAATTCAGGTTTTAATTTTTTTGTATCAAGAAACTTCCTATATTTGTAGAAATAAAAACAAACAAATATGAAAAATTTAGTAAACTACAGTTTAGGATTAATAGCAATTATGGTAATTGCTTTCTGTTTATCAACAAAAGAAATAAAAAATCGCGTCCTCAAGTCTGGCGAAGTTTTATTCAATTTAAATGAAGGATCTCTTAGGCGTGTTTTAGAAACAACAGAAAAAGAATTATCAAAATCAAATGGAAGTTCATTAGATTCATTTGATTATCAAAAAAATCAAAACCAACATTCGTATTCCTCGGAAGCATTGGATTACTATAAAGAAATATGTCTTCGTGATGAATACGGTGGTGTAAATAAAGCGTTCAAATGGAAAAGAGACGTTAAAATCTATGTTCATGGATCTTGTCCTCAATACATGATGGATGAATTAGATAAAATTGTGAAAGACCTCAATGAAATTATTAATACGATTGAAATCAAGATTGTAAAAAATCGTAGTGAAGCAAACACATTTATTTTCTTAGGCTCAAAAGAAGGGTTCAAAACTTTATATCCACAAATTCAAGAAGAAAATCTAAGAGGAAATTGGGGATATTTTGAAGTATATCCTTCGTCTGGATCTGTAATGTATGTTGAAATGGTTGGGTCTGGTGATGATACAATTTCACAAAAAAGTATTTTACGAGAAGAACTTACACAATCATTAGGATTTTTTAATGATTCAGAAAAATATCCAGAAAGCATTTTCTATCAAAATTCAAATAGTAACACAGAATATGCACCTATTGATAGAGAAGTGATTGATATTTTATATAATAACTAGTATACTTATCAAGTAGGTTAGTGTTCTTTGAAAATGTTAGAGGAGTGTCAGAGCGGTCGAATGAGGCGGTCTTGAAAACCGTTGATCTTTACGGATCCGGGGGTTCGAATCCCTCCTCCTCTGCTAAATGTAAAATATGGTCCCGTAGCTCAGCTGGAATAGAGCAACTGCCTCAAAGGGGGCGTTTAGTTGGAAACGATTAAATAGAACTCATCAAATTCGGGGAAGCCTGTAAAATGGTAATCCCGAGCCAAGCTTCTGAAAAGAAGAAGGTGTAGAGACTTGACGGTGAGTGCCTAAGTCGAAAGATAAGGTAAAGAGAAAGTCCAGACCACAAACAACAATTAAGTTGGTAGTGAAAACTATAGTGGTATGTCTAAGCAGTAGGTCAATGGTTCGAATCCATTCGGGATCACAAATATTAAAATTATGGAAGAAATATTTTATCAACTACATGAAGAGTTTATAAACTCAGAGGAATATGAAAAATTTTTATATGAATTACACCAATATGGTTTGATTTAAAAATTTTTTGTATCTTTGTAGTATGAAAAACAAACTCCCATACGAAGCCACATCAAAAGCGATTCAAGGATATTCTGAATCTGTAATCGCAAAATCAGAAACAAACGATTGTGTTGTTAGAGCATTTGCATCTTCATTTGAAATTCCTTATGATGACGCTCACAAATATGTCGCAAAAGAATTTCAAAGAAAACCAAAAAAAGGAACTTTTGGGACTATAACAAAACTTTTAAAAATGGTTGATAATAATACATTAATCAATAATAAAAAAATTCACACAGTTGGAGTAAGGAAAAGTTCTACATTGATTAATTCTTTGTCTTATAATGTTACAATCAAAGGTGAAACCAAATTAAGACAAATGACCGTTGGGACTTTTATTAAACAAAACCCAAAAGGTACATTTTTTGTTTTAGTTAGACAACACGCATTTACAATCAAAGATGGTGTTGTTATAGGAAACTTCGAGGATTCTGTTAAAACAAAAAAAATTATGAGATGTGCTTTTGAAGTAAAATAATTTTTTTTATTTGTAATATGAAAAATATCCTAACAATCCTTCTTTTTATTGGTCACATTTCTTTTTCACAAAATATTGACTACAACAATTTTGATTCTAAACACGCATCGAAAGTTTTATTCGACAAGTTAAACGCTTTCAGAGACACCATAACTACAACTGGTTATGGTAAAAATCTTTTATCCGCTTGGCCTATGTTGGAAAATAACAATCAGTTGATGAAACTTATTTGGTCAGAACTTTTATATGATACTATTGTTTTACCAAATGCCCTTGAAAATGTAAAACAAAAAAAATTATTTCATGTTGATAGATCATCTTGGTGGAGTGATAAAAATAATCAATTTTTATTTTTAGATGAAGTTTACCCAACAAATAACAAAGGATTTAAATTAACTCTAAGTGAAAATTGTGGGTATACGACATATAAAATGGATACATATGAACAATTGGCAGATCACATGATTATGTGTTGGGAAAAATCATATATGCACCGATGTACACAAAGATCTTTATTACATAACACTTACTTTTTAGATAAAGGATATAAATCAAACACAATTGCGGCAACTTGTGTTTTTTATGACAATGGAATTTTTTATTTTTTTGTTGATTTTGTTTATTAGTATTTTGTTAATACTATTTATAAAAGGAGTGATCGATAGTCAAATATTTCATACAACAGAAATTATAATAAAATTTTGAATTTTCTCACCCAAATCAATTTATGAACAGGGTATTTAAAAAAGTAGAAGGAGACGCTGTTTTTGATATAGTAAATCATACAATTGATATTTTAAAAGAATGTCCATATGTAGAAATCCATATAGGAACTGATTCACAAAATCACAGAAGAAATACTGTATATGTAACAGCAATTGCATATAGATTTGGAAACAGGGGTGTTCATTACATTTATCATAAACAAAAGGTAAGAAAAATAAAAGATAAATGGACACGTCTTTGGACTGAATGTGAACATTCTGTTGAGGTCGCAAATTGGTTGTCAAGTAAAATAAGTGTAAAAATTGAGATCGATTTGGACTATAATTCACAAGAAAAACATTTTAGTTCAAAACTCGTATCTCCTGCCGTTGGATTGGTTACGTCATTGGGTTATAAGGCAAATATAAAACCTGATAATCAAATCGCAACAAGAGCTGCAGATTACCATTGTCGATGATTTTTTCTTTTGCAAAATTTTTTCAACTTACGATGTATTTATAAATAAAAAAAGTTATGAAAAAGGTAATAAAATTAACTGAAAATGATTTGATAAAAGTTATCAAACAAGTTATTTCAGAACAAAATGTCCAAAGCGCGGCATTCAAAGCTGGCTTTCAGGCTGGTAAAGCTGTCAAACAAACGGTAATTAAAATTGGTCAAATTTCATTGACAATCATTTTTCTTCCTGCAATTGTTGGAATTAAACTTGGTCAGGCTACTTTTAAAGTGGCACAGGCAATTGGAAATGTTATTTTGAGTTTTTTAACCGCACTTGCAAAACAAGTTAAAGGTATAGTAATTGGTGCCGCTCAAACCATTAAATATACCGCAAATCAAATTTCTAGTTTTATCAGTAAAGCATCTACAAACATATTACAATTTTTTAAATCTATGTTTGATGCCATATGGAAATTAGGACAAGCCGCTTGGGGGGCCGCAGTTATCGCCGCCTCAAAAATTGCTGAACTTTGGTCTTACGTAAAACAATTTGCAGGAAACATGTTGAATAAAGCATACAACTTTGTTAAAGGTGGTGTTCAAGCTGTAGGACAAGGAATTAAAAAAGGAGCTCAAGCGGTAGGAAGCGCTATTCAAAGCGGGGCACAGGCAGTTGGGAAAGGACTTTCAAATGCTTGGGATGCGGCATCAGGATTTGTGAGCGGTTTGTTTGAGTCTATTTTGGAAGACTATTATTATTACAGATCTTTATCAACAAGAAGATTAATGTATGAGGCACATATTGACACAAGAGAAGTTATTTAAATTTTATTTATGACCTTTTACGACCCCATCTTCGAAAAGAGGTGGGGTTTTTTATTTTTAGACAAATTAAAAAAAAGTTTAATAAAGATTTGTCAGTTTAAAATAAACTACATATATTTGTATAACAAACAAGGGGGTGAGAAAGTGTGATGGTGGTCTCACCCCCACCACAAAAGGGAAAAAGTTCTTTGATTTAAAAATATTGTGATTGTAAGAAAAGGGAAACTCGTAAAGTACATTAACCTGTTGATACAAGATGGTGAAACGAGAGTGTGTATCAACTATTAATTACAAAAAAATGGTGTGGTAGCTCAGTAGGTAGAGCAAAGTGTGAAAAACTTGTGCCGGTGGTTCGAATCCACTCCCATACCACAAATAAGCTGGCGTACCAGTGGATGCTTATATCATCTATACCTGTAGTGGTAAGTTGAAAACGTTGGTTCGAATCCAACCGTCAGTACGAAAATATTAATAGTTAATTAGCTCAGTTGGTTAGAGCGATTCCCTGATACGGAATAGGTCATTGGTTCGAGTCCAGTATTAACTACACATCGCGGGATAGTAGCAGTGGTAGCTCGTCAGGCTCATAACCTGAAGGTCGTCGGTTCGAGTCCGGCTCCCGCAACAAGTAGGGTAGAATATGAAAAAGGGCTTTTCCTGAAAGACGGCTAGCTAAGCCCGTGTCTACCCTAATTTACGGCCCATTCGTCTAAAAGTAAGGACAGTTGGTTTTCATCCAACAAATCTCGGAGCGTTACCGGGATGGGCTACAAACCTTAAATTGTAAATTTTTTTTTGTAAAAAATTTGATAGTATAAAATATTCTATTTATCTTTGTTTAATGAATGACAAAATAATTTATTGTGAAAAATGTGGAGACAAGATAAATCCAAAAACTGCCGTTTGGTTAGAATTATCTTTAACTGACGGAAATTATTATGACTCAAATAGTTTTCCTACAAATCATGAAAGTCAAGGTGGATTTTCATTTGGCAAAGCTTGTGCAAAAACAGTATTAAAAGAAACAAAAAAAATAAAAGTTATGAAAAAATTTGAAGATCTGGAATTTGAAATGCTTGATGATGCTCCACACATGGTTGGAAAACAAGCAAGACTACAGTTTGATAATGGATTTGGTGTTAGTGTTGTGTCTCACACATTTTCTTACGGTGGTAAAGATGGTTTGTTTGAAGTTGCTGTTTTAGATAAAGATGGAAAACTAACTTATGAAACTTCTGTGACAAACGATGTGATTGGTTATTTAGAACCTCATGAAGTATCAGAAATTATGGAACAAGTGCAATCATTATAAAAAAATATTATTATGTTTAAAACATGACAGAAGAACAAAGAAAAGCGATAGACAACATTATGGATTGGTTTGACTTTGAAAAAGTTCATAAAACTATGAAAGCTCTTCGTTGGGAATGGGTAGGTAGTGAAGAAAAAATTCCTTGTCAAGGTGAAATTAGAGAAAAAGCAAGACAACTTTTAACTCAAGCAATAGAAAGTGAAACAGATGTTGCTTCAGGAGGTTTTCATGTAACCTACATTTCAGTTGAGGGTCTTTTAAAACTTGAATTTATTGTGTCTGAATGGGACGCTTTGATATAATAATTGGTCTCGGCGCATAATGGTTGGTGCACTACCCTGTCACGGTAGCAAGTAGGTAAACGAAAAAGAGGGTTCGACTCCCTTCGAGACCGCAAAAAATATTGTTTAATTAAAAAAAAAGAAAAAAAATGAGTAAAGGACAAACTAAAGGGCGTTATATTTGTAAAGTTGGTTTTTATGATATCTACGCAAAAGACACAATGAAACCCCAATCAGGTCGTGGATCAAAACCACAGGTTGCTAAAACCGAATATTTAATTTATCATTCAAAAAAATTAATTCAACACGGATTTTCAAATAAAGTGACCGCAACAGAAAAAGCAACTGAATTAATGTCAAAACACAAAGTAAATGCATAAATTATGAATAAGATAGTAGATTTTTTTGTTGGATCTATAGCGACTGGTATAGTAATGTTGGGTGGTTATCTTATGAGTTTATACTCACAAAAAGAAATTTCTGTGGTGACCATTCTTTTAGGTGTTATAGGATTTTTTATTGTATATCCGGCTATTGAAAGGTGGGAAATTAGAATTCTTAGTTTATTTAAAAAAAATAAAAAATAAACTTTGCTCTATCAATAATAGTGAATAATCATTTGCAAAAAGAGTTTTTATTTTTTGTTCGTCAATTAAAAAAATTAAATTATGAGTATAGAAACAATCATCGCAGTATCAATTCCAATTGTTGTCTTTGTTACTGTTTTAATTTTAGCAACAGTAAATGACAATAGAAAAAAATTGTAAAATAAAATTTATTTAATAATTTTTTTTATGTTAAGTATTTATTAAAAAAATTAAAATTAAAACTTTAATAAAATGAAACTTACAAAAGAACAAATTTTAGGAATTACAAGACATGCCCTTACCTTTATTGGTGGTATTTTAGTAATGAAAGGTCTTATTGATGAGACTACTGTGACTGAAATTGTGGGTGGTGTTATAACACTAACAGGAACAATTTGGTCAGTTATTTCTAAAAACAAAGCCTAAAGAAAAAAAAGTATCCCCTATTTTATAAAAGTGGGGGATATTTATTTGTATAAAATAATTTGTATGGCAGAGATTATAATTGCATTTATTACTGGAGTCTTGGGACCAATTAGTATTCTACTTATAAAAAATTTATTAAACAAAAATAAGAAAAAACCTGATATGGTTACCGACACTCTTAGAGTGAGCGAGTTAGTGAATCAAAAAATTGATCATATCAAAGAAGAATTCAAAGCAGATCGTGTTTGGATTTCACAATTTCACAATGGTGGAAATTTTTATCCAACAGGAAAGTCTATGGCTAAATTTTCTATTGTTTATGAATCAGTCGGAGCAAACGCACAATCTATTCAGACAAGTTTTCAAAATATACCAGTCCAACTTTTTTCAAAAGCAATTAACGAACTTTACCAAAACGATATTATTCAAATTCCAGACTTCAAAGACGAAAAAGTTGCAACTTTTGGTCTTAAATACATTGCAGAAGAATGTGGATCTAAATCGTCTTATTTATTTGCTATCAAAACAATTGAAGATAAGTTTATAGGTATTCTTTCGGTCGATTACACAAAAAAGAAAACCGTTTTAGATATTGAATCTGTAAATCATCTGTTAGTTCATGCTTCCTCCGTTGGTGGTGTTTTAATGAGTTATTTGAATAAGTAAATAACATTTCATATCTTTGTGATATGAACATTTTCTTTTTGGATTTTGACACTAATAAATGTGCTAAATATCATTGCGATAAACACGTTGTTAAAATGATATTGGAAACCGCACAACTTTTATGTGGAGTTCACCATATGACCCCCCAAGTTACCCCCCAAGTTCCCTACAAGTTATCACATAAAAATCATCCTTGTGCCATATGGGTTCGTGAGTCATTATCTAATTATCTTTATTTATGTGATCTTGGTTTAGAGTTGTGTAAAGAATATACATATCGTTATGGTAAAAGACACAAGTCACAAGATGTTATAGAATGGTGCTTGTCTAATAAACCAAATATCGCAGATAAAAACTTCACCACACCACCTAAAGCAATGCCTGACGAATATAAAGTTGGTGATGTGGTAGAATCCTACAGAAATTATTATCGTGGGGCAAAAAAAGAGTTTGCTAAATGGAAAAATAGAGAAATTCCTGAATGGTTTTGAAATAACAGAGTATTTATTTATATGAAAGTTACAAAATCGGCTTGTAGTTCTTCCGATCCATGCTCAGGTTTTGGAGATGCGAGTGGATGTATTAGTAATTCCCAACTAAAATCTCTTGGTATTGGTAATCATAAATTACAAACAGACGCAGCAAACGCATTTATAAAAATGTATTCTGATATGCCAAGTGAAATAAAAAGTTCAGTTAAATTATCAGATTCTTATAGACCTTTGAATGTTCAGTGTAAAATTTTTGATTTTGACCATTATGAAAAAACGGGAAAAAAAAGAAAAAAGGGGACAGCAGGAACTGCGGCGGCTTATCCTGGAAGTTCAAATCACGGATGGGGTAGAGCAATTGATATATCGCCATCAAACGTTCAAAAATGGATTAAAGAGAATGGAGAAAAATATGGTTGGACATGGGGAGAGGGAAAGGCGGTTGGAGAACCTTGGCATTTTACATTCTGTGGATCAGGACCAAACAGAGACAAAAATTGTGACTCATATTTGAAAGAAAAAATCACTGTAGATACTTCAGCACCTGAATCTGATGATACATCAAGTCAAGATCAATCAAGTCAATCAAGTCAAGATAAAAAAACAAAAGATTTTTCAATTAACGATTTTGTAAGTCAGATTACTTCAAGTCTTGGTATTAGTGACCGTGTTTCAAAAGGTAGTGATCAATGGAAAAAGTTTTTTGGATTTAAAGATCAACCGACCACTTCTGTGTCATCTAAAGAAGAGCAAACATTAGATTCTGACCAATCAAGTCAAACAAGTCAAACAACGTCTATAAGTGATTATAAAATAACAAAACCCGCACAAACAGATGATGAGTTTTACTCTCAAGTGTTAAAAAAAATTGGGGCACCTGAGTCACCACAAAATTTATTATTTTTTTACGCATGGAGACAAGCCGAAGGTGCTAAATCAACATTTAACCCTTTTAATACAACACAAAAAAAAGAAGGATCTTCTTTTTGGAATTGTTTAAAAAGAAAAGAAGGAAAATGTTTAGGTGGCGTTAGAAATTATAAATCTGAGTCTGATGGTATTGATGCCACGGCTCAAACTTTGATGAATGGTAATTATGGTTGTATTGTGAATGGATTAAAGAAAGATATTGGAGCAATAAACATAGCAACGAATTGTTCTTCAGATTTAAAAAAATGGGGAACTGGTGAAGGTATCAAAAGAACGTTGACGACAAAAAATATTGCACCTCCAGCAATTTCAACTTCAAAAGTAAAAGAAATAAATGAAGAATTAATTTATGAAATCCATAATATAAAAAATATCATGAAAAAAGTTCTCTAAGATATTTGACTTAACAAAATTAAAACACTATCATTTCAATTGTAATAAATAAACAAATGAACGAAGAAATTAAACAATTAACAGAAGTTAAAGAAGTTGAAATGTATTATTATATGGTAAACGGAATTAAACTTTGGACATCCAATTTGATGTTCGCTCAACTTAGAGCAAGTAAAGAAGGGACAGATAATGTTTTTGTTGAAAAAATTGAGTTAAAAAACTTGATTAATTAAAATAAAGTATTTATATTTGTAGAACAATTTGGGGGTGGGAGTGTATGAAACACAAGCCTAACGTGAGGTTGTAAAAGGAAACGTAAACTTCCTTAACTTCGGTAAAAATCCGAAACCACCAAAAAAAAAGTGAAAGAAAAGTTTGACAAATTAAAATAAATGTCCTATCTTTGTAAAACAAATCGGAAACGTCCGATAACGTTCTTTGAAAAAATGACTATCCGTTCATGATAAGTTTTGTCAGATTATTTGGCAAGTAATTGAGATGGAATTCTCTTCTTTGATTGATGAAGATATTGGGCCGTGTATGGTCCATTAAAATAAACCACGAAAGTGGGATAAAGTGAACCATTTGTGTTATATGGTTTGCGTCTTAGTTGTCTTCGGATAATTGAGGTCGAGTACACAAGCGGGATACCGTTTAACCTTTAGTACCGAGGGCGACGCTGTAGGGAAAGTGGTTAGATGATTGGGCGATGTGGGTCGTCTAATTGAGGTGGGGACACCAATAGGAATAACTCGTAGGGATTTTTGCAAAACTAAGTGCTCCAACACTTTAATTGCGAGTTCCAATATCAAAGGAATCTTAACGTCGAAAGACAAGATGAGTAACAGGTGGTGCTGACATCGTCCTTATTAATTACCCACCAAGGTAATAATTCGAAGAGTTCTTGAAGTATGGAAATGGGGACATTTCACGGAGTAGTTGAGTATCGACTCGTTCAAAAGATGGGTTGGCTCTGGTGGCGGACCACTACTTCGACAATCCACGACACAAAACTTAATTATCATTAAACAATTAATTATAAATAAGGAAAAGTGTCCGTCAGATCTTGTTGAAAGGTGCTTACTTAGTCACGGGTTGTCCGTGGCACATTAGGTTCCCAAGACCGAGTGTAGTTTTACAAAAGATCTCTAGTCCCGCAAGGATCAATTGGGGAGGCATCCTCGAAGAGTATCGAGTAGTAAGAGAGTAGATAAGATCTCAAGGAGTGGTTCACCTAAATAACCAGCACTGAGAAATACTTTCCAAAAGAAAGTGGATAAGAGTAGAAACAATAATGACTCTAAAGGTTCTCAAACACGACGTGTAATCTCAGCGTTTTTATTTTTCTTTTTTAGAAATGGAGCAAAAACCGGCAAAAAAAATTCAGGGATCAATTGATCCCTTTTTTTATGCTTTAAAACTAAGGCACAAAAAAAATCCCACCATAATTAAATAGTGGGATCAATTGGTGGACCTAGAGGGCTCCGACTCCCTCGTCCGGCTCGTTTTGTCTAAAAGACAACTACATGTTTAGGTTGGTATTTTCTAATACCCCAAAATATTTGATTTTTACTTGATCAAAAACAATTTTAATTTGTTCTTCACTATCGTAAATTAAAAACCAATAGACAACTCGATTTATGGTTCAGTTGTATTTCACCTTCATCACTTCTGTTCCTGAGCGTATGTGAACCGGCTCGCGTTTCCGTAAACTTCTTAAGCTACAGTAACTTCAGAACCTCTTAGTAAACCAAGAGTTTCCATTTTGTTTAGCACATTGCCAGTTGTTTTCTAAGTCAGTTTTTAAAGAGATTAACTTAGTCCCTACATGCTTCTTTTATTCAACCAACGCCCGTCAATTCCGATATAGGCCCATATGTCAAATAACTTCTATACAAATATAATACAAAGATTTGTATTATCCAATATATTTATAAATATATGAAAAAAAGACTTTTAGTAGAAAATGATGTTTCAGAAATGACGGACTTTCAAAAAATTCTTCTTTTAAATAAAAGAAAGTTGTCTTCCGATGATGTTGAATTCAAAAGTGATAATCATGAAGGTTTGAACTTAAATCATGTTCAAGTAAAACCTGATGGTCTATTATTTGATTTTGATGATTTAGAACAGTTTTTAAAGTTTTTTCATTATCCTACATTTGAAGAAGGAACTGACGGTGAGTGGGATGCTATTAACTATGATCGTATGTATTATGGTTCTTATGATTTTTATAGTGAGTGTCAAGATCGAGCATACGACGATTGGAGTGAGGGATATACTTTAGGATATCTTTGTCGTGAAGCAAAAATCAGATTAAAAGAATTACTTAAAATAATCTCACCTAACCTTGTTGATAATATTCATGAAAACGGTAGAATTGATGATGAAGGTGCGATTACAAGTGTATTAGACAAATACTTTCAACATATTGCAGATGAAATAGATGAGATTATATGTTCTGCTAAAGCGAATGCAACTGAATCGGGAGCTAAAGAAGCAATCGAAAAAGAATATTGTGAAACACTTAGTCAGTTTGGAGTTGAAAAATGGGGTAAGTGGTGTTTTGGATTATACTTTATAAGTTGGGGTAATCTGGTACAGTTATTTATTGAAGATGGTGAATTTGATGGAAAAGTTCTTGACGTATTAATTCAAAAAATATATAAAAAATTTATACATGGTCTTCCTGAACATTACGAAATGGAATATTATGTAATGGATGATGAAATGTTTGAATCTGAGTCTTGTGAAAAATTAGTTGATTTGATTGATGAATATATAGAAAGAGCCCAAGAAGAATTTTCTTCTGAATTTAGAAAAATTATAGATAAGCTTTCATCTTTGAATTTATTTTATAGAAAAGAAATTCCAGGTCAAAAAAATTTATTTATAAAAGTGGAGTCAGTTGATCCTGAAACATTAAAGGTAAAATATTTAATCGGTTCAGGTAGTTATTTTGGTGATCGTAAATATGGTTTGGCGTCTGCTAATGAGGTAATTCAAATGGTAACTCAGCCAGGTTTATTTAACCCAACTGAGTTTAGAATTGATCCAGGTCAATTAAGACGATAACGTTCTTTTAAAATCTCATATAATTTGTAACCATCTTCATCATCAATAAAAAATTGGTTTTCATCGTATATATCCGAGATTATAATACCATCTTTATCTTCAATTATGTCAATCGAAGTTAATTGATGAACATCATCATAAAATGGGTTTTCATCGAAATCATCAAACGGTAGTAAAGATTTTGTTGGTTTTGGTTCATTATATTTAAATTCATATTTTTTTAAACCAAGATCTTTTACCATGTTTTTTCCTGATTCAATTGCTCTTTGAACGTCATCGATACAAACAAATTCGTTTGCTGTGTGCATATTATAATAACCACATGACATATTGATACAAGATAGATCAGATTGTTGTTTAATCATCATAATATCGGTATATGGATGAGACTGAACCATCATTTCATTACCAAACCCTTTTGTGATCGCTTCAAGTGATAATTTAAAAAACTCTCCTTCTTTATCAAATAAAGTGGTTCCAAAACAAGATTGAGAAATTAAATGATCTCCTGGTGCGTCATATTGAACGCAGTAACCAACGTCTTTTAAAAACTCTTTATCAACAAATTTTGATCCGTGACAACCCGTTTCTTCTGAAACAAAAAATGCCACTTTAACTTTGTCTAATTGAGATAGAAGTTCCAAACAAATATAAATTCCACATTTGTCATCACCACCAATTCCTGTTGGTTTATCATCTTTATCATATGCTTTTAAACATAAAACTTGATCTTTTCCGAAATCTTTTCCAAATGTAAATGGGCGAACAAGTTGTTCTTCTTTAACAACTATTTTTTCAACAAGTTCATGAACCGTGTCTGTATGAGAAATAAACATGGGATAAAACTCGTCATCTTCTAATGAGCCTTTTGTTGCGTATATGTTATTATGATCATCGTAGTTATAAATCACACCTTCCATACCCTCAAGAACTGACAATATGTATTCAACCATTTTACTTTCTTTATAAGTCTTGGTTGGGACAGATAAGAGTTCTTTAAATTTTTCTATATTCATTTTATATTATTTCTACAAATATAGATTTATTTTTTGACTATACAAAGTATTTATTAAATAAATTACAAAATTATGAATAAAAGTTTTAGCAAAATTAGACACATTCAAGAAGCAAACTTGATGTTAGAAAGTAGAAGACTAGAAGAAAAATCAAGACATTTGTTGATGGAAGACGAAGGTATAACACAATCAAATACCCCAACCATATATATTTATTTACCATATACGTTAGATCCAAAAAACCAATCTAAAAAATACAATCCACTTGGAAGAGCAAAATTTACAATAATTGGGCAAAAAACACCTGGTGGAGGTTTTAATACTGATGAATATAAAAAAATAACCGCCATGGCGTTTGATGATGTTGCTGCGGTTGGCATTACAACTAAAGCTACGGACACAAGTAATGGAAATATTTCAGGTTCATTTGGATTAACTCAAGAAATGTATGACAAATTAAAAGTAGAACTTGGTAAACCTATGCAAGCCGGTTCTCAAAAAATGTTTATCAATTTTAGCGGTGATAGTAAATACGCATCTTTTCAAATTGCCGACTATAACGCAACACCAACTCAAAAATAAATTAAAATAACTATGAAACAATTTATAATCTCAGAACAAGAAAAACAAAGAATTTTGGAAATGCATCAAAATGCAACATCAAGACAATATTTGATGGAAGGGGCAAGTGATACAGCAACTTTGTTTGTAAATGAATTCAACCGTGTTATGGCAGCATATAAAAAGGGTGATACTACTATGGCAACATACACCGCAAACTATAACAAGGGTATTGATGATTATCACGGAACTATTTCTATACTTGAAAATGGAAAAGTAAAAGTTACATCTCCAAGAGATTTTGGTGTTGCAATAACTAAAGTTTTAGAAAGTCCGGCAACTCCATCACCTGCAGTAGACCCCATATATAAATCTAATGATGTTACCTATAAATTATCAGTTTTTCAATCTACATTTATAGATTCTGTTAAAACTACTTTTACAGACGCAAATACATCTAATTACATTCAAACAGCAATTAGAAGTGGTATGGATAAAGTTAGAGCCGCTGTTAAATAATCAACAAAAATTTTTTTCATTGCTCTTTGATGATTTTGTATTTTATAAATTTGTTATAAATTACATAAGATTCCTGTATGTTAAAATACGCCGCAATTTCATTGAATGGATTTAGGTTCAGGATCAAACCTACATTGAATCCTTTAACCAAGATGTCAATTTGAATAAAATTTTGATTTTTTGACGTTTTTATAGGGTATGTCATTTTTAATGTATCGTTCCTATAAAAATCTAAATAATTTTGTGTTGTATTAATAAAGTATTTACAACCTGCCGGTAAAATTTTATCATACAAATTACTATCAAAAATTTCGTCAATTTTCTGTGAAGTATCTCCGTAAAATGGTTGAGTTTCATATACCTCAATAATAATATTTTGAGAGAAGGAAATTAAAAAAAATAACAAACTGATGATTAAAAAAAGTTTTTTCATTTTGATTTTTTATGAAGATTTGACAATATTAAACTTGATCATTTTTTTAACTGTGGTCATTTGATCGGCATTCCAGTACCACAAAACATTATCACCATCATTTCCAATGTGAACAATCAAACCGTAATCAAATCCTTTTTCCAATATTTTTACAACAAAAAGTCCATCACCACCACGAATTACATCAACAGGTAAAACACTTAAAAGTTCTTCACCAACAAAGTAAGAAGATGTCTTTTCATCTAAATCAATGACATATGTTGTTTTTGTAACCTCAAGATCACTAACCACATCAGGACTCATAATTACAGAATCTAAAGTTGTATTTCTATAAGAAATTAATTCTTGTCTTTCGAAAATTTCAATTACTAATTTTTGAGAAAAACTAAATAAAGATAACAAAAGACCGAAGGTTAAAAGAAATGTTTTCATGTTGTATTTGTTTATTTCTACAAATATATAAAAATTAATTAAAGAAAAAAAATGTTTTTAAAAAATTTGATATATTTTTACTTATACATTGTTAAAACACAATAAAAGGTTGGGGTGTTTTCATAATACAAATTACCATAATAAATTGTATTTGATATCTTAGACCCAACACAAACACCATCATATTTAAGACTAAGTAAAAGAGCGTTATGTGTTGGAGATTTTTTCCATATTTCTAATACTTTATTTGCTCTTTCTTCATCTGTTTTTTTATCATCGAAAGTGCATAAATTCTCACCAATATATTCATAATTGTAACCATACAGGTATGTAATTCGATCAGAAAAATTATCAAAAGTTTTTCCAAAAGAAGATGGAATCTTTTGGGAGTGATCAACTGGCATTGTTGATGTCTCGACCATATAGTTTAGCATCTGTGTATTTGCTAATTTTGCCTCTGAAGAATATTTTAATGGTGTTAAATTATATTCTTTTCGATATTGATTAACTTTTTTAATGATTATATCATTTACAGTTTGACCAAAGTTGTGAAAGAAAATAAAGAAGATAAAAATTGATAATGTTTTCATTTGTAAAGTTACTAAACAAATTTATAAAAATTTTTTGAATTACTATCTTTTTATTCGCTTTTTTTCCTACTTCTTTTTTTTGGTTTTTCTTCTTTTTCAACTACGATGATTTCATCATTTTCAACTTTGAAAACATATTCCTTATTTTCTTCAATTTCCGACATTAATATTTTTTCTGAAATTAAATCTTCAATTTTTTCTTGAATTGCTCTCTTGATTGGTCTTGCTCCAAAGGTTTCATCAAAACCTACTTTAGAAATATATTCAATTAAATCATCGTTGTAAGAAAAGATATAATGTTTTTCTAAAACTCTACTTAATAGTTTATCAATTTCAAGTTTTGTAATTTGATCAATATGACTTTTTTCTAAACTATTGAAAATAATAACATCGTCAATTCTATTCAAAAACTCAGGTGCAAAAAACTTTTTTAGTTCTTTTTTCAAAACGTCTTGTTTTTCTTCTTCTAAAACGACATCACTTTTTGTGGTCTTGAAACCAACTCCAGTTCCAAAATCTTGTAATTTTTTTACTCCAATGTTGGAAGTCATAATAATTAAACAATTTTTGAAGTTAATTTTACGACCTAATGAATCTGTAATATGACCATCATCTAACAACTGAAGAAGTGTTGAGAAAATGTCTTTGTGTGCTTTTTCTATCTCGTCAAATAATATAACAGAGTAAGGTTTGTTTTTTACTTGTTCTGTTAATTGACCCCCATCATCATGACCAACATACCCTGGAGGTGATCCAATAAGCCGCGATATTGTGTGTTTTTCTTGGTATTCACTCATATCAACTCGAATCATATTATCAGGACTTCCAAAGATTTCTTTTGCTAATTGTTTTGCTAAATAAGTTTTACCAACACCAGTTGACCCCAAAAATATAAACGAACCGATCGGTTTATTTGGGTCTTTGATTCCCATTCTGTTTCTTCTGATTGCTTTTGAAATCTTGTTAACAGCAATTTCTTGACCAATAACTTTCGAATTCAAATTTGAACTCAAATTAATTAAATTATTTTTTTCATCAACATTAATATTAGAAATAGGAATTTTTGTCATGTTAGATACTACTTCATAAATTAGTTCTTCCGGTATGTTTCGTTTGCTATTTTTTAAAAATTCCTCAAATTTTTTCTTCTCTAAATCAAGTTTAGAAATAACATTTCTTTCACGATCACGAAGTTCGGCCGCTTGTTCGTAATCTTGTTTTTTAATTACGTCTATTTTTTCTTGTTTGATTTTATTTGCTTCTTCTTTTAAATCTTCTATTTCTTTTGGTAATTTAACATCAATTTGCATTCTTGCTCCAACCTCATCCAATATATCAAATGCTTTGTCAGGAAATTCTCTGTCTGTGATATAACGATCTGCTAATTCAACGAATATTTTTAAAGTATTTTCATCATAGGTAACTTTATGGTGATCTTCATATTTTGATTTACTTAACATTAAAATTTCTAATGTTTCTTCTTTTGAAGATGGATCAACTATAACTTTCTGAAAACGTCTCTCAAGCGCTCCGTCTTTTTCAAAGTTTGTTCGGTATTCGTCAAGTGTTGTGGCACCAATACACTGAATTTCTCCTCTTGAAAGTGCTGGTTTGAAGATGTTTGAAGCGTCTAACGAACCTGAACTATTTCCTGCTCCTACAATGGTGTGAATTTCGTCTATAAATAAAATAATATTTGGAGCCAATTGTAATTCTTCAATAATTACTTTCATTCTTTCTTCAAATTGACCTCTGTATTTAGTTCCGGCAACTAATGAATTCATATCTAATGATACAATTCTTTTATCCATAAGATTTTTGGGACATTCACCATTATGAATCATCATTGCTAAACCTTCTACAATTGCCGTTTTTCCTGCTCCAGGTTCACCGATTATGATTGGATTATTTTTTTTCCTCCTTGAAAGAATTTGAGCAATTCTTAAAATTTCTTTTTTTCTTCCGATAACAGGATCCAATTTTCCTTCTTGTGCTAACTTATTCAAGTCTTTACTAAAATTATCTAAAACAGGAGTTGTGCTATCACTCTTTTTTTTAGATTTGTCATTTCCTTCGTCCATAAATTCTAACATAATTTTTTTTATAAATAATAATATTAATAAAATAAAAAGTCCATAATTGTCATAATGTCAGTTTATTTTTTCTAAATTATTATTTTACTGACAATTTGTCAGATAATATTGGTTGGTATAATTTTTCATATAAAAAAATCAAAATAAACCTATAAAAAAAATAAAAAAAATGTTTAATTGGAACGAATTTGACAAATTATTAAATGAAATTTTTTCTTCATCTTTCGATGATAAAAACTGGACTAAAAATACTTATAGATCAAAAGATGGTTTGTATTCTATGTCTTTTATGACAAGAAATTTTAATAATGAAAAACCTACTGATGAATTATATGTGTTAAAAGAAAAGTTAAACTTGGCGGTTAGAGAAGAAAATTTTGAAGAAGCGGTAAATTTAAGAGATGAGATAAAAAAGTTAGAAAAAAACAAAGAAGAGTTATCAAAGTTGAAATTTAAATTGGACGAATGTATTCGAACCCAAGACTTTGAAAAAGCGATACAATATCGAGACCAAATAAAATCTCTTAAGTAATTTAATCCACCTTTATGGTGGATTTTTTTTTATATGTGTATATTTATTATCAAACACAAAAAATTATGAATGTGAATAGATTTAAACAATTATTAGAATCAAAGTTAGGTAATGTCAAACCTTTATTATTTGAACAAAATCCAACTGGTGATACTCCTTCACAAAATTTAGATCAAGGAAAAACCGTAAAAATTAACGGAAAAGACATACCTACGTATAATGATGCAACAAAAAAAAATGCAACATATGGTCAACTTTTGTCTCAAGCCTACAATAACCAAGTTGTTGATAATACAGGAGGTGGTGTTTTTTCTAAAATTTCAGATGTTGATCAAAGTTTAGTAGATTATGTAGTAACAGTCACAGGAAAAAAAGGAGGTTCATGGGTAGTTGACTGTGATGAAATTGAAAATAAAGGGAACGCAAATTATGGTAAATTAAATAGTTTTATTGGTGGACCTAATTTGCCGTTAACAGATAATTCAAAATTAATGTTTAAAAGATACTGTGTTGCAAATTTCCCAAAACAAAACTTTTCTTGGAAGGCTACAACCCCACTTTACGACAATTAATTTTTTTTATTCACTTTTGTTTTTCTTAAAATAACTTTTTATAAAAAAATGTTATGGCAATTACAAGTGAAATAATTAGTGGATTTACAATTTTAAATGAAGTAGAGTCATCTAACATCGTTAGAACTGAATACGATACATCAACAAAAAAAATGATTGCGGAATTCAAAAATGGTATGAGATATGAGTATGATAATGTCCCACATCAAAAATATACCGAATTTAGATCAGCTCAATCACAAGGAAATTATTTTAATAAAAACATTTCTAAAACTTATCCATACAAGAAACTATAATTAGAAAGTATTTATCTATATGAATACAACAGAACTAATTAAAAGTTTTGAACCACAAAAAGAATTAAATCCTAAAATATGGATTAAAGAGGGTAATTCATATACTATGAAACCCGAAGTAAGAAATCGTTTGTTGGAAATCGCCAATCAATTTATAGAATATCTTAAAATAGACATAATTGTTACAGATATTGTTTTAACAGGTTCTTTAGCAAATTATAATTGGTCAAAATATTCTGATTTTGACATTCACATAATTGCAAATTTCAATCAGTTTCTACCTTCCCAAATCGACTTGTATAAAGAATTATTTATGTTAAAAAAAGCGATCTTTAACAAAGATCACGACATTAGAATTTTTGGTTATGAAACAGAATTATATGTAGAATCGGAAGATGAAGCACATTTTTCAAGCGGTATATATTCATTATTATATAATGATTGGCAAAACAAACCAAAAAAAGAAGATATAGAAATAGATAAAAACACAATTAAAAGAAAGGCAAAGCAGTGGATGGACAATATTGATAAAGTGTTGGAAAATATTGAAGGTGAAGATATTGAAGATGCTAAAGAATTAATTTCCAAATACAAGGACAAATTAAAAAAATTCAGAACTTGTGGTCTTCAAAAAGGAGGCGAATATTCTTCAGAAAATTTGGTGTTTAAAATCCTAAGAAGAAATGGATATTTAGAAAAATTAAGTGAAGCATCACACAAGATTTTAGAAAAGGGATTGTCAATGAAACAATAATTAATCAGAATTTCAAACAAATATATTTATTGATATATTTATTAAGAAAAAAATAATTCATAATACAAAAAATAATTATGGCAGGAATTAAACCTATCGGAAGTGAAAAACTTCAAGGAACAGACAAATTAAGACGAATAATGGAAATTGCTCGTTATAATGAAAATATCCCACAAAGAAATAATGATATTCAATCAAGTGAGTATAAAATCAGTTTGGCGGATGGTAATTCTTATGAGATTATCAAAGAAAGACAAGGATATATCATTAAAAAAACTATTAATGAGTCTGAAACTGAATACATAGACAATATTAAAGGAAGAAAATATTATTCTTCATATTCACAAGCATTAAAGAGATTAAATCTAATGACAAAAGAAATTAATACTCTTTTTGAAAATGAAGAAGGGACACCACTTTTAGGGGAGCAAAAAAAAAAGTTCATACTGAAAAGTAAAAAACCAAAAACAACGGAAGGTCCTGAATCAGAAACCACAGAACCCGCTCCCGCAACTCCTGCTCCTGAACCCGCACCAGAAGCACCTGCTCCCGCACCTGATATGGGTGGAGAAGAACAAGCAATGCCAGCACCTGATATGGGAGGATCACCAATGGAAGAACCGGCTCCTGATATGGGAGGATCACCAATGGAAGAACCGGCTCCTGATATGGGAGGAGAAGAACAACCAATGCCGGCACCTGATATGGGAGGAGAAGAAGAAGAGGAAGAAGTTGATGTTGAAGAAAAACCAAAAGAAAAAAAGGTATCAGAACTTAAAAGAATACAAATTTTAACAGGTAAGTTAGCCCAAAAAATAAGATCGTATGAGGAAGAAAAAGAATTGGACGCTAAAGACATAAAATATATTATTAACTCTATTTTATCTGCGATTGATGTTGATGCTTTAGACGAAGACGATATTGAACAAATTATTTCTAAACTTGAGGGGGTTGAAGAAGAAGGTGAAGAAAAAGGAGATGAAGAAGAAATAAAAGTTAGAAAGAAAAAAATAGAAGAACCTGAAATGGGTAATGAAGATGTGGCTCCTGAACCACCACAAGAACCTGAAATGGCCGAAGGATATGACAATTTTGGCGACGCATTCCAAGACCTATTAGGTGGGGCATATTCTAATATCGCAATCAGAAATATGCAAGGCGAAAAAACTGAGTCTATGACACATCATTTTGATAACGAATTTGATGATCAAGACGAATATCACAGAGAAAGAAGAAGGGGAAGAAAAAATTATCCCAATGTTGATAGATTTGAACATGGGACTTTTGCCGAATCCAAAGTAGATAAAGTTTTGTCAAAATATTTTCTTACAAATGAAGATGACAACAATAACTATCAAAAATCAAAAGAAACTAAGACAAACCAACTTTACAAACAAAATAAAGAAAATGTTATTAGACTTTCTGAATCAGGAAATCAATTAGATGTTTCTTTGAATTATATTAAACAAAATCCAAGAACAAGATTGATAGGATTATCAACAAGAGGAAATTTAATTTTTAAAGACGGACTTAACGAAACTAAAATCACAAAAAATGGTGATATTATATGAATCGATTGATTTATATTAATGGTTTAGGTCCAAACTATAAAGGGGACAATATTTATGAATTTATTTTTTCCGACACTTTGGAAGTTTTTGGTGAAAATTGGGAATCAAAACCAGCAAATGGTTATCCATCACCACCTGACTTAGAATATATCAGAAAAGTTGGAACTATGATAAATGAAGAAATATCTTTTGATTTGGTTCAAAATTCAGATGTATTTTCTTTGATTGATTCTATGGATGGAGTTATTGCTATGGGTTGGGAGGTTGAAACCGATAACATTGATTTTTCATTAGTAAAACGTTTAGTTTTTCACTTTGGAGAATCTGAAGAAGATGTTAAAAACAAACTATATGAAAGAGATATAGTATTACAATTTGAAAAAAAAGTGGTTTATGAAAACTAAAAAAAATATTTTATTTTTGCTTGAGAACGGATTATCTTCTAATACAATTTCGTCATTGTCTAATAAACAATTTGGTTTGTTGGTTGAAAAGTTCAAAAAACTAAACAAAAGAGAAAATAAAGAAGCGGTTACACAAAAAGTTACAACCAGTTATGAAATACCAAACGCCGATTTAGAAAAAGGAACTACAATACCTGAAGTTCCAGGTAAAAAAATGGTAATTCAAAAAACAAACACAGGTATAAAAGCAACCCCAACTGAAGAAATACAAGAAGATGAAACTGATGATGTTACATCTTCAAACGCTTTAGGTGATTTATCTTTACAATCATATACAGGGCAAGAAGCTCCTCATGATGCTAATGATCAAGCCTGTGATGGTATGGACGATGATTCTTGTAATGATAGAGGTAATGAAGGAATTGCGGAATCTAAATTAAACGAAAAGTTCGAATCAAAAGCCCAACAAGGTTTATTTTGGGCTCGTTGTAATAAATGTTCTTCTAAAAATTGTAAATGGTGTAAAATGGCAAAAGAGTTTTCTGATTCTACAACAAAAAAAGAATATAAAAACATGCCAGAAAAAAAACATCCCGAGAAAACTGTAAATTATAAAAAAAGTGAAACTAAAGAAAGTTTACAAAAATATTTGGAAGATAAAATTGAAAATATTGTTGAAAACAATATTGAACCAAAAATGTCAAAAAAAGATTTGGTTAATACAATCAAAAAAAAAATAAAAAAATCTGATTCTATGATTATTCGTAAACCAAAAAAATTGACAATGTTTTCTGACCAAGCACCCATGGAATTACCAATCGGTAAAATGTTTTCTATTGGTAAAAAGTAATCTTTACAACAAAAACCCAAGATTGATATTTATGTAATATGGGTTTATCTAAAGAACAAGTTTTAATTGAATATGCTAAATGTATGAGCGACACTCCATATGCTCTTAGAACATATTTACAAACATATGATAATACCGTGTCAAAATACGTTCCTTTGGAGCTATTCCCTGATCAAATTTCTTTATTAAAAGATTACGAAGAATACGAAGAAAATATTGCGTTAAAATATAGACAAGCGGGAGTATCTACGGTAACAGCCGCTTGGATTTCAAAAAGACTGGTATTTGCAAAAAAAACACAACCTGAAAAAATTCTAATAATTGCCAACAAACTTGATACCTCGATGGAGATGTCAAATAAAATTAGAACATTTGTTGATCAATGGCCATCTTGGGTTGGTGCTGGATTTTCTGCCGAGAAAAATTCACAAAGACATTATAAATTAAATAATGGTTCCGAGGTTAAGGCGGTAGCGACTTCAAAAGACGCTCTTCGTGGGTTTACACCAACAATACTTATTTTTGATGAGGCGGCGTTTATTGAGGCCGATGGTGACTTTTGGGCCGCTTGTATGGCGTCCCTATCTACGGGTGGTAAAGTAATTGTAATATCAACACCAAACGGATATGATGCAATTTATCACGACATATACGATCAGGCATTAAAAGGAATGAACCAATTTAAAATTTCTGAAATGTTTTGGTATAGAGATCCAAGATATACAAAGGATTTATATTTAGTTCCAACAGAAGATTTAGTTCATTATCTTTTGAATCGAGAAGAATATGATGATTCAAAAAATATTTCCCTTTCACACATAGATCCCTATGAAAGAGATTATGAAGAATTAAAACATTTTTTCAAACAAGGATATAAACCATGTTCTTCTTGGTATGAAAAAATGGTTAAAAAACTTAAATACGACAAACGAAAAATAAACCAAGAGTTAAATTGTGAATTCTTGGGTTCGGGAGATAACGTATTTGACAACAAACAACTTGAGGACATAAAAAATGATTTTTTACAAGATCCAGTATCAAAACTTATGGGAAATTCGCTTTGGATTTGGAAAGATCCGATTGAAGGTCACAAATATATAATGGGTGTTGACGTATCTCGTGGCGACAGCGAGGATTATTCAACTATTCAAATTATTGATTTTGATGATAGAGAACAAGTTTTAGAATATGTTGGAAAAATTCCACCTGACACACTAGCAGAAGTTGCATACAAGTGGGGTATTATGTATAATTGTTTTGTCGTTGTCGATATTACAGGAGGTATGGGTATTACAACTGTAAGAAAAATGCAAGAACTTGGATATAGAAACTTATATGTGGATGGTGTCGATGCTTTTAATGTTTGGTCATCAAACAAAGGTAATAGTGAAAAAATACCGGGAATTAATTTTAATAATAAAAGAGTTCAGATTATTGCATCCTTTGAAGAAGCAATAAGACACAAATTTAAAGTAAAAAGTGTTCGTTTATTTAGTGAAATGAACACGTTTGTTTATGTTAATGGAAGACCTGATCACCAAAAAGGACAACATGATGATTTAATCATGGGAATGTCGATGGCTATTTATGTTGGGGAGTCTTCTTTTTCAAGATTAGAAAAAGCAACCGAACAAGCAAAATCAATGATTGATTCTTGGGCGGTTGTAAATAACGATTCGGTAAAAAAAGAAATAGAGTTTAATCCTACAATACCTAACGATAACGTATTGAGAGAAAGAGCGGGATTTCAAAATAATGGACCAACCAGAGATGATTATCAAAAATATGGTTGGTTATTTGGGGGAATAAGAAGATAAAAAAATGGGACTAAGTTATAGAAAGAAAAATGGAAAAATAGCCAACGGATCAAGACTTATTGTTCCTGGTCAGCAGTATCTTGGACAAAAAGTTTTTGAGCCAACTTTTAAAAACAAAAAATCAGCACCAATCGATCGAGATTTATTAGAACAAATATTGCCGTTTTTAACACCCCAACCAACTCCATCAGTGACACCAACAAATACACCAACTAATACCCCTCAACCATCACAATCACCAACTAATACACCCACACCAACACAAACCCCGACAAATACACCAACCCCAACTCCAACACCACCTATACCTTTACCTCCAACAAACATTAGTATCCCTGTGGTTTCAGGAGTAAATTCAGTTGGTTCGGTATTATTAACCTCTAACGGGACGTGGAGTAATTCACCAACATCTTTTACTTATCAGTGGTATAGTGTAAATTATTCAGGTGGAAGTCCTACTTTAATAACAGGAGCGACTAATTCTTCTTACTTACTAACACAATCTGAAGCAAACACTTACGTTTATTGTGAAGTAACGGCAATAAATCTATATGGTAGTGGAGTTGCTAATAGCAGTAATAACACCAATTATATTTACGATAGTGATTATTATGCAATTTACACAGGATACACAATAGGACCTCCTTCGGTTGGACAAAGTATTTTACAAAATCAATTAATGTTAGGTGTTAAATCATCTGGCGCTTGGGCTAAGTTAGATTATTTCATAGTTTGTGCAACAGACGGAGATGAGTTTTATGCCCTAACTGATTGGAAAACTAACACCAGAAACTCGGTCGCTTACAGTGGTTATACGTTTATTCCGAACCAAGGATTCTCTTTAGATGGTGTGAGTGGTTATATTGATACTCAGTTCAATCCATTTACAAGTGGTGTCAATTATCAAACTTCACAATCATCAAGGTATTTTATGCCATATTCGGTAACGTCTGGAGTTTTTGATGGTATAGGAACAACACCAAATTCATATATAAACAGCTTTCAGTTAGGAAATTCGTTAGCACAACGAATTAACCAAGGTCCTTTTGATCTTAATACTGCGTTTAATTATCTAAACGACCCAAGTGGACCAAAAAACATTCCATCAGTTAAATCAATTCAAAGACTTGGTAGTCAATCTCTTAGACTTTCTAATGGAACATCTATAACTGCCAGATTGTCATTTGTAACATCCGTTCAGAACAACAATCAGTTTATCGGAAGATCAGGAATCAACTTCGGAAATCATATTGTTGCTGGATATGCTATGGGTGGTTATTTGGGTAGTCAAAACACCGCATTTGTGACAGCATGGAATACTTATATCAACGCCATATAGCATAAGGAAAATATCATAAAAGACAAATTACTATTGAAATATTTATATCTATAGTTAAATTATTAATATGGAAAATAATAATCAAAATCTTACGGTTTGGCAAAGATTGGCAAAAACCTTTGGTCCTGACTCTACTTTAGGTCAAGGGCAACCAGATTACAAATTAGATAAAAAAGAACTTTTAAAAACACAAGATAAGGCCGAATACGAAAGGGCTAAGTTACAAAATCAACAATCATTATATCTTAGCACCAATTGGGCTAAAGTAGAAAATAATCTTTATACACAAGCCGTTTACTATGAACCAACAAGATTGGCTGCGTTTTATGATTACGAATCGATGGAATATACTCCTGAAATTTCAACAGCTTTGGACATATATGCCGAAGAATCAACAACACCCGATCAAAATGGATACATTTTACAAGTTTATTCAGAGTCAAAAAGAATCAAAAGTATTTTAGTCGATTTGTTTGTTAATGTTTTAGATATTAACACTAATCTACCTATGTGGATTAGAAATATGTGTAAATATGGTGATAATTTTGTTTATCTAAAGTTAGATCACGAAAAAGGTGTTACAGGTTGTTTACAATTACCAAATATTGAAATTGAAAGATTAGAAAGGGGTATGGATTCTAGAACTTTTCAATCAACAATAAACGTTAACAGAAAGGCTTTAAAGTTTTCATGGAAAGCAAGAGACGCCGAGTTTAACACTTGGGAAGTTGCTCACTTTAGATTATTGGGTGATGATAGAAAACTTCCTTATGGAACGTCAATGTTAGAAAAAGCACGTCGTATTTGGAAACAATTGGTTTTATCTGAAGATGCGATGTTAATTTATAGAACATCAAGAGCTCCTGAAAGAAGGGTGTTTAAAGTATTTGTTGGGAACATGGATGATAAAGATGTTGAACCATATGTTCAAAGAGTTGCCAACAAATTTAAAAGAGATCAGGTTGTTGATAGAAAAACCGGAAACGTTGATTTACGTTTTAATCAAATGGCGGTGGATCAAGATTATTTCATACCTGTTCGTGATGCCACTCAAGCAAGTCCGATTGATACATTACCGGGAGCAACAAACCTTTCTGAAATTGCTGATATTGAATATATTCAAAAGAAATTGGTCACGGCATTAAGGGTTCCTAAAGCGTATCTTGGGTTTGAAGAACCAGTTGGTGATGGAAAAAATCTTTCTCTTTTGGATATTAGATTTGCTAGAACGATTAATAGAATTCAAAAATCGGCCATTGCCGAAATGAATAAAATCGCAATTATTCATTTATATTTAATGGGTTTTGAAGATGAATTATCAAATTTTACATTACAACTTACAAATCCATCAAAACAAGCGGACCTTCTAATGATTGATGTTTGGAAAGAAAAAGTAACGTTGTATAAAGATATGGTTAGTGAAATCGCTAAATCAATTCAACCAACTTCAGCAACTTGGGCTAAAAAACATATTTTTGGTTTTTCTGATGATGAAATTAAAAATGAATTATTACAAATTAGAATGGAAAGAGCGGTTTCTGCAGAACTCGATAACACCGCGACAATAATCACTAAGACAGGTATTTTTAGCACCGTAGATAGACTTTATCAACCAGTAACAGGAGGAACACCCACTAGTGGAGGAGCGGCCCCTGCTGGTGAAGAAGCGGGCGGTGGAGCACCACCACCACCTCCATCTGGACCTGAAGGAGGGGCACCACCCCCAGTACCAGAGTCGATAAAAAAAGATAAAAATAAATTGATTTTAGAATCTTTGGATGATGATTTTGATGAAGATGAATTTTTGGATTTTCAAAAAGTTAATAGCACACTAGGTGATTTAGACGACCATCTTTCAAAACTTCTTGGTGACTAATATTTATTAACATGAGTAAATTAGAAAAACTACCACAAAAAAATTTAAAGTTTATTCTAAAAAGAATGAATGAAGGTATTGAACAATTTGGTGATGGAAGACAATTAATATCCAGCTCAAATCAAAAAATCGTAAGGGACATTTTTAATGATATTGGAATGAATATTAATAATAAAGATATTGAGTTTGTTTTTGCGCTCTATAGAGATAACCCAAATTATTTAACTGAAGAAATTAACATACCTGAGTTACACGAATATGAAATTGTAACAAAAAGATATGCAAGTATTCAAGTTATAGAGTATTGGAAAAATACATATGAAAGCTACTTTGATGACATAGAAGGTGTTGAAGATTATACTTCTTGGTTTGGTGGATATGATTGGTGGAATGGTGAGATGATTGACCGAGACGAATATGATGAAGAAACTAGTGAAACGGAAATAGATGAAATAAATAAAATAAGTTGATATTTATAAAAAAAACAAAAAAAATGAAATTTGGTGAAATAAAATCAAAAATAGAAAATCAACTTACTGAGTCTTACAAGAAAAATTTATTTAAAGATAATTTTTTTATTTTTGAAGAGTTGGTTTTAAAAAATAAAAATATTTCTAAACTTTTTTTCTTGTATGATGAGTTATCAACAAAAAAAGGTTTATCAGAAAATATGGCCGTTGAGTTTGTAAACGAATCAATTATTGCTTACGAAAATTTGATAAATAAAATTCAACCAACACAACTAAAAGAATTAAATGCTTGGGCCGGTCATAACAAATGTGAAAATTCTTACAAAAACATTGATAATTTATTTTCCACAAACGTATTGGCTTTAGAACATAAAATTAAAAGTAAAAAATTAATTTTAGAAAGTTTGAAAGAACCACAAAAAGAAAAAAAAGAAATTATTAAAGTTCCTTTGAACTCTATGGTGTCTGTGGCAAACAAAACTATTTCTAAATTCATATCTACACTTTCTGAATCTGAAAGAAAAGAACTTAAAACTATTTTGAAAACACCAAAACAATCGTTGTTAGAAAATTATAATAACGAAAAGGAAAATGTTATTTCTAAACTTACTACACAAAAAGAAAATCAATCTGACATAGATACAATCAAAACTATTGATGAGGTTTTAGTCAAATTACAAAAGGAATCATTTTCAGAACTGAATTATTATAAAATAAAAAAATTAAACGAAGGTCTTTAATCTTTTTGGATTTTAGATTTTTGGTTATAAATCGCTTTTTTAGTTTGTTCTCTTTTTATTACAGAGGGTTTGACAAATTCCTTTCTTTCAAAAAGAATATTATTTTGTTTAGTTCTAATAACTTTTCCTTTTAAATCTTTTAAAGCCTTTTCAATATTACTTTTTTTTACTTCTACAATTAACATATTTTTTTGTTTGTTGATATAAATATAATAATTTATTAGAATTATACAAAAATAAACATTTCGCATATGAAAAAAATCTATGAAAAAAGGAAAAACAATCAAGTTGAGTGGATACAGAACATTCAAATCTCATTATGGAACAATTGATTCCACAAATTTAAAATCAATCTTTATAAATATTCAAAGTTGGGTTGAGCCAAAAGAAGAAATTGAAAATTGGAACAGAGTTGTATTAAATCTAACAAGATCAATAAAACATTCAGTTTTAGAAAACATAAACAAAAATGTATTTGACACAAAATTTATTGTAGATTTAGATTTAAGAACAAGCGGGATTCAATTAAAAAAGAAATCTTTTATGAATTTAGAAATAAATTTATTTCTTTTAGAACCTGTGGACTTCAAATCACAAAAATTAAAAAAACACGTTAAGTCTTTGATTAAAGAAATCTACAACGATACCATCAATAAAAATAAATATTTTAAGTTTTATTTAACCAAAAATGGAAATATAAAACCAATAAAAAAAGAAATTGAAGTTGGTTGATATTTATAAAGAAAAATATTAAATGGATAATTTAAAAATACTAGGCCCAAGAGATTCAGGTCGTGGGATTCTTGTTGAGTATGATGCGGGTTATATCGATCCGAATGAAAGAAGAAACTTATCTATGATAAGAGAGAATCGTGATATGTTAGATCACTCAAAACCTTTTGAGTTTTATGCCGTATTACAAAAATATAACACCCCAAATAGAAACGGAAGAATATATCCCGAAAAGATTTTAAAAAGGGAGGCCGAAAATTATAAAAAAATGATTCAAAAAGGAACCGCCCTTTCTGAATTAAATCACCCAGAATCATCTTTGATTGATTTAGATAGAGTTTCACACGCAATTACTGATATATGGTGGGAGGGTCCTGTATTATTGGGTAAATTAAAATTACTTACAAGCCCAGGTTTTCACGAAAGAGGTATTGTATCAACAAAAGGAGATTTAGCCGCAAACTATCTTCGTCAGGGGGTTACTTTAGGTATATCATCTCGTGGAGTTGGGTCACTTAAAAAAGTTGGTGAGCAAAACGAAGTTCAGGATGATTTTGAATTAATTTGTTTTGACTTGGTTTCTTCACCATCAACACCTGGAGCGTATCTTTTCAATGATCCAAAAGAAAGATTTAACTTTGAAGAAAATCTTGACGAGGAAAAAAGAATTAACGCAGAAAGACATATTGGTGAAACAGGATCTAAATCGCTTGACTTAATGAATAGATTGTCCGATTATTTGAATAAATAACAAATTATGGACGAAAAATATTTTATAGCAAAAATTACAACCGATATGGTTGATACCGAAACAGGAAAAATTAAAAAAATGAGAGAAGAAAAGTTGGTAAAAGCATTTTCACCAACCGATGTTGAGGCCAAGGTAACCAAAGTTTATGAAAATTATACAATGGCTTGGAGAATAACTTCAATTTCAGAAAGTAAAATTGACGAGGTTATAGAATCATAAAAAATTAACTTTTTAACTTAAAAAAAATTGGGAAGAGACAATAGTCTTTTCCCTTTTTTTTTTGTTTTATTTAAAAAAACAATAACTTTTTCTTTTTTATTGATATTTATTAGAAAAATATTTTATAAAAAGTATGACAAATAACAGAAATGTAGTAGAAGATGCTCTTTTTCAAATCAAGAATTTGGAAGAAACTCTACAAGAAAATGCAAAAGGAATACTTCATTCTACAATGAGTGAAGAAATCAGACAATTAGTAAAAGAATCTCTTAGAGAACAAGATGAAGAAGAGGTTGAAGACGATGAAGTCGAAGTTGATAACACGCCAGAAGATGACGACATGGGAACTGAAGACGAAATGGAAATGGATGATGAAGACATGGACATGGAAGATGAAGACATGGAAGATGAAGACATGGAAGATGAAGACATGGAAGATGAAACTATTGATATGACTGGAGCGTCTGACGCGGAAGTCTTAAGAGTTTTTAAAGCCATGGGAGATCAAGACGGAATCGTTGTTAAAAAAGAAGGTGAAAACATTCACCTAACTGATGGTGATAATGAGTATATGATCCATTTGGGAGAATCAGAAGAAGACCATATGATGGAAATGGACGATGAGTTTATGGAAGATCATGATGGTGAAACAATCTATGAAATAGAAATGGATGAAGAATCTGAAGAAGATACTGTCTATGAAATAGAAATGGATGAAGACGATAACATGATGGAAATGGATGACATGATGGAAATGGATGACATGATGGAAATGGATGACATGGATGACATGGAGGAAATGGATGACATGGAGGAAATGGATGACATGGAGGAAGATTATGACTCAGTTATGGAATCAGTTAAAAAAGCAATTAAAGCTAAAGGTGTTGGTATTGGAAAAGGTCCCAAGTTTAACTACGACAAAAAACCTAACATGAATGGAGGTTTTGATGAAAAAAGAAAAGAAGCTTTTGGAAAAGGTACTAAAGCGATGGGAACAGGAAAAGCCAAATTTGAATATAAAGAAGAAAAACAGTGGGGAGGAAACAAAGGTGATTATAAGAGATCAAAAGGTCAAAAATTAGGAGACGTTAAAGGTCACTATAAAGACTATGAAGGAAAAAAACACCAAACTAAAAAAGCCGAAACTAAAGAAGCTTCAAGAACATTGGGTAATGGATCTAAGGATGGTAGCCGTGGTCTTAGAAAAGCAAGATTAAACAACAGAAACATGGAGTTTAATCCATTTAATCTTTCTGAATCAAATGAAATAAACACTTTGAGAGAAAAAAATGAAGAATACAGAAAAGCTCTTGATGTGTTTAGAACAAAATTGAACGAAGTTGCTGTTTTTAATTCCAACTTGGCTTACTCAACAAGATTGTTTACTGAACATTCAACAACAAAACAAGAAAAAATAAACATTCTTAAAAGATTTGATAATGTTGAATCTTTGAAAGAATCAAAAAATCTTTACAGAACCATTAAAAATGAATTAGGAAATGGTGTAAGTACAGAAAACTCAATAAACGAATCAATCGAAAGAACTGTGAATAAAACTGTCTCTACAGGTTCATCAGCGAATTTAATTGAATCAAAAACGTATGAAAATCCACAATTCTTGAGAATGAAGGATTTGATGACAAAAATAAAATAAACAATAAATAATAAAAACCAAAAAAAATGGGAGCATTATTAGAATCAGGTCTTGTAGGTAACATCGGGTTAAAACACCTTAAAGTTATCAAAGAAGACACAATTAACAAATGGGACAAATTAGGGTTCCTTGAAGGTCTTAAAGGCCACCTAAAAGAAAACGTAGCTCAATTATATGAGAACCAAGCATCTTTCTTGATTAACGAAGCATCTTCAGATGGTACTTCTAACGGAGCATTTGAAACAGTTGTTTTCCCAATCGTAAGACGTGTATTCTCTAAATTGTTGGCTAACGACATCGTATCTGTACAAGCTATGAATTTACCTATCGGTAAATTGTTCTATTTTGTACCAAGAATCCAAGGATATCAAAACCCATCTTCATTAGACGCTAACGGATACCCTTCAACCGGAGTTGCAAATGCTGGTGGTGATCACTATGCACCTTATGGAGCTCCAAACGGACCAAACGATGTAAACGCTGGTTATCCACCAAATGGTCCTTATCCTTACAAAAAAGATCTTTACGATTTATTCTACGAAGGAAATGAGGCAGGATTAGATCCTCCAGGATTGTTTGACTACTCTAAAGGTAAGTGGACTGCAGTAACCGCTAACACTACGGTACAAAAATGGGCTGGTAGTAGTTTAGTTGATGCGACTTTAACTGAATATTCTGGAAACACAAGAAAAGTTCTTATGAAACTTTGTGGTTTCGCTAATGCTGGTACAGGAAAACTTATCGGACCAGATGGTAACGAAATGGATACTGAATCTTTCCTTTCCGATCTAAGAATCTATGGAACTTCAGTTATTTCTGCATCAACTACACCTTGTAATGTATTTACAAGTACTTATAACAATCAAACTGTATTTGTTCCTCTATTGTTTAGAGTTGTAACTCAAATTTACGGACAAGGAATTGTTACACCTACAAGTACTAATACCGCAACTGTCTTTGGAAATAGCGGAAGTGCTAACGGTACAAACATTGGTGATGGTGGTAATTATAACAACGTTTGCTCACAAGACGGTTGTATCTACCTTGAAGTAGATTTATCTTGTCCAGTATGTGCTGATTGTAACTCAACATCATTGGATGGTTACACAGGAACTACTATTTATTCAGGTACTTCTGGTGGTTCATTCTTGGCTTGGTATAGAAGATATGCTGAAATGGAATTCGAAGATCAAATTGGTGAGGTTTCTTTTGACCTTGAGTCAGTAACTGTATCTGTTACAGAAAGAAAACTAAGAGCACAATGGTCTCCTGAATTAGCACAAGACGTTGCCGCATTCCATAACATCGATGCTGAAGCTGAATTGACAGCGTTGTTGTCAGAACAAGTTGCGGCTGAAATTGACCGTGAGATCTTACGTGACCTACGTAAAGGTGCCGCATGGCAATTACGTTGGGACTACAACGGATGGAGAAGAGTTGGATCTACAACATCTTACACTCAAAAAGACTGGAACCAAACTTTGATTACAGCAATTAACCAATTGTCAGCACAAATCCACAAATCTACTTTGAGAGGTGGTGCTAACTGGATCGTTGTTTCTTCTGAGGTTTCTGCTATCTTTGACGATTTAGAATACTTCCACGTATCTAACGCGGCTCCTGATCAAGACCAATACAACATGGGTATTGAAAGAGTTGGTACATTGTCTGGACGTTACCAAGTTTATCGTGATCCTTACTTCCCAGCAAACCAAGTTTTGATTGGACACAAAGGAACTTCATTGTTAGACACAGGTTACATCTACGCACCGTATGTTCCTCTACAATTGACACCTACAATGTATAACCCATTCAACTTCACGCCAATCAAAGGTATTATGACCAGATACGCGAAGAAGATGGTAAATAACAGGTTCTATGCCAGAATTACAGTTGATGGAGTTCGTACATTCGATTTAAGAGAATTGAGATAATCAAATCTTTAAATAATCACAAAAAAGGTCAGAGAAATCTGACCTTTTTTATTATAATAAAAAAACAATTGATTTTTTGGTTAAATATAATATATTTATATTATATGAAGAAGTACATCCCAACTCAAGAAACGATAGAAACAATTGTTAACATGTACAACGATGAGCTTTTAGGTTCACATAGTATATCCAAAAAAGTTGGTTTAAATAAACAAATTGTTTTGCGAATTTTAAAAGAAAATGGAGTTAATTTAGGTCCATCAGGTAGAAGATTTATTGGGGGTAGAGAAGTTGCGATGAAGAAATACGAATCTAAACCAAAAACTAAACAACGTAAAAGAAAAAATTATGAAAATTGGTATGAAAATAACAAAGAACACAGAAAAGAATATCTTAAAAAATACCGTGAAAAAAATGCTGATAAAATCCGTGAAACTAAAAGAAATTACGAAAAAACTCGTAAATCAAATGACCCCCTCTATAAACTAATCAGTAATTTCAGAACCGCAATTTATCAAGTATTAAAAGAAAATAATATTAAAAAAAATGGACACTATTTTGAGATATTAAAATACACACCTGAACAATTAATAAATCATTTAGAAAAACAATTTAGTGATGAAATGACTTGGGATAATTATGGGGATTGGCATGTAGACCACAAACACCCAATTTCATTATATAACATAAAAGAAATTGGTGATAATGAATTTATGAAATGTTGGTCTTTAGATAATTTACAACCTATGTGGAGTGTTGATAATATTAAAAAATCAAATAAATTACTTTAATAAAGTTCTAATTGATTTTGAAATCACTTCTGTTTCTCCAATAGAAAAAGATCCTTTTCTATGGGCACATTTAACGGCTTCAATTAAGTAATAGAGAGCGTGTTCGTCATCCATTGTAGATAAAATTAACTCTAAGTGGTCTTCATTTAGTAAGTCAATTGTATTGAACAAATTACCAAAATTTTTATTTTCTTGTTCCATAACTCAAATATAAGATATTTATAATTATAATCAAATGAATAAATTAGATCAAATAATTAAAAAAGTCATTAAAGAATCAACTGGTGACAGTACGGGAGGAAGAGGGAGTTATATCGCACCTGTTCAACCAGGACTAAGACCTTGGTCAGGTGAATCTTTACAACCATTTACACAAGCAGTTTCTAATTACAAAAGCCCATTAGTTCAATATGATAGTTATGATAAAAGTTGGGATTTAAGAAGAAGTCAAATTCGTGATCTTGAAAGAACTGCGGCTAAAATACAAGATTTTATTAAACGAAATCCCTACTCAACATTTTCAGATGATGACGGAAATATTATAAACCAATATTTTGAAAACAGCAAAGAGGCATCATTTAAAGAAAAAATGGATCCATACACAAAAAAAGTTCCATTTAATGAATGGTTTGAAGTTGCAGATAAAGGAGTTTTGAATGAAGATTTAGCGGTTTGGTTTGGTAAAAAGAAGAAACCTAAAGGATCTTCTCAACCAAAAGGTCCATGGGTTAATATTTGTCGTAAAGTCGATGGAAAACATCCCCCCTGTGGAAGACAAGACACGTCAAAAGGTGCTTATCCTAAGTGTAGAGCGGCCGGTGTTGCTGGCAAAATGAGTGATTCTCAAAAAAGAGCGGCATGTCAACAAAAAAGAAGGGCCGAAAAGAAAGATACTCAAACAGGAAAAGGTCAAAAACCTGTAATGACAAGTTATAAACCAAAGAAAAATATCAAAGAAGATATTTTAATTTCTAAAATTATTGGCAATTTAAAAACAAATTTTTAACAAATTCTTCCCAAGTTTCTTGATCATTTTCATTTCTACCAATATTTGCTGAGTAACAACATAAAACAACGTTATCTTTGGTATATCCTTTATTTCTATCCAACCTATCTAACGACGGTTGTTGAGGATGTTTTGTTTTATCAGAGGGTATGAGTGGTATTTTAAACCAATAACATAAACCATTTTGGTTATCAAACATTTTATTGATATCGTCGACTGTTAATGTGCATTCTATTTTTCTATGTTTTGAATCATGAATAAGAGTGTTTTGCCATAATCTAACTCTTCTTTCTTTTTGTAAGATTCCTTCTTTTTTTCTGTGTTCTGGATCTAATCTTTTTCTTCTTTTATAATCTCGTGTCACTTTTAAAATACATTCTTTACATCTATTTCCTCTTTGAGTTTTATAAAAATCAACTACAGATTTTATTTTTCCACATTTACTACATTGTTGATCCATACTAATAAATATACGGATAAACATAAAAATACAAAAAAAAAGATATTAATCTTTTTTTTTAACAAAATGCTCCTGAACACTTTCTTTTTCCGTCAAGTCCTTTGATTTTTCCTTTGCAGACTTGGACAGCGTGACCATTACTATAAGCTGAGGGGTGAACCTCATATTTTGCTTTGGCGGAGGCTAAACCTCTAGCACAAAGTTTTGTTCCTGTTTTTTTTCTACCCTCGGTCATCATATCATCAGAGTGATTTTCACCTTCTAATTCATTCATCAAAAAATCAAAAACTTGATCCATGTTGTTTTTTGCCTCACTAATATGATCTTGAGCCCAATCGTGACCATTTTCTAAAATTTCTTCAACCATATCATGGTCTAAATCCAACAATAAATCACATTGTCTTCTCATTTGTTCTAAATTTGAAAAAAACATATATCTTGAAGAATGTTCTTCAGATGTTTCTTTAATAACCTTTTTGATAATTCTGTTTAAATTGTTCATAATAATTTTTTTAATTATAAAGTCCGTTTTGTCCTCCCAATTGAACTGCGTTTAATTGTGTTACTTCGTTTCCGTATTCGTTTGTTGCCACTGGATGTGGCATGCTCAAACTGATTGTGTTTCCGCTACAATCTCTTAAACAAAGTGTGTATTCTGTGTTTGCCGATGAAGGTATACTTTGACTACATTCAAAACAAGAATCAAAAAGAGTTCCTAAAGTGTATGGTGGTCCTGATGGTAATCCCCCAACTAAGGTTGCACAATATGTTGTTCCCGATAAAGTGATAGAATAAGTTTCACCTGTTGTTGGGGCGGGAATTACTCCGAAATCATTTACCGCAACAAAAACACCTGGTTGAAAACATAGTTCAAAATTTTGTACTGCCATAATATTTTATTTTATAAATATCTCTTTATTCTGATTTAACATTCACAATAAAGAAATTAATTTGTTGTTTATAAACATTTATTTGACCTGATGTTGTTACTTTAATATCCACAAAGTATTCATTTGGTATTTTATCTCTTGTGTCAAATATAAAATAGTATTCATTTGGCGTTCTATTTAAAGTTGTCCAATCTTGAACGATGACTTCAGTAGTCCCCTCTTTTACATAAACTCTATATTGACCATCAACATTAGGAAGTTGTTTATTTGTTGTATATGCTTGTTTTATAATAACCCCTACTTTTCTAACGTCTGTGTTTAATATTTTTTCATTTTGCTTTAATCCATAATAAGAAAACCCATATTGCGAAGGGTCATTTGTATTTGTTCCAATTTGAATTGATTTTTTAAATGGATATACGGTAAATTCGTTAATTTGGTTTGGCAAATTAAAACCATTTAATTCTATGTTTGACCAAGTATCTGTAAACATACAAGGTGTGTGATACCCAATTAGTGGTGGTAATGTAACTTCATAAACACCTCTGGTTCTTAAACATGTTTGAAGATTTTGAAGACCTTGTATTGGTGTTCCTTGTGAATCGGAAATTGACACCAAAGGAGTGTGGTCCAAATTAATAAAATCGCCGTTTTCATAAATGTATAAATATAATTTATTTGACCTTCCCATAGAAAAATTATTTCTATCGTCTTCGATTAAATCGTTATATGTGGTTAACAAATATGGTTCATAAAAAGTTTGAGTATGACGGGTAAAAAAACCAACTGAATATGTTCCAGTTGTTCCTGATAAATTTTCTACTTGTGGCAAATACGCAATTCCCCAACCCGTTGGGTTTTGAATCACACCACTTAACACATCATTAATTTCTTGTGTCATATCAAATTCAATATCTTCATTTCCAAATTCAAAGTGTTGAATGTCAATAATTGTAATTGCCGAAAATGGAACCAATCCACCATTTCTGTTATTATAAATTCCTGGTTCCTCCCAAGTGTTGATTGTTGTTGTTTCAAACCAATTCGATGGTCTATCAGAGTAAGCCCTGTTTGGTCCTAATACATCAGGAACATCATAAAAATCATATCCCACACCTTCATCCCAATGTTGCGGAAAAGCCGGGTTGAAATTTTTTGGGGGTATTCTAAATAAAATTAAATCAAAAGAGGTTGCTCTCATACTTCCATCTGGCATAGATGTATTAAGTAATTCTTCATTGAATGAAGACGTGTTTGTCATTTTCAAGACATGAGTTATTTGACTATTTTGACAATTTGTAGAAATTGTGCCGTTTGCAATTTTTTCTCGTAATAAATCTAAATTTAAATCAAATATAAATCTTGAATATCCAACAGGGTTTGCAATTCCCCCATCGCCATAGTAGAGTTGCATTACAGGGTTTCTTCCTGTATTTACATAACTATCGTATACTATTGTGTTGTTTCTACTGAAGTAGGAATTAATAATTGACATTTATTTTTTCTTAATAAATATCAATTAATTCTAATATTTTGATTTAATATTGAATTATCTGCGTCTTGTAGGATTTTGTTTATTTCATCTAATTGTGTTCCATCGACTCCTATAGGTATTGGCGCCTCATTTATGTTATGAACATGCGACCCTAAAAATCGAACAATTAAAGTTAAAAGTTTTATTAATTCATTACCTCGAACCATTGGGTCTGTATTTGGTAATATATTCTGTGTAAAATATTCTTGTTCAATACCATACAAAGTTTCTTTTGGTTGTAGATTTATTTTTGATTTTGACGGTATGTCTGTTTTATGAGATAAAAAATAAATAAAATCAGATGCTAACGTTCCGTATGAAACAGGATTTGGGTTATAAATGCTTTGCTTTAATGTTACTTTATCCGCACTTAATTGTTGACCAACGACATTTTTTGACCACACCAAAACACTACCAAATTGTCTATCTGAAGGTAATAGTTTTATTTTTTTAAAGAAATTATTAACCATATTATAATCTGTAGATGCCGAAGAAGATAATTTATCGATATTATTTTTTGTTGGTCTAAAATAAAATGGAAATTGTTTTTCTATTCTTGAATCATTTTCTAAAGGGAATTGGTCATATCCATCAACATTTATTTTTCCATTATTGACTCCATTTATAAATTGATTAATAATTTTAACACCTTCATCTTGAGTTTTTCCTGTGAACTCCAATTTGTATTCAACTCCACTTTTATATTGATCAAGTGGTGTATTCATATTAATTTCAGTGCTTTTAGTTTTATCTTTAGGAAGTAATGAATACAATGAAATATTACCATTGTAAAAAGTTGATCCAGTAACTCCACCTCCTTGTGTAAATCCTGTAATTTGAATTTCGTTTGTTATTTCCCATTCTATTAATTTTTTAACTAATTGTGATTTGTTGGAAAATAATGTTTTTTTAATTGGTTCTAATTGTTTTTTTTCTAAATCAAAGTTTGATATTTGTAAAAACCCCCTATTTTGTCGCGGTGTTGGTAAATTAAAACTTGATGTTTGTGTTGGTATATTTTTTCCTGCTCTTATTAAAACTTCACTTTCCTTTACAACAACATCAGCGGTTCCTCTTCCCAATAAAGCATTATCGCCCGGTTCAGGGTAAATACCCTTAGTTTGACCTTTTAATTCAAAACTCAAGGGATCTTTAATATTATTCGCTTGTTTTAAAAAAACACCAGTGGCTAACATTGATTCAGAGTTGTGCCAATTTTCAAACTTATTGTTTTGGGGTCTTGTTATTGGTCCTTGAATGTAAAATTTTGAATTGTCGTTAACTTGTGTCTTGTTGTAATAAAATATATGAATATATTCATCTACTTCGGGAACTTGACTAATATAATATGGTAATAATGGTAGATAAACTATGGGGTCTTTTTCTGTCCAAATATCCTTTTCAGGATTCCAATCTTGAGGTAATAATGCGGTTTCAACTTGATCAATTGGAACGGCCCTTACTCTTCCAAGCATTAAGGGATCTTGATTGTTAATAACAAAACCTTGAAATATTATTTTATCTGGACTCATTTTATTTTAGTTCTTTCAGAATACTCTTTATGTAATAAATTATAAGTGTTTTCTAATTTATCTAAATGATGTGTTAGTTTTATTAAAGATTCTTTTGTGAGTTTAAAGTCTTCTTGTATAAAATCCATTGCCAACTGAAGATCTTTATTTGATCTTTCTTTGTATTCTTTAATTATCAGAAGTATTTCTCCTGATTTTATTTTTTTTTCGTTAATATTAAATGAATTTTCCATATGCGTCTTTTGGTATTGTAATTCCTGCTGGTGTAACTGTTAATGGTCCTATTCCTATCGCAACTTTTCCATTTTCGTCAATTTCTTGCGAATTCCCATCGATAACTGCCTTAATTGATGCTAAAAATTTATTTGGACTTCCGTCAGGCATTGGCCCTGTTGGAATTCCCAATTCTTGTAAATTTTGAACGGTATTCAAAAAAGATCTTGTTGGCGAATACCCATCCAAAAGTTTTGCAGACAACAACAAAGGTAAAGGTAAATCAGATCCAGACTCTTTTAATTTATCCAATCGTTTTTTAACACCAATATTTAATAATTGTAATAACTCATCCAAAACACTTTTACACTCTCTAAAATCTTTAGCCCCTTGAGTTAGAGGTTTGACAATTGCAACTATTGAAAAAATTATTTGATTAATTTTTTTCTTTTTTTCATCAGTTATATCTTTTAACAACAATGCAACTAAAGTTTTTATTTCTTTTTTCAACTCATCAAAAATTGCCTTTGTAAAAATAGCAGAAATTTTTGTTAAAAATTGATTGAAAAAATTTTTAAATTTTTTTAAAAAATCTTGTATGTTATTAATTTGATTGAATATTGGTTGATTTAACATTCCTGCTGAAATCATTATTGGTAGAATTGCTTTTGGTGATAATACAGTATTTACTATTGCTTTTACAAATTGTCCGAAAAAACCTGAATCCACCGATAGTTTATATGTTGCTTCATTATCAATAACAGGATATATAATTCCTAATGCTGCGTTTATTTCGTTTACATCTGAGGTATTTTCATTGAATTGTAAATTGTCTAACGCTGTTAATACCGCATCTAAATTCATTGGTATTTTGACATTATCACACTCCTCAAACTCAATAACCCCCAACTTTATATCGGAAGTTATTTGATCAATAATCCTTAAATCAATATCGTTAAATTCATAAAATGATTCATCTACGTTATCAATTTCAGAAACTTTGGATGTTCCACCAACATTTATTTCTTTGTTTGAATCGGAACAAAGTCCTAAAATTCTTTGCATAATCGTCAAAGATTTTTGAATTGTTCCTAATTTTAACTTCCCATCTCCTTTTCCGAAAGAAATTGCTCCCGTAACGTAATCTACTAAGTTTGTAAAAAATGTTTTATAGTTTAAAATGTCAATTGAACTGTAATAATCGTTTAAGAATTCATCAATAGTTGGAAAATTTGATCTTGGTTTTAGATCAACTTTGAAAAAACTTCCCTGTATTGTTTGGGATGTAATTGGATCAACGTATGAATCAACATAAGATATATCAAAAAGATTTTGAAAAGATGTCCCTATATAGTTATTTCCAGCGACAGACGAATATGTTTGATTCAAATTTTGAGTTCTTTCATACAATTCTCTATTCATTGAAAATGGAAATGTTCCATATTGTATTGGTTTTTCTTCATAAAAAAACTTTCCAATTTTGTCATCTGTTGGTAATTCTAAAACACCAAATAAATCTACAGATTTGACAGGTATGTAGTATGTAGTGTTAAATTGATATCCTTGAACATTACTACAAGCTAGCGCCGACTTAACATTTTCAATAATTAAATTTTTGATTTCTGGTTTTATTTTTTTTAAAGAATTTAAAAAAATTCTTTTAATAAACGTGTCAGTTTCAAGACCAGATCCTTTAATTTGTTTAAGCTGTTTAATTAATTCATCTGTAAAAGTAGTTGCGTTGGCTGTATGTTTTTTTCTCCATTTAACAAAATCACCTAGTTGATTTGAAATAAATTTATTTGCCGGTTCTTCTGAACTACCAGCCTTTTTTTTCAGTTCATCATAATTTTGTTTATATTGTTTATAAGTTTTATAAACATTTGTCTTGTCAGCCGCTTTTTTTAGATCGTTATTAATATCAACCGCCATATCATGTTATTTTTTCATTTTATATGTGCTATCATTATTTATATCTTTTTTTAATAAATTTTGAAATGTTTCATCGTCAATATCTAAATCCGATAATGTAAAATCCTCTTCTTTTTCTGTATTTTTTTGCCACATTTGAGATTGTAATTTTGATAACGTAAGTTTTTTCTCAACACAATCATTTATTATTTTTTGTTGTTTTTCAATAACAGGACCAATCAAAGTCATATCTTCAGGTTCTTTCATCATGGTCAACATTTTATTTTGAATTCGTATAGCGGTATTTCTTTGTTCCACAAGTTCATTATAAATTTCTTGCATCAAAGATAACATTGATTCTTTAGTCAAATTGATTTGTTTTTTTGGTGGTCTTGCCATAGTATATAAATATTAACTTTTAACTAATTCTTGTATTAAATCAAAATATAATTTTTTATATTTTTTTATCGAGTTTCTGATTTCTTTCGTAGAAAGATTAGTCATTTCTCTCAACTCGAATAATATAATATTTTTATTAAATTTATTATTGTTAGTGTCTGGAAATATAGTTCCATAGTTTTCAAAAAGATCGTATATTGCTGCTCCTAATTTATGTTCTTGATCGTTTATGTCAATATTATCAATATCTTCTTTTAATCTTTCTAAAAATTTTTTTATAATATATTCTGAACTTAAAACATCTTCATCTATGGTATAAGACATTTCTTCTCTGTTACACAAGTCAGAAGAAATGTCCTCATACGATATTTTTCTATTTGTTTCTTTTTGGTCTTTCATTATTTGACCCATAAGATAATTTTTACAAATAGTTCCAAAATAAGAATAAGCCTTTTTTTCTTTTGATGGTTTAAACTTATCTATTTTAGTCATAAGAAATGAATGTGTGTCTATGTGAATTTCTTCATAATTCATATCTTTCCTGTACAATTTATATCTTCGTATGATCGAAGATATCATTTTATCTAAAGGGTCTCTTAAAAACTCATTGTAAATTTTATTTTTTTCTTCGTAAGTTTCAGCTATTAAAAAATTTTTAACCGCCGTCTCTTCTCTTTCGTCAAAATAATTATTAGTTGTTGGTTTTCTACCTTTCTTTTTCTTTTCAAAAACTATGTCATTTTCACTACTAGACATCAAATTTCTTGAGGTTCATAATTTATTTCTCTTTCAGTGGTAAAAAGGTATTCTTTTTTCGCGGTCTCAATCCAAAATCTTGCTTCATCTTGATTCATTTTGTTTTCACCATTTTTGTAATTCCAAAAAATTGATCCTTCTCTCAAATTCATATGTTTATATCCGATTCTAGGAATTGTCATAATTTTTGCCGAATTATGTGTCAGACGTAAAAACAATTCATAACCAAAAGTCAATTTTAAATTTGATTTCATTCCACCAACTTCTTGATATTTTTCTTTTTGAAAAACCATTCCAGATGTTTGAAAATTTTGGAATGTTTGTAAAGTTTCGTTTGTTAAAATGCCAATTTCAGATGATATGTTTGCGGCAAATGTTGCTTCATTTGTAAATCCAGCAAAAACTAATTTCTCATCTACGTCAACAACTATAGGTAAAAATGCGTGAACATCTTTGTAAATATCCATATAATTCAATGCGTTTTTAAACCAAATGTTTGAATACTCGTCATCAAATTCTAAAATAGAACACCAATTAGAAGTCGCAACTTCAACACCATAATTTACTTGTTTAGCAAAATTTGGCTGCTCTGACCAAGTTTTAAAAACAACGTTTAACTCTTCAAAATTATACGATGTTAAATGATTTTTTAAAAGATCTTCATCTCCATGTACAATGATTAATTCGTTTACATGTTCTTTTTGGTTTTTGACTGATTGGATACATTTATCAAAAAAGTCTTCGAAACCGATCGCTTTTGCCGATTTAATCGGTAAAATAATAGATATTGTGTTTTTCTTGCTCATAATTAAATTGTTTCAAATTTAGAAAGTTGATCTTCAAAAGAAGTTATACGTTTTTGAAAAATTTCTGAAAATAAGTTTAATGTATCATTTTCAAATTTTTCAATCGTGCTAATTGTTTCAATAGTTTTTTGCATTTGTTCAAATAAAGAAGGATTCAAATTGTCTTCTAACCAATTTTGTATAAAATCAGAAAGGACATCTACAATAATTGTTTTGTTATTAACCCAAAGACCATTATCTTCATTCATCCAAGAAGGCATGATATCAGGAACCAAACCTAATACTGGAATACCCATTTTCATAGATTCAAGTGGAAATGTTCCAAAAGAACTTGTTTGATCAATCCAAACAGAAATGAAACTATCTTTCATAGCGTCAGCAAATTCAATTTCACTTAGACCTCTCAGATCTCTAAAAGTAATCCATCTATATTGTGGAAATTTAATATAAAAAGTTTTAATCAAATTTGCCGTGTCCCTTGCGTCTCTTGTGTGAATATTTATAATTGTTTTTGGTGGAAATTCGTTTCTTTTAAAGTTTTCAGAAACACATGGTTCAACAATGTCTATTGACACATTTCTCATAACAGATTCAATTAATTCTTTTTGTTTACTTGATGTTGTAATACACTTATAAAATCCTAATTGACTCCAAGATTGACCTGGTTGTAATGTTTCAAAGATGTGATCAAAAGCCTGACTTAATACAATTTTTCCACAAGGTAATTTTGTAATCTGATCCATTACAAACCCATAAATTTCAGGAATGATAATCAAATCATCAGGGGAAATTTCTAAACTTGTGCCTTCAATAGACCTGTGAACAAGTTCTGTCATGTATTCTTCTCCCATCCAAGAAGAAACACCAAAATAATCAGGTTTTTCATGTAATATAATGGCATTGTAACCATTCTTTTTCAGTGTCATTGCCATCTGATAAATGTATCTAACAGATGCTTTTACGTTTCCTTTTGTGTCTTGTACCATAAAATAAATCCTTGAAAGTTTTTCTTTCATGTTATTTATGGATCTTTCTAATTTTTCAAATTGATCGTTGTTCATGTTTTTAATTATAGTTTATTTATTATGTTTTTAACTCGTAAAGTGTTAAAAGAAATTTTGAATGGTATTGTTAATTCACTATTATTTGGTCCCAATTTTTCATCAACGGGTTCTGATTCTGTAAGAATTGTTTCGACCATCATTTTTACCATTTCATATTTTATCAAATGAAATTGACTTTCTCCCGTTGTGTTCAAAAACTCAACTTCTTTTTCTAATTTATCTAAATCAATATAGTAGTTTTCACCAAATAGACTAAATAGCATTTTGTTTTATGTTTTTAATAATTTCAGCAAATTCAGAAAGATAATTAATTTCTAAATCTGTTTGAATGTGTTTATTGTAGATTGTGTTATATTTAACAACAATTTTTCCTACTTGTTTTTCTAATAATAAGTTAGGATCTGACGTAAGTAAAATATCAACTTGATTCCACATGTTATTTTTAGTAATTTCACCAAAAAAAACTATTTTTTCTAACAAACATCCAAATTTGGATAAAAAGAAAAGTGATGATGGTTTTGATTTTCCTATTTCGCTCGATACAATTAACAATTCATTTTCGTCTCTTAATTCGTGATATAAATCATTTAAAATATTAAATGTTGTCATTTCTGTTGAAGGAGCGTGTCCAAATAACTCCATAGCATATTCTTCATACATAAAATTAAAAAGTTCTTCTTTGCTCTGAAAGGCAAAATGACTGAATAAATCAAGGCTATTTACTTCAGATATTTTTTTGTATTCAAAAACATCTGTTGAGGATTCGATTAATTCAGTGTTTCCTGACAAATCCAATTCATATGTCTGTCCCAAAAATTGATCCTCTTCTTTATCAATTAAATGTTTTTCATATAATTGTTGAAATTTTCCAATCGTGTCTCTTAACACTCCATTAATATCAATTCCTATTCTCATCATCGTATTTTTCTAATATTTTTGAAATCAAAGGGTTTCTAACGTTTTTGGCGTTTCTAAAATCGTAAACTCCAATATCATCAACACCACTAAATCTTTGCAACGCATCATAAAGACCCGATTGTTTTTTGTCTTTATATCTGTCTGTTTGTTCTAAATCGCCAGATATGAAGAATTTACTATTAAACCCAATTCTTGTCAATAGCAATTTCATTTGGTTTGGAGTTGCGTTTTGTGCCTCCTCAAAGATTAAAATTGAATTATCAATATTCATTCCTCTCATGTATGCTAAAGCAAAAACTTCAATAATTTCTGCGTCTTTTAGTTTTTCTCTTGATTCTTTTCCAATTATTTTATTTAAAAGATAATACGAAGGAAAAATGTAAGGGTCTAATTTTTCTTCTAAATTACCAGGAAGACTACCTAATTTTTCTTCGGCTTCCACCGCTGGTCTTACAATAATTATTTTTTCATAACCATTATTAGAATCCATAAGTAAATCCACGGCCGCTTTCATTGCGATGTATGATTTACCAACGCCAGCAGGGCCTGAACATATAGTTATTTGTTTTGACATTAATATATCATAGTAATCTTTTTGATTTTCAGTTAAAAATTTACTCTTACTTTTTCTTTTTATTACTGAATTAATAAAATCTTTTTTTGATAATGGTTTGTTTGTTTGTTCCTCAACTAAAGGAGTTGGTTTTTTTCTTGTCATAGTTATTTAACGAATCTTTTTGATGATTCTTGATTATAAAATTTTTTTGTCCAAAAATTCATGTTAAAAAAGTTACACCTATTATTTTTTTTTATTATTTATTTTTTAAAATAATTTAGCCAATATTCTATCATCTCATCTAACATCATTTCAAAAGTATATTCAGGTTTCCACCCCAATTGGGTTCTAATTTTTGTTGAATCCCCTTTTAAATAATCAAGTTCTTCTGGTCTAGTAAACTTATGGTCTTGGCTTACATATTTTGAATAATCTAATTCTAATTTATTAAAAACGTACTCTACCATATCTCTAACTGAGTGAGTAATCATTGTTGATACAACAAAATCATCAGGAGTGTCGTTATTTATTATTAAGTGCATTGCCCTAACATAATCTTTTGAATGTCCCCAATCTCTATAAGAGTCCATATTACCCAAAACTAATTGATTTGTTAATCCTAATTTAATTTCTACCGCAGTTTTAACTACTTTATTTGTAACAAAATTAGAACCTCTTCTTGGTGATTCGTGATTAAATAAAATACCATTAGATGCGTGTAATTTATATGCATTTCTGTAGTTTCTAACAATATTATAACCAAATACCTTTGAGCATCCGTAAGGCGATACTGGATTCATTGTCGTAGTCTCTCTTTGAAATCCATCGTTGTCAACCGAACTTCCAAACATTTCTGATGAACTCGCTTGATAAAATCTTGAGTTCGGACAAGCTCTTCTATATGCTTCTAAAATATTAATAACACCTATTGCGTTAGTCTGAACTGTAAATTGAGGGATGTCGTAACTTATTCTAACGTGGCTTTGAGCCGCTAAATTGTAGATTTCATCTGGCTGAATGTCGGTTAACAATCTTTCTAAACTACCTTGATCTAAAAGATCTCCATAATAAATGTGTAATTTATTTCTAATTTCATCAGTAAATCTACTTTGTTGGTTTTCAGAAACTGAATTTCTTCTAATTATCCCATGAACTTCATATCCTAACCCTAAAAGATATTCTGATAAATATGACCCATCTTGGCCATTTATACCTGTAATAAATGCTTTTTTCATTGATTTATTTTTATTTTTTATTTTTTAAAAATTGACATCTGCGTTAAATCTGGCCAATCATTATATACCCATTTTCTTGGTGGTGTGTTGATTGCCTTTTCTAATTTGTCTAACCCTAATTGAGCAGTTTCGGGTGTCATATAGTAATGATAACCAATACAATCTATATCTTGATCCCTCCAAGGAATGTTTGGTAATCTACCATCATACGACATTTTTTTTAAATTAATATAATCATTTTTGTCATCAAGTAAAATCATACCACCTCTTCCTAAAGACAAATGTTTTTGGTATTGGAAACTAAGACACATAAACGTGTTTGGAATATAACTATCTTTTTTCCATAGAACCGCAGCATCAATTATTCTTTTTTTATCATAATTAAGGGTGTAATAATCTTCCCATTCCTCATCTCTCCATTCTCGTTCTAATCCCATTTTTTCTGCTAAAAATGGTATGGACAGATATGTTCTTTTTGGGACATTTATTTTTTTTTCTTTAGTATACCTTAAACACAACTCAATACCGTGCGTGCAACTATCAACCGCAATTGCGTACGGAGACCCAAAAAAATTAGAAATTTTATTTTCAAATGTAGTTATAATTTCAAATGACATAGTAAAATGTTTTTATTTATCTTCAATGAAGGTTTTAAAAATGTAGTCCTCCGCATGAGGAAAGTCAATTGATCTTTTTAAGTTATCTATTACCGCATCAATTTTACTATGATACAGTTCAAATGATAAATCTTCAATTTTGAAGTTATCATCTAATATTATTATTCCATCCGTATTGAAGTAATTCCCAATATTACTAATCCCATAATAAATCGGTATTGTTCCTGTCATAAAACAATCTGTAATTTTTTCCGTAAACATATTTGAATATGTTGCATTCTCCATTGCAAATGAAAAACAATAATCTTTTAACCCATCTTCTTTATTGTTTATTGGGTTATAACCTCTACCAAAATGATCACAGTCTTTAGAAAATTTATGAATCATTCGTTGTCTATAAATGTGTTCCGAACACATGGTTTTGTTTGATGCAATCATAGAAACCAATTTAGTTTTTGGATATATTTCACCGTGAGATAAATAAGATTTGGCACTACATTGGGTAAGTTGAAAAATATCTGATGACTTGGATAACTCTACATCATGTGTAAAAACTTTTATGAATTTATTCTTTAATAATTCAATATTATTTTTAGCCCATTCATATAAATGTGGTATTATTGTTTTTGATTCACATAACCACCCATAATTTTTAGTTTGATCATTAAATGGTAAGTGTAAACCATTATCAATATGTATTGATATTGAAGCAGATCCGTCTTTAACCCACTCAATAAATTTTGGGGGTAAATCGTTTGTTGATATACTATGTTGGAAACCTCCACCAATCATATTAATTTTAGTCTTCATTATATCCTAATAATTTAGCGTTTTCAATAATTTTTGTTGGATTAATTTTTTTAATTAATATTGCTGGATTTCCTTTATAGACACCCCATTCTTCAGTATCGCCCATAAGTAAACTACCGGCAGTTAACAAAACTCCACGTCTAAGTGTTGATCCGGGTAACACAATGGAATTAGTTCCTACATTTGAGAATTCTTCCATGATAACAGGTTCAACTATTTGAGTGCCTTTTAATTCTTTTGGTATCATTGCCCCAAATAAACCACTTTCATCGAATCTATCTGAACCACAAATTATTCTTGATCCAGCCATTATATTATTAAATCCATTCGCAATAAAATGACCGTTTTTACCTCCGATAATAGTAACATATGGACTTATATGTACGTAAGATCCTATTGTGACATTTGTGGAACAATAAACTCCTTTATCAATAGAAACGTGAGACCCAATAATTTCTAAATTTTGTTTTACGACAACATCGTCATCAATAATTACATCGTCACCAACAACTTTAATCATATTTTATAAAATTTATTTAATGTTTTTGAAAAAAATAGAGATGAGTTATTAAGATTACTTAATTTATATAATAATATACCACATTTAGATAGCCCAATCATGTCAACAAAAGAGTCCACCCAAAAATATTCAAGATGTAAATTATCAAGTTGATATCTAAAGTAATCGCCACCAAATTCTGTTTTATTTATATTACTTATTTGATTATTAATTATATCAAAATTTTCTTTTAAAATCAGTAAAGAATGTTCATTGTCACTAGAAACAAAAATATTTTCAATATCATTTTCGTTAATAATGTTTTTAATTGAATCAACGTATTCTTGAGTTGACCCACCTTTGTGTAGTTCAATATGGTGTTCTAACATATCAGTTAATCTAACATGAACACCTAAAGTTTTCTCATTAATTTTAGAGTTTATTTTATTTAACACATTTTGTTTTATTTTTATTTTACCACAAATTATTTGTAATTTTTTTAACTCTTCTGTCCCATATAAATCGTTATGATTAATATAAGTTTTAATAAAATTTGCAGTTAAAATAATATCAGGATTTATTTTTTTTTGATCTAAAACATAATCAAATGGATTAATCATTTCCGATCCCAATATTCTTTCCGAATAATGATATCTATCATTATCTAATTCAATATAGATATTGTCAATTTCATCCACATTTGGGATGTCATTTAAAATTTGTTGTATTGCAATCGTGAAGGTTGAAAAAATTCCTCCACCAACGGTTTTAACTAAAACATTCATATTATTTTCCCCAAGATTCCCACACAAATGGGTAGTCAAAATTTATTTTAAATCCATTATCTAATAAATTATTACGAATTTTTTCACGTCTCTCAACATCATTTTCAAACCCCAAATGAAATTGTATTTGTATATTTTTAAATTTATTAATAGATCCTGTTAATATCATATTCTCTAAAAGTGGGTATTCATCACCTTCAATATTAATCTGTATAAGATCAACGTATTCTAAACCAAAATTATTTAGAATGGTATCGATAGTATTAAATTTAACATTTATTCCATCCCCATTAATTAAATTAGATGAAGTCCCATCTCCTCCCATATAGATAATACCACTTCTATCTTCAATTCCAACACCAACATTTAATAATTTAACTTTGGGGTTATTCTCAAATTTGGATACCATCCCATCATAAAAACTAGAAACAGGTTCCACAATATAAACGTTTGGGTTATATTTTTCAATCATTTGTTGTGCCCAAACACCAGTGTATCCACCTAAATCCATAATAACCGAATTTTCATTTAAATCATATGTAATGTTATGGGTATAATCTCCTCTATCATTAAACCATCTACTTATCTCAACACTATTTAAAGTTAAATTATTCATTTGTTATAAATGTTTTATCTAAAGATTGTCCCTCATATGGTCCTGTTTTATATTCATAAACAACAGTATCTTGTTCTAGAATTTCATATGTGTGACCACCATATAAAGTAAAACTGGCATCTCCTGGATATAAAATTGGAGTTGCAATAATTTGATCATCAATATCAAACAATATACATCTAACACTACCTTTAATAACAATCCAAGATTCCTGAGCGATTTGTTCAGTATAATGTCTATCTTTAGTGATATGTTTATGTGGTGGAAATGTTTTATTTTTTTCCATCTTTAATGTTGCACATTGAATAAAATTATTTTCAGGTATAACTTCTGTTCTACCATTAATGTCACTCAATCTATTAATTATGTGTAAAAGTTTTCCTTCTTCAACTTTTGAATAAATTTTTTCCATTTTTTTATTTATTTAAAACTATCCATTCAGGTGGGAATAGAGTTGATGTGTTATGGTTGGCGTTTGCAGAACCAAACCATTTATTTGTTGTTATTACTTTTTTATTTTTGTTTTGATTTAAGTATGCCGCCCACCAACTAAATGTACTATTACAAATTATGTTGTCTTCACATAAACTCATTGTATACAAATCTAACCAATCTTTTTTTGTTGTGTAGAATATTTTATTGGGTAAATAATCAAACATATTTTTAATACCATCTAAATCATCGCTGAAAATTAAATATGTTTTATTTATACCAATTATTTCGGTTGCGGTTTTGAAATATTCATTTGATTGTTGTGGATGATGGTTTGGATATTTTAAATAATCTCCTCGTCTAACGTGTATTGATACATAACTATTAACTTCAGGTAAGGTTTTTAATATATCGTTTTTAATTTCTTCCGTAGGTTTAAAAATATCTATAATAGTTTGTTTGTTATTTATAAAATATTTTTCACTCTGAAAATACCCATCTAATAATAAATTAATCCCTTTATTGTATTTTATTTCTTGGTAATTAAATTGGGTTTCCGTATGGACAAAATAATTTTGTGAAAGTGAATTTATGAATTTAATATTTCTTAAAAGATTATTTGTGTATGTATCATAGTTTGGATCTATATTAGGTCTTACAAATTCTTTAGAAAAAATGTAATCAACATTATTATCTATTGCCGTACTTATTGTTGCCGCAAGTTTAAACATTACATTACCAATACCACCTCTATGATTTGTTGTTATATAATTCATACGGTTTAAGACTTCTTATTTTATTAACAACTTCAGTAACTTTAAACATATTAACTTTATGATCGTTTAATGGATTACCTTCATTATATATATAATTTATATCACTCATGAATTTATAATGTTCAGGGCCGCACATTTCAACCATAGGAAACATAAATGATAAGTCTCCAGCAACACTCCAATAATCCCCATTTTCATCTTTTAAATCTTCTTGTTTTATCTGTCTCCATAAAAACGATTTCCAAGTTCTTAAATGGGTTAATGTAAAAACTTTTTGTCTAATATTTACAAAATCTTTATGTGGTTGTGCAAACCCAGGTCTGCCATCATGATATCTAAAACTACCGTTTGCTAACCAAACATCTCCAAAGGAATATGTGTCTACAACTCTTTGAAATGTTTTAGAATCTGGTAACCAATCGTCTCCATCAACCTCAACACAAATGTCTTCATCATTAACATCATATTCACCTCTTATTATTTGATCGTAGTTACCTGGCTGATACAATTTTGATTTATTTTCAATTAAAACAAATCTTTCATCATTTTTGATAAAATTTTTTATTTTTTTTGTGGTGTTATCCGTAGACATATCATCTGTGATATAACATATAAAGTTTTTATATGTTTGTGACAAAATGCTTGAAAGGCATTTATTTATGTAATTTTCACAATTATAACTTGTGGTTAAAATGATTAATTTCATTGTGTTAAAATTTTATAATACTCTTCTTTTATTTGTTTAACAACTAATTTAGAGTTAAACCTATCTAAATCTTCGGGCACTTGATGTAATTCTTTACTTTTAATATTCCCATTTCCATCTACATCGTAGATCCATCCAGGTTTACCAGTTAACCAACCTTCAATTGTAGTTCTTCCTAATAAAATTCCTGCAGTTTCTTTACAATTTTTAACAAAATAATCCACATCGTAAGTGGAATCAAAATATTTAACATGTGAGTTTGTTAAAATAAGTGGTAAATATTTTCCGTGATTTTTACCAACTAACCATAGTTCTCTATTATCATTTCTTGTATAGTCAACTAAATCAAAAATTGTATTTTGTCTTGTATAGTCTATTGTCCCAACAAATAAAGTATAACCATCATCTCTTGTGTTTAATGTGTTGTATTTCTCAATGTCAATTGGGTTATAAATGACTGTAATTTTTTCTTCTGGAATCCAAAAATTATTTACTAAATGATTTTTAATTTGAGGTCTAATTGCGATATATTTTTTTATGTTAGGATGTAAAATAGGATTTTCTAATTGATATATCTCAGAATGGATTGAACATATCATTTTTTTGTTTGGAAAAATTTTTAATAGTGTTTCGGTAACTGGATAATGTTGTGAGTGAATAATATCGTAATTTTTATTTTGGAATGTTGATGATAAATTATGGGTTTTGATTCCAAAACTTCTTGCCAAATCCGTTAATGGACCTCCAATATTTGGTGATGTTACCGTAACTTCACATCCTAAATCAATTAAGTTTTTTGCTAGTTCAAAAACATACATTTCTGAACCTGTGTATTCTCTAAATAATAGACAACCTATTAATACTTTCATTATTATTTATTTAAATATTTTGTTATAATTTTCTTTTATGAATGGTAATAAAGTATTATCAAAATCATATGATTCTTTTTTAATTGACTCACTATTTTTACCTCTAGTTTGACTTTCAAAGTGATATGAAACTAAACTACCGTCGTAGTAATTTGTAAAACCTGAAATCACACAAGAAAGGTTTAACTCAACATCTTCAAAACATGTCGTGTAATTTTCATTGAAGTTTCCTACGTTTTTGAATACTGATTTTCTTATCATCATTAAAGCCGCAGTGTTTCCGTAAACACTTTTGATTCCATTTGTAAACAAATAATAAGACCCTACATTTGCATGTGTTACTATTAGGTTTTTGTTATCCCCTAATTTAAATATAATTCCGTCATGTTGAATTGTATTATCTTCATAATGTAATCTTACACCCACCGTTCCAACTTTAGATTTTTCTTTAAAGATTTTTAACATCCCATAAATCACATTATTTAATATCTTAATGTCATTATTACAGAATAATAAAAATTCATAATCATCATTTATATGATTTTTAACAACATCGTTATTAATCTTGGCAAAATTGTAATAATCGTATTCAATTAAATTAACATTACCTAACGATAAAATTTGAGATTTAATTTGATTTTTTTCATCATCTGTTGATCCTGTATCGGCAATAAACACATCAAACAAATTTGAATTACAGTTATCATATAATGACTTTACACAATTATATAACATATCAACTTTACCTTTTGTTGGAATTATAACCGCAACTTTGCCAATATTTTTTAATGGTTTTTCCTTAATTATAGGAACATAAACTTTTGATGGTTTTAAATCTAATGGTAATTTATCTCCCCACTTCCCAACAAATTTTTCCTTACTTTCCCAAAATTCTTGATTTGGTTGACCGACAGACTCATGTGTAATTTCAAATGAAGAGGTCACGCCAATTTTAACACTATCTAAATAATTTGGTAAACAGAATCCATGATCGTAAAAGTGGAACTTACCAATTGTTTCATCAAAGTGGTGTTTAATTTTTGTTTTATCAAAAGAGATGAATAATCCATCAATTGTAACAACAGGAATTAAATATGGTAGTTTAACCGAATATCTATTAATCCATTTTTTTTGACCTTCAGGATGGTGATAAACTTGACCAACCATTGTTTGATGCATCTTTTCCCAATATACACCTGATTTAGGAAAGTAACAAGAACCTGCCTTTCCAATTACACCAAACTCGTTGTTATTTGAAAAATCTTCTATAAGTTTTTTTCCCCAATTTTTTTCTAATTTTATATCGTTATGACAACAAACAATAATATCGTAAATTGATTCTGTAATACCACTATTATACACTTGAGCTAGTGAGTATTGATTGTGATTAACATATTCTAATACTTGAACGTCTTTTACACCAACAGTATCTAACAAATGTTTTTTAAATTTGTTATTATATTCTTGATTTTTATGTGTTGAGTATATTATTGTGATCATTTTTTAACTTATAAAAAAATTTAACGCCGATAAATCTTCAATTTCATTTCTATTGTGCGGATCAAAATCACTTAAATTTCTTATAGAATTGTTATCAGCTCTTCTTCTATTTACTTTAAGTTTAAACTCTTCAAATGTTTTTGTAAAGTAATGATTTAATTGGGCAGTTTCATCGTTTTTGTTGGTGTTAAATGGTCCTGATCCCACATGATAAGTTGGGTCAACCCAATTTAAATTACTAGCATAATGAGGTGAATTAAATACAGGGTTTGATGATAATTTACAAATTGTTTTAATGTGTTGGTCTACCCCAATTTGTCTTTTGGTAAATCTTTTTAATACATTATAATTGTTTTCAACAAACTTATTTCCCCCATCTCCAAAAAACACCCAATTTATTGCCACACTAGAGTAGTCGTTGTAATTTTTCAAAAAATCAGATATATTATTGTGTTTTTTCAAAACTAAAAATTCATCTACATCAAAAAAAGCGGCCCAATCATAGTTCTTTCCATGATTGTTTATAAAATTGTTATAAGAGTTATTCTGTTGAGCGTCACCATCAAAAGGTATTTTTACAACAAAACTATCATTATCAAATAAACTACATCTCCAATTGTTTTCATAGATAAAAACATTTGTAAATCCTAATTTTTTATAATATGAAACCCATTCTTCAATATAATGGTCTTCGTTTTTTGAAATACAAACTAATGCGACTTTCATATTCCTGTTGATCCAAATCCATTATCATTTCTGTCTTTGGATTCTAAATTATCTTTTTCAACTAAATTAACCCATTTTCCTGAAACTACTGGGCAAAGAACCGCTTGAGCAATTTTTTGACCTTTTTCTATTTTAACTTTTTCTTTTGTTGTATTAAATAAAATTACTTTTATTTCTCCCAAATATCCTTGATCTACCGTGCCAGGCGAGTTTAACACCATCAAACCTTGTTTTAAAGCCAATCCACTTTTTGACCTAATTTGAATTTCATAACCTTCAGGAATATCAAAGTGTAATCCTGTTGATATTAATTTTCGATCAAAACCATGAATCCAAATTTCTTCTGTGGAACATAAATCAAAACCAGAGTCTGATTGATATACATAAGAAGGGGTTTTTGCGTCCTCATTTGTTTTTTTATAAGATAAATCAATCTGTTGAACATAATCTTTTAAATCCTGCTCCAATTCTTTTATGTCCAATCCTAATGAATCCATAATGACATTGTAGTCAATTTCTTCATTTGAAACATCTTCCAAGATTTTTAATAGATCTTCCAAGTCTTTTTCATTTACATTATCATCAGTTTCCTCTGTCATTTTAAATTTTTTAATTTTTTTATTGATTGAATCAATACATCAACATCTTTTTCACAATATTTTGATATTTCAGTAAGTTTATTATAACTCCAATACGCTTCATGAACCATACCCCCATTTACCTCACCATCTTTTGGTGTTGGTATCTCTAAACAAGCACACATCAAATCCAAAGATCCAATTGAGGTATATGCTCCATATTGCCAAATTTCTTTTGTATCAATTGCTTTTATCTCCCAAGGTTTTGTATCATATGAAGGAAGAAGTTTAGATGGCATAATGTCATTAATAATCATTCGTTTTGCCAACATCGGGATGTCAAAGTTCTTTAAATTATGACCACATAGATAAAAATCTAATTTGTGACAACGATCCAATAAGTTTCTTACGTCAATTAAAAGTTGTTTTTCATCATCGCCAGAAAATGTTTGTCTTTTAACATCACCGTTGTCCAAAACAAACGCCATAGAAACACACACGATTTTAGCAAACTCAGGAACAAGTGCCGCTCTTTTTTTAAAAACAATATCCATATGTTCTTTTATTGTTCTATCTCCCTCTTCACCAAATTCTTTATCTTCGGGAAATCTTTTTAAAAACCAATCAAAATACTTTTCAAATTGTTCGGCAACCACTGGATTAGAATCAATACAACTTTGATAGTCTTTACAACCCCCAACGGTTTCAATATCTAAAAATAAAATTTTTGTTATTGGTATATTGATCATAAATTATTTAATTAAAGATTTGTAAAAAGATGCGCGATCGGCCGTAACCTTATTAAGATCATATCTGTCTTTCACCGTTTCATAAAGTCTCTCACCAAGATCGGTAATCATATTTGGATTGTCAACCAATTTTTTGATGTTTTTAGCCCAATCACTATGATTATTATTTTCATTTACCAACAAAGCATTTCCATTCGTAAATTGACCTTTATCTAACGCATGTTTTAAATCAATTGTATATGGACCAACATTTGACGCAATTAACGCCTTTTTATAAAATCCTGCTTCAATAACTTTTAATTGTGATTTCATTCTGTTAAAAATGTGGTTTTTGATTGGTGCCAAAGAAATATCAAAATTTGAATAATTTCTTGCGTATTGATCAACAGGTCTTGTCCAAACTCTAACATAATTTTCGTTCTGAATTGCAGGATATTCCTCTTCTTTGAATTTGTTTAAAAATGTTTTGTATTCAGGTGAAATTATTTTGTAGTTGTTTGTAAATATTTCTTCATATCTAACCCACACCGTTTCTTCAGGTTTAATTGGTCTTTGTTTTTGTTCTCCAGTTTCTTTGTTGATTTCTGTAACACTTCCACGAATGTCAAATCCACAAACATAATATTGTAATTTGTCTTGGACAGATCCAAGTTTTGAAACCATGCCATCCAACAATTTCAAGTCGTGTAAATGTGACGATCCTCCCAACCATCCGACTCTGATTTTATTTGATGGTGGTGTTGGTTGGTTAAATTGTGGTTCGCTAGGGTCGATCGCATTTGGTAAAACAATTACATTTTTATTAAATTTTCTAATTTCTTCAGCAAACAATTCTGTGGTTGTTGTAACATAACTTGCCGCCTTTAAATTATCCACAATTTTTTGGTGCATTTTATTTTCAACAATTAATTGATGAATAGGGTGTTCTTTTGTTGGTAACCAATAGTCATCTATGTCGGCAATCATAATAATTCCCAAACTTTTCAAACTATTTATTACATTTGGACATTGTTCAAGTTGGCCAAAACTTCGGTGAAAATGAACTATTTGATATTTTTTCCAATAATTTATGTCGTTAATTTTTGGTTCGTAATCAATGTCAACATGAAAATCTTCCGAATATAAGTTTTGTAATTTAATGTGGGGGTCGACTGATCTGAACTTTCCGACTCCTGACCTATCTGAGGGGAGACACAATACTCTAATTTTTTCTTTCATGTTTTTGCTTTTTTTTAATTGTAATCAAAAACAAAAGAATAATCAATAAAAAACCCACTCTTTCGAAGTGGGTTTAATATTTATAACTTTATTAAAAAAAAACTATTTTGTCATTTTTTTAATCTTCAAGACTTTACCCTCAAACAGATGTTGACCAACTCTAAATTTAAACATTTCAGAACTTTTTGTTTCTGATTCAATCAATAATCCATTTTCAGACAAAACATCTTCCATTGTTTCTCTTACAATTTGTTTAATTTCGTTTGCAGATAAACCAACCAACGATTGTTGTGTTTGTTGTTGTGGTTGTCTAACTTGTTTTTGTTCTCCGATAAAATCGCCTTTTGCGTTTGTGTTCATTAGTCTTGACGCTTTTTCAACCAATTCATTACTTAAAACTGCTCCAGATCCAACCCCCATCGTTGGTTGTTGAATTGGGTGTTCCATCATTAATTTTTTTATTTCATCGGGGAGCTTTGATTTTGAAATTCTTTCTTCAATAGGAACATTTGAATTTTGATTCATAATTGGTTTTGGTTCTTCTGTCATAAACTCTTGCGGAATATTATACGTTGCTGGAACGGCATCGTAACCTTCAACAACAGGTGCCGCCATTTCTCTTACTTGACCCCTTCCAATTTGATTGTGTTTTTCCATGATTTTTTTTGAAACCATAAGTCTTTGTAGTAGTTCTGCTTCTGAATTCATATTAATTTAAATTATTAAAATACTGCGTTTATTATTACTCTTTCCATACTTTTATCCCCATTTGGGTTATAATTTGGTCTTGGTGTGTCAAAGGTTTCTTGAGTTGGTCTTATAAATTGCATTTTATCAATTCTAAAAAACCTCCAACCAGGTAAAGGTTTTTTTCCTAAATACCCTGTATGTGAAGCACCTTCCCTATCCCACGCCCTTAAAACGGGATTTCCCCTTTTTGTGTTTCCAAAAGCAACTGGTTCAATAACCCTTAACCCTCGTCCACCCGGTTCATCTCCGTTGTAATAGATTACACAAACTTTTTTATTTTTTATAGCATCAATAATTTGATCCCTTGATGCTACCTCTAATATAAGATTATTAAGGGTGTTGTAAAGTTTCATTATGCCGATGGAGTAGTGTATGGTTTGTTTGGTTGATATTCGTTTACTTTGATTTCATTTTTTCTTTCAATAATATCTGTAGAAGATCCCCCATTTATTGTGTCAAGAAAAACTCCAGTTCCTTTTCCTGATTCATCACCATCAGATAACGCATCGGGATTAACAGCAGAATAAGGATTTACGGTTTTGTAATCATTTTTTACTATCAAACTTTTTCTTTGCAAATCAGCAATTGCTGTTAAATCATTTGCGGGTTGACTAAAATCTAATCTTTCTGTTTGCATCTTAAATTATTTTTTTAATTATTTGGTTTATTCTGTTAACATCTTCTTTGATTCTAACATCTTGTGTAAAAGTGCTATGATCTTTTGAAGGTCTAATCATATCAGCATACGGGCCAAGATCTTGTGATATGTTACCATCAATTTTTTCTGGCATAAATTCATCATCAACTCTTGTTTCTAAAGAATCATTTTTTCTTAATTGTTGAATTGTTTGATCAACCCAATTTTTCATATAATCAGCACCATTCAAAATAAATGGAGCATCAGTTTTGTCTCCATTGTAATTATCAAACCAATTTTTAATTCTTCCCAATTGTTGATAAGTGACATATCCACTGTTTCTTAATTGCTCGTTTCTTTTGTGACCCTCGATTGATGAATCGGAATTTGGAATCTCATCGAAACATATTTGTAGATATTCCGTTACCTCCTTTGGTAGAGTAATTGTTTTATTATATAACTTACTATTCACTATCTCTTAAATGTTTGATTAATTTTTCTATGCTAATATTTTCTTTTTCTGCCAACTTTTTGATTGCTTCAATGTTTCTCATTAAAATTTTTGACACAATTTCATTTTCGTCTTCCTCTTTATGTTTTTTAACAACCTCTTTGTCTTTTGATTTTTTTGAAATAAGAATTTCGTCTATCATTTTTTCCATTTTTTCTTTTTCAAGTTCGGACAATCTTCTTTTTGTAAAACAATTTTTACATATTCCTCGTTTTTTTTCTTGTTTTAATTGTTTGTCTAATTTTCTGTCAAAACCAAATCTTTTTAATCTTTCATCTCTTTCAATTGGATCTTCAACATCCATTTTCTTTAAGATTTTGTTTGCGACATCATAAGTCGGAGCATCTTCCGTTTCTTCAAAGCCAAATGATTCAGATTGATCAACTTCAGATAAAGGTTTTTGTCCTTCCTCTGATTCACCATAATAAACACGAATAAATGGAAATTGATTTGCTTTTGTCATACGGACAGTTTGGTCCATAGTTTTTTTAGCCAAATTTCTTTGATTCAAGATAGGAATACTTGAACCGATAATAGATCCGTCAGGATTTACCAACTCACCCAATTCTCCATCAGGTGATTCAGTTCTTTTTGCTTTGGAATCCAAAAGTTTGTGAACTTGTCTTTTGGTTAATTTTTTTCCTGATTTTAATATTTTGGAAATAACGTTTTGTATTTCTTCAAAAACTTCTTTATCAACAACAATAACATCATCTTGTTCTCTTGATTCGTTAATTGTGTTTGAAACCGAATAATAAACAGCAATTTTATTTCCTTTATCTTTCAAAAAGAAATAATACGGGTTGTTATAATACTCATGGTTTAATTTTATCATGATATAATTTTCTTAATAAATACTTTGATTTGTGGTATTTATTAGTAAAACAGATGTCATACCAAAATATAAATCAATATAATTATCAAAAATTAAAAATGCAAGTCATTTATGACGGGCAAGATATGTCTTTGGCATCTGATGAAGTTGATTTTAACCAAGAAGTTGTGTTCTCACCTTACATTATCGGTATTGATAATGGAAAAAAATTACCAATATCTCTTAATCTTAATAGCCCCTTAACAACACAAAATCTAACATTAAACTATGGTGATTACAATTATAATAACGTAATTGTTTCAGAAAACTATTATCAACCTGATGATTTGAATTTTAGTTGTTTTAGTGCAGGAACAACATGTGATGTTGGTCTCACAGGAATTGACAATGGATTAACTTTTAGAATTAAAGGAGATAGTTTAAACTTTACCAATGGATTATTTAATGACACAGAAAAATTTGATAGATTTTATTATGATAGACGAATGAAGTTTATTCAAACAACAACAAACGTTCCATCTAATCACATTTTTTCGGGGATTCCTGCATATACAACATATCAAATGGTTTCAAAGTTCAGTCCTGATTTTGGAAGATATGTTGAACTTTATGGAGGTTTTTATCAAGGATTTTATAAATTATTTGGTTATGACTATGACATTTTACCAGAACGAATGAATAAAGGGTGGTCTGTTGAAATGTTATTAAACCCAAGGTTTGTTGATGAATATACGCCACCTCCAGGATACACAACATTAAATCAAATATACCCAAATAATAAAAACACATTTTTTTATATGGGAACAAGGGCGGAAAATAAATTTTATCATTACGCCGATGGATCTCCAAAATGTGACCCAAGTTATAAAAGGGTGACATCAGAATTAACTTGTGAAGAAACTTGTGCTTGCTGTGATTACGATATCACAAATAGTAGATGTATATACGTATATCCCCCAAGACCAATTGGCGGTGTTTATGATCCTCATGTAAATTACGGATGTAATTTGTGCAAAGGAAATCCTGAAACTAAATTAACTTGTGGGTGTGGTTGTAATTTAGATCCTTGTGAAACTTGTGGGTGGATGTGTTTTCAACACGTTTGTTCTTCTATAATTGTTCCAACTCCTACTCCAACACCAACTCCCACACCAACCGTTCCTTGTGATACATATCCCACAACAATAGTCTGTGACCCAACACCTCCATGTTGCACCTCTTGTCCTAATTGTGGTTGCGATACGTGCGGATGTCCACCACCGAGTCCATCGACAATTTTTTCATCAGTAGAAGACACTTGTGAAAAAGATCCAAAATGGGATGCGTTATCAAATAACATTTCGTTTAGATTGTGTGGTGATCCACATAACCCTGGTATTGGTGTAAGAGCAATTAAACTTACTGGTGAATGTATTACAACGGGAACTTGTGTTACAGGACAAACATATACCACAGGATATACGATTGTGGATATTTGCACACCACCAATTTATCCATATTGTTTGAAAACAAATCCAAATTGGTTAAATTTTAGACATTGGTTTTTAATAAACGTTGTTTGGGAAAGATATACTTATTTAGATTATTGCGACTTAAAATGGTTTGGTGGATTAGATGACATAACAAGAGTTGAACTTCTTCAAAACTTGGCAAATAACGATGTGTCATTAATTGCACCTCCTTACACAAATGGTTATGAAGTTCCTTTGAGCGTAACCCTTGTCCAATTGAATCAAAGATGGTTAGATGACACAAAGTTTAGAATGGGTCGATTAAAGATTTATATAAATGGTCGCATATTTTACACAATAGAAGATTTTGAAGAAGTAATACCTCGTGGATTAAATACCGATAAAGAAAAACAAGTTGGTGTTCCTTTTAATATTTCGTGGGGTGGGGGAACGCAAGGACTTCACGAAAATTTAACATTATCTTCTTGCACAGCAACCACACAAGGATTATATATACAAGATCCAGAATGTTTCCCTGAAAATATTCTAAACAACACATCGCTTAATAAACTAAAAACTCATATATTATTAGAAGAAAATTTTGCAGGAACTTTTGATGGGGCAATATCTCAATTTAGATTTTACACCGAACCATTGTCTTCTCCTGAAGTAAAACACAATTTCAAATTATTAAGGGACACATTTTTTATGTTTGATCCTGATTGTCCAAATTGTGATTTATCAACATGTTTCCCTAATGATTTCACATACACAATTATTAATACATAAAAAAAATGAACCAAAATATATTAATAAAAAGTGTTTTTTATGATGGTGAATTGGCAGAAGTCTTATTCAAACCGGATAATGATGATGTTGTATTAAACTTTGACCAGATAACATTACCATTTTTATTTGAACCTCATCTTTTATATCCGCCAAGAGAAATCTACGGAACATATACAATTAAACCGATAAACGCAAATTGTCCATATTTTTTAAACGTCCCAAGACCTACACCGACACCTACGCCAACACCAAGTCCTACAAGAACTTTAACACCGACACCAACACCGACAAACACTCCTACACCTACATTAGACCCATGTAAACTACCAAGCCCAACTCCGACATCTACTTCCACACCTACGCCAACACCTACAATTAGTTTAACACCTACGCCAACACCTACTTGGAATCCTTGTATTACACCATTACCTAATTTGATTGTTTCGATATCTGTTGAAATTATGCCAGGTTCTGTAATTGTAATGTCAAATGTTAATATCAACAAAGTATTAGTTCACGATATAAATATTTCTTTCGATGTTGTTTTAAAAGATTTGTCAGATGAAAAAATTACAATACCAAAAGAAATAACAATCAAAAAAGGTTTCATGTCGGAAAGTTTGATGATTACATTAGATATGGATTTTGATGAAGTTAAAGAAGACGTTATTGTGCAAAACATAAAATCTGACCATCCTAACATTCAAACAAATTTTGTAGTCGATAAAGCAATTAAAGTTTTGCCAACACCAACACCCACACCAACTCCAACGAATACACCTACAAATACACCAACCAATACACCAACACCGACAATTACCCCAACTAATACTCCAACACCAACTAATACACCTACTAATACTCCAACACCTACAACTACACCTACTAATACACCAACTCCAACTAATACACCAACCCCAACGGTGACCCCAAGTGTTGGTGCTTCACAAACCCCAACTCCAACTAATACTCCAACGCCGACAATTACCCCAACTAATACCCCAACACCAACTAATACACCTACAACCACACCGACAAACACTCCAACTAATACGCCTACAACAACACCGACAAATACACCAACTAATACGCCTACAACAACACCGACAAATACACCAACTAATACACCAACCCCAACAGTAACACCAACAACAACTCCTATTATTATACCAACAATTTATTTCGGTAAATCATCAAAAGTCAATTTTGATATTGGTGACGAAAATTTTATAAATAACGTTCAAACCTTCGAAACCACTAATTTACATTTAAATGTGGTGTCTGGAAGTGGTTATGTTTATATTTTAATTCCAACTACAAGTAAACAACCTTCAATATTTAGAAATAGTAATTGGGGATGTAATGGAAATGTTATTCCAATAATAACTAAACCTGACGTAAGTTTAATTGACAATTTAGGAAATACCACTATTTATTCTGTATATAGATCATATGTTTCAACTTCTGCTAGTGTTGACGTATGGTTATGTGAATAAATATTATATGTATATTTTAAATTTAAATGTCCGATTTTAGTAGAGTTGGTGGTGTTGGAATTATGGGCTTCATTTCACCAATGGACACTCTTGACACATATGCGGTTATAGACCCGCTATATGGTATTGATGGTCTTAGAAATGTTGATCAAGAATCGGACCTCAACTTGATTTCCTACGACAGAAGAAGACCTGGAATGATTGTCGGAATCGAAGGTGGTCTTCGTTTTTTTAAGTTAAAAAATATTTTTTGGTCTTTTGAACTTACGGATTGGGAAGAAATTTTCTTTTTGACATCATCTCAATTAGATATTGTAAAAAGTTTACCAAACAATTTAATTATACCAGGAGTCAATTCATCAACATTTATTGATAGGGAGTTGATATCTGGACCAGTTGATAGTGTAAACAAAATATTTTTTTTAAGGTTTACCCCTGAACTCAACTCAGAACATCTATATTATAATGGTCTTTTACAAGATAAGGGAGACCAATTAGATTATTTAATAAGTGGAAAAACAATTACATTTAAAAATCCTCCAAAAACAAATAGTAAGTTACTTTGTTCATATAGAACTTATAGTGAAATAAACTTTATTGACCATGAACATCCAATAGGGTCTGTTGATGGTATAAACAAAGCTTTTGAATTAAGTATAACACCAAAAACAGGAAGTGAGCATGTTTATTTAAATGGTTTATTACAAGATTTTGGTGAAAATAATGATTATACAATAAACGGAAAAATTATAACATTCAACATATCGCCACCTGAATCAAGTAAAGTTACTTGTTCATATCGATACAATTAAAATAAAATTAACATAAAAACTAAATAACTTAAAAATTAAACATATTTATAAAAAGAAATAAAAAAAAATGATGGAGCAAGGAGAAAAATACACAACTTCGGACTTATATTTAGGGGCTTACTTAAAACTCAAAGGTTACAAAATGACCGTAGAGAAAAACAGAAATAAGGCGGTTTTTGTGTTTGAAAAAAATGAAGGTTTACAAGAAGAAATTAATAATTATTTAAACGAAAGCGGTTCATGTGAACCTCTTTTATACACAAATTCTATTAAGAACTTAAAGAATTTATTATATAATTTGTAAAAGTTTTGACTTTTTAAAATTTATGAAGTATTTATATGTATAGTATCGTCGCATAATGCGACAATTATTAATATCTTTTTATTTATCTTCCTATTTAAATTAGTATAATATTCAGTGGGTGTTTTTACTCTTAAAATCACCCTGGTATTATTTGTATGTATCAGCCAACTTGTTTCTAATAGTTAGAATCAAGGTGTAAAGAACACTTTTTAAACTTGAAAAACAATTTTTCATGGCTACTACTAAAATAGTTTTAGACTTACAATCGGACTTAGTATTATCGAGTCCATCGATCACAACCCCGGTTGGTATTGTTGCTAGTGATATCGCGTTTGGTTTAACTAACGTGAACTCAGAGTTAGGCAATTTATCAACTAACATTTCAAGTGAGGCTTCTTCAAGAGTTTCTGGAGACTTATCACTTGAATCAAACTTATCTTCTGAAGTTGTTAACAGAACAAACGCAGTTTCTACTGAAACAGTTGCAAGAATTTCTGGAGACGCATCAGTTGCTTTTGACTTAGCATCAGAAATTACAAACAGAACTATTGCTGTTTCTACTGAGGCTTCTTTGAGAGTTGTTGGTGACCAATCAGTTGCTGCTGATTTGTCGACTGAAATCGTAAACAGAACTGCTGATGTTGACGCTGAAGAATCAAGAGCAATGGTTGCTGAAGCAACTATTTCTTCTAACTTGTCTTCTGAAGTTGTTAACAGAACAAACGCTGTTTCTACTGAAGCGTCTTCAAGAGTTGCTGGTGATTTATCATTAGAAACTTCTTTAAATGCTGAAGGTTCAAGAGCAATTTCTTCTGAAACTTCATTGTCTAACTTAATTTCTTCTGAAACATCTGCAAGAATCGCCGATGTTGATGCTGAAGAGTCAAGAGCAAAGTTGGCCGAAGGTTCATTAGCGACTGATTTGAATTCTGAAGCATCTGCACGTATTGCTGCTGATTCATCGTTGAACACAAAAATTGATTTTGTTATTTCTAACGTTGATCCTGCTGCGTTAGATTCATTGACTGAAATCGTTTCTGCTTTCCAATCTGCCGATGGTGACATTAACAATGCTATCACTACCTTGGCATCTACAGCATCAGTAGCGGTATCTACAGAAAAATCAAGAGCGATGTCGGTAGAATTTTCTATCGCGTCTGATTTATCTTCTGAAATCGTAAACAGAGGTTTAGATGTTGATGCTGAAGAAGCAAGAGCAACGTCAGTTGAGTCAGTTATTTCTCAAAATCTATCTTTGGAAACTGCTAACAGACAAGCGGCGGTATCAACAGAAATTGCAAGAGCAATCGCCGCTGAATCATCTATTTCTACAAAGTTAACAAATGAAATTTCTGACAGAATTGCTGATGTTGACGCAGAAGAATCAAGAGCAATCGCCGCTGAAGGTTCTATCGCATCTAATTTGTCAACTGAAATTTCTAACAGAATTGCTGATGTTAATGCTGAAGAATCAAGAGCTATGGCAGCTGAAGCGTCTATTGCGTCTAATTTAACTGCAGAAATTTCTAACAGAATCGCTGATGTAGATGCTGAAGAATCGAGAGCTATGGTTGCTGAGGCAACATTATCTTCTAACTTGGCTACTGAAGTTTCTAACAGAATCGCTGATGTAGATGCTGAAGAGGCAAGAGCTCAATCTGTTGAGGAATCATTAAGAAATGATATTTCAGTAGAAGCTTCTATTAGAGAATTGTATGACGCGGCTTTCAATGCTAGTCTTGAAGCTGAAGTGTCAACAAGAGAATCTAAAGAACAATTTATAACCGATGCATTAAGTAACATCATAATTACTATGGTGAGTGTTGAAGAATCAGACAGAGTTGCTGCCGATAATTCTTTGGAGGCGGAAATTTCTGAGTGTTGTTCACTTCACACATCTGTTGAAGGTTCTATTGAAGGTGAAGTATCAAGAGGTTTTGCTTCTATCGAAACTACAGTTTCTACAAAAGAATCTTTGGCTATCGTAAGAGAAAACAGCATCGACTCTAAATTATCTTCTGCTATTTCTTCAGAAGTTTCATCAAGAGTTTCTAATGATGGTTCATTAGAATCTGTAATTTCAGATGCTAAAACTTCTATTAACTCTAAAATTTCTTCTGAAATTGCAAATAGAGAAAGCGCAGATCTTTCATTGACAAACTCAATCGCAAGAGAATCAGGAAGAATTGATACTATCCTTGATGGATCAACGGTTGATTTAGATCAATTCGCAGAAATTGTTTCTTTTGTTAATAGCATTGATATGGCTAATGACAATTCGTTGTTATCAGCGGTTACTTCTATTGGTCTTAATTTGAATGCTGAAGAGTCTTCAAGAATTGCTAAAGATAATTCATTAGAAACTAAATTAGATTCTTCAATCTCAACTGAAATTTATGACAGACAAAATGCCGATCAATCTTTGGTACAATACATTGATTCAGAAGCATCTGAAAGAAGATCTGCCGATAATTCAATTGAAATTGAACTTGATCGAAGAGTTACTGTTGAACAAAGCATCAGAGAATCTGTTGAGTATTCATTGGAAAGCAAAATTGGTGTTGAAATCTCTAGTAGAGAAACTGCTGACACTTCATTGTTTGTTCAATTGAATGACAAAATCAACACTCAAGTTTCTGTTGAAGAAAGTTCAAGATTAAGTGCTGATATTTCATTGGATACTGCAATTAATGATGCCGTTTCAATGTTGAATACTAAGATTAACAACGAGACAAGTAGAGCGACAGACGCAGAATCATCTTTAGAAACTGCCTTGTCTACTGAAGTTTCTTACTTGTTATCAAACACTGATCTATCTGCAATTGACTCTTTCTCTGAAGTAGTTACTGGATTGAACAGCATCGAAAACAAAATCACTAACGAATATTTCAAAAAAGTATCTGTTTCTGGTTTAGTTAACGGGACAAACAAAGCATTCACTTTGGCTAGTTCAGTTAAAACTGATTCTGAAGCAATCTATTACAATGGATTGTTACAAGAAGCAGGTGTTGACTACAACATCACAGGTGGTGTTAACGTAGTATTTACTTACACTCCATCTACTGGTGGTAAAGTAACTGCTTACGGTGTTTACGCTTAATCATTAACTTGTTAATGAAAACAAAAAAGGGGCTCTTCGGAGTCCCTTTTTTTTATTATACAAAAAAAAATAATTAAAGATTGTCGTATCTGTTGGTGTTAGGATTATAAATTAAATCTTTATTTCCCCCATTAAAAAGATTATAAATCAATTTATCATAGGTTTTAATAAGTTCTTTGTTATCGGCATGATATCTTTGTAAAACAATATCGTTTCTTTTATGATATTCAGAAATGTTATTATCGTGTTCTGATAAAATATGATTTAACATTTTAGCCCCATCTTTTGTGTCACCATTTTCATAGTAATACCCAAGATCTTTACAAAGAGGAGCATTGTGTAAAACAGGATAACCCAAATAAGCGGCGTCTAAATAAAGATAGTTTAATGGGTTTAATACTTGATGACAAAGTAAAATGTCAAAATATTGTGTTAAAACAAAAGATGTTTGATACCTTGATTCTGCGGTAATTTTTTTATCTTTATACAAGTCAAAAGTTCCGATTATTGATAAAAACTCATGATTTTCTTTAAGTTTGTCACCATTTGTAATCATAAGTTTTTCAATTTTATTTTTTCCTATTTCAGATCTATATGATTCTTCAGCAATCATAGCAGGAATTAAAGCATATTTAACGATATTAATGTTTGGCTCCATTATTCCCAAAACTTTTTTCTCTTTTTGGGAATTATATTTATAACCTTTTTTATATCTTCCTTCTTTAAATCCGGTTTCAATTCCAACGACTGATTCAAGCAAGAATTTGTTATGCCAAATAAAAGGAACTATAAATGCGTTTGTTCTATAAAGAGTTGAAAAGAACCCATAATTTGTTTCGTGTTGTTGTGGAATATACCATAATTCATCAAACGTTGTTTCATATTCAAAATATCTTTTTTTGTTTTCTTTAAACATTACGTTTTCCATGTGAATTACATAATTGTTTCCACATTTATACCCAATAAACCTTTTGTTTTTATCTTCTTTGAATTGTTTTATATATTCTTCATGAACTTGGGCTCCCATCATTACAATAAGGTCCATATCCATATATTTTTCTTTAAAGTTGTAGATATCAATATCTTTAAGATAAGAAGGTCTTTGTTCTGAAAAATCAACATCAACGGTGTTTAAAATACAAACTTCATAATTATTTTCTGATTGTTTTAATAAATGAACAAACATTAAAACGTTTTGTTTCATTCCGTTTGTCCATATTGACTCTGTGTTTGATTGTAAGCCAAGTGTAATTCCAATTTTCAAATTTTTCATTGTTATTGATTTGTTTGGTTTATAAATTGTTTTATTATTTCGTCTTTTTCTTCTTGAGTTTCTGAGTTTGCCCATAACCATAAAAAAGACTTTGATATTGATTGTAATTCTTTTTTCTTTTCTTCTATTGTCTTTTGTATTAATGTAAAACCATTTGTTTCAAAATCCACCTCAATATTTAACTTTTTTGCAATTTTATAAAGAGTTAATAAATCATTTTTTTCATAAGCAATTTGTGACTCTTGATACCATTTAATTCTAACCGAACTTTTTGACTTGTCAGGATGACATTCTTTTGCGATAGATCTAAAAATTGATTTAATTGTTTTTAATTCTTTTTCTGAAACTTCAAAAGGTATATCTTTTTTTATTCCACAAGAAATACTTTCTCCTGTGATTATTGGGGCAACGTAACCATGTTTGGAAGCATCCTCCATAAATAAAGGTTTGTGATAAGACGTGAATTCGTCGGCATATTCTTTTTCTAATTCAAGAAGATTTAATTCTTTTAAGTAAAGATTTATCTTCAAGTCATTTAATTTTTTTTTAGACATATTTTATAAATAGATTAAAATAGGTTTGAGTTCATATTTATAGGTGTTATTTAATTTTATTTTAACTAACAGAAATATTTATAGTAAAAGATGCCAGTTTATAATAGATTAACAGATAGGACAAAGGTTTCTGCCGTCACTTTGAATGACATTTTCCATGTTGTTGTAACAGGAGACACATCACAAAGCCCACAAGGATCGTCATATTATGCTCCTTTAAGTGATTTACAAGCAATTTTAAGTGGTTCAACAGGTCCTGCAGGGACTTCAGGAACAAGTGGAACTAATGGTTCAAGCGGAACAAGCGGATTAAGTGGGGCAACGGGAACAAGTGGAACTTCAGGTTCTAGTGGAACGTCGGGTTCATCAGGAACTAGCGGATTGAGTGGATCAACAGGAACAAGTGGAACTTCAGGGACGAGTGGTAGTAGTGGTTCTTCAGGAATTAGCGGGTCTTCAGGGACAAGCGGATTAAGTGGTGCAACAGGAACATCAGGGACAAGCGGAACAAGTGGTATTAATGGAACATCAGGTTCTAACGGAACATCAGGAACTTCTGGTTCTTCGGGAACAAGTGGATTAAGCGGAGCAACAGGAACAAGTGGAACTTCTGGAACTAGTGGATTGAGTGGTGCAACAGGAACAAGTGGAACTTCTGGAACTAGTGGATTGAGTGGTGCAACAGGAACAAGTGGAACCGATGGAACAAGCGGAACTAATGGATTTGACGGAACATCAGGAACTAGCGGTTTGGATGGGACATCAGGGACTAGCGGAATAGATGGAACAAGCGGAACTAATGGATTTGACGGAACATCAGGAACTAGTGGTATAGATGGTACTAGCGGTTTGGATGGAACAAGCGGAACTAGCGGTTTGGATGGAACATCGGGGACTAGCGGTATTGATGGAACAAGCGGCTCAAGTGGTTTGTCAGGAGTAAACGGAACATCAGGAACTAGCGGTTTAGATGGAACTAGCGGTATAGATGGGACATCAGGAACTAGCGGTTTAGATGGAACAAGCGGTATTGATGGAACAAGCGGTATTGATGGAACATCAGGAACTAGCGGAATAGATGGTACTAGCGGTTTTGATGGAACATCAGGAACTAGCGGTTTAGATGGAACAAGCGGTACTAGCGGTTTATCGGGAGTAAACGGAACTTCAGGGACTGATGGAACATCTGGAACTAACGGTTTGGATGGAACAAGCGGAACTTCAGGAACTGATGGTTCTTCTTTTGTTTGGAAAAATTCTTGGGATCCATTAGTAACATATAATATAAATGATGTCGTTGAGTATGCGGGGAGCTCTTATATTTGTCTTGTGAATGGTACAAGTGGAACACCTCCACCTCCTTTTAATTCTTCTTGGGCTTTGATGTCACAAGCTGGCACAAGCGGAACAGATGGCACAAGCGGAACAGATGGAACTAATGGATTTGATGGAACATCAGGAACAAGTGGTGTAAGTGGAACTAATGGTTCATCAGGAACAAGTGGTATAAATGGGCAATCAAACACAATATTCCCATATAATGCGAGAGTAAATATACAATCAGGAAATCCTGGAAATACAAATATTATTTGGAATAATGTAACTCAATCAGCATCAACCCAAATAAATATTTCACATTTAGATAGAGATAATAATGATATTGATGTTTATTTGGCTTTAATTCCAAGTGGAACAACAATCATTATTCAAGATCAAAATGATTCAACTCAATATCAAAAGTGGATTGTGGGAGTTGGTGTTGAAACTTCATTTAATTCATATTGGACTTTTCCAATTACATTAGTTCAATCAACTTTTCAATTTACAGGTGGAGAAAACATATTGTTTATTGTGGCACAATTACCATCAGGAACATCAGGAACAAGTGGAACATCAGGAGTTAATGGAACTAGCGGATTAAGCGGAGCGACAGGTAGTAGTGGAACATCAGGAACAAGTGGAACATCAGGTTCTAATGGAACATCTGGTAGTTCGGGACTAAGTGGTGCTTCAGGCACATCAGGAACAAATGGGACAAGCGGAACAAGTCCAATAATTTATAAATCAGCGACAACTTTATCTGTTACTGGAAACACTGAAACAATTTATGGAACGTTTGCCATACCCACAAATATTTCTTCAGGCATGATTAGATGCACTTTTGTAAATCAAAACACGTTTGCTGGCACATCTGTTGGAGGTAGGGCAAGAATTAGAATTGGAAATATTCAAAATCCAAATTTTTCTCAATTGAGTTTAATGACAATAATTGCAACAGATGCGGTTGGTTCAACAACTAGTATGAGTATTTTTAGAAGTTTTCCTGTTATTGGTGGTTCGTCTGGTAGTATTAATTGTATAGTACCAGGTGGTAATATTATATCTGACCAATCAACGGCAGGTGCATATACATTAGTTTCTAATGACTTTACAACTCAAACCTATCTTCATTTTACAACTGTTGGAGGTAGCTCAACTTCTGTTTGTCAATCTTATTTAGCGATTGTTGAAATTTTTTAATAAAAATTCAATTTCTTTAATAACCATGTCTGATGTTATTTGTTTTGAACATTCAAATTGACGATCACTTCCTTTATGAAGTGGACACCAATTCCAATCACCGGCATTTAATCTATCATTATTAAAACATCCATGACATACGTTTTCATTTATAACTCTATATGTGTCTAACTTTGTTTCTGCAAATTTTTCACTAAATCCTGAAATTAAAATCACTGGTAATTCACATGCCCAAGCCAACCAAGATAAACCTGAACCTAACCCAATGAAAAATTCACAACTAACCAAATCGTTAATAACCTCCTGAAGATTCCCCCCTTTAAAGATAGTAACTCCTTTTGGATAAAAATTATTCATGTAACCATCACCCTCTTTTGAATAGATCATACATTCATATCCTAACATACTAAGATGGTCTATAACGGACTGCCACCCATCAGGATTGTTCCAATACTTTGCTTGTGCTGTTGAATGAAAACCAATGCCCACTTTTTTCTTTTTTGAAACATTTGGTAATTTAAGTTTTGGTCTAATCTCTTTATATTCTAATCCCAAAATATCTGTTGCCGTTTTTTGTAATGGTTGTCTTTTAAAATCAAAAGGATGTTTGTTAGAATCAAATTCCCCATTTTCGTTGTAATACCAACCAAGTTGATATTGGGCAATTATGTTATACACCGTTTCACCTGGCTCAACAAATTCAATATTTGTATATTGATACTTGAAAAGATCGTTCATAAAAGTTGAAACGATTAAATCGCAGTCGTGTTTTTTTCTAAACTCTTCGCAGTATGGTATCCAAGCCAAAGTGTCTCCTAATGATTTTGACCCAAATGAAATATAAACTCTTTTGTTTTTTAAATTTAATGTGTGATTATAAATCAATTCGCCATTTTCATAAACTTCGGTTCTCCATTTTGTATAATATTCTCTGTTTAATTTAACCCAACTATTAATTGGCAAATTATTTTCATATATTAAATTATTTTGGTCAAATAACTTTATGTTAAATAAACTATCACTTTTTCCCATAATTTCAAAAAATGGATTTACAACAAAGTGTTGATTAAAAGTATAGTCGTTTTTGATCAGTTCATTATGAATCATTGGTGTATTTATAACTTTTTTATAAAAATTTAATAACTCGTTTCCAAAATCTGTTTGATCTTTAATTTCATAATTTTGGTTTGAATTAATTAGATCTAACAAATCGTTTGAAATTTTAATTATATCTCCTTCTATTGGTTTAATGTATGGGTCAAACATTCCCATATATTGTGGAAGGTTTCTTGTTAAAATTTTCATTTTATAACCAATTGCTTCTCTAATAACAAGAGGGTTACATTCAAAAGTTGAATTAAACATTAAAACATCACAACACTCCATAAATAAATCAACATCATCTCTTTCACCCCAAACAGAAACATTTTTTGGTAAGTCCTCCATTATTGGTTTCCAATAAGTTTCAAAGTTTGGTGCCATATTTCCAACAAAATGAAAATGTAAATTAGGATTTGTGTCTTGTAATAATCTTGCAACTTCAATTCCTTCTTTTTGATTTTTCCCTTCCGTCCATAAACCAACATTTAATATGTGGATTTTTGATTCATCAATTTTTAATTTTTGTCTTGATTCAATTTTTTTATAAACTGAAATTTGTTTTTCTTCGTAAGGAAAAGTGAGTAATTTTTTTGGTGATGGTGTATTATTAAATTGTGAAACTTGATGGAAAGGCGTAACCAAACAATAATAATCTGGATGTAATTTTTTTAATCTATTGGCATCATACCAAACATTATGACAAGTTTCTACAAGTTTCCATGTTCTGTTATTTGAATATAATTGATTTAATAAATCTTTTGGTATTTTATTAAAACTTTCAAAAGCTTCTGGTATTTCTTCTACGTGAATAATATCAATATTATTTTCTTTAATAATTTTTATTAAATCATATTTTTTATCTTCTTCTGTTGATAACCCCAAAGAAAAAAAGTGATTTTGATCTAACAATTTAGTTATTTTATTTCTTTGAATAACATATTCATCACTAAATTTAGAATATTCCACTAAAAATATTTCAATTTGATCTTTGTATTTTTGAAGGGTTTCAATTCTTTTTAATACGAATTGTGGCATTCCTCCTGTTGAAAGGTGTGGTGTGAGATATAAAAGTTTGATTTTATTCATAAATAAAAATAATATTAAAATATTTATAAATGTAGTATTTATTAAAAAACAACAATGTCAATACCAATAGCAAGACCATTTGCGTTTAATTCGGGATCAACAATTGATGGAACAATACAAGTTGGTAATTTAGCGGTTGGTTATCCAACTTATGGTTTTGATTCAACTGGACTTCAATGGTGGAATGGTCCTGATGAAAGTTTAGGTTATGTAATAGCACAACCAGTCCCCGATAATAGTCAGCCAACTCCCGTATATGGATTAACCGCATCAGTTGGATTTTATAGAACAAATGGTTTTAATGATAGTGAATTTATTTTTTTAGCCAATAAGTTATTAGGAACAACTTATACCACCGCCAGTGCCGCATCACTAGATTTAACAGCAAACGGATATTGGAATTCATATGTGACTCCAGTATTAGCGTTAGATGCCGGAAATACTTCAAGCTATCCTGGTTTTGGAACAGAATGGACCGATTTAGTTGATGGGAAGGTTTTTAATTTGATTAACAACCCAATTTATGGTGTAGGATTTGGAGGATTTTTGAGTTTTCAACCTTCCTCATCTCAATACGCAGAATGTTCGACAAGTTTACCAAGTTTAAATACTTGGTCGATTGGAGTTTGGCATTTTTATGATGGATCAAATATTGGTGGGTCACCATGTATTGTTTCAGAAGTATTTCCGACCGCCATCAATTATATGTTAGGAAACGGAAGTGATACAAGTCCTAATTTACAAACAGGGTTTTTTAATGGATCTTGGAATCTTACACCTATAGGTTATATATTAACACCTGGTTGGCATTTTATTGTTGGAACTTACGATGGGATAAATCTTAGTTTATATGTTGATAATTCATTGATATCTAGTGTAATTGACGTTACCACACCAACTTCTGGAAATTCAGGAATAGTATTAATGAAAAGATGGGACTTAAATGAATATTGGGGTGGGTTATTGGCTATTGTTGAAATATATGATAGGGCTTTAGATTCATATCAAATTGACTCTTTGTGGAATTCGAATAAATCAAGATTTGGTCTTTAATTGATTTACAGATTTTAGAAATATTTTAATTTGGTATTTATGTTATATGTCAAATATAATTCAAATAACATCAATATCAGGAACACCCCCTTATGATATATATGTTTGTGATCAAACAATAACATATTGTTATTTGGTTTCGGGAGCCACATTTATTACACCACCATTAAGTTTTATTGTTCCACCACCATTAGACACATCAACACCAATAATATTAAAAATTATTGATTCTTTGGGTTGTGAAAAAATATTTCTTCTTACTTGTGGTGAAATTTATGGAAAATTATTTGAAGGGTTTGAAGTATTTTTATTTCAAGATGCGTCAATTTATTTATACGAAGGACCTTAATAATTTAAAAAAGTAATTTATATTTTTTTTATTATTCCTAATTTTTAATAAAAATATAAATATGAATACTATTTTTATTCAAATAGCATCGTTTAGAGACCCTCAATTAGAACCAACATTAGATAACCTAATTGAAAACTCAAAATACCCAAATAATTTAAGAATTGGTATTTGTCATCAATATAATTCAGAAGACGATTTTAATATTGACAAATATAGAAATGACAAAAGATTTAAAATTATTGATGTCTTAGATGTTGACTCAAAAGGTGTTTGTTGGGCAAGACATCAAGTTCAACAATTGTATGGTAATGAAAAATATACATTACAAATTGATTCCCATATGAGATTTGAAAAAGATTGGGATGATACTCTTATTAAGATGATTAAACAACTCCAAAAGAAAGGACATAAAAAACCTTTGTTAACAGGATATGTTTCATCTTTTGATCCGGAAAACGACCCACAAGGAAGAGTTACCGAGCCGTGGAGAATGGCTTTTGATAGATTTACACCTGAAGGTGTTGTATTTTTTTTACCTGAAGTAATTCCTGGATGGAAAGAACTTAAAGAACCTGTAACAGCAAGATTTTATTCCGCTCACTTCTGTTTTACACTTGGTGAATTTTCAACTGAAGTTCAACACGATCCTGAATTTTATTTTCACGGAGAAGAAATTTCTATTTCAGTTCGTGCCTTTACTCACGGATATGATTTATTTCACCCACATAAAGTTGTTATTTGGCATGAATACACAAGAAAAGGAAGAATTAAACAATGGGATATAGATAAAGAATGGCATTTAAAAAACACCGCATGTCATATTAAAAACAGACAATTACTTGGTGTTGATGGTGAAAAATATAATGGAGATTACTCAGAATGGTTTGGAACAGAAAGAACCATAAGAGATTATGAAAAATATGCTGGCGTATTGTTTGAGACAAGAGGTATTCAACAAGAAACGATAGATAAAAAATACCCACCAAACACATACGATTATAAAACCGAAGAAGAATGGAAAAATTCATTTTCAACCATATTCAAACATTGTATTGACTTAGATCTAAATCGTGTTCCTGAAACTGATTACGATTTTTGGGTTGTTGCTTTTCACGATAAAGAAAATAATACACTATTTAGACAAGACGCAGACGCCAACGAAATTTTAAGAATTAAAAATGATCCTGATGGTTACGGAAAAATATGGAGAGAGTTTAATACAACAGAAGTTCCTGCGTATTGGGTTGTTTGGCCACATTCCGTTTCAAAAGATTGGTGTGAAAGAATTATTGGAAATTTATGATAAAAATTATCACAGCAATATACTCAAACTTATACAACACTAAATTAGGGGGTAGAGATAGTCGTCAAGGACATTATTTAAATTCACTTCGAAGTTTATTAAAAATGTCTAACGCAACTTTTGTTTGTTATACTAGTATTAGTGAAATAGATATTCTGAAAGATTTTTTTTATGTTCAAAATAACTTTAATGAAAATCAAATAATATTTAAAACATTTGATTTACAAAGATGTGATTTTCACAAACACATCCAAAGAATAAAAGATGTGTCAAGTGTCGTGTTAAAAGATAGGTGTTATGAAATTCAATATTCAAAGTTTGTTTGGTGTTTGAATGAATTAACTGATGATGTAAAACATTTATATTGGTTTGATGCAGGACTTTCACATACAGGTTTAATACCTTTTAAATATTTAGACCAAACAAAAGGATATTGGGAAAAATATTTTGAGTCTTCACTTTTTAATAACAACTTTTTAAATAATCTAATAGATTTTACTAAAGATAAAATTGTTGTTTGTGCTAAAGACAACAAAAAAAATTATTGGTCTACAACATTACCAAAAAAATATTATTCTAAATATAATAGTGATCGACATATAATCGGAGGTTTTTTTGGTGGTAAAAAAGATATAATGAAAACATTTTGCGATTTATTTATTGATAAAATAAATGAGGTATTGTTAAATGAAAACGAACTTTATTTAGAAGAAAATATTATGTCACTTTTATATTACAACAATCAAGACTTGTTTACTTCTTTATATTTTGATATTTGGTGGCATGAAGAAGATGTCATACCTGGTGTCGATCTTTTGGAATTAACAAAAACAGAAAAAAGTTTTTATAAAATTTTAGAAAACTTAAATTAAAAAAATGATAACATTAGTAACAGGTTTATGGGATATTGGAAGAGGGAATCTTTCTGAAGGATGGTCAAGGTCTTTTGATCATTACTTAAATAAATTTGAACAACTATTACAAGTTGATTGTAATATGATAATTTTTGGTGACAAAGAACTAGAAAAATTTGTCACAGAAAGAAGAAGTGAAGAAAACACCCAATTTATTTTAAGAGACCTAAGTTGGTTTAGAAATGGTGAGTTTTTTGACCAAATTCAAAACATTAGAAATAACCCAAAATGGTATAATTTGGCCGGTTGGTTAAAAGATTCAACACAAGCAAAATTAGAAATGTATAACCCACTTGTTATGTCAAAAATGTTTATTTTACATGATGCGGTTCTTTTGGATAAATTTGATTCAGAAAAACTTTATTGGATTGACGCTGGTTTAGCAAACACCGTTCATATGGGTTATTTAACTAACGATAAGGTCTTAGATAAGATAGATAAATTATCTGACAACTTTTTATTTATTTGTTTTCCATATCAAGCAGATCGTGAAATTCATGGATTCAACATCGATAAGATGACCGAAATAACGGGAACAAGAGTTGACAAGGTTTGTCGTGGTGGTTTTTTTGGTGGAACAAAAGAAGTTATTCGTCAAATGAATACTCTATATTATAATTTGATGAAATCTACATTACAAAAAGGTTTGATGGGAACGGAAGAAAGTTTGTTTTCTATTCTACTTTATAACAATCCAACAATTACAGATTATGTTGAAATTGAATCAAATGGTTTGGTTTATAAATTTTTTGAAGATGTTAAGAACGATTCTGTAGAAATTAAAAGTTTAAAGAAAAATTACAAAGTAATAAAGAATAGAACGGGTGATGTTGGTTTATATGTAATTTCATTCAATAGTCCAAAACAATTTGAAACATTAATAACATCTATGTTAGAGTATGATTCTGATTTTATCCATAAAACAAAAAAGTTTTTGTTAGATAATTCTACAGATCTTTCGACCACTCCGAATTATAAAGAATTGTGTGAACAATATGGTTTTGAACACATTAAAAAAGATAATATTGGAATTACAGGTGGAAGAGTTTTTGTTGCTGAACACTTTCACGAATCTGATATGGATTACTATTATTTTTTGGAGGATGATATGTTTTTTTACAATGGTAAAGACGACACTTGTAAAAATGGTTTTAATAGAAAAACAAAAAATTTGTATAAAAAAGTTTTTCAATTATTCAAAAAGGAAGAATTTGATTTTTTGAAACTTAACTTTACAGAATTTTATGGTAGTCACGAAAAACAATGGTCTTGGTATAATGTAGATCAAGAGTTTAGAAAAACACATTGGCCCATGAATCAAAATCTACCAAGACATGGACAAGATCCTGATTCCCCAAATTTAGAGTTTAAAAACATAAAATCTTACGAAGGTATACCTTATGCCACAGGAGAAATATATCTATCGAATTGGCCAATTCTTTTGTCAAAGGAAGGAAATTACAAATGTTATATAGAGACAAAATTTCAATTTCCTTATGAACAAACTCTTATGTCTCATTGTTATAAACAAACAATTAAGGGAAGAATTCATGCTGGTGTTCTACTTATGACACCAACCGAACACAATCGATTTGACTTCTACGATGGCAATTTAAGAAAAGAATTTTAATTCAAGTATTTATTAATAAAGATTAAATGGAGTTCTTTATTAAGAAAAATTCTACACTTCCTACATTAAAAATTAATGTTATAAAAGATGGAAGATCTGATTACGATAGATCTATGCGGTTTTTAGAAGAGACCGATATATTTTTTTCTATGGTAAATACCGAAACTGGAATTCCAAAAATAACAACAAGACCTGCCGGTATAATAAAAAAAGAACCCTTATACTCTAGCGAACAAGATCAATACTATGTTTATTATCAATTTACACCATTTGATACAAAACAAACAGGAAGATACAAAGGACAATTTTTATTTAGAAACGATACTGGAGTTTTGGTTTTACCTTTGAATCAAGAAATATATGTAAATGTTACTGATAGTTTTATAATTAACGACTTTGAATTTCAAAGTTGTTATGTTGTTGACTATCCTTGTTGTAAATCTCAACCAATTCCACCACCACAAATCCCTCCTGTTACAACAACAACATCGACCATATCACCAACAACCACTTCAACAACAAGTATACCTGTAACAACAACTTCAACAACACACGGACCTGAACCAACAGGATATACAGAATGGGTTATTACTTTTGGTTCTGGATCAGCATCGTTAGCGTGTTCACAAGAAACCGCTTTTGTAACTGCCTATACTCCTAGTATGTCGGCCTTGACTATCGGTCAAACTTTATGGAGTTCACCAAATTTTGATAATTATGCTATTTCTACAAATGGTCTTTGGGTTCGAATTTTATCTAGAAATGGTGTTTCATACTCACCTAATACGATAGTATTTGTTGGTCAATACTCAGGATTATTTGGTAATTATAGTCAAGTAATTTATTCACATGAGTGTGGAACTTCATTTCCATGTAAATGCTTTACCTATACAAAAACTCAAAATAATATATTTAACTCTCTTTATGTAAATTGTAATGGTAATACAACCGCGATTACTTTACCATTTAATGGATCACAAAGTTTTTGTGGGGCGTTTACAATACCATACAACTATATAACAGTGACAGGTGGTATAAACAACTGTGTTGGTGGTGTTTGTCCGTAGGACACTAAATGGTCTTTTGTTGTATTTATAGAAAAAGATTAAATGGAATTTACTATAGGTCAAAACTCGACGCTTCCTCTTTTGAAATTACAGGTTGTAAAAGATGGTATAGAAGACTATCCGTCAATGATGTCTTTTATTGAGACTTCTTCCATATTTTTTTCTATGATAGATACCGATACTGGTATTCCAAAAATATATTCGCAGGCGGCAAGTTTTGTTGAAAAAACAGAAGTTAACTCAAATGCTTCTCCAGAATATTATGTTTATTATAGATTTACACCACAAGACACAAGTAGAGTTGGTAGGTATGAAGGACAATTTTTATTTATAAATGAAACGGGAACATTAGTTTTACCAATCAGAGAACAATTGTTTATCAACATTACTGAAAGTTATTTGTCAGACACCTTACCTTACAATAATTGTTATGTATTAAATTATAATTGTTGCACAACACCATTCCCATCCCCAACACCAACTTTAACTCCAATTCCAATACTAAGTTTAACGCCAACTAATACACCTACTAACACACCAACCCCAACCGTGACACCAACCGTGACACCAACTAACACACCTACAAATACACCTACAAACACTACAACACCTACCCCCACAACTACACCAACTGTGACTCCAACTAACACACAAACACCTACCGTAACCCCAACTAATACACAAACACCTACCGTAACCCCAACTAATACCCCGACAAACACTGTGACTCCAACTAACACGCCAACGCCAACTAACACACCAACTAACACACCAACTAATACTCCCACACCAACACCAACACAAACAAATCAGTTTGGATATTTGAATATAAATGTTGGTTTAGATCCTTCATATGGTAGTCAAAATTATAGAGTGTATTACGCATTTTCTTCAACTTTCATTTCTACTCAACCATTCCCTGTAGGATTGACATGGAATCTTTTAAGCGCAAATTCGGTTTCTATTTGCCCAACCTTAACGAATTTTGGATCAATTCAAGTTCCTATTGGAAATGTTGTTTATTTCCATGTTAGAGAAAATTTTACAGGAACTTTCATATATGAAACATCGGGAGCTCCTTTTGGTGGAGATCCTTGTGTTTCTACATTAGATTTATACACTCACAGTTTTTCAGTTGGTGGGATAGGAACTTTTGATTACAATTTAAAAATTATATTTCCCCCTAATGTAGTTGCGGCCCCATAATTTATTTGACAAGAATAGATTTTACTATTATATTTTTTTTACGAAGGTAAATGTCGACCTTATTCGGCAGCAAATACACCAAAAGTAAATAATTATGATATCACAAGAAGAAATTGAAAATTTCCTACAAGGAAACGATCCAGAACAATACATAGTAGCAGTAGAATACGACTACTTAACAGATAAGATCTTTAAAATAAAAGAAGTTCCTGGTAAAGGAAAACAACTTCAAAAAGACACCCTTGTTTCATTTGCGTGGGTCGGAGATTTAAAAAATCTTAATTTTTATTCCAAATCAAAGGCTTTACAAAAAGAAGCAATGTCGAAACACGGAATTATTATTGAAAAACTTAGAACTGATAATAATGATCGTTTAGAACGAGGACTTACTTTTATGGTTAAGTCTATGAAAGGTTATAGAAACCTTATCCAATTTTTTAGAGAAGGAGGAGTTGATCCTTGGGGTGAAAATGTAAAAGATTTGATTATGATTTTACCTCCAGTTGAGCAATACCTCATATCAAAAGAAAAAAGACTATTCAAGGGTTTTGAGGAATATAACGACATTACAAGAATGGTATTTGACCTTGAGACAACATCTTTAGAACCTAAAGATGGTAGAATATTTATGATTGGAATTAAAACAAACAAGGGGTTTAAAAAAGTTATTGAATGCACAAACGAAGATGAAGAGAGAAGAGGTATTACAGAATTTTTTAGAACAATAGAAGAATTAACCCCATCAATTATATCAGGATATAACTCATTTAACTTTGACTGGTATTGGATTTATGAAAGATGTAAAATTCTAAACTTAGACATTAGAAAAATTGCAAAGTCTTTAAATTCAGAAAAACCAATTTCACAAAAAGAATCTATTTTGAAATTGGCAAACGAAGTAGAAAAATTTACACAAACCTCAATGTGGGGTTATAATATTATTGATATTTTACATTCTGTTAGAAGGGCTCAAGCAATTAATTCAAACATCAAAGAGGCCGGTTTGAAATACATTACAAAGTATTTAGAACTTGAGGCTTCAGATCGTGTTTATGTTGATCATGATAAAATTGGTTCTATGTATCGTGAAAAAGAAGAATATTGGTTAAATGTTGAAAATGGTAAATATAAAAAAATTGGTCTTGATCCAAAGATCGATGAGGTTTGTGAAAGACATTCTAAAATTTATATTAAAACAACGGGGGACAATATTATTGAGCGTTATCTTGACGACGACTTAGAAGAAACACTTTTGGTTGATGAAGAATTCAACCAAGGTTCTTTTTTATTAGCATCTCTTCTTCCAACAACTTATGAAAGAGTATCAACTATGGGAACTGCTACTTTATGGAAAATGTTAATGTTAGCATGGTCTTATAAACATAAACTAGCAATACCTGCTAAAAACGATAAAGGAAACTTCGTAGGAGGACTTTCAAGGTTGATTAGAACAGGTTACTCAAAGAACGTATTAAAACTTGACTACTCGTCTCTATACCCATCAATTCAGTTGGTTCATGATGTGTTTCCAGATTGCGATGTCACAGGAGCAATGAAAGGTCTTTTAACATATTTTAGAAATACTCGTATTAAATATAAACAACTTGCTGAAGAGTTTGCAACAATCGATAAAAAGAAATCAACATCATACGATAGAAAACAATTGCCGATTAAGATTTTTATTAACTCGATGTTTGGAGCTTTGTCAGCCCCTCAAGTATTTCATTGGGGTGATATGGATAAGGGTGAAATGATTACATGTACTGGTCGTCAGTATCTTCGAATGATGATTCATTTTTTTATGGATCGTGGTTATACCCCTCTTGTAATGGACACGGATGGTATTAACTTTTCGGTTCCTGAAGGTGTGGAAGAAAGACGTTATATTGGCAAAGGACAAAACTGGAAAGTAAAAGAAGGAAAAGAATATGTTGGTGAAGAAGCAGATGTTATGGAGTTTAATGATCTTGCGATGCGTGGTGAAATGGCCCTTGACACCGATGGACAGTGGCCTGCTTGTATTAACTTGGCTCGTAAAAATTATGCGTTAATTACCGCCAAAGGAAAAATTAAACTTACAGGAAACTCAATTAAATCTAAAAAAATGCCGATTTATATTGAAAAGTTTTTAGATAAAGGGATTAAATTACTTCTTGATGGTAAAGGACAAGAGTTTGTTGAGTGGTATTATGAATACATACAACAAATTTTTGATCTTGAAATTCCTTTAATGGATATTGCAAACAAAGCGAAAGTAAAACAAACAATAGAAGATTATGTTTCCAAAAGTAAAACAACAACAAAAGCGGGAAACTCAATGTCTCGTCAAGCACACATGGAGTTGGCAATAAAAGAAGGGTTAAATGTAAATCTTGGTGATGTGATATTTTATGTTAATAATGGATCGAAAGCATCACATGGAGATGTTCAAAAAGTTAACAAACCAAAAAAAGGTTGGTCTAATGATCACATCGAAACTTATGGTGGTCCTATTCCTGATTCTTTGGATTCAATAATCCAACTTAATTGTTATAGAATTGACCCATTAGATCTTGAAAGCAACCCAACTATGAAGGGACAATATAACATTCAAAGAGCAATTGCAACTTTTAATAAAAGAGTTGAGCCTTTGTTAGTTGTTTTTAAACAGGAAGTCAGAAATTCATTATTAATTAAAAATCCCGAAGAAAGACCATTTTTTACAAAAGAACAATGTGAATTAATAAACGGACAACCATTTGATGAAAGTGATCAAGATAAGTTAGAAGACGTTATGGAAATTTCAGACGAAGAAATGTTGTTTTGGAATCGTGTTAATGAAACTCCATATCACATGTATAAAGGGGCCGACGATATCATGAAAAAATATGTCCCAAAAGATGAGTTAATCAAGTTTCAAACCATCGGACGATAATATATACCAGACTCCTTGTATGTTTTGTAGTTCCACACAAGACCCTTTACTAATTTCAATTTCATCCCAATCTTCATCAATTCTGTTTAGATCTGGTATAATTGTGCAATTTGTTAAAGACTTTATTATTACCTTATCGGTGGTTGTAGAATTAAGTTTTAATTTACAATTAGGGATATCTTTAACGACAATTAAATTTTCACCGTTTGTAGTATAAGTTGGGTCGCTTAAAATTATAGTTTCAAAAGTATTCAAGTTAATTGATCTACCTCCTCTGAATACGGTTTTTCTTGTTGGTGATTCTCTATGTATTGGCATATACTAAATTACATATATTTGACGAGGCATTGCTCTAAACTTAAGTTGTTTGTTTAAATTTTCTGCTAACAACGCTTCTCTTTCCATTATTTTTTCAGGACGAAGTCTTGTGAGTCTACCATCCGCACCAATAAGTTCGTCAATTAATTTAGTTTTTTCATCTTTAGCCTCAGTTGATAAGGATGCGTAATCCATTTGTAAATCACCATCAGGTGCCTTTAAATTTCCACTAAATTTTCCGCGAACTCTTGACAATGTTTCTTTACAATAAGCAATGAACCATCTTCTTACCCATACTTGTGCTGGATTATTTAATTTATACCAACTAATTTTGTTGTAAGGGACATCAGAAGGAAGTAATATGATGTCAGGATTGTCGGCCAAACATTTATCTCTATCGCCTTGTGATGTGTCATAATACCAATACCAAACTTTTCCTTGCATTAATGATGAATTACCAAAATCAAATTTTCCTCCCGGTGTGTTTAACAAGTGTAATGCTTTTTTTCCACCAGGTAATGCTGTTATATAATATGTTAAATCACCCGCAATAATTCTTTTTTGAATGTTAATCTCTTGCATTCTTAATAACATATCAAACGCTGGCATTAAAAAATAACTACCCGACATATTTCCTATTTGTGCATATCCCGCAGGTCCTGAAATACCCCCTCCTGCGATTCCACCAAATGCCCATGGATCAAATAATAAATTATTTAATGTTGGTGGTGTAAACCACAAAACTTCATTTACTTCTCGACCGGCCGGTATTTCATAAATTTGTTGGTTTGGAACTAATTGGACGTAATCTTTTTTTATTTCCCAATCACCTCCCGCCTGTAAACCAACGATTTTAGAATAAGCGTAGGTGTATCTTGTTTCAAAATCTAAACTTTTTGTTATAAAGGCTCTAGATAAAGATTGTGTGTCAAGATTCAAATTATAAAGTGAAGTCCATTGAGATTCTGTTAACCAATCTTGAACATACTGTGAATAATCGTCTATTGAATACTCAAGAAGAGTATCCATCATTTCATCTTCTAGTTCTACTGACCTCAAAGGGGCTCCAAGTAAGTGTCTAACTTTTTGATAGAATTGACTTCTTTCTGGTTCGTTGATAATTGCCATAAAAGTTTTTTATATAAATATCTTTTATTTAGATAAATATTTTGTTTAACTCTTTTTTGTAGAAATTTATCATTTCAGTAATTTCAGAACTTTCACCACCCAATTCTTTGATTTTGTCTGTGAAATATTTAATTCTTTGTTTATAAAATTCAATTTGTTTACTTACATCTTTTGATATTAATTGTTTTACGGGAGCACTTGATGTTTCTTTTTGTAATGGAACTTGGAAATTACTTTTGAGCGGCATTTCATAATAATATATAAAATATGGTATGTTTTTTCTTGAGGTTCCTATTGTTAAAATTTTACTATGATCGTTTCTAAACATAATATATTTTTGTTCAGATCTATCAACATACACTATTACATCAACATTTTCTTCTTTATATTTTTTGTTTGTGTTCCAAGAATTTACTTTGAAATAATGTCCTCTATCTCCACCATCAAAATATTGAATATCGTTATTTTGATTTAAAAATGGTTTGACTTGAAAATAAATTGTGTCGTGACCTTTAATTTTTAAAACTATATCTTGACCTTTTTTTCTATCATTAACATCTCCCGAACAATGTTCATATATTTCGTAAGTTATACCTTCTTCATCAGGATTTAATTTATATATTTGTTTGATGATACTTGTTGCGTATCCCTCATTTTCTTTACCAATTTCTATAGTCCCAACGTTTATTTCGGCCAATCTATCTAAATACATTCCTTCATTTGAAAAAAGATCGTATGCATGTTCTTTAATCCATGTTTTAAAATCTGTTACTCCTTCTGTTTCTTCTTGCCAAATATTGTAAATCTCTTTTTTGACTTTGCCATTGGTGTCAAAACGATTGATTACAGACCATTGACTTGTTCCTCCGTGTTTTTTTTCTGCATAATCACCGCCTAAAACACCAATATCTGTTTTACATTTTTTTGTTTGGATCTTTCCTATACATCCATTTTTATATTGTTGACCATGGCATCCTACATACTGCGAATGAATTAATTCTCTTAATTGTTTTGCTGTGTATGGAAATGCAAATGTTGAGCTGATCTCATTTATAATTTCTTTAGACTCAACATTTTCTTTAATGTTTTCTTTTTTTGTTTTTGACAAATATAAATCATTTACAAACTCCCAATTTACAACATTCCAAAAGTTATTGATATATTCATCTCGTTTGTTTTGATATTTCAAATAATAAGCATGTTCCCAAACATCTAAACCCAATAATGGAAATCCACCTTTTTTAACAACATTCATAAGTGGATTATCCTGATTTGGGGTGGACATTATTTTCAATTTTCCGTCTTTGCTAAGGTATAACCAAGCCCAACCTGATCCAAAACGATCTTTTGCCGCTTGATTAAACTCGTCTTTCATTTTTTTTATGTTTCCAAAGTCTTTGTTTATCTTTTTAAGAATTTCCCCTTTTGGTAATTGTTTTTTTGGTGACAACATTTTCCAAAATAAAGCGTGATTAAAAGAACCTCCTGCGTTATTTCTAATATTTTTGTCAAATTTTGATATGGATCTAATAATTTCTTCTAAATCCATATCTCCATCAATTTTTTTTATGGCTTTATTTAATTTGTCAACATATCCTTTGTAATGTTTATTGTAATGGACGTTCATTGTTTTAGAATCAATAAATCTTGACAAGGAAGAGTATGAATATGGTAATTTTTCAATTCCAATTTTTTTCATCTCAACCAAAAAGTTTTCTTTTATCGTTTTTTTCTCTTCAGTTATTATTTCTTCGTTAATTAAACTAATTTTACCTCTGATACCTTTTTGTTCATACATCATTTCCTCTAAGTTAGGGTTGTCTTTTTCAAACATTTTAATAAGTCTACCAGCAAACGCATTTGCTTCATCTTCGTTTTTACCACCAATATTAGGACCTTGTTTTCTTTTCTGAACATCCATTTGATATTCATGAACCCATTCGTGAGCCAAAGTTCTCATAATGTCGCGATTTAATCTGTTGGCGACCAAAACCTTAATTATGTTATTTGGCATTCTACTTCCAGTGGACATTTCCCCCTTTTTGTCATTTAAAAAAAAGATTTTTACATCGTTTTTTAAAGGAAATTCTTTTTGTAGGAGTTTTATAAACCTGTTAACAAAATTTGAATATTTCTTAAAGTCTTTATTTTCGTATTGAAATGATACTTTCATAATGATAAATATTTATAATTTATCATTTGTATAACTCTTCAATAAAACTTTGAATGTTGTCAAATTTTCTGTTGTCTATTGATACTGATGTGTCAAGAAATAACACACCTTTATTTGTTGGGAAATTTGCTTGTTGTTCATTAAAAACTTCTGACTCACCACTTAGTATGTAATCAACACCATTTACAGTAAATCCATTTTGTGTTTTTGTTAAATTAATCATATTTGAATACGCTATATTTTTTTATGCTCATTGAATCTGTTGTAGCGGCATGTCCTACACTAAAAATAAGATAATTATCTACGTTTTTATTAAATGAAATTGGCTGTATGTTTCCTGACGTAATGTCTGATGATATTGCGTTTGAAGGGTTATAACATTGTAAATAAGTTCCGTCAAAATAAATGTCTCTCCAAAAAGATTGTATATAAGTTGACCCCCCCGATTGAGCTGCGGCAATAGCAATTTGAGTTGCTCCAACCAAACTATTTGATGTGTTAATATGAATTCGAGCACAACTTGTTCCTGTTCCTGCGGTCTTAATGGATTTTGCTCTAATCATTAAAACTTGATCTGTGGATAAAGTTCCTGCGGGTATTAATAAAGATGCTGATATAGTAACAGTTGTGGTGTTAGAAACAGAAGTTCCTGTTCCATATCCAATTTGAGTTATAGGTGATGTTGCTGTAACAGACAAATTTCCACTCCCAAGTAAAGAATTTCCGTTGATTGTTTTTATATTTGTCCCACTAACTAATTTGTCTTGTTTTAAAGATATTGTATTTGTTAATGTCACATCAACCGCATCATTGATAGAGTCTTCTACTGAAATTTTTTTTTCTAAAGACGCGTCTATTGAATCTAATGAACTTAGTTCTTCATTCAATCCTGATATTTGATTTTGATCTAATTTAGTTGGCATAATTTTTTTATTAAATAAATATCACCTTTTGTTGATTAGATTTAATATTTCCTCGGCAACATCACCAACATTTTCTTGTATTTCATCACCCATAACGGTTCTAATGATTTGTTTTTTCTTATTTAATATATCATAAATAACCCCTTCAATAGTATTTTCAAACAAAGGATAATAAACCAATACGTTTGATTTTTGACCATAACGATATGCTCTGTCCTCGGCTTGCGCATGTTCTGCGGGAACAAAAGATAAGTCGTTCATAATAACCGCCTCTGCTCTTGTTAGAGTTAAACCAACTCCCGCCGCTTTTAAATTTCCAACAAAGACTTTAATTTTTTCATCATTTTGAAATAAGTCGACGGCTTGTTGGCGAACTGAATTAGAACAACTTCCGTCAAGATAAACAGATTGTTTTCCAAAATGATGGTGTATTGTCTGAAGTGTGTCTGTGAAGTTTGTAAATATAATAACTTTTTTTCCTTGATCTATTATGTTTTCAGCAAACTCAATAGTTTGTTTTGTTTTTTCATTCGCGATTACTTTTCTAACTTTCATTAACTTTGAAAACTGAACCGTAAGTGATGATGACTCTTCGGGGTTTTTATCATACCAATCATAATAATCACCCATCAGTTCTTCGTATTCTTTTGATTTCAATCTCAAATAAACTGGTGTTATAATTTTGTCAGGTAGATCTAACACATCTTCTTTAAGTCTTCTTAATATTTGTTTTGAAGTTCTATCTCTTAATTCTTCTAAATTAGACGCTCCCGATACATTCCATACTTTTCTTTTACCAGCCGTAAACTGAAATCCCTGACAATAACGAATCGCATAAGCCTTCCAATTTTGAGCAACAGGACTTTCTATTATGTTTAATAGATTATAATAATTCATAGGTCGAGATGTCATTGGTGTTCCTGTTAATAACCAAACTTTATCTATTTTTTTTACAAAACTATTTATAATTTTTGTTCTTTGAGCCTGACCATTTGATATCATGTGGGCTTCATCAAGTATTACTAAATCAAAATTAGATTTTTCTAATAACGAATTTTCTTTTTCTTTTGTGTCATGAAAGTTTTTTAAGATGTCATAATTTATTATTACAAAATCATGGTCCGTTGAAAATTTTTTTCCTTCTGCGATAAAAACTGGTCTATTGGAATAATTTTCGATTTCTCTTTGCCAATTTATCTTTAAAGACGCAGGACAAACAATTAATATTTTTTTTGCTCCGGTCTCAAGAGCCGCAATAATTGTTGATGTGGTTTTCCCCAAACCCATGTCGTCTGCCAAAATAAATCTTTTAGACCCTGCTAGTTTTTCAATTGCTATTTTTTGATGATCTAAAGGAGGTCTATGTGAATATTTCAAATAATCAACATTAACAGATTGGGTGTTATGACTTTTAATAAGAGCGGATTTTGGTATCCAAAACTCCGATAGTTGATCTTTTTCAAAAAATTTAGCCCAAACATGATAAGATTTTTCTTTTTCTACTAATAACTTCTCAATATAAATTTCTTTTGGTGTTTGTATAAAATATTTTTCCTCCGCAAATTTCTTAGAAAAATACGAATCCAATTCAACCCATTTTCTTGCGATTTTGGGAACAGTGTTTGAATAATTTACGATGTATTCTGCTTGTGTTCTTGTTGGAAAAAATTTTGAAGAAGACTCTTTTTTGTTTTTTAAATATAATATATAGTTATTGGAACCACTATAAGTGGCAAGTATATCTATGGCTTTATACTCTATAAGCGACTTTTGAGTTTCCAAAGTTAGTCTTTTAAAAAAGATAATCAATAATTGTATATTTATCAAGAAAAACCTTTTTTATGCGAAATAATGTCCCTATTACAAGACTTGGTAAATTTTTTGGTGACCGTGATTTTGAGTTGGAAATTGAAATGGGTCAAGAATGGTTAATTGGTGATATGAACTACACTTGTATATTATACAAGATTGATAGAAATAAGATTAAGACTGATGATGTTTACGGTGAAGTTGTTGAAGATGGTATTAAGTTTTTACCTCCAGTTGAGTTTAATGCTTACGTTGGTATAGCGTCCCCCGAAAATAAATTACTTGGAACCACAAAATTGGATCAAGTAGAGCCAGGAAACATTACTATGTCTGTTTATTTGAAGACATTAACTGACCTTAATATCGATATAGATTTTGGGGATTATGTAGGATACTATGATAGTGAAAACTTTGTTAGATATTACACCGTAGTAAATGATGGACGTGTTATTTCAGACATAAAACACACATATAAAGGCTATAAACCATTCTATCGCACTATTATTGCGGCACCTGTTGGTCCAAATGAATTTAGAGGATTATAAAATATTAAAATAAAATAATGGGATTACCAAAAAAACAAGTTAAACCATCTATACCTTTAAATTATCCAAAAACTCTTTTACCAAGAAGAGAACAAATAAAGGATATGATTACTAAAGATGGAACTTATCTTCCTAAATCCTTACTTCATGCCGATTTAGATAAAGGGTTTTTAGATTTTGTTAAAGAAAAATTCAATATTGTTTCTGAAGGAAAAAAAATACCTGTGGTTGATATTTTGATAACAACACAAAATTGGTCTCAATTTGTTGAAACATGGGATTTTCAAAATATTGACAAAAACGTTGAACCACCCTTTTTGGTAATCATTAGAAATCCTGAAGTAAAATATGGAAATAACCCTTCTGTTTTATATAATATACCAGTTAGAAGGATGTATTATTACATGGAAGTTCCGACTTGGGATGGAAATAGAGAAGGGGCCGACATTTATAAAATACCTCAACCAGTTCCAATTGATCTGAAATATACGGTGGCAATTGTTTGTAACAGAATGAGAGAAGCAAATACCTTAAATCAAAGAGTCATGGAAACTTTTGCTTCTCGACAAGCTTATCAAACTATAAATGGACATTATATTCCTATTATTAATGATTCGTTTTCAGACGAATCTGTTTTAGATTTAGAGAAAAGAAAATACTACATTCAAAAATACGATTTTACTATGATGGGTTTTTTAATTGATGAAGAACAATTTGAAGTATTTCCTGCTTTGTCAAGAACATTTCAAATGTTTGAAGTGGATTCTCGTCCTGTAAAAGGACGACAAAAAAAACAAGAACCTGTCAAATTGGGGTCAATTACTTTAGAATACCCAAATAGTGCAACAACTACAGAATATCATTTTGACTACACATGTAATTTATTTTTTGAAAAATCTATCAACATTGAAAATTATTCTGTGTTTATTAATGACAATTATTATGGGGATGATGTTGATTTGATTCAGATAAATGATGGAGATAAGTTAAGAGTTGATATAACAATAGGTTTAACAAACGAAACCCCAACATTGGTTTATACAAGAAAACTTATTTAAATTTCTCCGTATATATCTTTTTTTTCTTTACACTTTTCCACAATAAGATTTTCTAAAAACTTATACATTTTAATACCCCGTTTGTCACAATATTTTTTTAGGATATCATGGACCTTAGCGTCTATTTTTAAATTTTTTATCGTCTTTACGTCTTTATCCATAGTGGTAGAAAAAAGGCAGAATAAAATCATACCAAGATATAAATACTTTTTACCAAGTAAAGTTTTTGATAAAAATCAAAGTATTTATAAAAAAAAAATAAATAATTAAAAGTATTTTACAATATGGCAACTAACAGTAAGGTTTTTGTTTCGCCCGGTGTGTATACTTCTGAAGTTGACCTAAGCTTTGTGGCTCAAAGTGTTGGTGTAACTACATTAGGTATTGTTGGTGAAACTTTAATAGGTCCGGCTTTCGAACCTATTTTTATAACAAATTTCACGGAATTTGAAACGGTGTTTGGTGGGACTTCACCAGAAAAATTTGTAAACACTCAAATTCCTAAATATGAAGCATCTTATATCGCTAAAGCATACTTGCAACAATCTAATCAATTATTTGTTACAAGAATCCTTGGTTTATCGGGTTATGACGCAGGACCATCTTGGTCTGTAACAACTGTGGCTAACGTAAACCCATCAACTATTGGTGTTTGGTGTTTAAGTTCAGTTACAGATTATACAACTTGTGAAACTACTTGTGTTACTCCTAAAGAATTGGCATTTACAGTTCCTTTTACCGCTTGTACAAATTCTGTGACAACAATTGGATACAATGCTGATTTTCCAGATGAAATTCAAGACATTCTTTATTCTCAATTTGAACAATTCAATGGATCAACGTCGACCTTGGATTCACAAATTAGAAATTTAATTTTTGATGTAATAACAGATTCTAATCCATATATGGCAGAAGATGAATATATTTCATATTTTGGTTCAATAGATACTATGGATTATAATACTTTAGAAGGTGCTGGATGGACAGCAGCAACTAACGTCTTTAATGTTCCTTCAGTTTCACTTGACGATACAAGTTTAACTTCACCATTAAATGATGCTTGGTATTATGCTTTATTCACAAATACAGGAAATACTCACTATAGTGGTTACTCATTCTTTACTTACGTTTCAGGTTTGACACCTTATTATCCAAACCCAACACCAACACCACAAGCAACAGCATCTCCAACACCAACTCCTTCATTTGTAAATCCTTGTATTACACCTTCACCGTTTACATCCCCAACTCCAACACCAACTCCTGTTAATATTGATTGTTATTCAGGAACGATTGTTGGTAAAATTTATTACTATACCGGAACATCATATGTAAATTACGACAATGTAGTTGTAGGAACTTTAAGATCAAGGGGTATTTCGACTTATACAAACGCTACTAATCCAAAATATTCAGTAACAGGGACATCAGATGTCACTCTTAACATGACCGGTCAATACTCAGCAGTATTGAAAAACCCTTACTCCACATTTGGTGTAAATGTTGTTGACCACTTTGGAACTCACTACTCATTTGAAACTTCTTTTACACAAAATGATCCTGAATATTGGACTAAGGTATTTGGAGTTACTAACTTTCAAAAACCTAGAATTGAAGTTCCTGTCTTTGCTGAAGAAAACTTCCAATCTTGGTTAAATTATTCTTGGAAGAAGGGTTATATTAGAGGTTTAAATCCTAATTTAATTGCTCTTGATTCGGCACAAAGCGGTGATCCAAATTCAATTGGTTGGTATTTAGATAAATGGCAAACACCAGTATCTCCATTTGTTGTTTCAGAATTAAGGGGTAATAAAGTTTATGACCTATTTAGATTTTACACAATTTCTGACGGTGACGCAGCAAACACATTGATTAAAATTTCAATTGTTAATCAATCATATAACAATTTAACATTTGATGTTTTAATTCGTGATTACTTTGACACTGATTCAAACCCTGTTGTTTTAGAAAAATTCACTAACTGCGGTATGGATCCGGGTCAAAACAATTTTATTGGAAATAAAATTGGAACCCTAAATGGGGAATATATGCTTAACTCAAAATATGTAATGGTAGAAATGAGTGAAGATGCTCCAATTGACACACTCCCTTGTGGGTTTAACGGGTTTAACTTTAGAAATTACGCAGGTGCTAATTCACCATTCCCAATTATCAAAGGGAAATATGACTTCCCTGGTGAAGTAATTTACAACCCACCTTTTGGTTTGTCTTCCGGAAATGATAATGCTCTTACAAGTCCTGGTGACAATGTAAGAAGAGTTTACTTAGGTATTTCAAATTCTTATGGATGGGATCCATCATTCTTTGAGTATGTTGGAAAAAGAAACCCAATTAATTCTTGTGATATAGAAGGATTACCTTTCAATTTCAGATCTGAAGGGTTCCACATGGACGTAAATGCCAGTGGACTTACAATCGGACCTGAGTTCTCTACAAGTGGCGAACCAAGATTTGTTTGTGGTAATTCATCTTTCATTACAGAACCTGAATCACCTACAAATGTTTATTACAGATTATTCGCACGTAAATTCACATTCTTAGTTCAAGGTGGATTTGATGGATGGGATATTTACAGAGAATGGAGAACCAATACTGACGAATACCAAATTGGTAGAAGAGGTTTCTTAAATGGTGCTTGTCCTTCACCGAGATATCCAACTGCGGTTGGTTGGGGTGCATTTAAAGAAATATCATTAGGCGACGGAACACAAAATTTTGCAAATACCGACTATTACGCTTACTTATTAGGACAACAAACTTTTGCCAATCCTGAAGCAACAAACATCAACGTTTTTGTAACACCTGGTATTGACTATGTAAACAACAGTAACTTAGTTGAAGACGCAGTTCAAATGATTGAGTTCAATAGAGCCGATTCACTTTATGTTTGTACGACACCTGACTATGACTTATATTTACCAACAACTACAGGTATAGATGGTTTCATTTATCCTACAGAGGCGGTTAATAACTTGGATAATACAGGAATTGACTCAAACTACACGGCAACTTATTATCCTTGGGTGTTAACAAGAGATAGTGTGAATAATACCCAAATTTATATTCCACCTACGGCTGAAGTTACAAGAAACTTAGCATTAACAGACAACATCGCGTTCCCTTGGTTTGCGGCGGCTGGTTACACTCGTGGTATTGTTAATTGTATTAAAGCACGTAAGAAACTAACTCAAGAAGACAGAGATATCCTTTATGTTGGTAGAATTAACCCAATTGCTACTTTCTCTGATGTGGGAACTGTAATTTGGGGTAACAAAACTCTACAAATTAGAGAGTCGGCCCTTGACAGAATTAACGTAAGAAGATTGTTATTACAAGCACGTAAATTGATTTCTGCAGTATCTATTCGATTGTTGTTTGAACAAAATGACGCACAAGTTAGACAAGACTTCTTAAACGCTGTTAATCCTATCTTGGATGCCATTAGAAGAGACCGTGGTTTATATGACTTCCGTGTAACCGTTTCGTCTTCTCCTGAAGATTTAGATAGAAACCAATTAACAGGAAAAATCTATATCAAACCTACAAGAGCTCTTGAATTTATTGATATTACTTTCTACATCACTCCAACAGGAGCGTCGTTTGAAAATATCTAAATTTATCAGATCATAAATAAGGGGGGACATTAGTTCCCCCTTTTTTTAATTTAAGATATTTATTGTTATGAATTACAAAACTTTTGTAAAAGATATAATTACAGAAATTATTAGTGATCAGTTAAAACCAACAATGAAGTATTATGCTTTTGATTGGGATGATAACTTAATGTATATGCCGACCAAAATTTATTTGAAAGACGATAAAGGAAAAAGTGTTGGTATGTCAACTGAAGATTTTGCTGAATACAGAACTGAAATTGGTAAAGAACCTTTTAATTACAAAGGACACAAGATTGTTGGTTTTGACGACGAAGCGTTTAGAGATTTTAAGGTTCCAGGTGATAAAGAATTTGTTAAAGACGCAATGTCATCAGAAACAGGACCTTCATGGGACGATTTTGTGGAAGCCGTTAATCAAGGATCAATTTTTTCAATCATTACGGCACGAGGACATACCCCAAGTGTGTTAAAAAATGCGGTATATAATTTAATTAAGAAAAATAAACACGGATTGAACGAAAAAACTATTGTTAGAAATCTAAAGAAATATAGAGAGTTAGCCGATGAAGATATCTTAACAGATGATGAAATAATCAGATATTATTTAGACATGTGTAAATTTTATCCGGTTACTTTTGGTCAGGGGTCGGCAGCAAACCCTGAAAAACTAAAAGTGGAAGCAATGACAGAGTTTATGACTTACGTTCAAAAACTGTCAAGACAACTTCAAGAGAAGGCATTTATGAAAAATAAAATAAGTAATTATTTTTTACCTTATATTGGTTTTTCAGATGATGATCTAAAAAATGTTCAAACAATGAGAAAATATTTTAATGACGAAGACAAATTAAAAATTTATCATACTGGTAAAGAAGGTAAAACTAAATATGAATAATAAATCTAGTTATAGATTATTTTAAAAAAAATAAAAGTAAATAGAAAAATTTTTTCATAAGATAGTATTTATAATAAAATAAAACAAAAAAAAACAAAAAACTAACATGGCTGATTTATTAATGAAAATGCCTATCCCTTACGAACCGAAAAGGGAGAACCGATGGATACTACGTTTCCCATCGTCACTTGGAATAAATGAGTGGTATGTTGAGACAACGTCTAGACCAAAACTTACAATTGCATCTACAGAGATTCAGTTTTTAAATACATCAACTTTCGTTGCAGGAAGATTCAATTGGGGTGAACTTCCCGTAACGTTTCGTGACCCGATTGGTCCTTCGGCATCACAAGCGGTTATGGAATGGATTAGATTATGTGCTGAGTCAGTAACAGGTCGTATGGGTTATGCTGCGGGATATAAGAAAAACGTCGATCTTGAAATGTTAGACCCTACTGGTGTTGTTGTCGAGAAATGGATTTTAGAAGGGACTTTTCTTTTGGGGTATGATGGGGGATCATTAACATATTCATCAGATGGTGTTGCAAAAATATCTTGTCAGATGAGAATGGACCGTTGTATATTAGTTTATTAATCACATATTTTTTTAGTATTTAAATCCACATGTTTAGAGTTTATACTCAAATGTGTGGATTTTTTCATTTAGATATAAAAATATTTACTAACTACAATTTTTATGTATTTTTTAATTAAAATAAATAAAGTATGGAACAAGATGTTTATCAAGCCGGTCAAGCCGAATTTAATTTACCACACGATGTAATACAATTACCAAGTCAAGGTAAATTTTATAAATCAAAAAAGAAATCAGTAAAAGTTGGTTATTTAACCGCTTTTGATGAAAACATAATTGCTGAGGCAGATTATAAAAAAAGTATAACTGAAAGCATTATATTTCCGTTATTAAGAAATAAAATCTATGAAAAAGATTTAAGACCTGATGAATTAATAGACGGGGATGTTGAAGCAATTCTTTTATTTTTACGAAATACATCATTTGGCCCCGAATACACGATTACAGCGGTAGACCCTGAAACAGACAAAAGATTTCAAACTACCATTAGTTTAGAAGAACTTAACTATAAAAAAGTCAATTTCCAACCAAACGAAGAAGGTTTATTCGAGACTATACTTCCTGTGTCAAAAAATCATGTAAAACTGAAAATTTTAAACATGGGAGAAAAATTTGAAATCGAAAATACCTTAAAATTATATCCTGCTGGAAGAACGATTCCAACTATAACAACAAGACTACTAAAACAAATTGTTGAGATTGATGGAGATACAGACAAAGGAAATATTGCTATGTTTATAGAAAAAATGCCAATTGCAGATTCCAAATACATAAGAAAGTTTTTAACAGAAAATGAACCAAGATTAGATCTATCAAAAGAAGTAATAGCCCCGTCAGGAGAAAGAGTAATGGTCGACATTACTTTTGGGGTGGAGTTTTTTCGGCCTTTCTTATCAATATAAAACAACAATTTTGGACGAATTCTATTATTTTTCCAAAATATTTAGAACTCAATACTCTGAGTTTTTGAATATGCCAACGTATGTAAGAAAATATCTTATAAATAAATTTGTTACTGAAAGTGAAAAAAAATAAAACAGTATTTATTGTAAAATAATACTTAATGCCTAGTTACGACAATCTCAGCACAGATAAATTAATTAAAGCTCTTAAAGAAAAAGATGCAACCATAGATTATCAAGATGGTAGAATCAAAAAACTTCAACGAGATCAATATTCAAGTCAAACTTCATCGCTTGATGCAAGCGCAGACTCTTATAATGTATGGGTGGCAAATGTAGACGGAATATCAAATAAGTTATTATCAACGGCCAAAGAATATGGTGAAGCCATAGATCCATTTGACTCTAAAGCATTTGCCAATTTAGATGACTACGGAACAAAACTACAATCCACTTTTGGATTAGGAAAAGATAGAATTGAAGAATTCAAATTAACTATAGCCGATGTTGCTCCCGAATTGAAAAAATTAGGAATAGAAGAAGAAAACGTTGCGACACATATTTCCGATATAATGACAGGATTAGGAACAACTGCAAGTCTAAGCACAAAGGCCATTACTGAACTGGCCGCAGTATCAAAAATAACGGCACAAGATGAAGATGATTTAGCGTCAAAATTTAAAGAAGTCGGTGTATCAATCAATGATGTTGGTTCAGAAATGAAAACAGTAATTGATTACGCTAAAAATGTCGGAGTTTCAGTAAAAGGAGTATCGAGTGATGTAGTTTCTAATTTGAACAAAATGAATCTATACAACTTTGACAACGGAATCAAAGGTTTAGCAACTATGGCAGCCACCTCGCAAAGAATAGGTTTACAGATGCGTGATGTTTTTGAATTTTCTGAAAAAATATATAATCCTGAAGGTGCAATAGAAATGGCGGCAGGGTTACAAAGACTTGGTGTAACCGCTAGTGGATTATTAGATCCATTAAGAGCGATGGATTTGGCAGCAAATGATCCTGAAGGTCTACAAAAAGAAATGATCAACATAACAAAAGAGTTTACAACATTTAATGAAAAAAATGGTAAATTTGAAATACTTCCAGGTTCTAAAAGAAGGTTGAGAGAAATTGCCAAAGAGATGGGTATGAATGCAGATGAATTAGCAAAAATGTCAATTAACGCTGCAGATTTTGACATGAAAATGAAACAAATTAAATTCCCTTCATTGGCCGAAGGTGATGAAGAAACAAAACAACTAATCGCGTCGATGTCTCAATTAAAAGGAGGTGTCGCAACCGTTCAGATCAAAGGGGAAGAAAGAAAGGTTGAAGAATTGACACCACAAGATATTGCCGAATTGAAAAAAGCAAATGAAGAATCTTCCAAATCTTTGGAACAATTGGCAGCAGAACAGTTATCAATACAAGAACAAACTTTGAATTATTTCAAAAGTGGAGAGTTGGCCCTTAAAATGGGAAAGGCAACTGCTCCAAGTCTTAGTAAATTTTATGGAGCACTCGCTAAAAGTAATATGTCGGCTGCTAAAAACATAAGTGAAGCGGCAGGCACAACTAAAGGTGTTAGAGAAAATGTTGAAAAAATCGGAGGACCTATAGAAGATATAGTAAAATCATTAGCCGAAGGTAATGCCGCAAGTCTTGCAACTAACTTTGACAAACTTGGATCTAACTTAGGAGACATTGTTGGAAAAATAATACCAACAGCGCAAGAGGTAATTCAAAATACCGGAAAAGATGTCGCAAAAATCTTTTCAGAAACTTATCAAAGTAAAGGAAACACTGAAGTCAAAGAAACAAAAAATATCAACCTTAATATAAATTTAACCGGAGATCCAAATACATTAAATAAAATAGACGGAAAACAAGCAATAGATGCTGTTATCAACGGTATTGATGATCCCAATGTAAGAACAGCTCTTAATTCAAAAAGTGCAGATGATAAAGGTGTTAGTGCGGCAACTGGTTCTAAAAATAAGTAATCATACACTATAAAAAAAAATAGCATAACATCTATTTATAAAACAAAAGTATGGCTGAAAGTTTTTTATCTTTTGGTAATTCAGAATCATTTAGAAAACAATTATTAGTTAGAAATCTAGTACCATATGGTGTGCCAGGAGCATACACGGCGCCAGGAAACCCAATTAATTATGAAACAAACTTGACGGTATCTAACGTAATTGATTCTCCAAACAACTATGTATCGACAAACTTATTTGCCACCGATCTATATCCATTAAATGAATATGGACCTGAAGGTGGTTTTGGAAACCCAATAAGTGTTAATAGCATTGCATCCACTAATAATCCCCAAGGAACAAATCAAGGTCCATATCAACCAAACGACACTGTTTTAGATGTTGTTAATGAATTTTATATCGAAACTGCTTATGTTACAAATAAATGGGGACCAAGTGGTGGATATAAGGATTTAATAATTATAACAGATTTACAAAATGCTGGAAACATTTACCAACCTTATTGGGATCCGGGTTACTACAATTATTCATTATATCCCACTTTTAATGTGGTCTTTCAAGACGATCCTATTGGATCAAACGGACCTTTATCGTCAGATAGTTTTATTGCTCAAATAGGTGCGGCACAACTAAAATTTGCTTTCAACGAAAGAGTGTCTCAAGAAATACAACAAGCAACCATAGGAGTTATAAACTTAGATACCATAAGTGATCCGTTTTCTGCTAGTTTATTAGCAACAGGACAACAACCTTTTTTTATTAGAGATTGGAAAATTACAGTTCCTGAAAACCCTGCGTTAGCGGCAGTTTCATTAGCAAATAGATTAACGGGAACTTATTTTCCTGTTTCTTTTATTCCTGGCGATTACTTTAGTAATGATAATCCTATTGACAAACCACAAACCGAAGCCGCTCTTGGTGTTGCAAATAGTTTGACTGGTGGGTTATTAGCACCAATATTAAACAAATATAGAAATCCATCCGAAGTGTTTGTCGCAAACACAGGAAACGGACAAAGATCTGCATTATTTTCGGCCTTGGATTATAACTTATTTAGACCGGCATATAACAGAGGTCTTATCGGAGGAGTTATTGCAAATGCTTCTGCGGCCGTTAATAGATTGTTCAACCAAGACAAATCCCAATCTTCGGGATATTATGTCGGAAGTGAAAATGCTGAACCATCACAAATAGACGGACCACCAAACCAACTACCAACAAATCAATTTGGAGTTCAACAACAAAGTATAGTTTATGGACCACAAGAATTGGGAATACTATATGAGGGTAACGAAGAAAAAATTAAATTTGGTCTAAAAGGAAAGGCTTATACCGATGGGGGTGGAACTTCGGGACAAATGGTTTGGACATCACCAAAGTATAAACCAAACGCAGGTTTTAGAGCAACAGAAGGAGGAGGTGCCGGAAGTTTAAACGACGACTTTAATCAAATATCAGCAGATTATTTACAATATCAATCAACAGATGTTGAATTTAGACCTGGGTCTATTTTGTATGAAACACAACAATTAGTAAATTCCGCAGACCAAGTCCAAGGACAAACAAGACTAAAACATGTAGGAACGGCAATCAATCAAGTTTCAAAAGTTTTCAACGATGGTTACAAAGAATTAACAAAAGGATCAAGAGTTTTGTCATATGTCAATCAAGCAGATGGAACACAAGCAGGGTTAGAATATTGTAGAGTATTTCAAAAAGATACTCCATATTACACTTACGCCGATTTACAAAAAACTGATGGTATTACAACCGCAGGAAGAAGAGCGGATTATTCAATATTTGATAACACTTATAATCTGAATATTGCCCCATTAAGAAATCCAGGTTCAACCAATATTGTGGACGGAAAAGTAAAAAAATATATGTTTTCAATCGAAAACTTGGCATGGAGAACTTCCGATAGACCAGGATATACATACGACGACCTTCCTGTTTGTGAAAAAGGACCAAACGGTGGAAGAATCATGTGGTTTCCACCTTACAACTTGAAATTTTCAGATGATTCAAAACCAGACTTCAATTCAACTTCTTTTCTTGGAAGGTCAGAACCTATCTACACATACAAAAATACAAGTAGGTCTGGACAATTAAGTTGGACAATTATTGTTGATAATCCATCAATGCTAAACACAATAATTGAAAAACAAATGAAAGGGGTTGCCAAAGAAAGAGTACAAAGTGTGGTTGATTCCTTTTTTGCTGGTTGTACAAAATACGACATGTATGAATTGGGAATTAAATTTAACACGATCCCAACTAAAGATTTATACACATATCAACAAATTCTAAATAACCCAAGACTTACATCAGAAGAGCAAGTTCAAGTTTTACAAAGTTTACCTGTTAATCAAAGTAATTCAAACTCAAATAGTTCATCAGGTGCTGACACAAACTTAAACACAACAGGGGAGGGAAATCAAACACAAGATAATACACCTCCAGATTACAATTGGAGTTCATACGAAGGACTTGGGTTTTATTTCGAAAACGATGTCCCTGGTGGACCAAACGGAACAAAACCTGGTGAAAACAAAACTTTGGGAACATCAGCAAGTAATTTTGATGTTTATTATAATCAATATATTGGTTTAAAGAGCGTTTACAACGCAAAGGCACCAGAATACGTAAATTCAAACGGAGAAATATTTAACAAGGCCGCAATTCCAAACTTTTTTAGTGAAGTTATTGAAGGAAACTTTAATACGGTTCAAAATGACCTAATGAAAAAAATTGATGATGTTTTGGTAAAACAAAAGGGGAGTATTACTTTAGATATGTTAGGATCGGCATCAGCACCACAAGAAAAAGCGTATAACGTTAAATTATCAGAAAGAAGAAATGATTCAGTTAAAAAATGGTTTTTAGCTTATAAATTATCTGATAATAAAACAATACAAGAATATGGAGACAAATTCAAAATGAATTTAAATCCTCAAGGAGAAGAAACCGTAATTCCTCAAACAAGAGCAATTGCGTCAGGAACTTCAGAAACAAATGATATTAGTGTTGCAAATTCAAAAGGAGGAGACATCTTATCTGCAAGCATCAATTGTACTGTTGATAGTTATGCTGTGACAGATAAAGGAGTAAAAATACCCGATCAAACAAAACCAAACGAAGCGCAGTGGTATAGTATTCCTGCGATGGCTTGTCGACGAGTTGCAATTCAAAAAATTACTGCAGTTATCCCAACAAATCCTGTAACACCAAATCCTGTAGAAACAAAAGATACAACACAAAATAAAACTAATAACTCTCAGAATATATTAACAGCAACCACTCAGAGTATTAAACCTGAACCTCAAATTACGGTAGAACAAAAAGTTAGAGAAGGCATTTCAAAAAAAATATTAAGAAATCTTTTTACCGAATGTGATTATTTTGAAATAATAAAACAAACAGACCCCACCGTGTTTGATACTATAAAAGATAGTATTAAGTATTTCAATCCTGCTTTTCACTCCATGACACCTGAAGGTTTAAATTCAAGACTAACGTTTTTACAGCAATGCACAAGACCAGGTCAAACAATACCAATTATAGGACCTGACGGACGACCAAAATATAATGACGCTTTAAATACTTCTTTTGGAGCACCCCCAATTTTGGTATTAAGAGTTGGTGACTTTTACCACACTAAAATCGTTCCAACATCTTTAGGTATAACATATGAACCATTATTATTGGATATGAATCCCGAAGGAATCGGAGTTCAACCAATGTTGGCAAACATAAGTTTAAGTTTTAACATAATTGGAGGAATGGGATTAAAAGAACCAGTTCAAGAACTACAAAATGCTCTGTCATTTAATTATTATGCAAACACAGAAATTTTTGACGAAAGAGCGGTTTCGACCTACGATACAAGTAAATTAGATAATTATGTTGTTGAAAAAATAACAGGAGGACTTCCACCGGTGACACAACAACAACAGGCGGTAATTAACAGTGTTCAACCAAAAAAAGGGGGAAACACTGTTGGAACAATTGTAGACACAACAACTATGAACTATTCGGGACTATACGATTCTTTACAATCAAAACTACAAGAATATTTCAAAGCATATTATGATACTATAAATAAAACAACTACGGATTATTCTTATGGGGCAACACTTATATCGTTAAAAAATAAAAATTATACTGAAGGTGAATTATCCCAATATACAAGCCAAAAAACAAAAACAATCCTCTATGGTAAATCAAATGAGTATCAAGGATTTATAGACAATCTTGTAAAAGAAGTTCAAAAAGATATTAATCAAGGAGATAATCCAATACTTAAAGTTGTGAGCGATAGATCAGGTGGTATTACAGGAAAACAAAAAAGAGAACTACAAGAAAAGTTAAAATCACAAGTATCAAAAGGTCAAATTGATATTTCAAATACAATAACAAACAATAATACAAATATTGTTCAAGTAGAAACTGATCTTAATTATATTTTTAGACAACTTGATGTTGTTGCCTCAAAACTGGACGGAAGTTTATTACAATCCAATGAACCAGTATTGTATGACTTAAGCGGCAACACATTTTTTGATCCTACGGAAAATAGTGGATCTATTTTTGATGTTTTTACAAATAAAGTTCCCAAAACAATTGAAGATTTCAATAAATTAATTCTAAGTTCCGATTTTAATCCAGACTTCTTTAAAAAATCTAATTCAACGTTAGACAACGGAAACGGGTGTAGTTTTGTTGAAGGAAACAATCAGGGATATTTAATAAACTGCCCCACCAATAGATATTATAGTTTGATGTGTCCATACTTTACAAACTCTGAAAAATTTCAAAATATGGTCAATGAATTAATTAGTGGTCCTGAAGTTAAAGGAGATACTAAAGGACTGACCGATCAGATAAAAGAGGCATGTAATGACTTGAAAAAAGAATATGAAAGTTTTCAAAAATTTTGGACAGATCAATTAAAAAAGATTATTGACGATCAGGTATATAAAACAGTAACAACTTGGAAAATACCTGATAACACAATTAAAACGTGTTCATATGTAACACCTGCTGAAGGGGATATAAAACAAAAAACTAAAAGGATAAAGGACCTTTACTCAAACATTAATTTAAATGATGATAAAAAATCATTCAACGGAAAAGTAACATTTAACTAAACATGGGATTACAATATTGGAATAGATATACAGATTTTTTAATTAATGGACAACAAACTGTTGTTCCGTATGTTCAGTTGCCTTCAAAGACTTCAGACAAAAATTATATATATATTATTGGTCAGTCTAGGTTGGACAAAATTTCACAACAATTTTATGGATCTCCGTATTTTGGATGGTTGATCCAAGCGGCAAATCCGCAATATTCAGGAAACGAATATGCAATACCTGATGGTGCGGTATTGACAATTCCATTTCCTTTAGTAGCTTCATTACAAGATTATAAAAACTCTTACGAAAACTATTTCTTCTATTATGGTAGATAATCAAGAAAATATATTAGTAGAACTTGACTATGATAACATAAGCCTTATTGATCCTAACAAAGTTATTGACCAACAAGGAAATGTTAAAGATAGATTAGTTAAACAAGAAGACTTAGTGTATTATGCTAACTTGGAGTGTAATGTTTTACCAAGAACAAAACTATCAGTAGGTTCTGCGATGAACGATTCGCAAAGAACAATATCTGTTGCTAAAATTAATTTTTTAAATCCTGGAAATAAAACATTTTTAGACACCGCTTGGTCAGATGAACTAACAGGTAAAGGAACTTTACAAGGTAAAGGGGTTAATCAACCAAGACAAACGGCAGTTAAAAACCCAAATCAAACTAATGATTATTATATTACTCAAAACTTATGGTCAAACGGGACACCTGGTGCTGTTGATAATGGATTTTTGGGAATGAAATCAATAAGAATGTCAATTGGAACCGACTTTTTACCACAAATAGATGTTGAATTAGAAGACGTTAAGGGAAGAGCTCTTTTTGAAGGCGGTAACAATTCTCCATACTCGGCATTTTTTCAATTACCCTATCCCCAATTTACATTGACGTTAAAAGGATATTATGGAAAGGCAATAAAATTTCCAATAATGCTTCAATCGTTTACGTCAACGTTTGATCCTTCAACACATAATTTTCAAATTAAATTAAAATTTTACGGGTATAAATATACCTTACTTTCATACGTTAATTTTGGTGCTCTAATGGCAGTTCCCCAAATGTATAGAAATAACGTAACACAAACTCCTGTTTCTAAAACACAAGGAAACCAACAATCAAGTTCCAATACCTTGACCACAACTTCAAGTGTTAGTAGAGGATATCAAAAAATGAAAGAAGTTTATTCAGACTATAAATCAAAAGGTCTTATACCGGATGATTTTCCTGAAATCACATTAAATCAATTAAAATACCGTTTACAGAAATTTATTGATGATGTTTTAAGTCAATTTGAAAAAGAAAATATGGGAATATTATCCGATATGACTTTGTATACCAATAATTTGTTGTCTTATCAACAAAAAGTTTTTTTATATACAAATGCTTCTTGGTATGGAACCTTTATGGATAGAGATAATCCAATAGTTCTAAAAGAAAATTCACAAAATGTTTATATTTTTAAAAAAGAATTAGATGCCGACAAAAGATCCGAAGGGGTTACAAAGTTAAAAGGAGATATTGAACAATACAATGACGTATTAAATCAAAACGGAGTTTTTGGTATAAACGGAAAATATACCGTAGGTGGAATTACGACAAAATCAAATATTGACGTTCCAATAAGTTTAAAAACACTTCAAAAAAAAATCACACTATCCGATATTGATCTTGTAAAAACATACACCGCACAAAAAAACGCACCAAAAGGAAATTATAAAGAGTCAGACGATGTGATAATTCAATTCAAACAAACATTACAAGCACAACTTCTTGTTAATGAAAACATTACTTACTTTTTTGAAGGACAAGACTCATTTATGAGTATAACTGATAACATAGCAAAAACCGCTTCTGAAACAAGAAAAAAAGTCGAAACAGAAATAACCGCAAGTTTGTCTTCAAAATTTAATTCACAGGGAAATGGTGGTTTGGGGTTTATTCCTTCTATAAGAAATATATTGGCGGTTTTTTATTGTCAAGGAGAAGCGTTTTTAAGATTACTTGACGAGGTTCATAAAAAGGCATGGGATCAAAGAGAAAATCAATACAGAAGAGCGGCAATTTTTGGAAACTCATCAACGGCACCAAGTGTTGACTTGAAAACATCTACACAAAATAATGAACCAATTTATCCTTGGCCACAAGTATTAAAAGAATCTGTTGGTGAAGATAATAAAGAAAAATTTGAAATAATATACCCAGGAGACCAAACTGTTGCAAACACTTATAGAGCATATAGTCCTGAAGTTTGGCCAGAAGTTGAGTTTGTGGAACAATTTATAAAGGGTTTTACAGAAAGGCAGTTAAACAATAATGACTCAAAAGTTTTTGAAACAAATCTAAAACCACTACGAATTTCTTTAAACGCGATAGATTTTCCCGCAACAAATCAAATATTTCAAAACAAAGAAGAATCAAAATATTTTTATGAAATATATGAAAGATTGTTATTAAACTCTTTTTACAGTAATTTTAACAGAAAAAGTGGATACCCTTTAGCGATATATGAGGTCGAATCCGAAGATGAAGCAATCAACGTCCTTCAAAGTTTGGGAAGCGATAATCCATTTTTAAGCAAAATATTAAAAGAATACCTTTTGGATTCAAATAACTATGTTTCATTTTTAAAACATATATCCAATGAAGGACAAGGTGAAAGTTGGCAAACATACATCAAAGGTGAGTTTGTTACGCCATATATCAAAAACGAAGTTCAAAATCCAAACATTTTAATAAACGCATCGATATTTAATTCTTTAAAATCACAACCTGATGTTTCTTTATCAAATCCAAAAAACTTAATAAATATAAATCAATATTTAACAGGAAGTTCACAATCCAATGAATTTGAATTTATTGATACTTACCCCTTGGTTGATTTAAATTGGGATAGAAACAATTTGGCAAATGGTAAAAGTTTAAACAACTCAAAAGAAGCTTTCGACACAAAAAAAGTTTTACAATATAATAATATACATAAAACAATTACAAATTTTGGTTTAGCAACCACCGCAGATGATATTAGACCATTTACGTATTTTAATTTTCAAAACTTAAATGTTACACCTGACACAACAAATTTAAAAACTTTTTATAACACAAGAACTTATTCTAACCAACTTATAACGGAGGGTAACCTATATTATAGTAATTATTCTAACTATCTCGATGCTAGTCAGACAACATCTATGTTGAACACACCATATTTTATTAACGCAATTCAAAAAGGGGTTTTTAACTTTAGATACAAACAAACTGATTTAGCACCATATAAGTTAGGTGCTTATTTGTTTTTGAATAGTTTACCTTTATCAACGCTTAGAGAAAGGTATAAAACCAGTTCAGGTCAGGCAACCACAGATTTGGATTATATTCTGTCTACAATGAAAAAATTTGGTGCGGTTCATAAATTACCATATTCTTGGATTTTAAAATATGGATCAATATGGCATCGTTACAAAATTTACAAAGAAACTGGTGTGGATATTTTAGATGAAGTTTGGCAAGATTTTAATTACAAAAAAAATTGGGATCCGGCAAATTCAGCAACTACATATTCCTATAATCTTTTAATAGATGGAACTCCAAGAAATTTAGTTTTAGATAATACCACTGGAACACCTCCATTAACAGATATAAATACAGGATTTTATCCACAATTGGTTGATGATTTTAATGTTTTTTTACAAGGATTAAAATTATTTAGTGGTCAAACACAAGTAACTGGAACTTGTGTTAGTCAAAATGTTACAGGAACTTGTGAAACTTTCCAAGTTACAGGAACATGTTCTACAAATGGAACAGGAATTACAATTAATTCTATATCTAAAAATTATATCAAAGTTCCACACACAATATATTTACCCTCATTAAATGCTAATATACAACTTGTTTCACAAGTAAATGGAATAACAGGGGGAACAGGTTATTATACAACACCATTAAACTTTAATGCCGCATTTACCGGTTTAGATTTTGTATTGGGGACATTTGCTAATATAACAAACACAGCGCCCTACCCATTACAAGTAGGACAAATATTGAGCGGAAGTTCATCAATATCAACAACTACGATACAAAGTGTTTTTAGCGCTTCAACAGGAACAACTTCAATTTTTGAAGTTAGTAAAACTTCTGCGGAAACATTTACCTATACAGTATTAAATCCACCATTACAAGTAACATCAATAGGTTCTAATGTTATTTCGGGAGGAACAACACTTAACGGATCTAATCTAAATGGTAATCTCATTATATCGTCACAAATCTCAGGAACAACAGGAGGTGTTGGACTTTATTCTATATCAACAATACAACCACCAACAACATCACCATTTGTAGTGCAGGGTGCTTACGTCCAAGGAATTGGGTCACAACAAATACAAAACTTAATAAACAATGAAAAATTAGTTTTATTAAACACAACTAACTCAACCATTTTTGAATTACCAGGATTTGACCCAAATAATAATACTAGATCTATGAGAGTTAGTCCTTGGTCAGTAATTGTTAGTTCATCAACCCAACCTGATTTATATTATGTTTTACCATCTTTTGGTTCTAATATCAATCAGGCTAAAGAAGAGGCTTTTAAAAATGGAACTATGAAAGTTGAACTCTCTAATAATCCTGCAATGTTTAACGGGACGGTTAGGTTATTTTGGAATGTTTCGCAATATGGTTGGTTTGATAATTCAAAACTGAAAAAAAATAATCCAGAAACATATCTTAAAAAGATATTAAACGAACAAAAAGATCAACAAAACTTTTTAATAACAGGTGATGACACTGAATACACAAGTATAGAAGAACTATTTACAACTTTTGACATTTCAGTTTTAGATAATTTTGAATCAGAATTTTTAAATTTTAGTCGGTCATTATATGATTATGTCGACACTTTACCAAATTCAAGTAGTAAAGAAGAAAAACCAACGGAAAACCAAGGATTAGTTACCACAGACTCAAACACTGAAAAAGGATATAAAAATTTTCATTACTTGATGAGACAATTACTTGTGATAAATAAACCAACAGGAGATTCGCCAGAAACAAAACTTGAAAATATAATTTCGAATCAGAATGACACTTTCCAACAAATTTTGGGCGGATTTATAAATTATGATGTTTGTTTCAAGATCGGAAACCCATCAAATTTTGATAGAAGATTGTTTTATACTTTTTCTACAAGGTATATTGAAAACCCAATAATATATAGCCCATATCAACAAGGAAATTTACCACCTGAAGTAAGTTTATCACAATCCAAACAACAAAATCCCAAAACATGGGATGCTTTAGAATATTATGTTGGTAATTCATCCATACCAGAACTTGTTTATAAAAATAATGGTTCATATATAACAGATTTTTTTATTGACCTTAACGTTGCTTTTAACGAAAAGAACGTTCAGGATTTTGCCCCCCTTATAAAAATTTATGCCACTCAAAAATTAGCTAACAAAAATTTAAACTTAAAAAGTTTTTATCAACTAATGGACACCTATATTGACGATTCAAATAAATATGTTGATAACGTGTTGAACACCATGTTGCCTATGGTTAGAAAAGAATTACCAAATATTTTTATAAGTGAAGATGGGTCGTCAAATAGAGCCAATTTAGAGGCAGGATTTACAGAACAAACAAGAACAGAATTATGGAACACATTTAAAGCCTTAAACGATACATGGATAGCAGGATTTGATTTTCAAAACAAAACTTTATTTGAAGATGTCATGTTAGTTGATAGGGCAAGTAGAAATGTTGGCGATAAAGTTTTAGTTGATATTTACGGAGTTATCAAATTGTTGGAAGACGGATCAACAGAAAAAAATAATGGTAGTAGTTCGTATAAGAACACTCTTTTAGATATGGTCACAACAATCTTAATTGAAAACAATTTTCAACATTTTATGCTTCCGTCGTATGTCAATTTCTATAACGTCCAAGACGCACAAAAAAACCCAACACCACGACCTGACGGCACTATGGAATTTGGTAATATGTTGTTTGGGACTTTTTTAAATGTTGATTATAGACAGAGTTCCCCAAAATTTTTGTGCTACTATGTAAGTAAACCTAGTGAACATTTGAACTTGAACAACAATATAGACTATAGATTCAGAGATGATGCCTTTGATTTAAGAAGAGCAAGTGATAACCCTTTAACAGAAAACCAAGCAAAAAAAATAGATTGGGATAAATCAAATAAAGTTGTTGGGTTTAATGTTGACCCAACAAAAGAAAACCAACAAATATTTAAATCATTTAGTGTTTCACAAGATCCAGGTAAACCAACAAGCGAATCTTTACAGATTTTGGATCAAATGGCGAATGTTGAAAAAAATAGACGATCATCAACTCAGAGCGTTTCATTATACAATTTATATAAAAACAGAAGTTATAGTTGTTCTGTAGATATGATGGGATGTGCTTTAATACAACCGATGATGTATTTTAATATTAGAAATATACCAATGTTTTCTGGACCATACATGATTACAAAAGTAAGTCATGACGTTAATGAAAATGGTTTTAGCACTGTTTTTGAAGGAATACGACAACCTTTTTATAGTCTGCCAACGGTAGATAACTTTTTACAAACGTTAAATGTTAAAATTCTTTCACAATTACAAAGCAAAATTCAAGAAAATGAATCAAAACAAAAAGAAGATTCTGCTAATATATTGTTTCAGGCACAAAATACAATAGCAAACTTACAATCCCAAGACACTTTAACTAAAAATCAAGATTGTGCAAATCAATTGAACACTAGATATAATAATTTTACAGGAGTAGATACTCCACAATCAACAACTGTTTCAGTAAAAACATTCTTAACTGAATTAAGAAATAATTTAATTGAATTAAAATATGATATGACGGCAAATACCACTTACCAAACTGCCGCATCTGTTTTTACATTTGTTTTTGTTGATTCAGGAAATAATAACGGAACAGAAATAAGTGCTTATGAAAATAATTACAGCACAATAAACCTAAAGGAAGTTTACGGAGATTCGTTTTTTGAATACATAAACAGAAAGTATTTTTGCGTTTCAAGAGGAACAGATAAAAATCTACCAATTGTCGCTTTTAGATCTTTAAAAGATTTTATAAATTTTGTTTTAATAAAGGTTGGAAATGTCCCAACATTTTTAATTCAAGATTCAAACCAATTCCCAACCGAAGAGGATGTTCCTGCAAATTTGGCGAAACAATATGTATTACATTATCCTATTAATCAAAATGATGATGTTTACACAAAAATTACACAAGATCCAGAACAAATTGGAGCATTAAATACAGAATTCAAGAGGGCTTATCAAATTTTTACATCATTGTGGTCCTAAATAAAATAATACAGATATTTATAATAAAAATTAAATATGAATACTAAACTTATATTAGATAACTACTTGGGAAAAAACACAAGAGTTTCAGAAAAAGATCAAGGTGATGGCTATAAAGAAGTTTGTGACTTGGACACTGGAGATTGCTATACAATAAGAATGAAAGATGGGTTAATTGAAAGAGTTGATAACACAAAAAATTCTTTTAAAAAAATTCAAGTGGAAACCAAAAATGGTATAAAAACATTATTAAACGGATAATATGAAATTAGATGAAAAAATATTAGAAGAAATTAGAAGATATAGATCGATCAATAACTATATTTTAGAACAAGACGCTCCACCAGCACCTGGTGACATTCCACCACCTCCTGGTGGTCCCGCTGCGGCTCCCGCACCTGATGCAGGAGCGGCCCCGGCACCCGCGGCAGGAGCAGCCCCAACACCACCGGCAGCCCCCGAAGGACAACCTGTTGATGTTGAAAAAGATCCTGACGTTGAAGAAGTTGGAAAAGAAGGTGAAGAAGAAACTGAAGAATTAGATATTACAGACTTAGTTGATTCACAAAAAACAATGGCAGACAAACAAGAAGAATACTTTGAAAATCTTTTTGGTCAAATTAAAAAAATGGAAGAAAAATTGTCCGAAATGGATAGTTTGGTTCAAAAAATTGATGCTTTGGATGCCAAGTATGAAAAATATAGACCAAAAACAGCACAAGAAAAACTTCAGTTAAGAAGTTTAGATTCAGGACCATTCAAGCAAAACTTGGCAGACTTTTTCAAAGACAAAGAATCTGAAATGGAAAAAACTGGAAAAAATGAATACGTTTTAACACAAGACGAAGTTGAAAATTTTAGTCCATCCGAAATTGAAAAATCATTTAATGAACCAATGGAAGATGAAGACGACATTTTATTAAACAGATATAATTCTTAAATTATAAGGTCACAATCTGTGACCTTATAATACTTTTTTTGACATCCAACATTTGACAATATATTTACTTACTCTTATAATTTTAACACATAAACCTTTAATTTTTATTTACAAATGGCGACAAATTCATTAGACGCGGTACTAGCACAGTACGAAAAATCACAAAGTAGTTCAAACACTACAACAAAAATGTCTTCAGAAGACCGAATGAAAAAATATTTCGCGGCACTTCTAAAAGACAATGAAAAACAAGGACAGAGACGAGTTCGTATTCTTCCTACAACAGACGGATCTTCACCTTTTAAAGAGGTCTGGTTTCACGAAATTCAAGTAGACGGAAAGTGGCAAAAGTTTTATGATCCGGCTAAAAACGACAACGAACGTTCACCACTTAACGAAGTTTATGAAGAACTTATGTCAACAGGAAAAGAATCCGACAAAGAACTTGCTAAACAATACAAGGCTCGTAAGTTTTACATTGTAAAAGTTATTGACCGAGACAACGAGCAAGATGGAGTTAAATTTTGGAGATTCAAACATAACTACAAACAAGAAGGAATCTTAGACAAAGTCATTCCAATTTGGAAAGCAAAAGGAGATATCACAGACCCAACAACAGGACGAGATCTAATTTTGGAACTAACCAAAGCCAAAACACCAAAAGGAGCATTTTACACAGTTATTCAAACTGTAATGTATGATGACCCATCACCAATTTCTAAAGATGAAGATCAATTAACAGAATGGGTTTCAGATGAAATGACATGGGAAGATGTTTATTCAAAAAAACCTGTTGAATATCTTGAAGCAATCGCAAGAGGAGAAACTCCACGTTGGGATTCAGAAAAAGGTGGATATGTTTATTCTAATGATGAAACGGCAGAACTTTCTATCGGAGGTTCATCTAAAACAAAATCCATCAATGAGATCGAAGATCCGCAGATGTCAGATGAAGTAGACGGAGATTTACCTTTCTAATTTAATTAAAGAAAATTTTAACGGGAGCAGTTTATTGTTCCCGTTTTTTTATCTATATTTTTAAAAAAAAGATTATGAATTCATTTATTGCAGAAAAATTAAAAGAAGCCCTTATAAAAAAATATGAGGCAGAAATCGCAGATGCTGAAGCAAGACTATATGTTTATTTCACAAATTCGGTCGGAATTGGAGAACATCCACAACACACCGAAGAAATGGATAATTTAGTTGAACAACTAACAAATGCTAATGACAAATTAGAAACAATTAAAAACTTTAAAATTTACGATCTATAATGGCACTTAAAAAAAATGATTTTAGTTCGTTAAAGAAAAAGTTTTCTTCGGACGCAAAATACAAACCACAAAGATTTTTTGATCTTGGTCCTGATTTCTTGGATGCGGTTGGTTTACCTGGACCCGCAATAGGACACCTTAACATGTATTTAGGTCATTCAGACACAGGAAAAACAACAGCATTGGTTAAAACGGCCGTGGATGCTCAAAAGAAAGGTATTTTACCTGTGTTTATTATTACAGAACAAAAATGGTCTTTTGAACATGCTAAACTTATGGGATTTGAATGTGAAGAAGTTGTTGATGAAGAAACAGGTGAATTAACTTGGGATGGATTCTTTTTGTTTAATAATAACTTTAGTTATATTGAACAAATTACTGACTATATTAATGATCTATTGGATGCGCAAGAAAAAGGTGAATTAGATTATTCACTTTGTATAATGTGGGATTCAGTTGGGAGCGTTCCTTGTAAAATGACTTTTGAAGGTCGTGGAGGAAAACAACACAATGCGGCGGCGTTGGCAGATAAAATTGGTATGGGTATTAATCAACGTATTTCAGGATCAAGAAAATCGGAATCAAAGTATGAAAATACATTGATTGTTGTCAACCAACCTTGGGTCCAACTTCCGGATAATCCTTTTGGACAACCTAAAATAAAAAGCAAGGGTGGTGAAGCAATTTGGTTAAACTCATCATTAGTATTTTTATTTGGAAATCAAAAAGATGCTGGCACTACTAAAATTACCGCAACTAAAGATAAACGAACAATTAAATTTGCATCAAGAACAAAAATTTCTGTAATGAAAAACCATATCAATGGTTTGGGATATGATGATGGTAAAATTATCGTAACACCACACGGATTTATTGCTGGTAAAGATACCGTTGAAGAAAAAACTAATATTGAAAAATATAAAAAAGATTATGCTGAATATTGGAAAGACATTATTGGTATGGAAGGTGATTTTGATTTGAAAGAAGAAAAAGAAGAAATAGAGTAGTAATTTTTAATAAATAAAAAATTGTCAAAAACATTATTAGTTGATGGAAATAACTTACTAAAAGTTGGATTCCATGGGGTTAGAGATTTTTACCATAAAGGTAATCATGTTGGTGGCATTTGGCATTTTTTAAATACTCTTAGAAAATTTTTAGATGAACATAATTACAATAAAGTTGTTGTTTTTTGGGATTCTAAAACATCGTCTTCCAAAAGAAGATTGTTATACCCAAAATATAAGTTAAATCGTAAATCTTCTGAAACAGAATCAAAAGAAGAATCTTTTTTAGAACAAAAACAAAGGGTTAAACAATACCTCGAGGAGATGTTTGTAAGACAATTAGAGACTGAAAATGCTGAAGCCGATGATTTGATTGCGCATTATTGTAAAGTTTCTGTAGACGAAGAAAAAACAATATTTTCAAGCGACAGAGACTTAACTCAACTTATTTCTGAAAAGGTGTCTATATATTCACCAACAACAAAAAAATATTATAAACTAGGAGATAAAATAAAATTACACGATATTGAAGTCCCCTACTATAATGTAAAAATAGTTAAAATTCTTACTGGAGATAGTTCCGATAATATTGACGGGATTTTTTATTTAGGTGAGAAAACTTTAATTAAAATGTTTCCTGAACTACTTGAACAAAAAGTAGAATTAACTTATATTTTACAAAAGAGTGAAAAACTTTTAACAGAAGATAAAGGAAATATCACACTTCAAAATCTTCTAAGTGGTAAAACTAAAGAAGGTATATTCGGCGATGAGTTTTTTCAAATTAACGAGAAACTTGTAGATTTAGAAAATCCACTCTTAACCGAAGAAGAAAAAGAGTTAGTGAAACTATATCACTCCGAATCGATGGATCCCGATGGAAGAGGACATAGAAATCTAATTCGAATGATGATGGAAGATGGTTTTTTCAAATACTTGCCGAAGGGTGACGACGCTTGGGTGAGTTTTCTAAAACCATTTTTAAAGTTGACAAGAAAAGAAAAAAGTAAATTTCGAAACAAAAAGTAAAAACAAAAAAAAACAAATGAAAGAGCAAGATATAACAAAAGTAGAGTTTTTGTTAATGTGTAATGAGAACATCGTAGTTCAAAGGTTTTTTAATGTCAGAGGTTTTAACAAAAATGCTCATAAATCTGTAGAGTTTTATGATCATATTAGAATGTTGACAAATCAACTTATGTATGACTTAAAGATGAGGTCTGTATCATACATGTTGGAAAACCAATATGAAATTTTGGAAAATCCAGAAATCCTTAATACGTCAATAACCGATGGGCCAGAAAACTTTAACATAATAATAAAGGTCGCCGACCTGACAATTTGTCATAGGCAGTTTGATGCAAAACCATACCCACCAAAGGTCAGATACACCGTAGACCTACGCCCAAAGTTAAAATCAATCATGGCTGGTTTGACTGACATTTTTTCAGGTAAAAATTTTAATTATTATTATCCGACTTTTATCAAAAACTAGTAGTATTTATCAATACGAAAAAAGAAAAACATGGCGACAACAAAAAATTTTGAATACTTAGGAAACACTTTTCAATTACAATTATTAAATCAAATTATTGTAGATAAAGACTTTTCACAATCTATAATTGATGTGATTGATAACAATTATTTTGAAAACAAATATTTCAAAATTATAATTCAAATGGTCCGCGAGTATTATGTAAAATACGATCACACACCATCATTTGAAACGTTAGAACAAATTACAAAATCAGAACTACAACAAGCATTAGCATCCAAAATTGTTTTAGATACAATTAAGAAAATTAAAGATGCACCTATCGATGGCGTGGCTTTCGTTCAAGAAAAGGCCTTAAAATTTTGTAAACAACAAGAACTTCAAAAGGTAATGGGGAAGGCTCAAAAGATCATTGATGGTGGAGAGTTTGAAAACTATGACACCCTTGAAGAAATGGTTAAAACCGCTCTTCAGGTGGGGTCAAAAGATACATCAATTTTAGATGTATTTTCAAACCTCGATCAAGTGCTTGAAGAAGATTACAGACACCCAATTCCGATGGGAATACCTGGTATTGATAGACTACTAAAAGGTGGTTTAGCCAAAGGAGAAATTGGTGTTATCTTAGCCCCAACTGGTGTGGGTAAATCAACCATTTTAACCAAAATATCAAACCACGCATTTAATCTCGGATTTAACGTTCTTCAAGTGTTTTTTGAAGACAATTCGAAAGTAATTCAACGAAAGCATTTTACACTTTGGACAAAGATACACCCTGACGATTTGTCAGAAAAAAAAGATGATGTCATGTCAAAAGTTAAAGAAATTGAAGAAACAATGCCAAACAAATTGATTTTGAAAAAACTTCCTTCTGATACTCTGACGATGTTACAAATTAAAAATCAAATCAGAAAAATGGTTTCAGATGGTATTAAAATTGATATGGTTGTTTTAGATTATATTGATTGTATTGTTCCTGACAAAAACTTAGGTGATGAATGGAAAAGTGAAGGATCTGTAATGAGAGCATTTGAAGCAATGTGTCACGAAATGAACTTAGTTGGATGGACAGCAACTCAAGGAAATAGATCTTCAATATCATCTGAAGTTGTAACGACAGATCAAATGGGAGGATCAATTAAAAAAGCACAAGTTGGTCACGTAATTATTTCGGTGGCAAAAACATTACAACAAAAAGAATTAAAATTGGCAACAATAGCAATTACAAAGTCTCGAATAGGTGATGATGGTGTTGTATTTGAAAATTGTAAATTTGATAACGCCATGTTAGAGATAGATACTGAAAGTTCTATGACTTTTTTAGGTTTGGAAGAACAAAAAGAAGAAAGACAAAGACAAAGAGTTAGAGAGTTACTTGAAAAAAGAAAACAAAAAGACTCTCAAAATTAAATAAATAAATAATAATTAAAGTAAAAAAAATGGACATTTCACAAAGAATATTGAGCGACATTACGGTGTATATGAAATACGCAAAATTTGTTCCTGACTTAAACAGAAGAGAAACGTGGGAAGAGTTGGTTACAAGAAACAAAGAAATGCATCAAAAAAAATATCCACAAATTAAAGAAGAAATTGAGGAAGTTTATAAAATGGTATATGACAAAAAAATTCTTCCTTCTATGAGATCTTTACAATTTGGAGGAAAACCAATTGAAATTTCGCCAAATAGGGTTTATAATTGCGCCTATTTACCAATTGACCATCCGGATGCTTTTTCAGAAACAATGTTTTTACTTTTAGGAGGAACCGGAGTAGGATTTTCAGTTCAAAAACATCATGTTGATAAATTACCTGAAATAAAAAAACCTAACCCAAGTAGAACAAGAAGATATTTGATTGGTGATTCTATTGAAGGATGGGCAGACGCAATTAAAGTATTAGTAGAATCCTATTTTGGATTAAAATCTTCAACACCAATTTTTGATTTTTCAGACATTAGACAAAAAGGGGCTTTGTTAGTAACATCAGGAGGAAAGGCTCCAGGTCCACAACCACTTAAAGATTGTATTCACCATATTACAAAAGTGTTTGAAAATAAAACTGAAGGAGAAAAACTTACACCAATTGAAACTCATGATATTGTTTGTCATATTGCAGACGCAGTATTGGCTGGAGGTATCAGAAGAGCGGCTCTTATTTCGTTATTTTCTGCCGATGATGATGATATGATTTCATGTAAAAGTGGAAGTTGGTGGGAACAAAATCCACAACGAGGAAGAGCAAATAATTCAGCGGTTCTTCTTCGTCACAAAGTAACACAAGAATATTTTATGGACTTGTGGAAAAGAATTGAATTATCAGGAGCAGGAGAACCTGGAATTTATTTATCAAACGATAAAGATTGGGGAACAAATCCTTGTTGTGAAATCGGTCTTCGTCCTTATCAATTCTGTAATTTGTGTGAAGTAAATGCGTCAGACATCAAATCACAAGAAGATTTTGAAAAAAGAGTTAAAGGAGCGGCGTTCATTGGAACATTACAAGCAGGATATACAGATTTTCATTATCTTCGTGATGTATGGAAAAGAACAACAGAAAAAGATGCTCTTATCGGTGTAGGTATGACAGGAATTGGTTCGGGAGTTGTTTTAGGTTATGATATGGAAGCGGCGGCTCAAGCAGTTAAAGATGAAAACGAAAGAGTATCTGAAATTATTGGAATTAATAAAGCGGCAAGAACAACCACAGTTAAACCATCAGGAACTTCATCTTTGGTTTTAGGAACCTCATCAGGAATTCACGCTTGGCACAATGACTATTATTTAAGAAGAATTCGTGTTGGAAAAAATGAAGCAATTTATTCTTATCTTGCAATCAACCACCCCGAACTTATTGAAGATGAATATTTCAGACCACATGATACGGCAGTAATTACAATTCCTCAAAAGGCACCAGAAGGATCGATTCTACGATATGAATCTGTTTTTCAAATGTTAGAAAGAGTTAAAAAAGTATCTAAAGAGTGGATTAAACCTGGACATAGATCAGGACAAAACACACATAACGTTTCTGCAACTGTATCAATTAAAGAAGATGAGTGGGAAAAAGTTGGAGAATGGATGTGGAAATCAAGAAAATTTTATAATGGATTATCGGTATTACCTTATAACGGAGGAACTTACACACAAGCACCTTTTGAAGATTGCACCAAAGAACAATTCGAAAACTTGTTAAAAACATTAAATAATGTTGATCTAACAAAAGTAATTGAATTACAAGACAATACAAATCTTAGTGGTGAAGCGGCTTGTGCTGGTGGAGCTTGTACTGTTTCAGAATTTTAAAAATGATTTTTACTTAATTTCACAACCTCCCAGATATTTATTAAATAAATGGGAGGTTCTATGGAATATATATATTGTATAAAAAATAAAATTAATGGTAAACTATACATTGGAAAAACAAAAAGACCAAATAAAAGATTAACCGAACATAAAATGTTGGTTGGAAAAAAAAGACACAAACTTTATGATGCAATTCTACACTATGGATGGGATAATTTTGAGTTTATAATTCTCAATCAAACAACTTCAGATAAAATAAACGATTTAGAAGTTCAATATATAGAACAATATGATACAGTTTTAAATGGATATAATTACACTATCGGTGGTACTGGTGGAGACACATTCACAAACAAATGTGATGAACTAAAAGAAATTACTCGTAAAAAATTATCTGAAACGGCAAAAAAAAATTTAACAGATGATTATAGAAAAAAAATGAGTGATTTAACAAGAAAAAAATGGGAAAACAAAGATTATAGGGTAAAAGTTTTAAATGGTTTAAAGAAAGTTGTAAATACAAAAGAACACAAAGATAAATTATCTATGGGTGTAAAAAAAAGTTTAGAAGATCCAGAAAAAAGGAAATTGTGGTCTGAAGTAAAAAGTGGGAATAAAAACGGAAGATGGTTAGGTTATATTATTGTTTACGATAATAATGGTGTTGAATATGGTAGATACGAAAGTGCTGTTGAGGTTAATAAACATTTAGGGATTCCAGCACATACTGTTAGAGTTAAAGCTAAAAACGGTGAACCTTATAAATGTGTTAAAAAAGGTAAGAATTATTATATGTTTACATTTAAATTAGTTGTTGAAAATAAAAAAGAAAATACTTAATACAAATGACAATAAAAGCATCAAACGATTGGATACAACAATTATATGTTCAGGAGACACTAAAAAAATCTCCTGAACCTGATTTTTACGAAAATGAAAACGGGAAAATTGTTATGACCAAATCTTATCATATAAAAAGGGGTTTTTGTTGTGGATCAAAATGTTTAAATTGTCCATACGAACCAAAATATGTTAAAGGAAATAAAATTGTAGAAAATCACTAAGAAATTAGTGATTTTTTTTTTATTGATATATTTATTAGTAAATTAAAAAAAGTTATGAAAAGAATTATAAAATTAACTGAATCAGATCTTGTTCGTATCGTTAAAAGAGTGATTAATGAGGAGCAAAAAAATAACAAAAACCTCAATGAAGGTGTTTTGATGACATTAGGAGGACTTGCTCTTGGTGGAGCTATTGTTAAGAAAGCTTATGATTACGTAACTAATAGATTATTAATAAACAAAATGACACCAACAGGTAATGTTAAAAAATCAACTGGTGGTGACCAAGAAGGTAACTTCTTTACTATGAAAGAGTACCGTGACAACAATACAGGTGAAATATATTGGGGTATAGATACTACTGATATGACAAGAGACGAAGGATTTAGAGAAAGAAAAGTTTTATTATTCAAAGGAGACAATCCTCAAAAAATTGAAAGAATGTTAAAATCTGAAGTTGCACATGATTTTTCAGATCAGGCTAGAATGAGAGATGATTATGATAAAAGATTTGGACAATTTACAGCAGATAAAGTAATGCGTATGGGTGATAACACTTATGGTGATAACACTTATAAAGGTTAATTAAGACAATAAATAAAAAACCCTCCCCAAAAAGGAGGGTTTTTTCGTTTTATAATTTTTTTAGTCACACAAACTATTTATTTTTATGTCAAACCTAATTTCAGAAGAAATTCAAAAAATCAGAAAAATGATGCTCTTGGAAGAACTTGTCCAAGAAGACGGTGCTAAAAAATTAAAACAAACTTTAGACATTCTACAAAAAAAAGATAAAGTTTTACTTTTAAGTTGCTCAAACAGATTTAATTGGGATCCAAAAAATGTAGACGTTCCTAAATCTAAGATTCTTGGAATGTATTTGAATGAAGAACTTGGAAAAAAATCTGTGTTTATGGACGTGTCAGAACTTAAAATATTTCCTTGCGAAGGAAATGTTTCAAGAAAAGAAGGAAATAGTTGTGGTATATTAAAGTCATTACTCAAAGATGATAAAAAAAATCCATCAGGTTATCATAGGTGTTGGGCAAGTTTGAATAATAAAACAGATGAACTTTGGAAGGTAAGTAAGGAATTATTTGAATCAGATGCTGTGGTATTTTTTAGTTCAGTAAGATGGGGACAGGCAAATATGTTCTATCAAAATTTAATAGAAAGACTAAATTGGATTGAAAATAGACACACCACTTATGGTGAAAAAAATATCGTTAAGGATGTTGAAACTGGTTTTATTTGTGTTGGACAAAATTGGAATGGAGAAAATGTTACAAAAACACAAATGGAAGTTCATAAATTTTATGGATTTAAACCTAATAAAAAACTATATTGGAATTGGCAATACACAACCGACGCTTATGACGAAAGTAAATCTTCTTACAAAAAATCCCACAAAAAATTCATTGATGATATGGGGTTATGAAATTGGTTATTATAAATATAAATCATCGACAACACCAATGGTTGATTGTTTGAATTGTTATCCAATTAACGATAATATTAAAGATTACATAATTAATCAAAAATTTGTTGAGTTTGAATATGAAAAAAGTAACGTCAAACTATTGAACGGGAAAATTATCGCACTAATATAAAGTATAGGTAAATAAAGTTTTTCTGTAATTTTTACTTAAAAAAAACCTAACCTATATTTATATGTGATATGGCAAATGGTATTACTTATGGAATTTCTTTTCCTTTTGTTGACTCTTTTACAGGTCGTTATTTGGACGTAACAAATTCAACTGAGGGAGAAATAAGAGCAAATTTAGTTCATTTATTATTAACAAGAAAGGGATCTAGATATTTTTTACCTGATTTTGGAACTCGTCTTTATGAGTTTATATTTGAACCTTTAGATGGACCAACTTTTTCAGATATTGAAGCCGAAATAAGAAGCACCATTGGAACTTATATGCCAAATTTACAGGTAACCAATATAAGTGTAGAACCAGCATCCGCAGGTTTAGAGGATAAAGGTTATACAATAAACAAAGAAGGTGAAAGAGAGTTCAAAGTTACTAATATAGCAACTTTAGAGCACACCGCAAAAATCAAAATCGACTATAAAATAACCGACTCGGCTTTTGAATCTCAAGATTTTATCATTATCAATATTTAACATTATATGGCAGAAAAGAAAATATCATACGTTGCAAGGGACTTTCAAGGTGTAAGAACCGAGTTGATTAACTTTACACGAGCCTATTATCCTGACTTAGTCCAAAATTTTAATGACGCAGGTATTTTTTCTGTTATGTTGGATTTGAATGCTGCGGTCACCGATAATTTAAATTATCAAATTGATCGAAGTATACAAGAAACTGTATTACAATTCGCACAACAAAAAAATTCTGTATATAATATTGCAAGAACATATGGTCTTAAAGTTCCTGGTCAAAGACCATCAGTTGCCTTAATTGATTTTTCAATTACAGTTCCTGCCTTCGGAGATAGAGAAGATTTAAGATATTGTGGTGTTTTAAGAAGGGGTTCACAAGTTAATGGTGGAGGACAGCCGTTTGAAACCGTATACGATATTGACTTTGCATCACCAATTAATGCCGAAGGATCACCAAACAGAGTAAAAATTCCCAACTTTGATTCTAGCGGTAAATTATTAAATTATACGATCGTAAAAAGAGAAGTTGTTGTAAATGGTATTACAAAAGTATATAAAAGAGTAATTACACCAAATGACTCAAAACCTTATTTAGAATTGTTCTTACCAGAAAAAAATGTTTTGGGTATTACAAGTGTTTTATTAAAACCTGGAACACAATATTCGACAATTCCAAACCCACAAGATTTTTTAAGTTTAGGTCCCGAAAGATGGTATGAAGTTGATGCGTTAGTTCAAGATAGAGTTTTTATTGAAGACCCAACCAAAACTTCAGATCAACCAGGTATTAAAGTGGGAAGATATATTACAACATCAAACAAATTCATTTCTGAATATACACCTGAAGGATTTTGTAAAATGACTTTTGGTGGGGGAAATATTTCTGCCGATGAACAATTAAGACAATTTGCAATTGATGGGAAAGGGTTTGATTTAAGTAGATATACAAATAATTATGCTTTAGGTGCCGCTCTTTCGCCAAACACGACATTATTTGTTCAATATAGAATTGGTGGTGGTTTATCAAGTAATTTAGGTATTAATACAATCAACCAAATTGGAACCGTTTCATTTGCGGTTAATGGACCATCACAAACTGTAAACAATAGTGTAATAAATAGTTTACAATGTAACAATGTAACTGCTGCCATTGGTGGGGCAAATCCACCAACAACTGAAGATGTTAGAAATTTGGTGGCATTTAACTTCGCAGCACAAAACAGGGCCGTAACAGTAAATGATTACAATTCGTTAATTAGAACAATGCCTTCTCAATTTGGGGCACCAGCAAAAGTTGCCATAACTGAAGAAAACAACAAGATAAAAATTAAAATGTTGTCTTATGATTCAAGCGGAACTTTAACAAATGTTGTGTCAAACACTTTAAAACAAAATGTTGCAAATTATTTATCAAACTATCGAATGATAAATGACTACATATCTATTGAAGCCGCAGAAACAATAGACTTGGCCGTAACAGTTGATGTTGTTTTAGACAATAGTCAAAATCAAGGAGCGATTATCTCAAAAACAATTCAAATTATTACCGACTTCTTCAACCCGCTAGTTAGAAACCTTGGTCAAAATGTTAATATTTCTGAACTCAGAAGATTAATTCAGTCAGAAAATGGAATTGTAAGTATTACAGATATTTTATTCTTTAATCAAGTTGGGGGACAATATTCATCTAGTCAAACATCTATGCCGTATGCAGACCCTGCCACAAGACAAATTCAACCAACCGCAGACACCTTGTTTGCAACACCTACACAAACATATCAAATTAGATACCCAAACAAAGATATAAATGTCAGAGTTTTAAACCTCAGATCGGTAAACTTTTCGTAGCAATTTATTTTTTTCAAACTATAACTATTTTTATCAAAATAGCAAATAAACTATTTATGAAAAAAACGATTTTTAATGCCTAAATCATATAGAATAAGAACCCAAGTTGGTGTAGACAAATACATAAACGTTAATTTAGAACAGGATTGGGAATCTTTGGAGATATTATCTTTAAAGATTTTGGCAAACGATGTGTATACTCGTTTTTGTTCTGATTATGGAGTTGTGACGGGTAGAGTTTTTGTAAACGGAGGATTTGGATTGCCAAACGCTAAAGTATCGGTTTTTATACCATTAGAGGCTGCTGATGAATTAAATCCAGTAATTTCAGAACTATATCCATATAAAACGATAACTGAAACCAACGCTGATGGTTATAGATATAATTTATTACCCAAACTGCCATCATATAAAGGTCACGTATCAACCGGTTCATTTCCTAATAAGGCGGATGTTTTGATGGATGGGTCGTATATTGAGGTATACGACAAATATTATAGGTTCACCGTTACAACAAATGAAAGTGGTGATTTTATGTTTTTTGGAGTTCCAATCGGGACTCAAACGATTGTTATGGACGTTGATTTATCAGATATAGGTTGTTTTTCATTATCACCACAAGATTTAATTCAACAAGGTTTGGCAACTGAAAGTCAAGTAAATGGTGCTAGATTTAAATCGTCCACAAACCTTAGAGAATTACCCCAAATTAAAAATTTAGTTTTTGATGTTGATGTTAGACCTTTTTGGGGAGATGCGGACCTTTGTCAAATTGGTATAACAAGGGTTGATTTTGACTTAACAAAACAAGCAAATATCAACATCCAACCCACAGCAATTTTTATGGGATCAATCATCTCAACAAGTGATGACGACGCCTTAAAGGTTAAATGTAAACCAAAAAATAACACAGGTAATTTATGTGAATTAGTTGCGGGTCCAGGAGAAATTCAAGCCATTAGACATACAATATACTCAGACGACAAAGGACTCCCAATCTTAGAAAGATATCAAATTGAACAAGAAGGGAAAGTTATTGATTCTGACGGAACTTATTTACTTAACGTCCCAATGAATTTGGACTATGTTTATACAAACGAATTCGGACAACAGGTTATATCAAATGATCCAAAAAAAGGTATACCAACAAAAGGGAGGTATAGGTTCAAGTTTAAATGGCAAAACGAACAAGGATTACAAGGAAGCTTTCAGAGAGCAAATTTTTTAGTTCCTAATGTTAAAGAATATGGATGGAACAACACATATAATTCAGGAAACGATCCATTTATAAACTCATCGTCAGGAACTTACACATATCCATCAATACCGGCCGGATCAACAAGTGGAATAACAGCGACTAATATTTTTGGTGTGAATTTTGGATTATCACAACCGACAACAAACAATGTTAGTTCATATTCAATTTATCTTAATGGACAACTCTATATTGGAAGTATAAATTCAATACCCTTTAATGTTGGAGATACCATACAAATTGTTGCAACACCTATTGATTCTTCACAATCTCAATCAATCGTATTTACATCATATCCAGAAGAATTATTTAATTTGCTAAGATCATATGCGTTTAGTACAGATTGGGATGATTATGCCAATACACAAGAAGCCCTTAAATGTGAAGACACATTTTATGAATTTCATTATAATAAAGTTTACACCACTGCCATGTTTTTGGATCGTTATAAAAAAGGTATTGGTAGAGCAAGACATTTGGGGATTAAAGAAATTGATAATAGATCTTGTAAATCCACAGTAAATACTTTTCCTGTAAATGATATTATAAGAAATTTTGATGCAATATTTTTTGTTTTTAATATTCTTATAAACATTTTAACATTTCCAATATTAACTCTTTTATTTGTTGCTCACTTAATTTCATTTATGTGGCCAGTACTCAAATATGTTTTGATAATACTTGGAATTTATTTAACTTATGATGCTGTTGTGTCTGGATTGGAGGCAATCCAAACAGGATTGGCAGCAATAAACGACGCTGCGGGTGTTCTTAGTACTGGACTTGGTGTTGTCATAAATGCCGGATTATTGGCAGAAACTATAAGAAATTTATTATGGGGAATTGCACAAATCGCAATTGCCGCGTTCAAAATAGCATTGGCGGCAACATTTACCGCATTTGCCACCCTTGCGGCTATAAAAGTCAAAGGTTTCCCAAGAATTGGATTACCAATGATATCATATCCTGACTGTACAAGTTGCGATTGTGATTGTAAAAATGCAGAACAAGACGATAATTTTGATTCTAATTCAGTGCAAGCACAAGTTAACGCCGAAACACAATCATCAACAGGACCAAACAATACAATTTTAGCAACATCACAAACCATTATTGCACCTCTAAACTCTTCTGGATCGTATTTAATAGACCACCCAAATTTCAATAATGACTCTGCCGGCAACGATCCTTATCCTCCATGTAAATCGTTAACAACGTTACTTGGCTCCAATAATCCTGACATTACTACTGATGTTGCCGTTAGGGCCTCTTTAGATTTTAAAAGAATTGCATCAGGATATGATGTTTTAAGTTCTACAGACCCAAACAAGTATATACCAAACGAAGCTTACTTATTAAAAGCACCACAACCATTTTTGTTTACGGCCGCCAAAAACGCAGGTAAAGATGATAGATATTTTGCTTATCCTACTTCTGTAACCTTTTCACAAAAATTAAATGAATTTAACACAAGAGACAAATACTTTAAAAGTAATACAACTTCAGCATATGGAACTGGTGTAAATAGGATAAAAACGTTAGTAAACCCAACATCAGGATCAACACCATTTGAAGATCAGGTTGTTGTAGTTCTGATGAATGCAGGATCTACATCATCTTTAGGAGTTGGAAACATTGTAACATTCCAAAATCCAAATTATATGGATTCAGGATCTTCTTTAAGAATGGTAAATTTGACTGGAGCAACAACAAACCAATTTCAAAATAACTCAATAACAGGAACAACATTAACAGGTCAAACATCTATATCAATCAATTATGCAAATCCTAACAATCCTTCAGGTTCATTGCCTGCTACGATCGTCCTTAATTCACCACAAGTGAGTCAAAAACCTGTAATAGGTAATCCCCAAGTTGAGCAGTCATACCTTCAATACCCAACAGATATTGAATACTTTCAATTAATTACAGGAATAACTTATACGGATTTTGTTAATCAGGCAAGTTTTACCGCAGGTTTCTTCCCTGACGAATATTTGTATCATGATATAAATTATACCGCCCCTTGTGGAGCAAGTAATTCTCTTTATAATATAATCCAATCAATGCAAGGATATCAAACTTACGAAATTTGTATCTTTGTCAGAGGGGTAGATCCGTTCACCGCAAAACAAACAATTTCATATGACGTGTCTAAAATATTTGGAACATCATATGGAAATTTTATAATACAAGGAGATTATTATTTAAACATTCCAATACAAGGATTAAACACATCATTAAAACCGACAACACATAATACCGTAAATAATGGAAATCAAACGTTATATTTTCCATCATTTACTTTTACACCTGACCCAACACAATACACTGCATTTACTTCAAACTTACCATACTATTATTTGAGCACCGACGACACTTCAGTGTCTAATGGATATTCACCATATCCAGGTCAATGGAAAACAAATCAACAAAGCACAACTTTATTACAACAAACCATTCCAAACGGATTCAACATACCAACACTACCCCCTTTATCAAATTACACTGTTGGTGGAACTTATTTAAGGTGGGTTAATGATTTTAATACTACAAGTATTTACATGCAAACAGGAAATAGTAATAGTAACCCACCTTGTAATTCTAATTGTCAGATAGGCGAATATTTTGACACTAGTTCTACTTTTTATACAGGAATTAACAACATGGGTAATTTATCGGCACTTTATTCTCCTGCATATTACAGACAAAATTTATCCCCAATTTCATTTCCTGTGGCAAACAGCAACCGTGTTGTGATGAGGTCAGATAGACTTCCAACTTCTACAGGTATCGAAAATGGACCATCAGGAACACAAACAGGTTATGCTTTACACCAAAATGACAATTTTGCTTTTTATATCGTAAACGGAACACAAACTGAACCTGTAGTAACCGCAGGTGGTGATTTAGCAACTGGCGAACATCAAGATAATGATTCAATAACTTCTGGACTTACAGAAACTCTTACTTGTGAGGGTATGGTTCCTTTGGCTTGTTATACTGGATCAGGAAGTAATGTTGGCGTTGTTCCTTCAGGTCAATGTTCTGTTCCTGAAAACAGAATGATTAATGGATGTTACTGTTTATTGAATAAAACATACTTAAAAGAGTATGGTGAAGACGCTAGATTGTTTTTAGAATGGAAAGTTAGATTTACAATGAATTTTGCTGCCTGTAGAGGTGTTTTTGCTCAGGTGTTTCAAAACAATTGGATAAATGGTGTTTTGTATATGTTTAACTTTAATAAAACCACAACTTTTGGTCTAAACCCAACCAAACCTAATTATAATTATTGTGAAAATGTTATTGTTTTTAATGAACTAACAAACAATTTTTATTATAGATCATCACCTTGGAATAATACAACTCAAGAGTTTATTGGAAAAGATTCGCCAAGTTACAATTCACAAAGTTCCTTGGCTAAATTCCCTGGATTTGGATATAACGAAAAACAAATACAATTTCCAACAACGGTTGTTGATTTAGGACCTAGAGATTATTTTATAAATGAAGTTTGTTGTACTGGTGGTGTGGATGGTTTTGGATCATACTACGCCGATCAACTAAAAGCAACTTCATATCAAGACAACTCTGATATTATACAACTTGGGTTTTTATCACGAATACTTAACGATGGTGTTAGACAGAGAATGATACCAATCACAAATGGAGGAAATTCAAGCGAAGGAAAAGGGATAGTTCAATTTTTCAACAGCACAAGAGGGGGATATAGAATTGACGGGGATTGGGCCCAAATGCTGTCGATAAATTCAGAATGGAAAGTTTTACCTTTTATAACAGAAAATGTTCCAGCGGCCAATTACATCTATTTTGGAGATAACGGAGCATCAGGAAATCAACTTAAACCTGTTATGGGATTATTTTTCCAAACACCAACAACTAATTTAAGATATCGAAAAATAGAATCTCCAGGAATTGAAACCTATAATTTTACCCCTTTGATTGAAGAAAAATTTGGTTACACAAAGTCTCAAGTTGTCCCAAATTATAAATGGTCGTTAAAACAAAGTAATCCATCATCAAACATTTTTGGAACAGAAGATAATAATTGGTATACAAATACAATCAGTTCAGGAGGATTTTTCAAGAAAAAATATCAAGATTTGGATTTTACAACCTTAAGTGAAAAATATATTACATCAACCACCAAATTAGGGTATATTACAAATTATGATATTAATGGAAATCCCAACCCACAACCACCAATGAATACAATAATACAAGGACAACCTACTGGCAATCCGAATCAAGCGGTTATAGTTGGTGCTCCATACCACTTTTACTTCGGATTAAACAACGGAAAAACTGCCGTTGATAGATTTTATAAACTTTATGTTGCAACAGTAGAAGAATGATAGTAGACCCAACAACAAATATTATTTTATCAACTCAAAGATATAAAGGAGCCCCAAAAACAGATCAGTTTATTAATGTTCCTTTTGCTCAAAGTAATAAAGAAATTATTGAATTTGATAGAAGTGTTGATTTAAACTTGGTTACAGTTTTTGATGATGAAAGACAACAATCTACAATATTTAGACCTGTAACCAAATATACCGTTATATTTGAAAATGCTTATACAGGATCTACGATTTATCCTCCGTTTAGAGATAATTTATATTACACAAATGCGGTAGCAAACGCAATTTCCTATTACCCTTCTGGAAATAATCCATCAGTCCCACCACAACCAACAAATCAAAACGCGGCTTGGGATGGATTTCCCCAATATCCCGAATTTGATTTTATAAGAACTGATTTTGACGTATTGGGGTATACAATCGGAAACGGAAGACACTTAGATTTCAAATCCGTTAGCGCAACAACATACAACTGGTCCCATTACATAAGTTATGTATATCAAAATGATTATAACAAAAATCTTTATACAGTTCAACCAAATACAAATATTTCTTGGAATTGGGTTGCTTCAGACGGACTTCCATATTTTGTGATAGTTGGAAGCGATCAAACAACAAGAATTATAAGTTTTAAATGCCCAGTTATGCATGGTTTATCTGTTGGAGAATTTGTTCAATTATCGACCAACTACAATGGAAATCAATTTTTTCAGGTAACAAGTTTGGGTGACCCTTCATCGGGGTCAGATGAATACATCTTTAATATTAGAAATGTTGGTTATACAGGAAACACATTTTTAACCTTAACACAAGGAACTTTCAAAAGGGTTATAAATTTGGCAAATTCTGCCGATACGATTAGTAAATATTATGTTAGAAAACATAAAATATTAACTAAACCCGAATGTGCGGTTTTGGTAAATGCGGGATTCGAACAAAATATCTATAACAATAAAACTAAGTGTGAAATAAAGTCATTAACACCAAATCAAACACGTAGGACATCTGTTAAAGAAGGTGCAAGATCATATACTTTATCTTTTAATTGTGATGTTGATATTCTTGATTTATTGGATAACGAAAACAGACCCGTTAGTGAATTATTTTTTACAACAGTTTGGAGAGGTTATTTTGGTTGGACACAAAAATTAAAACAAGGTTGGTATTTTAATACATATTTAGATCAAACAAAACCACAAATTTGGTGGGATCAAAATAATCCTGATTCTAATACAAGCATAATTCAAAATCAATATACTTCTTTAACAAATCAAGGACCATTTTTTTATAACGAACTATTAAACACAGGAGATACAATAGACGGAGACTATTGTGAGTGGAATAACTTTGAGCAATTAGAAAGGGTAATTTCCTTATATCAACATAAAATAACATACAATGAAAATTGGTTTAGTTTATCAGCAACAACTTTAACACCAAACAATCAATATGGTTATTTTTATCAACCACATAGCCCAATTCAAATTAGAGCTTTTTCTGATTACATAGAAGAAGGAAGTTCAATAAATGTTGTGGGAATACCTGATTACGCATATTATTCCACAATGAACGCTCTTTTTAGATGGAGAGATTTATATCCTTATGGGTTTATTGACACCGATGGAGTTGGTGTTGATTTTCCTTTTTTAAATGATTCCCATTATCCGTTTACAAACACAATATTTAGAGTTACACCAGAAAATTACAATATACCAAGCGATTATGCTCAAACGGGAGCGGTTCCTATAAACATAACAACGATAGCAGATCCAGCGGCCGATGAATGCGAATAGAATTAAAATAGTAAAAGACGACATAAATAAGTTTGTTAATATACCAATTAACATGCAATGGGATTTTATGGGTCGAGACGAAAGTATTTCGGAATATGAGGTTGATGCCATTAAACAAGTCACAGGAATTGCTCCAGATTTTGAAATCGCAAGATTTGCCCATAACGTATTTTACAATCAAGATTCTGCGATAAATTATGAATTTAACTTTTATGACGATTCGCAACCAATAACAGCAAACACTGTTGGAAATTGGTCATCAACATATTTGAATAACAATTTTTCGGTTCAAGACATTTATTATTTTTCAAAACCTTTCACAAAGTCCTTTTTCAAATTGGATTTTTACAATACAACAGAAGAAAAAACACAACAAATTTATTTATCGGTCATACTTCCCGTTCAACAAGGACTTACGCAAACCGCAGTTTTATCGCCCCAAATTCCTCCAGTTGAAATTAAAAAACCAAAAATGGTCTTAGATTATATTGGAAACGATAAGGAAGGATTTTTTATTTATTGGTTAAGAAGTAGAAATTTTATTGATATCTCAACATTTTATATGACCGCAAAGTTTTTTGATGGAAGATTGGGTGTTTTTAAACAAATGACAAACACAAGACAAGATTTAATTACACCAAATAAATTTCAATTTAATAATGCGGACTATTTTTATTATAAGGTGGACTTGGATTATAACAACAAAACTTACGAAGTGTTTTCAACATCAACAACTTTAAGGGTTGGAGATGCGATTTCACCGATTATCTGGTATGAATATGTTAACCCATAATGGAATTACAAGAATATAAATTTATTGTTTCACCCGAAAATATAAAAAGTGATCTTATTTTTGTTAATTATACAGGAAATACTGATATTACAACAATTATTGATCCATGTTGTTTAACTGCAACCACTGTTAGCGCAACCACAACAGGAACAACCGGAGTTTATCTTCCAATGTCTTATGTATTAAGTGGAAATACAGGTGGAACTTCGTTTTTAACAGGGTTATCGGTTAATATAATGATTACAGAATCCGCTGTTGATTTTGGTTATTATACACCCTTTGATGGTTTAGTATTACAGGCCGATGTGTTAAATAATTTTATTGTTACAGCAAACACAATAAATCCCTATACCTATACATTTTATAATACATCAGATTTGGAGTTTATTAAGTTTTTACAACTTGTAACATATGTCTTAGATTGGGGTGATGGGTCACCACCACAGGCGGTTTTGGGAATAACACCTATTTCACATACTTATTCTACGGCAAATAACAACTACACAATAACTTTAACGGCCAATTCGCCTTGGGGAATATCAAAAGTTCAAAAACCTGTATTAACACCATATAGTGCGGCCACAATACCAAATCCACAAGGATCAATTACATTCTATCCTGCGGGCGGATCGTGGTCTGCTAACCCAATAAGTTATGACTACATCTTTACGGGAGATTCAAATACAAACATTAATGACTATTATTCATACAACTATACTTCAGTTCCTTTTCCAATTACAGGTTATACAGAATCAACATTAAATGATCTGGCACAATTTGGACCAAAAATTAATTTGGCAGGAGGGAAATACAAATTAGGAGTTCAAGTAACAGGAACTACAGGAGGTATTGGAACTTACTATGGAGTTGACCCAACAGGAACTTTTAGTGCTTACACTATGAACGGAACGATTTATCACGATTATGAAGATTTTACAATATATTTTACAGATTCGTATGGATTAGTTCCTGATGATTTAGTGTTAACCGCACTAACAAAAAATGAGGCTTTGTTAAATGTTATTGACCAACCAGAAATTATAACTAATGTTTATATTGAAAGGGGGAAGTATGCCCCATTGGAAAATGTTATGAGACTTGGTGAAGTTGATAACATGGGTGATTTAGAAAAATATGGATACAAATATTTTACAATAGAAAAAGTATCAACATAACTATTTATAAAAAAGTAATATAAAAAAATGGCAACTGGCAATTATGGCACAATAAGACCTTCAGATGTTAGCCCTGAAGATGTTCAAATCGTATTGGTTTACACTCAATCGAGAGACGACACACAAAATTTTACCTTAACAACTTTGAACGCACAAGACGTTCTTAGACCTTATTTTAATAATAATGCCACGGGAGGAAGTTCGGTAGAAATACTTGGTGGTTTGTATAATCTAAAATTACCGGCAGATCAATTTAACAAATTGGGAATCTATACTCTAATGATTCGACCAGCGGAAATTAGAACAATAATTACTGATTGTGGTGTCTTATCGGCATTACCAAATGTTAAAGGAATTGTAATTGATTTGAATAATGTTCCGGCACAAAGTCGAAATAAATTTGTAAATCAAGGATTAGTTGGATTTAGAGTTGAATATTTAAATCCTGACGGAACAAAAATACCAAACTTTTTTAGAATTATTACATCATCTTTTTATTGCGAACCTGTGGTTCAAAACCTTACAAACACAATTCAAAAATCTATTAGATATAAGTATGTTGAAGGAGCAACTAACTTGTTGTTTTGCACATTGTCTCCTTCATCATCACCAACTAACAAACCAAGTGCGACCCCCTATATTGGACAACCAAATCAAAGTATTATTATAACTAATACTTATTTTAATCCAATAAGCACAGAAATTGAAATTGTTGACCAAGATATTTCGACACTTGCAATTGCTCTTTACGGAAACCAAACTAAATCTATTGAGGATGGTATTTACACCATTTACGATTCTAATAACAATATATACAAACAATACAACTTGTATGAAATTAAAGATCAGTTTAACGCTCTTCTTTATGAAGTTAGACAAGATCGTGGTGAGAATATTGATTTTTCAAAGGCATTTAATAATATAACGGCTTAATGGCAACAAATAAATTTACTTGTCCACCCCAAAGTAGTGCGGCAAATCAATTTTCCAACGATTTAGTTGGAGTTCAATTGGTTACCGGTGGTGGTTTAACGCAAGCAAATTTTAATTTTACAACAGGTATTTCAGAAAAACAAAATCGAACTTTTACAATCGGAACTTTTTCTGACCCGATCAATTTGCAAACCATGAATATGGAAAGCAACATTGAGTCTGCAGAAATTCTGGCCAACAATTATAGGGTTTATCCAAATTACGACTTATCACAAGTCACAAATTTTACACAATATGGATCTTTAGTAAAAAGATTATCGACCTCCGTTACTAAGATTATTAATTTTTTTCCCGCGGGATTAGAAGTTCCACCAAAAACTCCAAAATTTATAACACAAGAAACCGCAATCAACATTTCATACGATTCTGTAGAAAACGATACAACATTTGAGGTTTATATATCATCGATTCAAAACCCATTTGAAATTGATTATTCAATCAATTCAGAAATAAACATGATGTTCAATGAAATGGAAGTTTCTCCGTTGAGAAATATGAAACTACAATATAAAAAGTATGTTTTATATATAAACGGAAATCAATATCCTGTAAATTATTTATTCCCAACAGATAGTTCATCAACAACCTTGAAACTTATTGTTGACGGAAATCCGTTTAGTGGAAATCAAATTTCTTATGATTATTTAGTTATTAGACCAAGTGATTATGAAACAAACAAAGTTTTTAATTTAGATTTTGATGCGGTTGAAAACTTTTTGTTGAATAGACAAATTACTCCGGCTTATACCGCAACGTTTACCGTGCCTGTAGAACAAGAAAATGGGACTTTTATTTTAACTAACGAGACTGCAACTTGGCCTAGGGCAGGATTTTGGAATTTAGATATTAGATCAGTTTCTTTTGACAATTATTTAACCAAAATTAATGACTTTGCCTACAATCTTGATCAATACACTACAAATATTGTATCAAGATTTTTAACAACAGGAGCATTAAAAGAATTTGACACTCCCGACCAAAAATTTGAAAAATTACTTCAAATATACGGAAGAAGTTTTGATGAGACTAAAACATTTATAAGTGCTTTAGGAAATATTAATAGTATTCACTATACAATTCAAAACGATATTCCTTCGCAATTATTAAAAAACTTGGCACAAACACTTGGATGGGTTACAAATTTTTCGCCAATATCTAATGAAGAATTGTTAAAAGCAGTTTTTACAACACAACCAAATACTTTTCCTGGACTTCAAATAGGACAAACACCAGAAGAAATAAATTATCAGTTTTATAGAAATTTAATTCTTAATTCTGCCTACCTTTTCAAATCAAAAGGGACAAGAAAATCTATTGAATGTTTATTAAGAATGATCGGAGCCCCTGAAGCAATAACCGAATTTAACGAATACGTTTATGTTGCCGATCAAAGAATAAATATGAGCGAGTTTAACCAACAATATGCTCAAATTAGCACAGGAACAATTTTAACACAAACTCCTGTTTTAGAAACAACAAACGTTTATTCAATTCAAGGAGTTTCATATACAGGATTCACAACAACCGCAACAAACACAAATGTTTTAACAACAAGATCGGACTATCCCGTGGATGAATTTGGTTGCCCACAAATGCCAACACCCACAGAATCATACTTTTTTCAAATAGGTGGCGGATGGTTTGAATCCACACCACAACATAGAATGCCTGAGTTTGCGGTCCCAACAAATGCTGTGTTCACAGGAAATAACCCAAATTATCAAACACAACTTTTACCTTTTAACTACGGTGAAGAATATTTACAAGTTTATAGACATTTTCCATATATGAATCTTGGATTCAAATTGAGAGATGTTATTGATAACAAAAAAAGTTGGGTAGACACAAATCCAACTTTAAGAACAAGTTTTGATGGTGGTTTTAATTCATATTATAATGTTGGAGAAGAATGTTTGGTATTGAATGTTAAAAATGTTGACATAATGATGAATCCGGCTCAAGGATTGGCCTACGATGTTTGGTATATGTCAAACAAATATAATTTCCCAATTCCAGAACAAGGATTATTTTATCAACCACCTTCTCCGTGTTATGTCCCAAACCCATATCCAAAATTGGGAGGTGTTGATTGGACAACAATAGTTCCAAAACCAAAACAAAAAACTTTTTTTGAATTCGCTCAAACTTTTTGGCGAAATATGATAAATACAAGAAATCGTCAATTTATTACTGATGGAAAAACTGGAGGTTACCCAACATTACAATCAATATATTGGAGATATTTAGAATCACAAAAATTGGCAGGAGTTCCAAACGACAACTTTACATATCAGACTATGATTGATTATGTAAATGGGATGGGCGATTATTGGATTCAAATGATTGAACAGATGGTTCCGGCAACCACAATTTGGAACACAGGAACAAGATTAGAAAATTCAATATTTCATAGACAAAAATTTGTGTGGAGAAGACAAGAAGGTTGTAAGTTTTTACCAATCCCTTGTAAACCTTGTAATCTTACAACCCAACTATATGTTTTGGATTGTCCGGTTCAAAAAGTTACTTGTGGATTATATCCATGGACGACAGACCCTAATACACCTTCGTTTGGGGCCGTTTTGGGTATAACCATGTTGGATTTCTTTACATCACAAGGTTTAGATCCTAATAATTGTCAAATCAATACGATAGTAAGTGATTGGTATGTTGATATAAGAGTAAATGGTGCTATTCTAACACAATATGGGTTCTTTGAAGGTATTGGAACAAATGGTCTTCCAAATAACACACAATGGGTTACGGCTTTGTCTGAAGCATTAGATGGTTTACAACTAGAAGGGTATAGTTATAATATTGATGAAACAAACCAAGAAGTTGTTGTTTTCAACAATAATTGTCAACCAAATTTTGACGAACTCCAAATTAATATTGGAATAAACTTTGAGGTATATTGTAACGGATAATGAGTATATCAATATATAACCTAAACGTAACTGGAGATTGTAGTAATACAAATTCAGGGAGTGTGTCTTTTAATATTACAGGATCTACACCCCCATTTGCAATTACTTGTATTACTTCTGGATGTCCATTACCAACATCAGCGGCCACTTTAAGTTATTCGGCAACAAGTTTATCTGCAGGAACTTATTTCTTACAAATTGTTGATGGTGCTTCTAATTCTTATTTACAATCCGTTTATATATCATCAGGAACAACCGCCACTATTGATTCATTAAATACAAGTTGTGGTTTAGATAATGGTGAAGTTACAGGATTTACATCAGGAGTTTATGGCACGGCAACATTTACACTTTACGATGGGGACGATAACTATATAAGTTCTGCAACAACACCAAACTCAAATTATACTTTTACAAGTTTATCGGCAGGAACATATTATATTGTTGCTAATGACGGAGGGGGTTGCACAGGAATTACAGCATCTGTTATTTTAACTCCATCAACGGGACTAACATTTGGAGCATACGTTGTTGACGACGGAAGTTGTATAGGGACCCCAAGTGGAAAAATATTTATAACAGGATTAACACTACCCGTATCGGCATATACAATAACTTGGTCTCCGAATGTTGGATCACAAACAGGAACAACCGTAACAGGATTAACAAGTGGCGTTTATTTGGCAACCATAACAGATCCTAATAATTGCACAACAACAAATTCATTTACTGTAAATTCTGTGGGAGCATTAACTTCCGCTGGATTCATTACAATATCTCAACCAACTTGTTTTTCTAATGACGGAGTTGTTGAATTTATAATAACAGGAGGAACTGCTCCGTATTTTTTTAGCGGATCATCAGGTCAAGTTGATATAACTTTTAACCAATCGGTTATTTTCACTGGACTTTCGTCTGGAGGATATAGTTTTTTGGTTACCGATTCAGGACTTTGCACAATTTATGATTCTGTTTCTTTGATAACTCCAAATTCTTTTAGCACCGTTGCGATTAACACAACACCATCAAATTGTTCTGCAAACGATGGAACAATTCAAGTAATTATTGATAATGGTCTTGCTACTGAACCAAGTTTGTTGATATCGGTATCAGGATCAACAGGAACGCAACAAATTGGAACATTAGGAAACCCAAGTCAAACGTTCTACGGATTACCAAACGGAACTTATTTAATTTCAGTAGAAACAATAGGTTGCGTTTATACCGCAACTACAAATATAACTTCTGTTAACTTATTTACTGTAACCGCATCAACAACAGGAACGACTTGTGGGTCTAGTAATGGGGTATTACAAGTTTTAGTGTCAACTGGAGGGACATTACCTTATTTATTTACGTTAGTTGGACCATCTTACGCGCCCGTTTCATTAACCACACCGATTGGAACATTTACAAATCTTAAATATGGAAATTATGTTCTTACCGTGCAGGACTCAGGATCTCCGGCTTGTATTCAATCTTTTCCAGTTTACATTAATTATAGTCAAAGCGTATTTTTTAACCTTTACCCCAATCAGCCTTTTAACGGAAATGACGGGTCAATAACAACAATTATTACATCGGGTGAACCACCATTTACTTTAAGTTGGAGTGGAAGTGTTTCAGGACAAACAGGATCTACAATAACAGGTTTAACCTCTGGAAAATATTCATTAACCATAACGGATGCTAGTGGTTGCACGTTAACTAAAAGTATTAAATTGTCAGGGACAAAAAAATATAGCGACTACAGATATTATAATATTTGTGAAAATACTTTTAAAGATAGTGGAAGTATAACCAAAAGAGACATAAGATCTATGTATTTGGAAGGATTTTCTGATCTTACAAGTGGAGATACAAATTGTATTATAAATGAAGCAACTTTTTCAATATTTGCACAAGTTGGGTCGCAGTCTGCTCAAACCCAATTTTTTGTCTCAACTGGAGCGACAGATTACCCTAGTGATTCGCTTTGGGCACAAACAATTTCAAATACATTAGATTCTTTTTTGGGAATATCAGGAACAACAGTTGATATTATTTCAAATAGAATTACAATCAAAACAACCTGCGAAGACATACCAAAAGGGTGTAAAATTGAACCTATAAACCCCTTACAAGATACACAGATAACTGTAAATCTAATTATTGATTTTGACATATCTTGTGTTTCGTGTTCTTAAGTTATGGCAAATCAAGTAACAATAAATAGCATTTCAGGTTTAACAACCCCATTTAGTGGATATTGTTGTGATGTATATGGAAATCAATGTTCTTATATTGGAATAATTAGCAGTTTACCAACAACAATAACACTACCAATTCAATTCAACACCGCCCCTGCGATAGGATTAAAATTAATCAAAGATAATGGATGTGAAAAAATTGAAACAATTAACTGCACCTCATAATACACTTGTTTTAAGTTTTTCATATAATTAAAGTATGGAAGAAATTTTATTTGTTTCTGCACAACCTGACGTTCCATACTTTATTTGGCAAATTAAATTATATGTAAATAATTTTATTGAAAAAGGGATCAAGCCAAATCAAATTCACGTTGTTTTAGGACTTGTCCAAGGAAAAACAAAACCATCAAAAGAATCTGAAGAGTTAAAAAACTTAAATATAAATATTCATTATTTTGTTGACCAAAGAGTAAAAAAACATTACATCCCGTCAATAAAACCATATTTAATTTCAAAATGGATTCAATCAAAAGCAAAATTTGGTGAATTATTTTTTTTACATGATGCTGATATTATTTTTAGAGAACTACCGAGCTTTGATCGGTTGTTAAATGATGATGTAAATTATCTATCTGATACCATTGGATATATTGGATATAATTATATTATGGATTGTTGTGATAGATATGAAAATCGCTATCCGTCTTCAGAAAAAGGCCAATTGATAAAAGAAATGGCTGAAGTTATTGGTATTGATGTTGAAACAATAAAGTTAAACCAAGAAAATTCTGGTGGTGGTCAATACCTTTTAAAAAACACAAGTTGTGAGTTGTGGGATAAGATCTATAAAGATTCTATTAAACTTTATGATAGAATGATGTCATACCAAAAAAAATTTCCAATATCTCCAGGGGAAATACAATTTTGGACAGCCGAAATGTGGTCGGTTCTTTGGAATTTGTGGTTGTATAATCATCAGACAAAAATAACAAAAGAGTTGGATTTTTCTTGGGCAACAGACTCAATTGATGTTTATAATTCTAAACCAATATTACACATGGCAGGAGTCACAGAAAACCTTAAAACTACAAAATTTTATAAAGGGGATTATATTAATATTGACCCAATAACAAAACTTAAAGAAACTCCTAATCACTTTGACTATGTTGATGTTAAGAGTTCAACAATTAAATATATTGAGAATATGAAATCTTATATTAAAAAATACGAAATTTGATTATTTATAACTATTAGATGATTGAAAATTGCTACATATTATATTCTTGTGACGGAAGTTATGACCCTATTGTTTCAAACTTTAGTGGATTAAGTGCTTATTCAGAAACTTTTGTTTCAATAGACATTATAGACTTAGGTGAAACTCCTGACACTTGTTTTTATGTTTTAAGTTTGGGTGAGATGGAATGTTCCCCAACTTATAACATAGATGTTAATACTGGAACAACTTGTGTTTGTCAGTGTTATTGTTATTTTATTAGATCGGCAACTCAGACAACAGATGTCACTTATGTTGATTGTAATGACACCATAGTTGTGGACACGATTCAAGAAGGGCAAACATATAATATTTGTAGTAAAGTATTTCCACAATTTGACACAGAAACTCAAATACCAATTAAATTAACTGATATTTGTCAAAACAATCAGTGTCCACCAACAATACCAACAGTAAAACCACCAAATGAATGTGATGTTATTACTATTTTCCCCATGACAATTGAATGTTTAACTTTACAGCCAACAAATGATAAGAGTTTTGATGGATCAACAACTTTGATTGTAACAGGAGGAACACCACCATACACAATTTTTTGGGAAGTAGGTAGTTTTGCTCCCGCTCTTACAAATTTAGGTGTAGGACAATATAAAGCAACAGTAACAGATTATTATGGTGATTTTACTGCCACCACAACATGCGTGTTAACAGCGGACACATTAACATTGTCTGGTATGTGTTTTGCTGTTAGTGGAGTTTCAAATCAAACGACTTTTTATGTTTATAGTGAAAGTTCTGGTTTAAAAAATGGAAAACCATATTATAAAATTCAATACGGTGTTGAAACAATTGGATATGTTTTTTGGAGTTCAGAATTAAACTATTGGTCTTTTTGTCAAACTTTGGAATGTCAAAATATATCAAACTATAACGATTTGATGACAACAACATTTTATCCGTCAGGAGACACTGGAGATTGGGATTACATTTCTGACTCACCATATTATTTATTACAATCTTATGTTGGACCATGTCAAATTCCAACAATACCAAAGGATTTAACTAGTTTATGTGTTACTTTAGTTGTTAGAAGCCCAAAACCAGGAGTTGCAACACAAAGTCAACAAATTCAATTAGACCCAAGCAACGACGTAAACGGACAACCAAGTTGGTCGTCATCAACAGGACAATACGTTATTTATTGGAACACAGGATCAACACCTAATCAATGGATAATGACGGGTTATTCAAGTCCTTACGTTAGTTTAATTAATAATGACCCAACATCACCCCCATTAAGTAATTGGCAAGTTCAAGGATCTCCTGAAGTGTTTAGTATGGCCGTGGCTCAAGGTGAATGTTTGACAAGTTATACAATAAGTGTAAGTGCTTCAGTAAATGACGCTGCTTGCGAACAAAAAGGAAGTATTACGGTATCTGCCGTTGGGGGAGTTCCGCCATACCAATACTCGATTAATGGTGGAGGTTCCTATCAATCATCACCAATTTTTAACAATTTAATTCCAGGAATATATTCAGTTTTTGTAAAAGATTCGCAAACAACAGTAGGGTCATTAACATCAGTTCAAGTAAATAATATTCTTCCCACAACATATACTTTGGCATTGAACGTAAATTATAATAATGGAACTTTTTCAATAACCGCACCCGTTCTTCCTAGTGGAGTTACAATTTCATTAAATCTAATCATGACATCAACTTTTAGTTATTATCCTAGTACTTTAAGTCCTGTGCCAACATACAACAATATAACAACAATCAACGGAACAACACCTATGACTTTAGTAAATACCACGTCAGGCACAGTTCCATTATCGGGTCCTTGCACCGCTGATTTTCCAATAACGGTTGTTCAAACAAGTAAAACATATTCAAATACTCTAACATTTAGTAGCGGACAAGTAATTACAGGATCAACAACATCAAGTATTATAAATAATCCAACTGGGTCTTGTGAAAAGGCATTAGGATCATACAACCTTTTTATGTCAAATCCTGTGGTTAGTAATTGTAATTGTTGTCAAGTTATTTTAAATAATCCAAAATTAAATCCTGTTCCACCAATAATATAAAATTAATAAAATCAATATTTATCATATAAATGGCATATATAATTAAAAATACATCAGGTTTGGTAAATACCCGAGTTACTGACACGGGAAGACAAAGACTATCTGAAGGTAGATTCAACATAGCATATTTTGCTATTGGTGATAGTGAGATTTCTTACAACGAATTACCCGAAACTTATAATCAATCTAATACGGTTGTTTTAGAACCCCAATTTAATTCACAAAATAGTTCAGGTGTTCCAGAATCAAATAGACAATATATTAAATACCCGTATTTGGTTGATCAAGGACAAACAAATATTTATGGCATTCCTTTTATGGATTCACAAATAGAATCTGTTTTTAATAGGGCGGCAATGAGAGGATTTTTTACAGGAAACACAACAGCATCAACTGTAGATTGGAAAGCTTTAGTAAATAATCAATATGTTGTCACACCAAACTACGTTGTAAATATGTCCACTTTGAATGGGACAAATGAAATTAATGTTTATAGATTGGATTGTAATGTTCAAAATAACAACACACCGCAAATAGGGGATTTTATAACAATTTATTACGACGGAAGAGCAAAAACAGATTGTTCTTGTTCTAATTTCCCAACACCAACACCAACCGCATCTGTAAATCAAACACCAACACCCACCCCAACACCATCATCGACAAATAGTGAACCTTGTGCGTCACCAACACCAACTCCTTCACCAACACATACACCTTGTTTAACACCAACACCAAGCGCTCAATGTCCTTTACCACCACCACCTGATTGTCTGAAAGATGTTGTAAGTTGTTTTTCAATTTTGACTTATAGAATTATTTCTGTTTGTAATAATAAGTTAACATTAGATAGACCAACGCCCGATTTTACAAACTTAGCAAGTGATTGTGTTGCTAGAACTTTAATTTACCCACCACAGATGGTTCCTTTGTATGATAGTTTTACTCCTGAACCACATTGGGCTCAAAGTGTTATTGATTTTGAATCTGTTTGTGATACAGACCAATTTGATGTTAAAATTTGGAATATGAATATTCCGTGGACTGAAAGTCCTGCGGGTTTAATATCAAATCAATTTCAAGACTACACAAATTTCGGGTCTATAAATTATATAGGTCAAAAAGAATATTTTGGTTACACCACAAGTGCTCAAACATCGACTGATGATGTTTATTATTATAACTCTTTTGGTGAAAAACAAGTTGTAACACCACAAGATCAAAAGGCTATTGCTATTATTCATTATACAAATCAAACAATTGATTTCTTTTATGGAGAAAAATTTGCGTTACAACCATACGATAATCAAAATCCTGAAAACACACAAGGGCAGGCAAGAAACTTCAAACTACATATTCCAACTTTGATGTGGCATAAAAACCCCGAATGTTGTTTTGGTCAAACATTTTATGTTGATCCACCAGGATTTGATGGAAAAAATTTATTTCAAGTTCAATACACAAAATCAAACGTGTCCTCAAACATGAATAAACCTGGTTTGAGATATTACAATCTTTGGGATACATTTCCACAACCAAACGGACTTCCAAGTAGAATAGGAAAAGTTTATCCAGACTCTAAATTGATTATTATTGATGACGAAGAAATTGTTGCGGCACTTTCATACAAGTCAAATCGAAATTGGACGTTACCGGCACCTCAAGTGTCTTTATTAACACCAAACACTTGTGGAACTTCAAATACAACAGGAGTTTTAACTGGTGGTGGTGAAACTCTTTGGGTCACATATAGATTATCAAATTCATATTTCTTTACCAACTCACTTCATTGTAATTATTATACAAGTGTCGTGGGAACAGAAAATGTTTGTAGCCCAAGCACACCAAAAAATGTTGCAGTTAGATTTGGAGGAGATTTTCCTTGTCTAGTACAACCTGGATATTCACCAACGACAACAACAACAACTTATTTTCCAAACACAACAACCACAACAACAACAAATCCATATACAACCACAACAACAACATCTTGTCCGACTTGTGTTGTTCCTGCTGGATTTTATGCTAATCAATTTCAGGTATTGGCACAAAAAGTTCCTCTTGGTCAAAGACCTATTGCGGATAACTGGAAAATAATTGATTTTACAGAACAAGCGAGTCAATTTTTTGTAAATGGTTATGTCACACAAGAATCACTAACGGCAACCACATTTACCATTACTTCAGAAAATTATTCATCAGCACCTTATTATAATTTGAATGATTACATTTCTTTGGTTCCAAAAGGAGACACAGGAACAAACCTTAATTTTGGTGACGAATATTATTTCTACGGCAACTTAGAAACAGACATTCAGGCAACAATCTACGAAATGAAGTATAAAATCAATCTATCTTCAAATGAGTTTTTGGTTTCTCAAAACCCAACATGGACATTTGGAACAAAATCTTATGTAACAGAAATTGCGCTTTTGGATGAAAATGATGATATTCTTGTTATGTCAAAATTACAATCACCTGTGTTAAGACAAGGGATACAACAATATGTTATTAAGTTGGACTTTTAAAAAAACTTTAATTTTTTACTTTATAACCTATAATATTAAAATATAACAATATTTTATGGCAAAAAACTTCAAAAATTCTCCCAAAGTCTTAGGATTGGATATTTCCACTCGAACAATAGGATGGGCTCTGTTTGATATTAAAACAAAAGAGCTACTCGAATTAACACATGTTTCACCAAGACCAAAAACTGATAGTGATGATGATAAAATAAAAGAACTTTTATTAAAATCTGAAATATTTGGAGAAAAACTTAAAGAATATAAAACTTTGGGTATTGTAAGAGTAATAATAGAAGAACCCCTACTTAATTCCAACAATGTTTATACAATTCAAACATTATTACGTTTTAATAGTTTTGTATTTAAAGAAATATATAATATTTTAGGAATTGTTCCTGAATTTATTTCTACATACAATTCACGAAAGTATGCTTTTCCCGAGTTAGTTCAAGAGAACGACAAAAAAAAGTTTGTGTTGTTTGGTGGAATGCCAAAGGATGTTGATAAAAAAATGGTTATTTGGGAAAAAGTCGCAAAACTTGAACCACAGATAAAATGGTTATATACAAAAAACAACACCCTTAAAAAGGAAAATTTTGATCAAACAGATGCATACACCTGTGTTTTAGGATTTATGAAATATAAAGAAATTTGGGAATAAACTTTTTTACATATTATTTAATTTGAAATATCGGTTTTTTAACCGATATTTTTTTTTAACAACTAGTTCCTAAGTTTGTGATTTGTAAGTTCTGTGGGTTTGCTGTCGATGGTGTAGTTGTTGAACATAATATCAAAGAAGAATTTGGACTTATTGAAACTGACAACATACCTTTTACACAGTCAAAATATTTGGCCGTAATTTTTGAAGGACTAATATTTGTTATTCTATATTGACTAGAAACACATGGACTTGGTGTGGGCGTTGGTGTTGGTGTTGCTGATGGTGTAGGACAAGGAACATCTAACACTGTTGTATAAAATCCAACGCTTTGAGTCAAACAAGTTTCATCAGGACCATGGTTTGGATTATCAACCCACTCCATACTTGAACCAATCGGAAGTTGAGTGTCCTTATACAAATATGATCCAGAAACGTTTGTTCCGTAATTTTCAGCAACCCACCTTACGTTTAAATTATCCCAATATATTCTATATACCGCAGGATATGAACTAAAACTCCAAATATAAGATAATTTGCCGTTTATAAATACGTTTGGACTTACATTACTTGTGCCACATTCTCCATGAATAACCAAACATTGTGCTACAGGTTCTTTAGGAGATGGCACACACTCTAAACAAGACCCTTCCATAGCAGAACCTACTTCATTTGTTAAAGTAATGTTATCAACACCACTGATATTTTCAAATAGACCATCATAAATTACACAATAATTTAATCCATTGATAGTTGCGTTATAAACGTAGTTTTCTTTAGGTGACGTTGATCCCGAAACCAATACGAGATCTGAAGTAAAGTATTCAATACCTGTAAAGCAATCACGGAATTTTTTACTATTAGCACATTGTATAATTTCGGAAAATGTATTAAACACAACTTCACCCGAAAAATTACAAGGACGCTCAACTTGAGGTGTTGGGGTAGGTGTGGGAGAATAAGATGGTGTTGGTGTTGGAGTAACTTTGGTTGATGTAACTACCATAGAGACTCCTCCACAAATGTTTGAAGTTGTTGGCGTTGGTGTCGGCGTTGGTGTATGTGTTGGTGTCGGACTAAAACTTGGTGTTGGTGGAATATAACAATCAAAAATCGCTTCAAAATTAAAATCCACACACGGATTTGTGGTCGTTGTGGTTGTTATACAAGAACCATAATAAACAACACTATCATCTAAATCGGGACAAGTTGAAACACTCCCATATGGACCAAATTGATTACAAGGATCCCCAAGATTTTGAGCCAAGCACCATCTTGTTTCACCAGTAGAATAAAAGATAGAATATCCGTTTGTCTGACCTGTATAATAAGTATAAGATCCATACATTCCGGCATATACATATGTATCATCGTAATTTGAATCATTTTGAACACAAAAAATACCAGGACAAGAACAAGTAGAAATTGACAATATCGTTCCTGATGAATCAACTTCATAGATTGTAACTCCATCTGAATAAAAAGTATTAGTGGAAGGGGTGGTGCAACCTGAGTCAATGTATACCACATTTCCAACAAGTAATCCTGGACCCCAAAGATCAAAAAGCAAAGGAGAAATACAAGATAAATTTGGGTCTGATGCTGATGCGAAAGTTCCCAAGAAATTACAAGCACAGGCAGTAATTTCAGTAATTTTTCCAAGTCCATTTGTCACATATATATTAGAACCATCACTTAAATAAGATGTTGAATATGCGAAAGTGCATCCAGAATCGATATAAAGATAATTACCTAAACCTAATGTAGTCCCATAAACGGGACTTGTTCGTGCTGAAAAACACAAAGAATAATTTGGACTAGTGTCCACCGCAAATAAACCTAAACCACTACAAGCCATATTATGTAAATTCTTGTGTTACCATACAGTTATTACTATCAACAACTTTTACAACATATGAATGCATGTCTTCCATAATAAATGGAAGGTTAAAAACATATGGTATTTGACCCAAACCGATTGTGTTTATGTAAATACAACTTGTAAAACCTGTGTCACAAGTGTAAACATCAAACGGAGGAAGACCAGAAAGTGATGAAATTGTAATTTGCGTTGGCATATCAAGTATAAATATAAAAAAAGAAAAAAGTTTGTGTAGTTGATTAAATAAAAGATGTTTTTTATATTTGTTATATGACAGAAAAAGAAATACAACTACTAGGTTTTCAAAAAGAAGAACATTTAGACGAAGATCCATTTTATTATTACGTATATAAAATTGTTGACGGATTTGAATTTATCAGTTGCGCTAACGATGAGGTAAAAGAAGATCAAGAGTGGTATGTTGATGTATTTAACACAGATCCATATATTAGATTTACCGAATTTGGTGATGTTCAGGGCTTGATTAATATATTTGAAAAACATATTGTTAAACCATAATGGATGAAAACGAAGGATTAGTTGAGTTATTAGAAGAAATTCTTGGAGATTACGGACTTCACTATCCTAATCGAGGTCAAATATCCTTCAATTGCCCTGTTTGTGATGATGATAGAAACAAACATAATTTAGAAGTTAATTACATAGACAACGTTTTCAAGTGTTGGTCCTGTGGAGATAGTGAAGGAACACATGGACCTTTGGGAAAATTAATTGATAAGTTTGGAAACAAAAAACAAAAAAAACTTTACAATGTTTTTAAACCAGAAACAGTTGTTAAAAGAGAAAGACCAAAAAAAACACTTAAACTTCCAAACGGATTTACATTATTCAAAGACTCAAGTCCGGTATATCCCGTTAGAAAACAAGCCATGAATTATTTAAAAAATCGTGGTGTTACAGATGATATGATCGAAAGGTATGGTATTGGATTTTGTGATAAAGGTGACCATTCAGGTCGTATTGTAATTCCATCTTATAACACCAAAGGTGAACTTAACTATTATATCGCAAGAAGTTGGAATCCTAAAAGTAGGGCCAAATACAAGAATCCTGAGTGTGAAAAAGATAAAATTATATTTTGGGAAAATCTTATTAATTGGGAAAAAGATGTTTTTTTGGTTGAGGGTGCATTTGACGGGTTATTTTTAGAAAACTCAATACCAATGCTTGGCAAACATATGTCTGAACTATTGTTTGAAACTTTATATACAAAAGCTAAAGGTGATATTATTATTTGTCTTGACGCTGATGCGTGGCAAAACGCAATCAAACTATATCACGAATTAAGTGGCGGTGATTTATGGGGTAGAATTAAATTAATCAAATTACCTGATGATTCAGATATTGCTGATCTTCGAGGTGAGATAAAAGATGAATATTATGTTGAAATAAAGTAATGGATTTAAAAAAAATAGCAAAAGAAATTAGAGAAATAATTTCAAAAAAACAGAAAGAATTACAACTAACGTTTGAAGAGGAAAGTCACAAATACACAATGTTGGATAAGGATGGAAATTTGAGAAGTGATTTTCCATCAGTTTCAAAAGTAATGAAACTTTTTTATAATGAGTTTCCAACCGAACAGGCTGCCTTTAATAAAGCCGGTGGTGATCCTGATGAAGCCGAAAGGTTGATAAATGAATGGGCAGAATTAGGAAGAAAATCAACAAATCTTGGATCCCGTTGTCACTACTTGTTAGAAGAACACACATTAAAAGAATTTGGTATTGAAAAAGAAGTTCGGCAACCAATATTTGATTGCGACGCAGAACAAATAATTAAAAGTGATTCTATGATTATTGCAGGAAAAAATTATATTAAACTTTTAAAAGAGAGGGGATGTGAATTGATTGATACAGAAATGGTTTTGGGACATCCTGACTTAGAATATACAGGTCAACCAGATAAGGTTTGGTTAGTTGTTGGAACAAATGGTAATGTTGGTATTTTAATATCTGATTGGAAATCAAACCGACCAAAAAACTTTGTGGTAACACGTTATACAAAACAAATGAAAAAACCATTCGAAGATTTACCTGATAATGCTTTGGGACATTACAACACTCAATTACCTTTTTATGGTAAGTTACTTTTGAAGATGTTGGAGGGAACCAAATATGAAAACATACAATTATTAGGTTGTATTGTGGTATTGATCACTGATGAGAGGGAATATCACGAATACCGAGTATCTAAAAAAACAATCAACACAATTTTAGAAATGGATATGAAACATTATTTGACTAAAATTAAAAAATAAACTATAATTAGGTATGAAAACAACAATTACACCAATTTATTATACCAATACATCTTTGGATAATGAAACAATTAAAATAAACATAAATTATATAATAAAATGAAAATTTACATGACAAAAACGTATTCGGTTTTTGAATCCTACGGGCCTATCGAGGTTAATATGGAGGACTATCCCGAATTAGAAGGAAAAACAGAAGAAGAAATTCTTGAACACTTTAACAGCATTATGTATGAAGAAAACATTAAAGGTGGGAGCGAATCTACGCTAGCAGATGAATTTCAGTTTAATACTGAAATGATAAAACAAAAATACTCAAACGAGGAAGAAGAAATTGTAAATTATTAAGTTATGAGCGACGATATTATCAGACCAAAAATCGACTTACGGCAACAAGAAACAATTAAATGTGAAAAGTGCGAGTCAAAATTCTTCAAAGAAATAACAATGTTGAAGAAAGTTCCAAAATTACTAACAGGAAGTCATGAAGACACAATTGTTCCATTTCCAACTTACATGTGTAATGATTGTGGTCATGTGAATTCAGACTTCGAATTGTTTATTGACTAATGGAAACAAGAAAAATGAATATAACTGAAGCGTATCCACACCTTCAAATCATTGCTGACATTTATGGTTTAAAACTTAATAGGGCAAAAGAATTTAAGTTAGCAAGAACTATTTTAATAAACCTTTATTGTAGAGAATTATGTTAAGTTATAAAGAATTTTATATTTGGCTAGAAGGTTATCTTCATGGAAAATTAGAAGATAAAAATATTGATATTACACCAATTGTGGAAAAAATGGGACAAGTCAAAGAAGAAACAAACCAATCGGTTAAAATTACACCATTTGAAAGAATACCAATACCGGTGAATCCTTTTCCAATTCAAGACGACCCATATAAACCACCATTTGAGGTATATTGTGGTGATAAAAAACAATTAAATGATTAAAAAACTAATACATTTTTCTGACCTACACATCCGTCTTTTTAAAGACCACGATTTGTATAAATCTATTTTGAAAACGGCAATTGAACAATGGATAGAGTTAGAACCTGATCGTATTGTTTTTACGGGAGATTTAGTTCATTCTAAAAACCAAATGACACCTGAACTTATTGAAATGGTTAGATGGTTATTGACCGAATGTTCGTTTGTTGCAAAGACAATTATTATACCTGGAAACCACGACTTCTTGGTAAATAACACCGAAAGAATGGATGCTTTATCACCAATCATTAGTTCTTTGAATAGTAAAAACATTTATTATTACAAAGACAGAGGTGTTTATGAAGATGAAAACATCAGTTGGTGTGTGTTTTCACAATATCAAGGAAATATTCCACCTGACATTACAGAATCAAAAGGTAAAAGAATTGGATTGTTTCACGGACCAATTCAAGGAATGAAAACAGATCTTGGATTTGACTTTGGTGAAGAGGCATACGATGTTGAAAAGTTTGATGGACTTGAAACCGTATTATGTGGAGATATTCACAAAAGACAAGAATTCAAATTCAAGACTGGTAAAGGTTATATGATCGGATCACCAATTCAACAAAACATTGGAGAGAGTATTGGAAAACATGGTTATGGTATTTATGATGTTGAAACAAAAGAATATTCTTACGTTGATTTACCAAACCCAAAACCATTTTTGAAGTTCTCCATAAAATCATTTGAAGATATTGAAAATGGATTCGAAAAACTCCAAAATATTTAGTAAAGAAATGATGCAGGCAGTGTCTGCATTTTGTGAATCACAAGAAATTAAGGATATCGATAATTTCATATATCTATGTTTCAAACAAGGATTCGATATTAAAAAATATGGGTTTTTGGGAAAAACGGATAATGAAGGTGAAAAAGACTTAATAAAAGAGGTAATCCGTGAAAAACGTGTGGAAGTTCCTGTTGAAGTCATCAAAGAGGTTGAGGTAATTAAAGAAGTTGAAAAGATCATTGAGGTTCCTGTAGAAATAATAAAAGAGGTAGAAAAGATAGTTGAGGTTCCTTTTAATGTTGTAAAGGAGATAGAAAAGATTGTTGAGGTTACAAAAGAAATACCTGTTGACAGGGTAGTTGTTAAGGAAGTTATTAAAGAAGTTCCGGTTGATAGATTGGTTGAGAAAATAATCTATACCACCGATGACAGTCAAATAAACGAACTTGGCGAAAAAAACTCCAAGTTGGAAATTGAACTGTTAAGAAATTCCGAACAGTTGAATGAATTGTTGTCAAAAATAGAACACTTAAACGGAGAAATTTCGATTAAGACCGCAGAAATTGACAATATCAGACAAGAATCTTTCACTAAAACAGAAGAAATGGAAATTTTTTTCCAAAATGAAATGTTAAAAAAGAATAATGAGTTAGATGAACTTAGACAAAAGTTAGACGATCCTGTAACAAATAATAAGTTAAAAATGTTACAAGAGACTTTACAAAATCTAAGAAATGAACTACAACAAAAGAACGAACAAATAAAAGAATTAGAAAAAATAAACCGAGAACTTTTGAATGGTAACCAAAATCAGGGTTACTTTTTAAGGGGATCAAATTTAAATAATAGATTATGACAACACAAGTATTAGTATGGTTTGTAATGAGTTACGGACTAATGAACATTATGGTCTACGGATCAATTTTTCAAGGATTGAGAGACTTTCTAAGTCGATGGGGAGAAAATAAAACATTACCCTTCAATTTTTTGGGTAAGTTTTTATCAGGTTTAATTAATTGCCCGTTGTGTTTTTCCACTTGGGGAGGTTTTGTATTATCCTTGTTGATTTATTCACCAACAAATCATATGTTTAACACACCTTTATACTATTCGTGGTTTTTTGACGGTATTACATCCGCAGGTGCCGTTTGGGCGTTGAATGGTGTAATAGAATGGTTTGAAGAAAATAGACCTAGTAATAATTAAAAATAAATAAATGGAAACAAAAAAAGTTATCGAAGTAAATCTCGGAGTTGGAACGGATCAAATTTTTCCACAATCAATACAAATTGTTGTTAGCGACGAAATTGAAGAAATGAGAGATGAATATCCTGCAAACGTTGAAGGATCGGAAGAATTTAATAATTTAAACACACAAGAAAATGGGAAAGAAGGATAAAGAACACAGAAAAAAAGTTGCAAAAAGAAACGCAAAAATTGCTCAAAAAAAATCGGGAATGCAAAAAGCATTTGATCTATTATTACAAGAACAACTTAATAAATTAAAAGAAAATGAAATGAAAGTTGAAAATAATGGTGAAGAAATGAACTTTGAGATTGTTGAAGATAAAGTTGTTGAACACGCATTCAAATTCACACCAAATGAAGAAGAATCTGCAAAAATCAATAAAGAATTTGAACCTGAATATGATAGTGCTGAATTTACAATAGAAGATAGGGAGTTGCCAACCGAAGATTAAAATATGGATTTATTCAATCCACCGAAATTATTCAATTACGATATTATGATAAAAGATTTGGACTTTTCAAAATTTGAAAATCCCACTATACAAGTTGTTTGGGAAGACGTACCAGAAAACTTTACACAAGATAAAATCAAAAGTGTCAAGCATTATTTTTCTAAAAAGTATAACACAACAAACGTTAATGTTTTAACAAAGGCAAAAAATGTTGAAAGTGAAACTATACAAAGTATTGATGTGTCGGTGAATATCTCTGACACACAATACCAACTTGATCTTATTTCAAATTACCTTAAATCAAAAGGACATGAAGACAAAACTGATGATGTATTAAACATCAACAAAATGGTCGAAAATAAGATGAGTGGAGATGAAGAAACTTCATCACAATTTAAAAAATGGTATATCAGAAATATTGAATTTTCAAACTTTTTATCCTACGGTGAAAACCAAAGATTAAACTTTGATAGTTTAAATGGTATTGTGGTGGTTGAATCTGATCCTCCCAATTTTGGTGGAAAAACTGTATTAACGGTGGATCTTTTAATGTTTTTGTTTTTTAACGAAACAACAAAAACAACAAAAGCAGAAGAAATATTTAACCGATTTTCAAACAAAGATAACGTTCATGTTAAAGGTGAAATTACAATTGATGGTGAAGATTATGTTATTGTTAGAAACATCGAAAGAAAGATGTCCAAAAAAGGTGAATGGAATGTCAAAACCGAACTGGACTTTTTTAAAAAGTTGTCAGATGGTTCTTTATTAAATTTTACGGGAGAACAAAGAAGAGAAACAGAAGCCTTCATTAAAAACTCAATTGGAACAAAGGAAGACTTTTTAATGACGATCCTTACAACAGGATCAAACCTTGAAGATTTATTGGAATCAAAACCAACAGCAAGAGGTCAGGTGTTATCAAGATTTATGGGACTTGAGTTTTTGAAAAGAAAAGAAGAAGTCGCAAAAGAAATCTATTTAGAGTTTTCAAAACAAAAGATATCAAATCTATATTCTTCAGAACAATTAAAAACTGATATTGAAACATACCAAACTTCAATTATAGAATTAAAAAATAAAATTGAAGAAGAAAAGAAAAATTTATCAGACGTAAATCAAGCAATTTCGAAAGGAAAAACATATCGTGATGATATGTTAAAAAGAAAACATACAAACATTGATCAAGAATTAAGTTTATTAAATCCTGATAAAACCAAAGATGAAATAAAAGAAATTGAAAAAGAAAAGTCAGGTTATTTAACAAAAATTTCTGAAATCAAAGTCGTTGAACCATCTGAGTTTTACCATGAGGATAAACATGATGAAATTAAAGAACAATATAACAATGTTTATAAAGAAATTATTCAAATTGACACTGAAATAGAATCAATCAACAAATTAAAATCTTCAGTTGAGGGTGGAATCAAATGCGAACATTGTGGAATTGAGTTAATGAACGCAGCAATCACAAATTCAAAAATTGCAGAGTTAAATGGACTTATTGTGAAAAAAAACACAAAAACAACACTTATGAATGATTTTTTCAAAAAAGAACAATCATTTGTGAGACTCAAAAAAGAATTTGATGAATACGAAAAAAACAAACTGGTTAAAGAAAAATATGAAATATCTGTTGAAAGTTGTGATTTAAAGATTGGTTCATTAAACGATAAGATTAAACGTTGGGAAGAAATACAAGATAAAATTTCTGAAAATCATAAAATAGACGCACAGTTGATAAAGGCTGACCTTAGATTAGAAGATTTAGAAATTCAAAATAGAACTATTACAAACTCAATTTTAACAAATGAAACATCAATTAAATCACTTGATGAAAAGATTGATAATAACAAAAAAATGATTGTTAAAATCAAAGAAGAAGAAGAGAAAGAAAAAATCTTTAAGATCTATTTGGAACTTTATGGTAAAAATGGGATTTCAAAAATGATTATGAAAACTATGATGCCTTTAATCAATACGGAACTTCAAAGACTTATGGAAGATTCATGTTATTTCAAAATGGAAATAAGAATTAACGACAAAAATGAAGTTGAGTTTATGATGATTGATAATGGAACAGGTGTTGAAAAACTAATGACATCAGGAAGTGGATATGAGAAGACTTTATCATCATTAGCATTAAGAGCGGTATTAACAAAGATATGTACTTTACCAACTCCGAATCTCGTCGTATTAGACGAAGTCTTTGGTAAAATATCTCCTGAGAACTTAGATATGGTTTATGAATTCTTTGTGAAGATTAAAGATTATTTTGAAAAAGTGTTTGTTATATCGCATAATAGTGCTGTGTCCTCATGGGGTGACCATGTGGTGAAAATTAAAAAAGAAAATAATTTGTCAAAAGTTTTGTAAAAACTTGAAACAAATCTCAACTTTATTCGTATATTTGTTTTAATAAAAAACGTAATACCATGAATTTAACTAAAACACCTAAAGAATTTCTTAAATTTGTTAATGATAACAACGGATCACCCATAAGAGTATTATTCCAAGGGGGAACTGGTTGTGGTAAAACAACTTTAATTAGTTACTTACCCAAATATATTAATGGTGGTAAAATTTTGTTTATTACTTTATCACCATCTAAAAATGTGTCATTACGTATAAAACATAATCAAAGTAAATTAGGTGTGACATCATATACGTTTAGTGAATTTAGAGATGTAAAACCTTTACAGAATGTAATTAGTATTGTTGATACTCACGCTTCTATTAATTCTGAAAGTTCTAAACTTCATCTTGATGGTGACGATAAAGGTGTTTTAACTCTTTTACATGAGTATAGTCAAATTGGTTATAATATTATATTATCAATTGATGAATCAGGTATTTTTGTGACCGATAAAAATAATGAGACTGTTAAAATAATTAAAAAATTACCTATTAATACCTTAGAACTTCATTTTTCCGCAACACCCGATTTAAATATTGAATATGATAAAATATTTGTAATGGATGATGTTGAAGTTAAAAAAACTAAACGTGTTAAAAATAATATCATGTTATTACGATTAGGTCACACTGATGATTATGAAACTGTTAACGACGTAATAAATAAATTATTTGAGATTGAACCTTTCTACAATGGTAATACCGTTACGGCCCAATTTGTATGTGAAAAAGGTTCAGATTTTAAAGTAATGAAAAAAATTATACATGATGTATGTAGATTAAGGGGTATAAAAGAAGATGAAATTTTTGACTTGAGTGTTGTTGGTAAGTCAGATAATGTTGACGGGTATGAAACATTTACTAAAGAGATTAGTGAAAACACTAAACATAAATATAAAATCATTTTAACTAAATACGCAGGAACTATTGGGTTTGATTGCCCATCAATTAGTATCTTGGCGTTAATGAGGAATTTACCCAAATCGGCAGAAAAACAAAAGATACAAATTATTGGTAGAGCAAAAAGGACTTTTAATGGATCTGAAGTTGAAAATGAAGTACAGGATACCGTTTTTCTTTTTATTAAAGATGATTTTATCTTACCATCATACATGATGAAAGAAATATTAAATCAAGAAAAAACCGTCTATGAATTAAAGAACCCTTTAAAAATTGACGAAGTTAAAATTATTAAACCTATCGTTGAAACGGTTAATGTTAATAAGAATTTTAAAAATATTGATAAAATATTACTTGGTATAAATTATAATAATATTAGAAACCAAATTTACACTTTAACAACTATGTATTATATAACTGATAATCTATTATCTGGTGATACAATTAATAATGTGGAAAAAGACTCTGAGAAAAATTTCTTTGATAAAATTAGTTTATGTGATGCGATTGATTTTGTTGATAGATTTGAGAATAATTACAACACAATACTTGAAGGGTCTTTTAATTATTTCTTAAGTAAATTAGGTATTAATAAAAAACAATTGGTTGTTGATGTTGCTAAAAATTTAAAAGTACGTGAATTAGTAAAAAAAACTTTAGACGAATTTAAAAAGATAAATAAAACTTATAAAGTTTGTGGTTCTAAAGAATATATTTTTCCTAAAGAAATACTTCGTCATAAATCTAATATTGTTAAATATATGGATGAAGATACTCTTTTTTATGATAAAGTTTTATATTCTGATTGTGACAATAAAGTTTATTTTGATTCTAAGGGTGAACTTAAATTTTTTGATGAGATTATTAGTCGAAAAAAAACAGATTGGGTTTTCCAAAATCCTAGAACTAATCAAGGTGGTATTTCATTTTATATTCCAGAATATGATGTTAACCACTCGCCTGACTATATAATTAGTTACAATGGTAGAATATTGTTTGTGGAGATTACTTCATGGAATATGATTTCAGAAAAGGAAAAATTTATTAAATCTGAAGGAGTTCCTAATAATTACATGTTAGTTGTTATAAATAATCAAGAAAATTTAGTAACTTTGTTGAAAGATGAATACGAAGAAAGTAGTTTTCTTAATAATAAATGTTGGATTAATATAAATCAAAGATATGGTAGTTTATAAAAATACAGTACCAAACGAGTACAAAGAAATTTTAGACGGTGTTAAAATTCCAAACATTAATTTTAGTGATGAATTTGATGTTTTAGGTGTTAAAGGTGATAATTTACAATCATTAATAGGGTTAAGTTCCATTTATAAGGGAAAAATAAAATTAGCATATGCTGATGTACCTTATAACACCGGAAATGAGGATTTCATTTATAATGATACATTTAATACTACCGATTCATTAAATTATCATTCAGATTGGATTTCTTGGATGTTACCTAGATTAATTATTGTTAGAGAACTACTTTCCGATAATGGGGTTATGGTTATTTCTATTGATCACAATGAGAAAAGAAATTTGGAAAATTTATGTGTTGATGTTTTTGGTGAAAAAAATGTATTAACAACTGCAACTGTTGTGTCAAATAGAGGTGGTGGTGGAAGAAGGAATAAAAAAGATTTAGTAACGACTAATGAATATTTAGTGGTTTGTGCTAAAAATATTAATTTACTTGAATATGGTGAAGGTGTTTTGAATGAAAGTAAAGACAAGGGTAAAGACGTAAAACCTAGAAGTCTGTTGGCATATAATGCAAAGTTAGTTTGCGATAGACAAGGACAATTTTACCCATTCTTAATTGAAAAAGGAACTAATAAAATCTCAACAATAAGTAAGAATGAATATCTTTTACTAAAAAAGTTTGTTAATAATGTCTGTAAAGACTACAGTAAAACAAAAATATACACTGATGATATGAATAATAAAATTAGTGAATATGTTAAAAATATTGAGGAGAAATACTCTAAAACTCATAAAGTAATATTTCCAAAATATGGAGAAAAGTGGGGTAGATGGGTACCAACATATGAGACTATTTTAAATAAAAATAAACCATATGATGTTTTACATGAAAATAACGGTGTTATCAACTACATGGAAAAAGTAAAAACATTCCAACCTATGAAGACCATTATGGATAAAACTGAATATGGAAATACACAGGCAACTGATGTGTTGAAGAAACTATACGGTGAAAAAACGTTTAACACTCCTAAATCAATTATATTAATGAGGGACATTATTACATCATTCACTAACGATGGTGATATTATTCTTGATTGGTGTGCGGGGTCAAACTCAACATATCACGGATTAGTTGAATCCGATAAATTACAAAATGTTAATAGAAAATATATTTTTATACAACAAGAAGAAAAAGGTTGTGATATATTTACAGATCATTCATTATCGAGAATTAATAAGGTGAATGATTGTGAAAATATTTGTAAAAATATTGTTATTTCTAACATAAATATGATTGACTCGGAGGATTTCTATTTAAATACTGATACAAATTTCGATAAGGATTTTTATATACGTACAATTCATTCTATTAATACTGTATATCGTACTAAAGTATTTAAGTATGAAAATATATATAAATTATGTTAATTCATATTTGTATATCACACAAACATTCAAGACATGGGAAATGGGTAAAGGTAGTTACATTGTAATCTATCATGGAAGTTGAAGTTGGGAGTATATATTAAATTCACAATTAGTCATTTGTGTATTTTTTTTAAAAAACTTGTAACAAATCCCAATTTTATCCTTATATTTGTAGAAACAATTAAAAACATAAACATATGAATTACTTACTTTTTGCTTACTTTGATAAAACTGTAAAAAACGCCGAGAAAAAAACACAAGAAATTGGAACAAAAATTGCCGAACACATGACAAGCGGTCAAGTAAAATTTATGTATGGACCAACACATGCGGTATTTCATTTCGGATACAAAGGAGAATTTCAAGACGTTAGTGATGTTATTTTGTTTATCTCTGAGGAGGTTGGAAACTTTGAATATTTTGTTACAAAAAAGTCTAAGGATTACGCATCAAACTTTGGTCAAGAAAATTTAGATCATCTAATGACCTTAAAAAAGACTTCACCAAAAAACAATAATATTGATGACACAAACCAGTTAAAAGAAAGTTTTAATAAAAGACGAAAGTTCGTTAATCCATTTGAACAATACACAGAGATTATTAACCACTTCAAACAACCTTTGACCTGTAATATGACTTTGGACGAATTGCTTGATAAGATTATCGAAAAAGGTATGAACTCCTTAACTGATTTAGAAAAACAAAAGTTAGAAGAATACTCAAAAACAATTTAAATATAATATATGAAAGAAAAAAGCGCAGGATCCCCAATTAATCAGGATGAAATTTATCACTACCTTAAAGATATTCGAAAAATTAAGGTAATGACCGCAGAAAGAGAACGCGAACTGGCGGTAAAAATGAAGTCTGATAATATTGAACTAAAAGAAAAACAAAAAGTTGAAGAAGAACTTTTAACAGGAAATCTTCGTTTTGTAATTACGGTGGCAAAACAATATCAAAATCAGGGACTTGATTTATCTGACTTGATTGCTGAAGGAAATTTGGGTTTAATGAAGGCAATTAAAAACTTTGATTGGAACAAAGATTTGAGATTTATATCATATGCGGTATGGTGGGTAAAACAATCTATCATCCAATCGTTAAATGATAACTCAAGAACAATTCGTCTTCCCGTTAATGTGGTTCAGGATCTTCATAAGGCAAAAAAAGAGGTTGAGCAAACCGGAAAAAAACTTGAAGATAAGTTTGCTTCTCTTCCATCTATGATTGATCTTGATATGAATATAAATGAAGATGGTGATACTTTGTTGGATATGATCGCAAATAAGGATGCCGAACTTCCGGACGCGATATTTGATACAAAAGACATTCTTAAAGACAAATTATTAAAACTTTTGGATGTTTTGGATGATCGTGAAAAGTCGATTGTTGGTGATTATTTTGGACTTACTGGAACTCCAAGAACTTTAGAAGATATTGGATCTGATTTTGGTCTAACCAAAGAACGTGTTCGACAAATCAAAGAAAAGGCCCTTCGAAGACTTAGAAATGATTCTTCAGAATTATTCGATTATTTATAAAAAAGTTTTGGTAAATTAAATATTTGTTTTATCTTTGTATAATAAACGACGATAGATATAATCAATTAAGTTTGTCGGGTTTGAATTTTTAGAATTGGACCGAAAAAAAAGGGTTGAACCGAGATTACCCTAACAACTCGGCGGAATGAGACACGAGGTTCTCAAGGTGAAAATCCTCAATCTTATCTATATGGTGAGATGAAACTACACTCCCCCACTGATATCGGTGGGGGGTTTTATTTGTTATAGAGTTTATATTTTCAATCTATTTAGTTATTTTGATATTTATATTTAAGAAGAATTTAAATGAATAGTAAATTTTTACCTTGGTTATTATTGTTTTGTGCACTTGGACTATCGGGAACGGCAGCATATTATAGTGTATACGGACTTTCAATTATTTTTTCAGGAGTTTCAATACCTGTAATCATTATGGGATCTTTTTTGGAGATTTCTAAAATATCAATTGCCACTTATCTTCATGACGCTTGGAACAAGATATATGGTGTATTAAAGTTATATTTAACCATTGCTCTTGTCACGTTATCAATTTTGACTTCAATCGGTATTTATGGACTTTTGGCAACAGGGTTTCAAAAGAGTATTGCTGGTCTTGAAATCAACAATAAAAAAATTAAAAATATTGAAGTAAAGAAACAAAGATTTGAGGAGATTAAAAAAGAATACCAAAAAGAAAAAAATGGGTTGGATAAAGACATCACAAGTTTAAGAACATCCCTTTCTACAAGCACAACAACTCAAACTATTGATAGAAGGTCAGGACAAGTTTTAACAAAGGCAAATGATGGAAATAGAAGAGCATTTCAACAACAATTAAACATCGCTCAAAAATCAAGAGACACTTTAAGTAAAAAGATTGATAATCTAAATGACAGCATTACCAATTTGGATATTCAAATATTGGATATATCATCTAAAGAGATTGAATCAGGGGAACTGGGGGCAATTAAATATCTTAGTGAAATCACCGGATGGGATGTTAAAAAAACCGCAAACTTTTTTATTTTAACTTTAATATTTGTTTTTGATCCATTGGCAATTGCTCTTGTTATATCAACAAATCAGGCATTTAAAAAATATAGAAGAAAAGAAGAGGATGAAGAAATTAAACCTGTTATTAAAGAAGTCTTTGAAGAAGACGAAGTTGAAGTTCCTGAAAGTTTTTTAACCTTAGATGACTCCCAAGATACCCCCCAAGTTGAGCCTGAAATAATTGAAAAAATTGTTGAAGTTCCAATAGAAATTCCATTTGAAATTGACAGAATTGTGGAAGTTGAAAAAATTGTTGAGGTTCCTGTTGAAGTTATCAAAGAAGTTGAAAAAATTGTTGAGGTTCCTGTTGATAGATTGGTTGAGGTTGTTCGTGAGGTTCCTGTTGATAGATTGGTTGAGGTTGTTCGCGAAATTCCTGTTGAGGTTATTAAAGAAGTTGAAAAAATTGTTGAGGTTCCTGTTGAGGTTATTAAAGAAGTTGAAAAAATTGTTGAGGTTCCTGTTAATTACTATGTTAGAGAAAGCGGTGAAATCTTGGACCAAGAAGGAAATATAATAGATGAAGTAAATTTTTTAAAAAAAAATAAAGATTCAAATAGAAGGGTTTTATCTTATAAAAAATAAAGTATGGAAATTATCGACCAATTGTTTGAAACAAATTTCTCAAAAATTGAAAATAAAAATCAAATTGTTTTGGTCCATACGTCAAGAAATTTGTTAGACTATGTTGTTTCTTTAAAAACAAGATATAATGGAAAACCACAAAAATTACCACACTACATTGTAGGACAGGATGGAAAAGTTATACAAACTTTAGAAGATAAAACTAATTCTAATTATTTTAATAATATCACAATAAATTACAAATCCATAGTAATTTCTTTAGAAAATTTTGGTTGGTTAGAAAAACAACCTTTAAAAAATCAACACATAAACTGGATCGGCAATATTTATAAGAAAAAAGTTGTAGAAAAGAAGTGGAGAGATTATTTTTTTTGGCACCCATATACAGAAATTCAGTTGAAAAATACAGCTAAACTTTGTATCGAGTTGTCAAAAAAACATAATATAAACTTGAAATGTATAGGACATAATACCAAAGTAAAAGGATCGGAAACTTACTTGGGTATTATAACAAGATCCAACTTTGATGAATACGCCACAGACGTAAGTCCGGCATTTGATTTTGAAAGATTTAATAATTTGTTAAAAAATGAATAATTACGATGAAATAAAAAAATTGATTGAAGCATCAAGAAAAGTTCTTAATGCCAACATCAACGAAAGTTCCAAAAGTGAAATCAGAAAACAATATGGTCTAATTTTAGAACAAGAAGAAGAGGTTGATTTAACCATCGATACAAAAAAAGACCCCGAAAAAAGTTCAGAATCAAAAGACTCTGACGATATTGGAACACCAAGAGACAAACAAAAGGCGTTTAGAATACAAGGAAACATCATCGTATTACACGGGAAAACAAAGGCCGATACCCAATTAACAACAGACGAAAAAACTGCTTTTGTTGAAAGTGTTGATGAGTTTAGAAATCAAGTTGCAGAGTTGGTTGATTTTGGCAAATTAAATGTTTTTCCTGACAATGTTGAATGGAGTGGAAAAATTTTAGAATTAAATTTGGAGTTTTTTTACACAATTAATGAACCTAATGGCATCTATGTTAATGGACAGATGGTTAAAATAGATCAACAATATTTAGAAATGATTGGTAAAATACAATCCTATTACGAAAAATTTAAATCAAAATGGGGTAAAATAGTATCATCAAGACAAGAAGACGTATGAAAGAATTTTTAACACATAATTGGAAAACAATCACTCTTACAATTTTAGGGGTGATTTTTGTGTATTTATTAATTCGTGTTTTTACACCAATACCCAATCATAGTGAATTGAATAAATATAAACTAGAACAAATTGATAAAAAAACCGAAGAAATAAAAAAACTTCAAAGTGACCTTAAAGATTCAATAATATCATATAAATTAAAAATAAAAGACATCGACACCAAAATTTCAAACATAAAAGTAGAAAAAAATCAGGTTAATAATTATTATACAATAAAAGAAGAAGAGATTAAAACTGCTGACAAGAAAAAAATTGATAGTTTATTAAGAAAAAAATATAACTTTTGAACATGAAAAAAATATTTACAACTTTGGTAATAATTTTATTTGGGTTAAATGTATTTTCCCAAAAAAACAATAGTTCAAATTCTGACACATCAAAAATGTGTATACCATATTCCGTGGTCCAAAAAATACTTATAGATCTTAACGATTACGATAAGTTAAAAGAATTGTCCCAATTAGATAAAAAAGAAATACTAGAGTTAAACAATAAAATCTTATTTCTTCAAAAAGAAAATAAATCATGGATGTCAGAAGATTCCTTGAACAGAATTATTATTTCAGAAAAAAATGAAAAAATTAAGATTTATGAAAAAGAAAATCTTGATTTAAAAAAGGAAAACAAAAGAATTAAAACCAAAGGTGTTTTATTTAATATAATTTCGGCAGTAATAATTGCTCCATTAACTTACATTGCGGTTTTTAAATAATGGCACTTTCATCAACAGAAAAAAAAGAAATTGAAGTATTGATCAGAAAAGAAATTAAAGATTTTTTTGACTCAAACACATCTAAACAATTTGAAAAAAAATTATTGGATAAAATTTCTCAAGATTTACAAAAAGGTGAATTAAAAAAAGACGTAAAAGATATAGTCATAAAATCTTTTCAAGAATACTTTACTGTTATGTATCAACAGAGAGGATTTTGGGAACAAAAATTTAAAAGTTTATAATGGACTCAAATGTAACAGAAAAATTAAAATCGGCCATGACAAGTGCTTTGGCTGGCGAACCTGAGCTAAGAAGAAATGTGATTAAAAGTATCGAAAAAGCCGAAGTTAAAGAAGAAAGAATAAAAAAATATTTAAACTTCTTAAAAGATAAAAACGACATTATAGAGATTTACCGATTAATAACAAACAAGAAACTTTCAAACAATCAAATAAAGTCAAAAATAAAAAATTATTTAAAAAACCCCGAAGATGTAAAAAAATTTTTACAATCAATTTTAGACGAGAAACCTAACAAAAAAGAAGAAAATACTGAATCAACAGGAGCGGCATCTGCGGGTGGATATTCTATGCCATTATTCTCTACAACAAAAGGAGACATTACAAAAGGTATAAAAACTGTTAGGGAAAGTTTAGATATTGAAGACTCAGAACTTAAAAAGGCTGAAACAAAAGAAGCAACAACATCAGCATCTTCAGGACAATATTCACAACCAGCAATTTGGGCAAAATCGCTCAGTAAAAAAGATTGGAAGGGTGCGACAACAAAGTTCATGCCTGGATCCAAAAGAGTTCAAGTTAAAAAGAAGTGTAAAAAGTTTCCCTACTGTAATCAGGGAGATATAAACGCTTTGAAAATTTTTGAAAGTGAACAAGTCCAAAAAGCGATAGAAAATGTTTCTGTTAAATATAAAATAAACAAAGAATATATTTCTGATCTTGTTTTTGAAGAAATAGTAAAAACGCAAAGATAAAGATATTTATTATAAAACAACTTAAAATGAACAAAGAACAATATATCGTATCAAGATTTAAAAAAATTTTACAAGAAAATATAAAAGAAAAAAGTGAATCAATTTTAAATAAATTGAATTACAAAAAAGAAGTCCCTTTTAACCCTAGTGGTGAAGCATTTGATTATGTCCAAGAAGGGGAGACTTGTGAATGTGGTGGAGAAATGTATGAAGGCGAATGTATGGAGTGTGGATGGAAAGGTAGTGGTGAGGTTATGGAGTTAGGTGGTATGGACGACGGACACCCAAGATTCGGAAATAAAAATTTATCAAAAATGTCTCGAAAAGAAAAGGAAGATCTTATTTCAGATAGAAATTACGAACATTCTTTTGATGATAAATTTAAAAAAATGGAAAACCGTCCAAAAAGAAAATTTGACGATCATGATGATGAGGAGTTTGAATACGAACTTGAAATCGATGAGTCTGAATGTATGGAATGTGGTTCTTCATATGAAATGAAGGAAAAATTATATGGAAAACAATATAAACTTGACAAAAATAAAAATGGTAGATTAGATTCTGAAGATTTTAAAATGTTAAGAAAACATCAAAACGAAGAGGAACAACTTTATGAAATTGAGTTTGAAAAACAAGAAACTGATGAAGGTAACGCATTTACAGGGGCATTAGCAAAAGCAAAAAAACGAGGAGAAGATTCTTTTGAAGTTGATGGAAAAAAATATGAGGTTACTGAAAAGTGGAAAGGAGATGTTGAAGTGGAACATACAGGTGAATATTCTGACATGTCAATTGAAGAATTAAACGCGGCTATTAAAAAACAAAAAGATAAAAACGATAGAACCAAAGAATCAGGAAAAAAAGTTTCACACGCAGATCGAACAAAAATGAGTCAACTTTATTTCGCAAAAAGAGCAAAACAAGGTTGGAAAGGAAAGGGCAAAGCCAAAGTTAATGAAACTATTCTTTTTACTGAAACAGACTTGATTGATCTTATAGAAAAATTGGTTAAAGAAGAAACAAAATTTAAAGTTAAAGAACCAAAAGGTTATAGAGAATACGAAAGAGCACATAAGGCAGATAAAAAAGAAAACGACGATTATTTGAAAAGCGTTGCTAAAAAAATGACTGATTATTTGAAGGGGGCTTCAGATTCTGGATCTAAATACGAAATGAAAGAAACTCAAAAGTTTCCAACTGAAAATGGAGGATTAAAAAAAGGTAATAGAAAAAAATATACACCATCTGATGCGGTTGATGAATACCTTGACGCATTTTCTTATCCTGGTCAAACTAACTTGGTTTACGACGAAATTAAGCCTAACGATGAAAATATTGAAAAATACTTGAAAGGTCACAGAACAACAGGAAATGCTCAAGTTGATGACGATGGAAAGGCATTAGGAAATGTAGTTCCAAGTAAAGTTGGTGAAAAATTCTTTAAAAACTACAAAGACAATTTTTACGGCCAAGAACAAATGAGCGCATCTTATAAAAGACAACCACAACCTGTTGATCAAGCGGGAGAACATACTGAAAGAGGTTCACTAAAGTCAAAAAAAGGAAAAATAACGGCACAATCAATTTTAAATAAAGTTGATGAGTCTGAAGACTTCAAAAAAGTTGAAAAACTTAATGAAGAATTTGATAGAATCAATAGTTTAATGTCTTATAATAGAAAGACTCAATAATTTACATTATTGGGTCTTAACTTATAATTTTTTCATAGTTTTTTACTATGACAAATTTTTTCAACTACATAACAAAAAATATTGATCCTGAACAAGTTGATACTTGGTTTAGGTCAAATAATATAATTCCTGAAAAAATGGAGTTATATTATGATTTTTCATATAGTATTTTTTTGTTAATCAAAACAACATATTTGGGATCGTTAAATAATAAAAACGAAACTAATGTGGAAATGAATGATGATGATAACCAAAGACATTTTGATTGGTGTTGGAAAAAAACAATTGAAAACTTTAAAAAAGAAAATATAATTTTTGCAACAGAAGGGGATCACCACGACTATTTCAAATCCTTGTTTATGGAAATTTATTACAATCAAAATAATGAAGATTTAAAAAAATCAATAGATATATTCTTCAATGATCTATTCAATAGAGAAAAGGCCTTTACCCAAGTTGATTTAGATTTAATTTACAACATATATAAATCATTGGACAAAAATTTAATTAGATAATCTTTACAATTTAAAGATCAAATAGTATTTTATACTAAATAAACTATAATTTTTTAAAAAAAATGGATACATTAGAAAAAATTAAAGAACTTACTGAGCAATTAAGTATTGATGTCACTAAGTTTTATGCAGGAAACAACAGTGCTGGAACAAGAGCAAGAAAAACTTCACAAGACTTGAAAACAATTTTGCAACAATTAAGAACTGAAATTTTAGAAGAAAGAAAAAAATGATTATGATTAGCTTGGATATTTTTTTTAAATTTATTTTTGTTTTATCAATAATATTTGTTTCAAATCAAATATTTAACATTATTAAAAATATATTTAGTGAAGAACCCAGAAAAATCGTTTACGGTTTTTGGGAAAAAATATCCAACTATTTCTTCATTTCTTATCTTATAACGTATTTTATAACAAAAATCCTATAATATGTATAATGAACTAAAAAGTATTTTTGAGTATTTAGTTTCCGTAAGAAAACTTAAAACATATCTATCAATCGATATCGAATTTCCAATTAGTTGGAAAATACCAAAGAAATTTGTCCAAGAAGATAAAATTGTTGAAAATCAAAAAGTAACAGAAAACACTAGATTTTTTTCGTTTGTGTGTGAGTTTGATGAAAAAGTTTTAAATACTACGGTTGATAATATTAAAAACATCATTCATTACAATAAAGAAATTGAGATGAAAGAAAGATTATTAAAACAAAAAATTGACGAACTCAAAAAAATATTTGAAAAAGAAAATCTTGAAAATTTACAATTATTAAAATTTGATATTTTAGAACAAGAAGAAAAATTGGAACATGGAGAAGAAATCGTTGACACGAGAGGAGCAATCGATTAATTGGCTTAAAAGTGAGATTGAAAAAGATAAAATTGAACTTGAAATCGAAAAGAAAAAATTAATTGAGTCAATTAAGAATCTTAAAAAAGAAAACATATTTAAACAAAAAGAAAGATTGACTTTATGGATGAGAATAAAAAAAGTGATGATGGGGTCTTAGCAAATTTGGCACTTATTACAGATGGACTACAAAACATTTTCCCTGATGGTAAAATTATATGTCTTTATGAATTAAACAGTAAGGATTTCAAAAAAGTTCAAAATAACTTCAGAAGAATAGATAACCAGTTCAAAAAATTCTCTGTCGACATATCAGGAGTTGAACATGTTTTTATTGATGAAGAAATCTCAAATGAATTAACAAATGATCTTAAACCACAAATTGAACCTGCTAAAAAACTATCATTCAAAGATAAATTATTATCTTGGTTTAAACGTGGTTGATTTTCTGTAAAGTAATTGTTTATCTATTCCCACCTTTGATAATATTTCATACAAATATTTCTTTTGTTCTTTTGAAGCATCTATAACAAAAATAGAGTCAGTTCTATCCTTTTCAAAAAAGTAATCACTCAAAGATTCCAAAAACCTTTTTGATTCATATTCATTTTTCAAAGAAAATAAATTAACCTTATCGTCATTTTGAACAACAATTTTGTTATTTAATCTCGATACTAATTTTATTGAACTTTTTGGTAAGTATTTTCTAATAAACTCTTTAATTGTAATTTTTTTGTTTTCAGAAATATCAAAAACCAACTCTTCCACTTTGTAATTTGAAACATTAATTATTTTATATTCAGGATCATCCGTTTCAATTTTAATTTGCCTTCCTAAATTGTCTCTGACATATAAACTATCAAAATTAGAATCTTTTTTTTGAAGTAGACACAACTCAAAATTACAATCGTTTGCGTTTTCCACCTGTTTTTCAAATAAAACATTTTTATTTTCTTCTATTTTTTTGTTGAAAAACTCAGTTGCTCGCTCAATGGTCTTAAACTTATTGATTATTTTTTTTCTTTCCTTATTTTTAAACAATACTACAATATAGTTCATATTAACAATAATAATATTATATCATAATAAATGAATAATGAAAATTTTTATGATGTTTTGGGTTTGGAAGAAACCGCAACACAAGAAGAAATTAAAAAAAAATATAGAAAGTTAGCAAAAGAAAATCATCCCGATGCCGGAGGAAATGAAGATCTTTTTAAAAAAATATCATCTGCTTATGATATACTAGGAGATGAACAAAAAAGACAACAATACGACAATCAAAGAAAAAATCCATTTGGCGGTGGATTTAATATGAATGATATGTTTAATAGTTTTTTTAATCAAAGAACAACAAAACAACAAAGACAGACACACACGTCAAACATTACCGTAAATATTGGAACATTAAACTCCTTCAATGGAGGAAAGCACACCTTGTCTTATAAAAGACAAACTATGTGTCAACCCTGTAATGGTTCAGGTGGGGATAAAAAACCATGTCAGACTTGTGGAGGTTCAGGAAGCGTTGTAAAACAAGTTGGATCAGGAATGTTTGTCCAATTAATACAAATGGGGTGTGATAGTTGTCATGGAACCGGATCAATTTTAATCAACCCTTGTTTTATGTGTGCCGGTGTCGGATCAAAACCCGAAATGAAAGTTTTGGATATTTCATTGCCACATGGAATCGACAACGGACAATTTCTAAGACTTCAAGGGATGGGAGACTATAAACATGGAATTTATGGCGATTTGGTTGTTAGAATTGATCTTAAACCACAAGACGGGTTTAATAAAGTGGATAACCATCTTGTTTATGATGCTTATTTAAACTTGGAAGACTTGAAAGTAGGAAATATTACAATTCCACATCCAGAAGGGACATTAAACATTAAATTACCAAAACATATTGATACATCAAAACCCTTAAGAGTTAAGTCCAAAGGGTTCAAATTAGACACAGTTGGTGACCTAATTGTTAATCAGTTTGTTAAATTTGACAGAGATTAAAAAATATTGATAAAATCTCTAATTGCTGAAATTAATCCATAGATTGCGAAAAAAGTAAAAATGCCACCAAATAATAAAACAAACGTTTGGGTATTTTTAACTTGTCTGCTACTTTCACACGCTTTACATTTAACTTCTGTTGCTTTTTGTTCTTCCATACCTATAATTTAATTAGTATTCAGTTGAAAATAAATAATAAAATTACTATAATTAATTCGTTAGATAACTTACAACCTTTATGGGTTAAAGACAATTTAACTAAATCAAATAAAATTTAAAATAATAATTATGTGCGTAAGTTATATCGGAGGTAAATCAAAAATCGCCCCACAATTAATAATACCTAACATCCCTAAAGACATTGAGACATTTGTAGAACCATTTAGTGGTCAATTTTGGACATTTTTTAAGATGAACTTGGAAGATTACCCAAATTTAAAAACCGTTGTGTATAACGACTTTAACAAGTTGAACTTTAATATGTATCAATGTTTGAAAGATCACCAAAAATTACTTCAAGAGTGTGAAAAATTAGTTGTTCAAAAAAAAGATATACGACCAACAGATCCAATTTGTGAAGAACAATTTATAAGGTTTCAGGCTGAAATATTCGAAGAAAACTTCAGCCCAAAGGCTTATGACTATGAAGTTGCCGCAAAATATATCTATGTTTTAACACAAGTTTTTTCAGGAGCCAATCCTTCAAAATCAAAGTTTATTGATTTAAAAGGTAAATACCATTCTAAATTCACATCTTTCATAAACAAATTAAAAAATGAAAAGTGGCAAAAGATGTTCGAATCTATTACTTTTGTTGAAAATATGGACTTTCAGGAAGTGATAGAAAAATATGATTCACCAAATACATATTTTTATGTTGACCCACCCTATTATGTTGTGGGAGAAGGATCATACTACTCCAATCACGACTTTGATCGTCAAGACCATGAAAGATTGGCAAATGTATTACACGAAGTTAAAGGTAAGTTTTCATTATCCTATTATGACTTTGAACTTCTTCACGAATGGTTCCCCGAAGACCAATACACTTGGGTTAAAAAAGAGTTTGCAAAGGCCGCTTCCGCTAAAAAAGGTGAGAAACAAAACATGGGAGAGGAAATATTGATAATGAACTATTAATTTTTTACTATATACGAATATTTATTATAAAATTATATTATGTCGTTAAGATTTACAAACATTTTAAGAGATTTAATTGTTGAAAGCTCAAGATTTCAAGTATTATTTGATAAGTTCGTAAAACCAAAAGAAAAAGGTCAAAGAGGTATAATGCCTTTCGAAACTTTATTTACAATTATCGCCGCAGATCCGACAACAAAAGTTCCGGACGGAATGGACGTTAATAATGTTAAACCTGAACAAATGGAGAGGGTTAAAATTGGAAAATACGCTCAGTGGTTATTAAAAAACTTTGTTACACCTAAGTTACCAGCAGATCACCCATTAATGATTTCTGATCCACAATCAGGTCAATATAAGGCGGCTTTAAAGTCATTTCAAGACCTTTTCATGGAAGACTTATATAAAGTTACGACAAACCTTCAAAAGTTTGAAAGATTCAAAAATAGATTACCTCAAGAGTTTAGAGATATAAATAAACTAACTCCTGAGACTTTATATGATCAAGTTAAAGATTTCAGTTTAGAAAAAACTAAAGCAACTGCCGCTGAGAAAAAAGAGGCTTCTCAGACATTTGCTCACCCTGGAGCTGACATCGTTTATAGAGGTCAAGATTGGACGGTTGCTAAAATATCAAACACAGGGCCATTAGGAAAAGAAGCGGCATGTTTCTACGGTGGATCTCATAATGAAGCAAGAAGAGGAGAAACCAATTGGTGCACCTCATCACCAGGATATAGTTGGTTTGAAAGATATATCGCTAAAGGACCTTTATATGTTGTAATTCCAAACACACCAACATCTTTTAAATCTTATGGAAAAGAAACTGGTGAAGTTTCAGGACTTCCAGCAAATCGTTATCAGTTCCACTTCCCTGATAATCAATTCATGGATGCTGATGATAGACAAATCAATTTGATTGAATTTTTAAATACAAACGAAGAAGGTCTAAAACAATTCTTCAAACCTGAGTTTATGAAGTCATTAGCAGGTGAGAAAGGTGAAAAAGTGGTTATTGATTATCCAGGTGATTCGGCGTCTAAGTTTATCGCACTTTATGGATTCGATGAGTTTTTTGCGACCTTACCTCAATCTTTACAAAGATTTACCTTTAAAAATTCTTCAAAAGATAAACTATCACTTAATATTCCAAATGACATCGGTAGGTTCAAAAATCTAAGTGCAATTAACTTTGTTGGGTGCGTGGCTTCTTTACCTGAAGCAATTTGTGGTTTACAAAATTTACAATATCTATCATTAGTTAATAATCCTGATTTACAAAAACTACCTGAATGTATTGGTGATATGCCAAACCTTATGGTTTTAAACTTAGGAGGATCTGATCCAAAAAGAGTTCTACCTGATTCTGTTTTCAGAAGAGCTGAAGAAGATGAGGACTTCAACTTATTTACACATAGTTAATATTAAATTAAATAAAAACATAACCCCCCTTCTTTCTTTTGATCGGGGGTTTTTTCTTTTATAAAGTATTTATCTTATATGAAAATCATTGTAACCCAACATCAACTTGATTTAATCAACGAAACTTATAGAAGAGATCGTTTTGATGCTAAGTATGAGGATGAATACCCAAAATATAAGAAGTTGTTTTTAAAGACCATTTCTAAAGATGTTAAAAGTTGGGGTGAGGTTCACAACTCAATATATTTGATGAACGAAAACGGGGAACCTTTATTTGTGTATAGAAAAGAATCAAAATCACTATATTACGATTATTCAATAGATAGAGATATGGAAGATTATATACCTTCTCATATAATGTCAAGACACTTAAAAAACGCAGTTTATGATTACTTCAAAGGACTTTTTCCTGATATTGAAATAAAAGAGGTAAGTGGGGCTAATATTGTATAGTCATGAAAATAATAATTACAGAATCACAGAAAAAAAAACTATTGAATGATTTTATTAAATCACTCGTAGATGATACCTTAGATGAAAATGAACCTTCTTATGTTGATTATTATATTGTTATTTGGGATAAGAGAAATGTTTGGAACATTGATAACGAGCCGTTTATTGAATATGATAAATCTGATGGTAGATTGTGGATATCAAAAAAATATTTAAACAACTTAGAATCTTGGTTCCCAATCAAAAAAGAAAAAGTGTTAGATATGATTAAAAACTCTTTTGAAAATAAATTTAATGTTGATGTAAAATATATCAAAGCGGAATTATGAAAGTAATAATATCTAATAAACAATATAGTCTTATTAAAGAATCTTACCGAAATAAAGGTATTGGTGCGGTTATTAAGTATTGGAAAAAAGAGTTAGAAAAAGGTAACAAAATTAGATTTGATAGAGATGAACTTGAATTTTGGGGTATAACCGAATTTACCGATAAGTTACACGCTCAAACAGAATTTCAAGAATTAGTTGGGGATGAGGCATTTGTTAAAAAATTTATAAATACATTAAAAAACAAGAAATTTTCAACAAAAGATTTTAGTGAAAGATTAGTTGGTGGTTATGATTTTGAGTGGGAAATCACTAATATGGAATATAGAGATTATGATGTTTTTCTATATGGAAAAACTCTACCTGGAGGTTCCGTAACACTTATGGAGGATGGAAGACATCTAACCTTAGATCAAGCTTTGGAGGATGAAGATATAGGTTGGGAAATCCAAGAAGAAGTTAATGATGTTGTTCAAGATTGCATGAATGAAATAATTTTACCTGTTACAGGATATTATGTAACGGTTCCTTTGGTTACTATTTATTAGAAATGAAAATAATAATAACAGAATCACAATTAAAAACTATATCATTTCAAAATGCGGTTGATATGGCTTGGAAAGACATTGCTGATAACATAAAAGAAGAAGATTATTATGATGAAGGTGGATATGGGGATAATTACGAAGCGATTACAAAAATTGATGTGGTAACGGCATACAAGACTGATAATGTTGTTGAGTTAGGAATAATTATTTATATAGATACAATTTTTGACACATTTGATGTTGGTGACTATTTGTGGGACTTAAAATTAAATTTGGAAAACTATTTAGGGAAAAATAATTTCAAATTCAAATTACTTAATGTTATAAACGAAAATCCAAGAACAGATTGGTAATGAAAATAATAATTACAGAAAAACAATATAATAGATTAACCGAAGATAACCTTCGAAAACTTTGCTATACGGTATGGAATAAACAAAAAAAGATGGGTGAAGAACCACATCTTGATGATGTGATATATGACATTACAGACATTAGAAAAAATACAAACGAAGACTTCCAACTTATTAGACCCATTTGGTATGAATACAACGGTGGTTTTAATAACCTATTTAAAAAATTAAAAAATGAAATTGATGATAAAATATATGATCTGAAAAGTAGTTGGGGTAATCTTGATACAAGAATTAAGGTTATTGAAGTAAATCAGTTTGGTAGATTAGGAGAAGATTTTGGAGTTGATATTTTTGTGTATGTTGACGATCAAGGAACAATGAACTTCAACATGTATGAAGAAGGAACTGATAGAGAAATAGAAGTAAATGATACGATTGAAGCTGCTTATTTAGAGGCTCAGGGTAATTATGAGACTGGAGATCTTCTTGCTTATTTAAGAAGTGAGGTTTATGACTTTTTTTACAAAAAGTTAGAAAAATACGGAATACCAATTGATGTGGATCTTGATCTAAAAGAAATTTAAATTTATAATTATTATCACTATGGGACCAATTGAAAAAAAAATTATAGATTTATCAAAAACAGAAGGACTTTCTGAAGAAACAAAGTTGGCTTTAACGATATTAAAAAATCAAGTTAAAGAAGATGAAAAAAGACTTATCAATGAAGCATATACAAAAGGCTTCTATGATAAAGAAATGAATAAAAAACCAACTTGGAACTACTTTGATGCTAAATACAAAAATTATTTTTCAAATTTCACTTTTGGTCAAATAAAATAATTTTCTTATCTTTGTGGTATGGAAGATCTAAACGAACTCGAATTACCCGAAATCAAATTACTTTGCAAACAATACGACATTAGTCCTGTTGGAGATAAAAAGTCTTTAATTAAAAAACTTAAATACTATTTGGATCCGGTTGAAGATGTATTAAATACACACCATGGAAGAAAACTAATTAAAGGACGCAAAATTGTTGGTGTTAAAGTTGATAATCGAGAAAATTTAAATGATGTTTTGAGAAAAAAAGGACAATTTTTGTATTATTCTTTGGGTTATCATTATTATATGGTGCCAGAATAAAAAACCTTGATATTTATTAAAAAAAAAATATCTATGAAAAATAAATTAAACGAGGAATTAAAGGATATTAAATATCTTTTTAATTACAATAGAGGTCGTGTAATTTCTGAACAAGAACAATTTGAATCTGAAGATGTGGATTTTGAAGAAATTGAAATGGATGAAGAGTGGAATGAAGAAGAAGAGGATTTAAATTATCTTAAAGATGAAACTTTTGAAAACAGAGAAATTGAAACACCTGTTAGACCGGGAATTAAAACACCAACAAAACCAAATAAACCCGGAACTCCATATAGACCAAAACCAGGACCAAAGAAAAACCCCAAGGCAAGAAAAGAAGAAATGCCAGATTGGTTAACTTTTGATAAACTTGGAATTAATATAAGATAAAATGAAAAATATTAAAAAAAGATTATATACCGAAGGTATTACCAAAAAAGAGTTACTAAGACTTATGGAAGCCCCAATCGACTACGAAGGACCTGAAAGAATGGCAGGGGATATCGAAAGAAAAATCACAGGAAAACAAACACCATATCATAAATTTCCTGCAATGCCAGAAATGGACCAAGATTTTATCGAGTTAATATCTTCTAAAAGATTCAAGGATTCGGTTGAAAAAGTTAGAATGGCAATGGGAGATACAAGAACTATCCAAGGACCAAACGCTCTAATGCAACTTATGATGTCCGTTGGACAAGCACTTCAAAGAGTAATTATGATTCAATCTCAAAATAAAGAAGAACTTGAAAACTTAGCAGTAGAATTGGTCAAAAACGAATTAGGTATTCCTGAAGGAGCAATGCAATTTGACGCAAAACTTGTTATGCAACCCATGAGCGCAGCGGAAGGAATGCAAAGCGAATCTGAAATGCCAAGTGAAGAAGAAGTGGAAGAACTAATGGGAGACATGGAAAACTTTAATTTAGAAAGAGAAAAAAGAAGATTCATTAATTCCTTAATTCAAGGAGCGGCATTTAAAGGTGGTCATATGTATAATCTTGTAAGAGATGAAATTAATGATATCAATCCACAATTAATGAATCTATACGCTGTAACTCAGTCTCTTATGGAACACGCTTATTGGTTGTTTCCTGACATGGAAGGAATGGCCGGAGGTGGTGGTGGTCAAATGGGACAATCAGAAGTTGATGAAGAAACTGATCCACCAACAGTAAAGGCAAGAGCAGTAACATTTCCATTACTTGTTCATGAACTTGTTAAAGGTGTTTATGAAATATTTGGAACACACGGTCTTCCTGATGATCCAAGACAACAAGAAATGATATTGAAAGCTGAAGACACACTTCCTGCTGAAATTTGGGATTCAAGACTTGGTCCGATATTTTGGGAAAAGTTTTTAGCAACATATCCACTTGAGTTATTTGATGAAGATAAAAAACATATCCAACATTATCTTTTCATGAGATTTTCCGCCCTTGATGCTGAAGAATTTATGAGAGTTGCCAAAATGATTCTTAAAGGTGATCCACAAGGAGAAAGATTTATTCAAGAAATGGTTGATGATATTGTAAAAGAACTTAAAGAACAAGATTATAAAGAAGCGATGGGTTATGATGATGACGAAGATGAGGACTATGGTGATGTTGATTTGAGTGATTTGGATATTTAATTTTTGATTTAATTTAATAAAAACCTTATTTTTATATCATGGGAAACATAGACTGCGAAATATACATTAGCCAACTCGTTACTTTTTTTGAAAATAATCCAAATGATCTCATGACATTAATTGGGGACGTTCAAAAAAAACAATTTTTTGACAAACTGAGAGAACAATGTGAAAAAAACTCAAAAAATGGAGGTGATCACATTATATCAAGAGATCAAATGATTGAAATTGTTTTAAGTTTAAAAATCCCTGAAATAACGGAAGAAAGTGTTGAATCTTATATTCAGATCACAAAATGGGGCGATATTAATTTAAATTGATTGTTAGAATACAATTAATTTAACCACAGTCAGAAAACTGTGGTTTTTTTTTTATAAAAAAGTTTGGTATTTATTAAAACTTATTTATCTTTGTAATGTGATTAACAAAAAGCGAAATGAAAACAATAGAACTTACTATGAAAGAAATATGGGCGGCTACTAGACCTTCAGTTCAGAAGAGTAAAAAATCGTATTCAAGAAAACAAAAACACAAAAACAAAGAAAATAATTAAAACTATGATATATACACCAGAATTAATCAAATCAATTGCTCCAGCAGTATTCGCAACATCTCCATCATTAAAAATGACAAACAAGTATGAGTTTGTCCCAACACACGAGGTTATGGAAATGTTTGATCGTGAAGGTTGGCAACTTTCATCTGTAAAACAAACAGGTAGAGGAATTCATAACGTTCATGAATTAAAATATCGTAACGGACAACTACCCAAAGTTGGTGATACGGTTGTTGAGGCAATTATTCGTAACTCTCACGATGGATCAGCAACATTTTCGATGGGAGCAGGACTTTTCAGACTAGTATGCTCCAACGGACTCACAGTTCCCACATCAGTTGTTGAACGTTTTTCAATTCGTCACAATCATTTTTCTTTAGATGAGGTTAAAGGATTAGCAGAAGACTTCTCTAAAAAACTTCCAAAAATTGAGGCTTCTGTTTCTCGAATGATGGAAAAAGAATTAAACGAAAAAGAAAAACTTCGTTTGATCAAAAAGGCGGTTGAGATTCGATGGGCTTTGGGTAGTGCGCCTTCAGCACTTGACATTTCAGAACTTTTAACACCATTTCGACCTGAAGATGAAGGAAGTGATCTTTGGACCGTATTTAACGTAATTCAAGAGAAAATGACAAGAGGTGGATTTTCCTATCAAACACCAAAAGGTCGAACAACTAAACTACGAGGAATTAAAAGCATTCAAGCATCACATAATCTAAATACCAAACTTTGGGAAGCCGCTGAAGAATTGGTCTTAAACTAAAAAACGGGGGTCACTGACCCCCATTTTGAATTATGGAAAAACCAAAAATATTTAAACACGAAGAAAGATTTTTGAACTTTATAACTGATCAAAGTAATGAATTATTTTCAATTTTTGAATTAGCAGATGGACACCAATTATCACCTGAAATTTTAATTGATAAGAATAAATTTGTTCAATACCTAATGGAAGGAGTCCAATACTCTAATGGAATATCTTATTCAGACTCAATTTTTTTATTCGATGAAAATGTTTATATATATTTATCTAAAAGCGATCCAATTGTCTCTTCATTTTCTTGTAAGATTTATTATCCTATAAGAAAGAAAAAAGACGTTGAGTTTTTTATATTAAGTTTGAAAAAACTAAAAAAAGATTAAAATAAATATTTATAAAATAATTTATGGATAAAATAGCGGTAGTTTTTACAATGAAAAGTTGTCCTCATTGTCATACTTTTAAAAACATGTTAACAGAATCAGAAATAGACTTTATTGACAGAGATATTGAAGAGTATGAAGAAGAGTATGATATGTTTGTTGAAGCAACAGGAAATGATTTTGTTCCTGCATTTATGTTAATTGAAAATCCTGAAAGTGAAACTCCCATAACTGGTTTATACGCTCCTGACAGGGATTTTGAGGATGTAAAACATGGAGTAAAAATAATAAAAGAGTTTTACAAAAGATAAATAAAAAACCCCACCTTAAAAATGGGGTTTATTTTTATACTAAAATTACATCTTCTAACCTGTCTTGAATTAAATAAGGTTTATTTAATGTTTGATCTAAAATATCATCCATAAATGAATATTCACTAAGACGGTTATTGAATTCTGTCAAATCCATATCAAAACAATCTAAAATCAAACTTTTAATTTTTTTAGAGTCAATTATGGAATTACATGAAACTTTAATTTTATAATCTTCATCTTCATTTTGTTCGGTGGTGTAATAAAAATAAGTTTGATCAGTGCCAAGTAAGGAATACATATGGTTAAATATATAATTTGTATAATAAAAAATTGATCTACCGCAACTTAAACTATGTCCGTAAGGAAATTCCGAACTACAATTTAATTCAGAAATCGGTTCTTGTTCAATAGTATAAAGTTCTTTAGAAACAAAAATCCATTTGTTATCAAAATCAGAAATTTCTTGATCATACTTTATTACATCAATTATGTTTATTTCTTTAATACCTAAATAACTTAAAAGATCATCAAACCAATTTGAAAACTCATATTTAATTTCATTAAGGTCCATAATTTCTTTACTTGTTGTTTGACCATTTACAACAACAAAAGATTCATAATCAGTTATTTGAATAATTGTATTTTCTTTTTTGTCGAATTTTGACAGGATGTAGTCTGCAAATAGGTTTACAAAATACCGTCTTGTGTTTTTTTCTAATTTTCTCATATGTTTAATTTTTATAATTAATATGAGAATTAAATGAAACTATAAATAGTTAAATATAATCTTCAAACATTTCGTTAATGTATCTTCTTGTTCTGTCCCAATCAGGATAATCAGGTATTCTAATATCAATACATTCTAATTCACCATTATAAATCATACTATTAATAAGTGTTGTATATCCACCAAAATATTCTAAAAAAGAGTCAGAATATGTTGCAACCTTATTATTTTCTAAAAATGTTGTTATATTCCCAATAAAATCTCTGATTTTAATATATTGGTCGTATTTGGTTTTTTCACCGACCTTTCTTGGAACTTCATCAATACGACCCTCAAAGTATTCCTCCAAACCATTATAAACGGAATCATAAACCTCATCTTCGTATGCTGTATTTTCAGCGCTGTAATAGACACTTCTCAACTCAGAACCTAAATCTTCCAAATCATTTTTAAAAAGTTCGTTTGATGCGTCACTATCTTTTAATAGGTCGTTTAAATCTTCAGGTCTTATTCTAAAATAACCTTCAGTTTCTTGTATTTCAGATAAGTGTTCAAAAAAGTCCGAATCATAATCCTCTAAAGATAATTCTTGATTTCCTATTTTTTTATAAATAACATCTTTAAGATGTGTAATATTAGAATCATTTAAAACATCTACTGTATCGTATGGTGTCATACTAGAATCATAATACCAATCGTGACCTAAACCTTCATCACTTAAAATTAGTTTTGCAACATGTCTAGAGTCACTATCACCTCTTCTACTACCACTACAAAAATATTCACTTAACTCTTCTCTATCTCTTAATCTTAGATAAAAACCACCATTTCTAATTTCAACATCAGTTATTAGATTTTTAATTATAAAATAAACTGTATCTTCGTAGTTGTCTTCTAAATTTCTTAGAAGTAATAAATTTTTAAGTTCTTCAGGTGAATCATCATAACTAAGATTTGTTAAAACACCATTTTCATCTAAAAAGTTAAATAGTTCATCATCCCAATCACGATGGTCTATTTGACCTAAATCAATTTCATCTAAAAGACCATATTTTTTAACAAACTTAAAAAAAGTAATAAGGTCATTAAAATATGGCTCAATTTCATCTTCAAATTCGCCATCATTAAATGAATCAACTAATTGTCTTGCTCTTTCTAAACTCATATTTTATAAATACTTAAACTCTATAGGTTTATCCTTAAATAAAACTTTTGTATCGCTTAAAATTTCATAATTTCCTATTATATTTTTAAATATATATACGTCATCAACATTGTGAGAAGCAAATATAAAATAATCTACAGGTTTTTCATTCAAACCAACTATATTATATGAAGTAATCAAATAACCATCTTTTGTTTTTTCAAAGTTTGATAAAGGTTTTACTTGAAAATCGGCCTCATTATTTGTTTTTTTATTTTTCATTTTGATGTCAATACCTTTTCTGTCATTTGTAGAACCTGGTAAAGACCTTTTCAAAAGTTCCCAATCAGGAAGTTCTTTTAAAACTTTTGACAAATATTCGTGAGCCTTTCTTTCATTTAGCTCTCCGTTATAAAGAGAGGTTGCATTCAAATCTACCAAATTTTTAAGTATAGGACCTTCTTTGAAAATTTTATTTCTATTTCTTGACATCCATAAAATAAAATCTTTAATACTTTCTTCATTTTTCAATTCATTAGAAGTCTCAGCTCTCCATAGATTTACTAAATATTTTCTTACTTGTGGATTTGTGTCAAAATAATTTATTATTGACCAATCACCACCTTCTTTTTCATAGTCATCAAGTCCTTTTTGTTTCATTAAATCATAGACAGTGTATAAATTTACAAATCCACCACGACCTCTTGTTCCTTTACCCTTTTGATTTGACCAATTTGTATTTCCGTATATATCCTTTAATATAAAAAAAACTTTTTCTTTAAACGCTTTACTAAATTCAGGACTATTAATTGTAATTTTGTTTTGGTCCTTTTCGCCAAAATCTAAATCTAAATAGAGTTGTTCGCCCTCAAGTAGATTCATTAATTTTTTTATTCTTCTTATATCTTCGTGAAGGGAGTTCATTTCAATGATTTAATTTATAAATATCAAATAAAAAAAAAGGTGTCCAATAAGAACACCTATAATTCTAATAATTTAGAAATATTATCTTCTATAATATTTGCTAATAATTTTTTTTACCGACTCTTGAACATTAGAGTTATTTTGAGCGGTGTTTGACCCTTGTTGAGCTTGCTGACCTTGTTGAGTAGTCTGTTGCCCTTGTTGTCCTTGTTGTTTTTGCTTGCATCCACACCCCATGTTAAATGTTTTTTATTAGTTTATTTATTTATAAATAGTTTGTAAAACAACTTTAACTTAAAAAAAATAAAAATCAATTATATTTTTTTCTTATATTTATAAAATATGAAAAATTTTATAAAAAATTTCTTGTTGGAACAAGATGACAATCTTGTAACATTGACTCCTGAACAATATTTAGAAACATTAGAAGATGTTGGAGGAATAGCAGAAAGAATTTCAAAACTTAAACCATATCGTGGTAAAGGTATTGTAATTAACGGTGATTTAGATCTTAGAAACTTCAAAAATGTTGGACCACTTACAGGTATTGTAAGAGTTATGGGAAGATTAGATATTTCTGGAACCAACGTCCCACATCTTAATGGTATTACTGTTGATCGATACATTAGTGATTGGGGATCAACAATGAATACAATAAAGCTAAAAAAACAACGAGAATCTAAAATTTCAGAACTTGATGAATATAGAAAAGATGATGAATGGAATGTTGAAAACGGTGATGATGAATCTGAAAGAACAGAAGCATTATACGAATTTTTAGTAGAAGAAGGAGTCCCAACTTTATACGAAGATGAAAATGGTGAAGAAATAGAAGAAGATAAGTATTTTATTTATCCTAGTGGTCGTGGAAACTACGGTGGAAAACAATACGAATGGTTAGGTGATGATACTTTACAACCAGACACATATGATGTTTATACTCAAGATGAGTTAGATAGTGCCGCTAGAGAATATGTTGAAAGTATAGTAGATGACTTAGGTTATGAGGCATTTATGAGTTGGGTGTGGGATCAAGCAATTGATAGAGAACAGTGGAATAGTTGGTTAGAAAGTTTTTATGAAGATATTATTAGAGACGATCCCGAAAGTTATGATATACCACTTCAACTATCTGTAAATCAACAACATCAAGTGGATCAATTAACAAAAACTATAGAAAACTTAAATAATAAACTAAAAAATCAAGAATTGTCTGACGAAGAATACGAAAACATTGAAAAAAAAATAGAAACGTTAGAAGAAACAATAGAAGAAATCAAAGAAGATCCACAAGGTGGTTATGATGAAGATATGATTGAACAAGAAGTTGCCGATAGAGTCAATGAATATGTTGATGACATAGATGATTTTATTAAAAACTACGGTTATGAAAAAAATTTCATAATGGATTTTGTTGATTTAGATGAGGTTACAGATATTGTCGTAAATAGTGATGGTTATGGTCATTTACTAAACTCTTATGATGGAGAAATGTTTGAAACACAGGTAAATGGTGATTGGTATTTTGTAATGAGATCAAGTTAAATATTTATTTGTTCATCTTTTTGTATTACTTTTTAACACAGAGATGGCAAGAAGAAAAAAAATAGAATTTTTATTAAATACTGATTGGATGTTTGAAAAACCAATTGATCAAGAGTATAAAGAATACAAATTACTTTCCTATTTTCAAAAGATGGGAGAAAAACTTGACAATTTAGAGTTATATCCAGGATTTATTGAATTGTCATTACACTTGATGAATGTTCAAGCTCTTATGAGAGACCATAAAATTCTTTACACCGATAAAAAATTAAACAATATAGATGATGAAATAATGGTTAAGGATCTTAAATTTAAAGACATCCCAACCATGACAAAAGAAGAAACTGAAGAGTTTCAAAAAATACTCAAATATTCTGCACCAAGAATTTTAGAGTATTTTAATATTGCAAAATCTGTATGGACAATTGTTTATGATTCTTTGGATATGAAAATCAAAAGAAATAAAAAAAACATTACAAATTCTAAAGGTTTTTTTTATTTTATTGACAAGGATAAAAAATATTATGTTTGGGAATATGCAATTAAAAAAGAAACAAAATATAACCCACAAGAGATGACAAATATAAAACTAATTTACGAAGATCAGTTGAATGATTTGACATTACCAAAAATTATAAATAATTTTTCTACTCTCAATAGTGAAGATAAAAAAACAACTCCAGTATTTCATATGATAAGTTCAGGTGAGTTTCCAATAAAAGAAACATTACTTCCAATGTTTAAAAGAAGAATTGCTGGATTTATTTTACAAACAAAAAAATTTGAAAATATAAACGAAAATTATTAAAAGTTATGAAAATTATATTAGAGTATGTATGGTTAGATGGATATAAACCAGAACCAAATTTAAGAAGCAAAGTTAAAGTTGTTGATTATGATTCAGTAGCTACCGCTTTTTTAGATGGCAATTTTCCAACTTGGAACTTCGATGGTTCATCTACATCGCAAGCAGAAACAGGAAATTCAGATCGAATGTTAAAACCAGTAAGACATTATATTAGAAATATGCAATCAACAATTTATGTCTTATGCGAAGTTTTAAATCCTGATGGAACACCACACGAATCTAATAAAAGAGCTAAAGTCGCTGAAGGATATGAAGATCTTTGGTTTGGTTTTGAACAAGAATATTTTATTCGAGAAGAAGTTAATGGAAACATTTTAGGTCATAAAAGAAATATTTTAAAAGGTCAGGGTGAATATTATTGTGGGGTTGGACATAACGTAATTGGTCGTGACTTTGTTGATGAACATTTGAATATGTGTTTAGATTACGGAATCAACATTACAGGTATAAACGCAGAAGTTGCTTTAGGTCAGTGGGAGTATCAAGTATTTTCACAAGGTAAATTACAAGCAGGAGATGATCTTTGGATGACAAGATATTTTCTATTAAAAACTTCAGAAAAATATGGATATCACATTGAATTACACCCCAAACCAATCACACACGGAGAGTGGAACGGATCAGGACTTCACACAAACTTTTCAACCGATTTAATGAGAAACCAAAAAAACAATACAAGTTTTACTGAAAGAGAAGAATACTTTAAATCTTTATTTTCAAGTTTTGAATCAAGACATTATGAACATATTAAAAATTATGGATCACAAAACGATTTAAGACTAACAGGACAATTTGAAACACAATCTATTGATAAGTTTAGTTGGGGTGTATCAGATAGAGGGGCATCGATTAGAGTTCCACAATCTACGGCAGAAGATTGGACAGGTTATTTAGAAGATAGAAGACCAGGATCAAACGCAGACCCTTATAAAATTATAAATCAAATTGTTCTTTCATTAAAAAATGCTGAAGCAATTAATGAAATGAAGTATAAAATTAATTATAAAGTTGATGTAAATGATTTAGATAAAAAATATGGAACATTAACAAGTAATGAACTATTAAATGAATATCAAAATGATGAAGATTATTTGATAGATTCAGAAACCATGAAAGGATCAAATATACCAACTGAAGAAATTAAATTTGATTTAAATGGAAAACAATAAAGAACAAGTAAATCACCCACAACATTATGGCGGAGAAGATAACACTTACGAAGCCATTAAAGTGATCGATGCTTGGGATCTAGGGTTTAGTTTAGGAAATACAATAAAATATATAAGTCGTGCAGGAAAAAAAGGAAAAAACAAAGAATTGGAAGATTTATCCAAAGCAAAATGGTATCTCGAACACCACATCGAACAACTCAAACAAAAAATCAACAATGAACAAGGAAATTAGTGTTTTAGACGCACTAACCACACCAAATGAATTAATTCGTGAAACTTTGATTAATTTTACATGGGGATTTTTAGGAAACTCTATCGTTGTTTTTGCTTCAAAAGAACTGGACTTATTAGTTTTGATTAACTATATTGTCTATTACATTTTAATTTCTTATATTGTTAATAGAAAAAAATACGACACAATACTTGGAAAATTTATTGTTCTTCCTGGATCAGCAGCCGCAGGTGCCTTTACAGGATATAAAGTCGCACAATTATTAACAACAATTATTTAAAAAATGATAGAAACAAATAAAATTATAAACGGAGATTGTATTGAGGTGATGAAAACATTACCTGAAGGGTGTGTTGATTTAGTTGTGACAAGTCCTCCTTATGGAGTTGGAATCGATTACGATGTTCACCAAGATGACGTTGAATTTGATCAATATATTGAATTTGCTAAGTCTTGGTTGTCTGAGGTGTATAGAGTGTTAAAAGATGATGGACGAATCGCTTTAAACATACCTTATGAAATTAACAGACAAAAAAAAGGGGGTCGTATTTTCTTTGTTTCTGAAATGTGGCAAATCATGAAAGAAATTGGATTTGGGTTTTTTGGTATTGTAGATCTTGAAGAACAATCACCACATAGGAGTAAAACTACAGCTTGGGGATCTTGGATGAGTCCTAGTTCGCCATACATTTATAACCCGAAGGAATGTGTAATTTTGGCATACAAAAACAAACACATCAAAAAAGTCAAAGGACAACCTGAATGGACTGGTGAATTAACTGAAATTGAAAATGAGGATGGAACTAAAAGAAACAAAATGGTTTATAGTGAATCTGACAAAAAAGAATTCATGGAACTTGTTTTTGGTCAGTGGAATTACTTTGCAGATACTAAATCACTCACCAAAGCGACTTTCTCGCTTGACATACCGACCAAAGCAATTAAAATATTGTCCTACAAAAACGATATAATTCTTGATCCTTTCGCTGGTAGCGGGACCACTTTAGTCGCCGCAGAAATATTGAACCGCAGATGGTTAGGAATTGAACTATCAGAAAATTATTGTGAAATCGCGAGAAAAAGAGTCCAGCATTTTGTAGATGAAAAAACTAAGGTAAAGATTGAAGATTTAAATTAATTCAACAAAATCACCCTCTTCTATTTTATATTTTTTACAATCACCGCCACGTAATTCTAAAATCATATCGCCATCTCCCATATAATGCTCACAGGTATCTGAAAAACATGGTTTACAATTATGATGAATTTTAGAAATTACATTGTCTTCCATAAAAATTATATCCAAAGAAATTACACAATTTTTCATCCAAAATGAATGTGGTTCGTTTTTCATAAAAAACAACATACCATCAAAAGATTTGTCAAATTTTTTTCCCATCATACCTTTTTGAGTATCTTTGGAAGTTAATACACATTTAACATCGAAAAGATTATTATTAATTTTAACCTTCATATTTATAAATACTATGATTGAATTTAAAAAATGGTCTGGAGTTATATTAAAACATAAAGACGAAGTATTACTTTGTAAAAGAGCACCCGACAAATCATTACCAAACATTTGGTCCATTCCATCAGGAAAAATAGAAAGTGGTGAGTCACCAGGAGTTGCGGCATTACGGGAGTTTTATGAAGAAACAAATTTAAAACTAAATAAAAATTTAGATTTTGTTGGTTTTTTAAACAAGTATAAAAAAAACAAAACAAAAAAAGGACACATGTTTGTTTTTTTATTTGATTCTGACAAAAAACTTGAACCAGATCTTAAAGAAGCAAAAGATGGTTGGGAACATACGTCTTGTAAATATTTTAAACAAGATGAAATACCAAAACAAAAAGGTAATGAAGAACTTTTGGAAATTTTAAATAAAATTTTCTAAAACTTTTTTTATTTGAAAGTTTTTATTATATTTGTAGAAATAAACAACAATGATTAAATCAACATTCAACCACAAGATTACAATAATGAACGAAAAGTTCGGAAATTTATTAACCGAATCGTTTGTTGATCCAACGCAATTCAAAATCTTTTTAAAAATGGTCGATGGGGCCTTGAACCTTAATGAGGATCTATCTTATTATGATGGAAACACTTTTTTGGTTCATATCCCTTTCAAAATCTTAAAAGATTCGGTAATTTTAACAAACGTTGTTGAGGTTACTTTAAGTGAACAAATTAGAAATAAAATTGAAACATTAGTATAACATGAAAAAAGCGGCATTTCTTTTATTATTGATTTTGGCAATAACTTCTTGTGTGAAACAAGATATTAAACCACAACAACCATTGGCACCACAACCTATTATCACAGACACAACCACTGTTGATTCAACAATTAGTTTAAAAAACACCACTTGGGTCATAACAAAAATATTAAATACAAGTTTCAATCAAGAAACAAGATCAGACACACTTGTTTTTGTTTCAAAAACTGTTTATTCTTTTAATGGTGTTCAGTCAACATATAATTTATATCCAAACGTTTTTGGTTATTCATTAACATTAAACAACACACCTTGGGGTCATATTAGTGGAACTATTTATGATTACAATTTAATTCAAGGTTTAATAGAAAATTGTCAATTCAAAAACTATTTTACAGGACAAAATAGTGTTAAAATTTGGATGGTAAAACAATAGTTTCTTTGTTATCTTTAAAACAAAGTGGTGGAGAGAAAGATGACACATTCGGTGTCGACCAAAAAAAGGTGGAGATTACTTCACCTTTTTTTATTTTTATAGTATTTATATTAAAAATATAATTTCATGAGAAACAATTTTATACTAACAGAAGAAGAATCAAAAAGAATTTTGTCTCTTCATAATAAAGAATTTTTCTTAAACGAGAAAAAAAATAACAACAATCTAAACGAACAAATTTCATCAGGTGTTGTAGGAAGTGCTGCTTTAGGATTCAAGTTATATGGTATTCCAGGAGCGGTGATAGGAGCTTCTTTAGGATTATTGGGTCAATCATATGGTTCAAGCGAAGGTGTTAAAAAAATTTTCCAAGCTTGTAAAGCTCAAGGTGTTGGTCCACAAACTTTAAATGGAAACGTATTGGATAAACTTGTAAAAATAATATGGGATGCTGGAGGTGTTGGTGGATATAACACAAATGAAGAAGCAATTAAGAAAGCCCTTAAATCAATTCCAACTATACCTGATTTATGTGCCCTTTCAACAAGATTTGCTGAAAATCATCCAGGTAGAAAATTGTTTGATTTTTTAGACCTAAATTTTGATGATGATGAACAATGGAACGAATTTGTGTATCAACCATTACTTACTGCTGTTAGAAAATCAAGAGAGTTGGCAAAAGTCGCGGCAAAAACACCAAAAACACAACAAGTAAATCAAGTAAATCAAGTAAATCAAGTAAAAAAAACAACTACTTCTAAAAAAGGTGGTAGTAAATCAACAAGATATACCTTTGATTTTAATACAATTATGAAAGAAATTGAATCTAAGTGTAAGACTGTTGGTTCATCTCAACAAACAACAACACCAGCAGGAACTTCAACAGGAGCACCAACACCCGAAGTTGGCCCAGCAATAACTAAAGATGCATATCAAACATTCATCGCTTAATAAAAAAAATAAACATGAGTAAAATTAAACTAACCGAAGACCAATATAAAAGATTAAAAAATAATTTAATCGAAAGTTCAATTTTAAATGAACAAACTTCAGATCAAGTTATGCAAGTTCAAAAAAAATTAAATTCTTGTTTCAATGCTGGATTAACTGAAGATGGTATTGCTGGAGAAAACACAAAAAAGGCAATCGAAAAATACACATCTTACAGATTCTAATTTTTTTTAAAAAATAAAAAAAAGATTTCAAATAAGTCAAGAGGAAAAAAATAGAATTTTAAATCTTCACGAATCAAGAAAAATTAAAGAATGGAACTTGATAACTGAACAAGTAACAGGAAATCCCCAACCACCTGTTGTTGGTGCAACTCCGCCCGCAACATCAGTTACAAACATACCTATTCAAACAACAACTGTCATAATAATTTAAGACAAATGATTTAAACCTTTTACGTAGTTTAAGGTTTATGTTTTTTTATTTGTTATATTTATTAATATGGGAAATATTATCATCACCAAAAATCAATTAAAACTAATTACTGAAGCTTTAGGAGTTCCAGATAACATCTTAAATGCTGCTGATAAATTATATGACCTTGTTTTAAAAAAATTAAAATCAATTAAAACAAAAGAAGACGAGTATAATTTTGATGGTAGATTTATTTTTGTAATAGGAGACAATAAAAAAGTTTTTTTAAATTCTTATACTTTAAAAATTGTTACAGAAGAAATTTCTAATGAAGAAGGTGTTTTAGATATAACGTCGATGGCTATGGGTGGAAGATTTGCGTTTAATCGAGATAAATTTTTAAAAGAAATAGAACCATCAGGCACTTTAGATTTAACAATAACTTTTGCTGTTGGTGAAAATTGGGAACCTCATCAATTATATGAAAAATTAGAAGAAGAACGAGACGAACAAGTAGCATCTTTGGCTCATGAATTAAAACATAAATACGATAAACAAGTTAATATATTTAGTAAAGTTGGACCTGACGCCAAATATCAAGCAACACAACAAAGAGGAACTTTTGCAATACCTGTTATTGATAACGTCTTTTACAGGTATATGTATTTTATTCATGGAATTGAAAATTTGGTTAGACCAACTGAAGTTGCATATTCTTTGAAAAGAAAAAAAATAACTAAATCACAATTCAAGGACTTTATTGAAAATAACAGAGTTTATAAAGAATTATTAGAAATAAGAAATTTTACTTTTGAAGATTTTATTTCAAATCTAAAAGAACAAGAAGAAAGAATGGACAAACTTATAGAACATATTGGTGAAGACCCTTCTGATATGACAATTAAAGAAAAAATTGACAAAGTTTTAGAAATTGTTTATATTGATTTAGTAAATAACAGACTGGAAATGTTTTTTAGAATGACTGAACACGGAATGGATGATATGTTAAAATTTGGTGCTCAAATTGGGTTATTACCAAATGAATTACAAGGGGAAGTTGAAAAGTTGGGTAAAACCAATGAAGTTAGACAAAAATTTTTAAACCAAACTACTAAATACCAAAAAAACCCAACTAAATTTTTTGAAGATGAATTTGAAAAATTTAATTATGTTGCAAATAAAATGATTAAAAAAATTGTCAAGTTATATGATATGGCTGAAGATGATAAAGAAATGACAGAATCAATACAGAATTGGGATCTTCACCAACAAATTATGGAAAAAAAATATGGAAAAAGAAAAATCGAAACTAAATACAAAAATTGGAATTTTAAATAAACTTATCTTAATTACTTCATTATTTTTTGTTTCTTTTATATCAACACCAAATAATTACGAAGGAACCGCATCTTATTACGGACAACATTGGACAGGAAGATTAACTGCTTCAGGTGAAAGATTTCATGCCGATAGTTTAACGGCCGCTCATAAACACTTTAAGTTTGGAACAATTCTAAAAGTTGTAAATCAAAACAACGACTCAGTATGTTATGTTAAAGTTAATGACAGACTACCAAAAAGTTCAAAATTTATTATTGATCTTAGTTATGGAACGGCTAAAAAACTTAATTTTATTAAAAGAGGTGTTACAAAAGTAACCTTAATTCCTGTTGATACTGTAAAAATTAAAAAATAATCAACCAAATAGTTGTTTTGCTCAATTTACGAGTTTTTCTGTTTAAAATTTAAGTGTTTTCGTGTATTTATTAAAAACTCGACCGGCCCATGGTAGATGGGGGTTTCCAGTAAGGATTCTTCAAGTGAGTGTAAAATTAATTTATTAAAAAATTTTATACGCTATGAGAAATGCTTTACTTTATTTGTTTTTGTTTTTATCAAGTTTTTTTTATTCACAATCATGCACCCATACTATTAAACTCACCGATACTTGGGGAGATGGTTGGAATGGAGGTTATGTTTCTGTTTCTGTTAATGGTATTACAGTTCTAACTAACATAACACTTGCTTCAGGTTATGGACCACTAAACTATAATTTCTCAGCATCTTCAGGCTCAACAATTCGTGTTTTTAGAACAATTGCAGGGTCATATCCTTCTGAAATGAGAGTTCAGATAGTAAACAATGTAGGAACTGTCCTGTTAAACACCATTCAACCTGTAATTGGAACGGCAACTTCAGGAGGACAAACTTGTATAGGAAGTTGTGGTGTTGCTACACCAGGATGTACAAATACTAGTTCATACGGATCGGCGGTTGCTCCAAACACACCTACAACTGTTACAATTTCAAGTTGTAACTTTCAAAGTGAATATTCAACCGTATCAGGAGTAGTTGCCGGACAAACGTATCAGTTTGGATATAGTCTGGGTGGTTATATAACTGTTCATACAGGAACATATAACGGACCAATCGTTGCTTATGGAACTGCTCCTCTTAATTGGGCTTCATCCTATACAGGAACCGTTTATGTTCATTACAATACAAATTCTAGTTGTGGAACTGCGTCTTCATGTGGAACATCTACCGTTAGTTGTATAACTTGTTCGGCTCCTTCTGCTCCGGCAAACGACTTGGTTTGTAACGCTTATTCAATATCATGTGGTCAATTACTTTCGGCCACTACTGTAAATGCTACTAATAGCGGAACTGGAGAAAATAATACTTGCAGTGTAACACAAACAATGCCAGGTGTTTGGTTTAAGATTACAGGGACAGGTCAAATTATGACGGCTTATCTTTGTAACACAGTTTGGGATAGCAAAATCTCCGTTTTTAGTGGACCTAACTGCTCATCACTTACGTGTGTTGGAGGAAATGATGATAACGGGCCAAGTTGCCTTTCAACTTCCGCTTCATATCAATGGACATCAGTTCCAGGTCTTACTTATTACATATTGGTTCATGGATATAGCACTAATAGCGCTTTTCAGATTGGTCTTATTTGTACTACCCCACCACCACCAGATCCTACTTCTATTTCTACAACACAATCAACAATATGTAATGGTCAATCTACAACATTAACCGCAAACGGAGCAAGTGGAACTGTATATTGGTATACTGGAGGTTGTGGCACGGCGCAAATCGGAACAGGAAATTCAATTACCGTTTCACCAACTACCAACACAACCTACTATGCAAGAAACTATAATGGAAGTCAATTTAGTACAAATTGTGTATCTACGTCAATTACAGTAAACCAAGTGCCTACTGTCAGTGTCACATCTTTATCAAATACAATTTGTCTTGGATCATCAACTCAACTTAATTGTAATGTTTCAGGTATATCTGTTCCTGCGAATCTGGTGGTAACAATTTCAAGTGGTGGATTTATGGATGAAACAAGTTGGACATTATATAATAGTTTAGGGTCTTTAATTGGTTCAGGAGGAAATTATTCTTTAGGATCTACAAATACCATAACAATTGGATCAACAGCAAATGGACCTTATACATTTTCAATTGAAACTCAAGGAACTTTTAATGACAACACAGCAACTTTTCTAATTACTTGTAATGGAGTGACTATTTCGAGCGGAAGTTTAGGTGGAGGTCAAGTTGTAAATCAATCGGTCAATACTTGTTCTACAACTCCACCAATTACTTACTCATGGACACCATCAGCATCACTTAATAATTCTTCAATTTCAAACCCAACTGCGACTCCAACTACAACAACTACTTATACAGTCATTGCCACTTCAAATGGATGTTCAAGCTCTTCAAGTAGAACAATTACAGTTAACCCATTACCATCAGTTGGTGCCGGACCAAATCAAACAATTTGTTCAGGATCAGGAGTATCTTTAAACGGTTCAGGAGCAACCACTTACTCTTGGAATAACGGAGTAACAAATGGAGTTACTTTTTATCCAAACGGAACACAAACCTATACTGTAACAGGAACAAATTCAAATGGATGTTCCAATACCGCATCAACAACAGTTACAGTAGTTTCAGCACCTGTTGCAAATGCAGGTCAACCGGAGACTGGAGTTTCTACTTGTGGTATCAATCAGGTTCAGTTAGCAGCTAACACGCCACAAGCAGGTCAAACTGGAACTTGGATGGTTTTTAATGGAGTTGGAGGTTCTTTTTCAAACGTAAATTCACCTACATCAACATTTACAGGAAATTACGGACAATCTTATACATTACAATGGACTGTTACTAATGGACAATGCTCAACTTCATATCAAAAATTAGTTACATTTAATCAGCCAAATGCGGCTTCACTTGGAGCAAATATAGGTTCATTTGATTTATTATGGGGAGGTTTAACATCTACAGATTGGGCAACTTCTACAAATTGGTATGAAAAACAACCAGCAGGTCATTTTGTTAGAATGTCAGGAAATGCTCAACCAACAAACTCAAGTCAGGTATTTACATTAAATCAAGCAAACGGTGGTATTTGTATTGGAAATACAAACCCAACTTTAACTACAAGTGGAAACGCTTATGATGTTTTTGTAAATCCAGGAATAACTTTAAATCTTACAAATGATAGTTTACATATATATCATGACATTGTTAATAATGGAACGTTGACCGCTAGTAATGGAACCGTTAGTTTTGTTGGAAGTCAAAATTCATCTTTTATTGGAACAGGAACTTCACAACTTTTAAATATGAAAGTAAATAAAACGGGAGGAGCAACCCTTACCTTAAACCATCCTGTAGTAGTAACAGGAAACTTGAATATGATTCAAGGAAATATTTTTACAACACCAACTAATTTATTAACATTAGGTTCAAGTAGTTCAAATTCTGGAACTTTAACATATAACACAGGAACAATTGTAGGACCATTTAAGAGGTTTTTTAATAACCTACCTACAAACGGTATTGAAGGATTTTTTCCTGTTGGAACATCAACCTATAATAGATATTCAAACATCAATTTTACTTCATCGCCAGGTGTAAATCAATCTTTAACCGTTAGATATAATACAGGAGCTCCTATTGTTAATGGAAGTCCTTTATATAACGGATTACCTTTAACAATTTCAAATTCACTTATTCAAAACTATTCTATTGATGGTTATTGGGAAGTAATTCCAAATGGTGGAAATTATTCATCTAGCATAAACTCAACACCATATAATATTACGTTTTTTGCAAATAACATAACTGGTATGACAACACCACAGATTTGTAGAATTATAAAATCACCAGGGTCAAATCATACTTCTTGGCAATCCTGTGGAACACATGTAACAATTCCTCAAAACGCAAACCCACAATCATTTTTGATATCAAGTAATAACACACAAGGGTTTAGTTGGTTTAATATTGGAACTCCAAACTCACAAGCACTTCCAGTTGAGTTATTATCTTTCAATGGAACTTGTAGTGATAATTTAATTACTTTAAATTGGAAAACAGCAACTGAACATAACTCAGATTATTTTGAAATTCAAAAATCAAGAGATGGAATTAATTGGTCTAAATTGACCACTTTAAATTCAGTTGGCAATTCAAATCAAATAACAGATTATACAACAAAAGATGAAAATGCGATCGATGGAAATAATTATTATAAATTAATTCAATACGACATTGACGGACAATTTAAAGAACATGGTCCGATAAATGTTGTTTGTAATGGAAATTCAAAAGGTTATTTTTCAATATTTCCAAATCCAAGTTCAGGCGATTTTCAAGTTGTATTAAATAATAAACAAATGATTGGTGATGGAACTTTAATAGTTAGAGATTCAAAAGGATCTGAAGTTTTTTCTTTAAATGTAAGTATTATTAAAGGTATTAACCTATTTGATGTGTCAAATATTAAATTACCATCAGGAGTTTATTATGTGTCAGTGTTCTCGACCGAAAACTCAACCGAGACATTGAAACTAATAATTAGATGATTTTAATATTTATAATAGTTCTTACTTCATTTGTTTTAAGATTTTTATTGATCGATATTTATGAATTTTTTTCATATATGTGGAATGAAAATAAAAACCTTACTGTGATAATACTTCTTATTTTATTTTTTCTAATTTTTTATTTTTTTTACAATTTATTTTTTTTAATTCAAATAACTTACGTATATTTGTTTTTATGAAAATGAGTGATTTCGAATTTGCCGAAAAGTTTTTATTATCTTTGAATGTTGGCGAAGGATACAACGATGTAATCGTTACCAAAAAAACAAAAAAAAGAATACACCTGTCTAATGGTAAGATAGTTTCAATTAAGAATGGAGGTAATTTTTTGTATATTCATTCGGCAAAAAACGGAATAGGTCAAATTCTTAGAGATATTGAGGGGTTTTTAATTTATAAAATTCATTGCTAATATGAAAAAACCCTGTAAAGAATGCCCACACTTAATTTCTAATCGTCATAATGATATGATTGTTGATTTTGGTCGTAGGACCAACAAACGTCATAATTGTCATATGACAGAAGGAAAAAAAGATTTGTGGAATGTTAAAAACGAAAAATTAGAATGTTATGGTTCAAAAAATAAAGAAGTTTAGATTACCAAGAAAAACCAAAAAAAGATTAGAAAAAGATTTCTATACTTATCCAAAAGATAATTTAAATTCTTATCTTGTGGCTTGGCCATCTAAATACGAAGAAGATTACGTAGCTTATAAAAAAGGAATATTAACAGGGTTAAAACAAGAATCAAAAAAAAGGTTAAAAGATGAAAAGTAGAGAAGTAATTTACGGAGTTTGTGATAAGACAGGATCGTGCGAGACGTATTTTGGATTCTTCAAAACAAAAGAAGATGCCGAACACGAGGTTGAAGTTCAAGCCAATAGACTAAAAGAAGACTTGGGTTGGATGAATATTGAAATAAAAAAAGATAGAGCCATAGTTGAAGGAAAATTAGTAGTAGTAATTCATCAATTTGTTCTTCGATGATTAAAAAATATTTGATTGTATTTTTTTCTGCTCTAATATTAGAAGTAGGAAGCACATGTTACATATCGGTAGTTAGTGATAAAAATTATCTTGGAATGTTATTTTTTGCACTTATCGGCCCATTTTTATCATTACCTTTTGTAGGATTTATGATTGAGTCAAAAACTTGGAACGAAAGATTAAAATTGGCATCATGTTCAGGACTTGGATATTTGTTTGGGTCCGTTGTTGTTATAATATTTTTAGAATTATTAAAATGAAAAAAGAAACTAAATTTGGAACTTATATAGAAAGAGAAAACGACCCTACAAAATTGACTGGTGATAAAATCAAGGTCTTTGTGGAGAGATTGAAAAAAATTGGAATTGAGGTTAAACTTATGGGTAATTACCCATGGGTTTATATTCACGAAATCTGTGGCATCAAAGTGAAAGAGAGATTTAAAGGAAATCATGGGTTTACTTTGATATTTCTACCTCCTAGACTTGATAGTCCTCCATCAGAATTTACTGATATTAAAGAAATTTTTAAATTAATTAGAAAGTATGTTGAAAAAGACGCTTTATACTAAAATTAAAATATTATGGAAAATTTAAATAGCGTATGTTATGTTGGTTTAGTTTGTGAAATAAAACCAATAGAAGGGGCAGATAACATAGAACTTGCGGTAGTTGGTGGTTGGAATGCAATAGTTAAAAAAGGTGAATATAAAGTAACTGATTTGGTTGTTGTTGCGACTACCGACGCTGTAATACCATTGAAACTTTCTGATGGTTTGGGTGTGACAGGATACTTGAGAAAAGGTCAAAGAGTTAGAACTGTAAAACTTCGCGGAGTATATTCTGAATGTTTAATAATACCAATAGGTTTTGTTCCTGATAAATACAGATATGAAGGATCTGATTGTATGGAATTACTTGAGGTTTCCAAATACGAACCGCCAGTTAAGATGGTTGAAATGAGTGTTGGAGGTAGAAAGGTTAAATACCACCAAAATCCTAACTTCCACGTTTATTATAAGTTTCCTAACTTGAAGAATGTTCCTGAGTTATTCACCGAAGAAGATGAGGTTGTTATCACTCGTAAAATGCACGGAACAAATGCTCGTTATGGTATAGTAAGAAAGAAAAGAATAAGTCTTTGGGATCGTGTTAGAAAGTTCTTTGGTAATGAATGGGTTGAATTCGATTATGTCTATGGATCCCACAATTTAGAGAAAGGATCTACATCTCAAGGATTTTATTCTACTGATGTTTGGAGAACTGTGGCAGAACAATACAATATCCAAAACAAACTTTGGAAGTATGTTAAAGAATATTACACCCCTGAAAGATTGGGAACCGGTATAGTAATCTATGGTGAGATCTATGGACATGGAATACAAAAAAATTATGACTATGGATTAAGTGATATTCGTTTTTCTGGATTTGACGTTGAGGTTGATGGGTTTTATCGTGAGTTTCTAGTTGAAAGGGGAATATTTAATGACTTAGATTTACCTGTGGTTGATTTACTTTATCAAGGTAATTGGAATAAAGAAACTCAAGATAGTTTTGTATTTAACAATTTTATTGAAGGAACCAAAGTTCCGCACGAAGGTGTTGTTGTAAAACATATCAGCGGTGATCGTCAAAAAGTTGGAAAAGTTATCAATCCTGATTATCACATATTCAGCGAAAAAAACAACGTAGGTGACTCCCATTAACTTGATGGAATCACCTTTTTTTATTATAATTTAAAAAAAGAAAATATTATGGCAACATTTTGGAAAGAAACAGAAATAAGTTTGGATGTTAATGAAATTTATGATAATTTATCAGATCGAGAAATAAAAAAATTGATTGATTTTTTTGTTGAAGACGGTTTTGTAATTTCTAAAACTCCTTATGAAAATAAAAGTTTGAACTTATTAGATAAAGAGTGGGAGACCGCAATTCTCACCTTAAATGAAAATAGACATAGACTCTCAAAAGAAGACGAAGAAATAATTAAAAACATTTCAAACAAATTGTAATGAAAGAAGAGTTGTTAGTTAGATTTGCTAACGAAAGTTTATACTATACAAGAATAGAAATTGATCTTGAAAAAATTAAAAATGTTTTAGTTTTTCCAAATGAAGTTTTTTTTTCAGTAGATGATATTAGAGTGGCAATAAAAAAAGAAGATTGGAATAATTTACAAGAAAAATATAAAGAATGGAAGATTACACATTAGAAAATTATATAAAAGACTTAAAACACATTAGTGTTAATGAAATTGATGAAACAAACAATATTTATATTGAAAATTTAAATCAAGATAAAAATGATAAACCAATTAACAATTCGCCAACATGTTGGGGAACTTTACAAGATGAAGAATTTGTTCCTGCATTTACATCAGTTCAAAAAGTTCCGGCGGGTATTTATGAAATAGTATGGAACAGACAAGTAAATTCACACGCATTAAAAAAACAACCATTCAAAACAGATGAACTATATCAATTGCCATCTTATGAAATACAAGATATTCTTAAAGACATTCAAAATTTTTGGGATCGTAAAGACAAATATAGAAACTATAACTTTGTTCATAAGCGTGGCATTTTAATGTATGGAGAACCAGGTTGTGGCAAATCAGGAATAATTCAACTAATATCAAAACAACTTATTGAAAATGATGGAATTATAATTAACGTAAAAGATCATGATGATATTGATTATTTTATTGATTTTATTTCAACATTTCGAAAAATTGAAAAAGAAAGACCTTTAATTGTGATATTAGAGGACATTGATTCAATCGCGGGTGAAAATAGTCATTCAACTAGTAGATTATTAAATATCTTAGATGGTGTAAAACAAATTGAAGACGTTGTTTATATTGCGACAACCAACTATCCTGAAAAACTACAAGAACGAATTACAAACAGACCTTCTAGATTTGATAGACGATACAAAGTTGAACTACCAAATAAAGAAATAAGAGAAGCATATATTAGACACAAACTAAAAAATGAAGATCTCAAAAGCGTTGATATTCAAGAATGGATAAAAAGAACTGAAGGAATGTCACTTTCACACTTGAAAGAAGTTGTAATTTCAACTATAGTTATGGGAAGAGAATTTGAGGAAGTGATGGATAACCTCGAAGGACTAAAGAAAGCACCATCAATAAAAGGAACAGGTAAAGTAGGATTCGCACAATGAAAAAACAAATTTATTACATACCATTATTTTTAATGTTGTTTATTATAATGGTTATAAGTTTTTATCTAAAACAAGAATTAGGATTTATAATGTCTTCCATGTCAATTTTTTTGTTGGCAGAGATATATTATTTAAGATTTTTAAAATAAAAATGATATGATCAGATTATTTATTCAAAATAGTCATTCGATTAACAAAATTTAAAAAAATGAAATTAGAAATTAATAAAAAAACTTTTATGTATACAACTATAAAACTTATAGTCATGTATGTTTATATTATACTGACTAGTTGTAAATCAAGTAAGTCTAATTGCGATGCTTATGGAAACAACAACATAAAAAATGATTCAATCAAAATTAAAGTTGAACATTGTCACATAGAAAAAGAAAACTATTGTTACTATTCTATTGATACAATAAAATTTGTAAAATAATTTTATAAAGTTTTTGGTTGAAACAAAAATATTACTATCTTTGTATTGTAATCAATTAAACACTTTATATGTCTACCATCACTCAAGTTCAAAATTATCAAGGATCTAACTCTTTTGTTTTAAAAATGAAAGATGTAATAAAAAAATACGGTTCCTTAACTTCTAAACAAGAAGCTGCTATTGAAAAAATCTTAAACGCTCCTGTTGAAGCAAAACAAGTTGAGTTAACAGACGACATGAAAAAAATTCAATCTTACGCAGGAGAAAACTCTTTTGTAAAAGAGATTCAATCTAAACTTGAAACCTATGGTAAATTGTCCGACAAACAAGTGTTAGCAGCAATCAATCAAATAAAAAAAGAAGAAACAAAAGCGGCCACCAAACAAATGAATGTCCCCACTGAAGGAGACACCATCCAAGTTGGTCGTCGTATTGGTCAACAAATGAAAGAAACTTATGGTTTGGAGTTCAACCCAACTATCTTGGACATTACTAAGGTTTTGGCAATTTCGCCTAAAGCAGTAAAGTTCTCAGGTAAAATGACCGTAAAAAGAGCTAAAGTTTGTGTATGTTGTGCTAAAAGTTTAACCGACGAGTTTTCAATGTTGACCACAATGGGTAAAACATGTGCTAAACACATGGGTGTTGAATACATTAAAGATAAGAGTCAAGCGGATCGTTTTCGAAAGGACTATTTAAAAAGAGTTGAAGAAATAGGAGAAATGATCTTCTGGGTTCCAAAATCTCAACTTAAAAATTGGGAAGGTAACTCCAACTTCTTACTTGAAATTTTATAATTGAATCCCCACTTTTAATGTGGGGTTTTATATTTATAACATATGGATACATTAATAGAAAGAGTTATTAGACAATATTTGTTTGAAACAAAAAAATTCCCAAAACAAAAAGGAAATAAAATTTATAATAATATAATGTATAAAATAATATCAACGTATCATCAATGGTTTGATAGACACGGTGATAATTCTTATGATGAAAATTATGATTTGTTTTTTGAAAAAAATCTTTCAGATGAAAATTACAGAGTAGGTGTTCCAGATAAAATATTAATTCCTATAATTGAAAATAAAATACAAAAGATTATAGAAAGTTTCAAAACCCACAATCCATGTAATAAAAGAATTATTTTTACAAAAGAAAGAAATGACAATCAAGATGAAGAATATTTTGATTTTGTTGAGTTTGTTTTACAAAAAGATGAAAATGAATTAAAAATTATAAGTTCAGCATTTTCTGAAGACGGTAATTTTTTATATTTTGGTGTTAGACCAAGAACTAAAAAAGAAAATTTAAAAGAAAATTCATGTAAAAGTGGTGAAATAGTTGTGGAGTTGTAAAAAATTACTATCTTTGTATAAGAATTGATTGTTATTGGTTCAATCATTAAAAAATACCAATCGTAGGGTGTCTGGCGTAATCCGACACAGGTTGAAAATCCCACCCCTAGGTAAAATTAATCCCCATCTTAATGGTGGGGATCTTTTTTTAAGAGACCCCATCCTCAGTGGTGGGCTTTTAGGACCGTTGTCTGTTAAGGCAACAATCAAAAGGGGGAATTCGCTACTCCCCCTTTTTTATTTAATTAAATTGACTATTATTTGTTTATGTGGGGTATATTGTATATATTTGTAGTATTATTTTTATCAATTGTAAAAATAAAAAGAAAACTTAGACAATGATGAAAAGAACAATTCAAAAACTACTTCTTTGGTGGTCGTTTAGATTTCCAAAGAAAAAACGAAAATCAATTTGGGATCTTTAAATTATACAATATGACAGATAAAGAAATGAATGAGTTTTTGGAATCCATTGGAGGATTAGAAAACGGATATTACACTGATAGAAAACCAATTAAAGATTCATCTTTTTTTGATGTTGGATCTGGTTGGTATTCACTAATTAAGGATCTTATAATTGATCTAATAGAATTAGGATGGGATAAACAAACTTGTCAGGTGAAGGAAAAGTTTGGTGGACTTAGATTTTATATAAACTCCGCATCAGATGAGGTTCATAAAAGAATAAGTGAAGCTGAAAATCTAAGTTATAAAACCTGTGAGACCTGTGGTGAAAAAGGTGAATTAAGAACAAATATCGGTTGGCACACCACGTTATGCGACACACACTATGAAAAACATAAATCAAATATTCAAAAATAATAAAAGTTTAATCGACCATCCTGAAGTTCAGGACCTGATTGAGTATTGTGTTGACTTGGAAGGACAAGTTTTAGAAAATAAAATTGATGATACTTATAATAAAGAAGAGATTTATTTACAGATATTAAAAGACATCTATAATAGTTGTTGTGATACTTTAACTGATAATGAATTGGCTCAAAGATTTAAAGAACAACCAAAAATAAACTTTGAACAATCTGTAATAAATTTAAAAAAATACATGGAGGTCGTATCAGAATTATACGGTATAAGATTATGAGTGAAACAACAAAACAAAAAGTAAAAATGATTATGGTTGATGAAAAACCATATATCGTATCGTTAGAGAAAATTGAAATAGGAGATAAAGTAATCGTCACAGTCGCAGGTCAACACGGATCACTAATTAACTGTGAAAATGAAACCATATACAATTTGGTAACACAAAATAAATTATCTTCAAATCAAGCTTACAAAGTATTCATGGAACCTGAAAACGTTAAATTTCAACCAGAACAGATTGAAAAGATTTTGGAAAACGAAGGTATTATGGATGTTGAGTTTGAAAATGGGGTGTATAAATATAGCATCTAATGCTCAACTTGGAAGCACAAATACAATTTTATGGAATCATATCCGTAATTCTAATTATTTGTTGTCATCTTGTTTATAGATTTTTTAAAAAAAATAAATAAAATGTTATTTATTCCCCCAACACAAAAACCCGCTAATCAAATACCCAAAAAATGAAAACTTTGGATCTACACGGTATTAAACATGCTGAAGTTTCTAAATTGGTCGATCAATTTATTTGGGAAAATATGAAATCAAAATCCCAAGAAGTAGAAATAATTACAGGAATTAGTGATCAAATGAAAATGATTGTTTCGGAAACAATTAACGATTATCAGTTTTCAATAGAGGAAGAATATAACAACCCTGGAAAATTAATTATTAAATTAACATGAAAGAAAGAAAACCAAGAAAAAAAATCACCGCCGATGATCTGATAATAGATAAAGTTGAACCGGCTAAAATTATTAAAGAAGAAATAATAGAAGAAAAAAACACATTAGAAAAAAAAGAACATAAATTTTTTATAAGTGATGAGAAGTTTTCTGTAACTTGGGAGCAATCAACAAATAGATGTAATAGTAGTAAATTATATCAGACTATGGAAATTAAAACTGAAAGTTGTGATGGCAATGATAGTTTTGTATTAAGTTCAGAAAAATGGAATTTCACCGACATTGATGATTTAATTTATATTTTGTTAGAATTTAAAAACAAATATGATATAATGAAAAAATCGTAATTGTTTTTTTAAAACAAAATGTTTATCTTTGTGTTATGTTAGAAGTAGAAGGAAAAACATTTCATAAGTTTATCGAAAAAAAGAATTACAGAGTTGAACTTTATAAAAACTTCTGTGATATTGATTCAAAACATAATAACAGTTATGAGTCAGTTCATATCACAAAAAACAAAGAAAAATTTTATACCGACACCCAACTATTTTCTGAAGATGATTTTGTTAAACATTATGGAAATCCTTGCGCTTCAGTATATAGAGTTAGATATAGATTTTTTATTGAAGAAAGTGAAAATAAAATTTCTTTAAAGTATCAACTATACACAAAACAAAGAAGAGTTGGAGGTAAGTTTTTTGTTGAAAGAAAAACAACAGAATATTTTTCATTTAATTTCAAAACTAAATTGTTTTACTCAGGAACACTTATCACAAAGAAAAAACGAAAAATTGGAGCACGTATGAAAGTTAATCCAACTTTTAGCGCAGTTCAAGGTTTTTTAAGAGGTGTTCATATTGATGAAAGTGTTAAACCTGAAAATCATTTTATTTTCTTTTTAGAAAAAATATGGGATAAAATGGGAATGGAAAATCCACAAAATTTTTCTTGGGACTCTGCTGAGTCATTTTATAGTTTAACATACTACTTGGTGAACGGCATTAAAATTCCAAACACTTGGAAAAAATTCACTAATGTTTTTATTCCAAAAAAAGATTTAAAATCATCAGATATGAATTTGGTCGATTCAATTATGAAAAAACTAAATTTAAAAGGTTCGAAAGTTAAAAAGATTTTAAACGAAATTGAATGGGTTGATTTTAACCGACTTAATTTTTTCTACAAACTTCTTGGTATCGATAGATTTAATAAAATTGATAATAAAATTTTTGATGAATTTTTTTCTAATAGTCCTTATCCGCAACTACTAGAAAAAAATAAAATGGGCAGATACTACGATTGTTTTTATGAAAACCATCTGTGGATGAAAAACAAGTTGTTAATACCATTACTACCAAAAGAAAAAGATAAAATTTTAAACATTATAAATCATTTTGATGATAGAAATTTTATGACATTATTGGACCATTTAGAGTTAAAAAAAGACCTTAATAATTTGGGAGAAGATGTTAAGTTTAAATTTACAAACATTAGCAGTTTCAACTTAGAACATGAAGAATTTAGTCGTCTTTTACAATCGTACAGAAAAGGTGAAGTTGAAAGATTTTATGGTGATGTTGATAGTTTAGAAAACCCCATTGAACACGAAGGTGAAACTTATTATCCTGTTCTTTTAAGAAAGACTATGGACTATGAAAAAGAATCACAACATCAAAGAAACTGTGTTCGAGGTTATTCAGAAAGACCGGATTGTTTAATATTTTCAATTCGTAAAGACTCTCGTGATGGCGATGATAGAATTACTGTTGAATATCAATATAGACAAAATGAAATATTGAATGTTCAAGAAAGAGCAAAATTTAATCAAATGCCATCTATAGAGTTTTCACAGGTTGCTCAAATACAACTAGCAAATATAAATCTTATGTATAAAGTTGGAACATTGAAGTTACCAAAGATGACAAAAAAATATCGTAATGGTAGAACTATTGTGCAAGAATCAACCTTCAAAAGTTTGGAACATGAAAGAACAATAGTATCCGCAAGGACTCCAAGGTGGAATACAGAAACTCCTGAATTACAAAATTGGCAAAATGATATTTTAAACCTTGATTATTTTAATCAAAACATTATTAATATTAATATTTTAGACGAATTACCTTAAAAAAAATGGAAGATCAAAAAGATAAGTTGTTACTACAAATGGCATTAAAAGTTAATGAACTATCAACTTATAACTTTATTAAAATTATAGTGAATTTACTATTAATTTTAGAAGTTGTAATGGGTTTTATGTCTTATATTAAGTATGACATGTATTATTTTATTTTTATAATATTTTTTTTGTTATCCAATTATCATTTAGAAAAAAAATACAATGTTGCGTTACAAGAATATGATGATCTAAAAGAAGAATATTTAATAAGATTTAAAGATGAAGACATATAAAAAATTATTGGTTCCGAAAGAAAGTGCGTGGAATAGAAATACTTTGTTTTATAAATTACACTGGAGATTAAGATACTTTCTTACAGGTGTAAAAAACATTTTTAGATGGTTGCCCACTATATACCACGATAGAGATTGGGACGGGGACTTCATTTTAAAAATTCTACAAAAGAAAATAGAGTTTCAAAGAAAAGAACTTGTTAATGCCAATAGACATACGGATATTGAAAGAGATAATAGAGATATGACCTTGGTTCTTAACCTACTTGAAAGAGTTAGAGAAGGTTATTATGAATTGGAGTGTATGGATTATTGGGAGGATAATATAAGTTTTGAAAATGTTTTAGAAAAACCAAATTCAAAATATGTTAAAATAAAAACAAAAAATGAAAGATTTGATGATTATTTAAATAAATATCCATCTTCAGTTCGTGCTGTTATTAAAAAAAATGGGGTTATTGAGAATAAAAAAACTTTATGTTTAGAAGTATCTTATTATAATCATAGTAAAGCAAATAAACTTCTTTTTCGAATTTTGGAGGAAAAGATCACTCAATGGTGGGATTAAAAAAAAATAAAATATGGAAGACAAAAGAATAATACACGGACATTTGATGAACGAACATCGAAGATTAGCAAATGAAATTGCCGACATCAAAGCAAATAGTTTTGAACTTAATGAAGAAGAAAAAAGAAAAATTTCTGAACTTCAAAGAAGACAAATTTTAATTATGAAACAACTTGAAAATTTATTTAGATAAAAATGGAAAATAGAAGCAAACATTACGGAGATGTAGCAAAATGGATTGAAAAGGTAATCAATTCTTGCGAAACAAAAGAACACACAACTGTTGCAAGAAATTTGGTTTCAAACTTTGAAAAACAATTAAAAAAAGAATATGCAGAAAAATATTATTTGACCGGAGTTTTTTCTATGATGATTTTAACTTTGGAAAGTATGTGTTCAAATAAAAGATTTGAAATAATCGAAAAACAACTTAATTTATGACAGGATTTATTGTAACAAGAGAAAATAAATTTTTTGTCGAACATCAAGACGGCAAAGAAGTTAAACAATATGAATTATGTGAAGAAACTTTACGTTGGATTGAAGAACAATCAACAATTAAAGTTTTAGAAAATACATCAACAGTTGATTTTGAGATAGTTGTTAAAGGAGAACATTGTCCAACAAAAAATATGTTAATTAAAAATTATTGTGCTAAAATTCGTCTAATTGATTTTGATACTATTTATTAGTAAAGTCACCCAATAATGATTGATCTAACAAACTTCAAAATTGTAAAATATCAATACGAATTTTCCACAGAAGAACTTGAAACAAAAGTTTGGGATAAAATGAACGAAAAAGAAGTTAGTTGGGCAATTCAAATAACTTTGGAAGGTATTAATGATACTGCAAATTTAACAGAATCAAAAGCTTGGGATCTTTTTTTCTTAAACGAAAAGTTAGAAAATGAAATTGAAACAATATTAAAAAAATATGATGTTTCATTTGTTAAAGAAGATTTAACCAAAAACCTTTTAACAAACCCAAATGAGGTATTCACCGATTATTTTATGGAAAAATTAAATGAATTTCTAACTGACAACTTAGATGTTGATAGTATTTTAGATAGAATACTTGACGTTGGTATTGATAAATTAACTTCATTTGAAAAATATTTCTTAAATAACGACACCGAAAATTAATTTTATTTATTGTTAATTCAAAAATTAATTCATATATTTTTTATATGAAAAATCCATCAGGAAAAAAATTAGAGAAACTTGTGTTTAGAATGTTTGACCAAATGATTGAAGGTGCAGACAAGTATACAACAAAACAAGGATCAACTTGGTTAATATTTACCGAAGACAAAAGATGGGTGGTTGAATTCACAAAAGATAAAACTTTGTGGTTCAACTATAACCTATTTCAAAGTGAGTTGGAACTAATTGGTAAGGACTGCACAGAAAAAAAAGATTTAATTAAGAACTGGTTTGAATCAAGATTTTTGGGTATTGAACCTGTTGAAGACACCATTCAAAATGGGGTAAGACACACCTTTCGAAAAAGGGCTATCAGGGGTGTAGTTGTTGAAGACACCATTCAAAATGGGGTAAGACACACCGAGGGTCAACCAATCCCATATGTTGGGATTATTGAAGACACCATTCAAAATGGGGTAAGACACACCATCCATTCAAGAAGTTTTTTATCATTAATCGTTGAAGACACCATTCAAAATGGTGTAAAACGTGTTTTAAATCCAATCAGGCCTATGGAATTTTTTGTAAAAGACATTATCCAAAATGGAATCAAATGTGTTAATGACACTGATAACCTAGATCCAAAAATAAATGAATGTATGAAAGATAGTGTAAAAGACACTTCACCATTAAGAGGTAGATTTTCTTACACTATACAAGATGCGATTCAAAATGGTGTTAAATCTTCACCTGAACGAAATCAAAATCTTATCGAAGAATTTATTAAAAATAATGTCCAAGACATTAAACATTCTTATGACTTTGAAGAAATTGTTGTTGATGATATTATATCAGATTCGATTTAGTATTGATAGATAAAAAAATTTAAACTATTTTTAAAAAAAAACATTATGAGCGAAGACAGAATACCATATATAGGTTCAGACGGATTTTATTACATGGATGAAGAAGAACAAAAACTATGGGACAACACACTAATGGACGGACTTCATGAAGTCGAAAAATATGAAACAATTCAAAAGATTAGAAATTTCTATAATGGTCATTACAACATTGATGGAAGACCACCATCAAGAAAAGATTTTAATGAATACCTTGATATATTAGAAAAAAATTTATAACTTTGTTTTCATGGGAAAAATAATAATAGAATTTGATTCGGTAGAAGAATCACAAGATGCGAGAGATGCTCTTGATGGTCATAAGTGGAAACTAGCAATGTGGGAATTAGACCAAAAATTAAGAACCACAACCAAACATGGTTTAAAGTTTTATTCAAATGAAGAAGCATCTTCTGAAGAAATAGAAATATGTCAAAAAATTAGAGATGAAATAAGAGAAACACTTAATTCATATAATTTAAATATTGAAAGTTAAAAATGGAAAATAATAAAAAACAAACAGCAGTAGAGTGTTTAATTAATGAATTAATATTAGAAGGTTTTAATGTTCCTAAAGTTTTTTATGAAAAAGCCAAAGAAATGGAAAAACAACAAATGTGTGATTTTGCAGATTTTGTAGCAACATACACTGATAAAAATAAAAATGTTAATGGAGAAATGTTACACGCAAAATCAAAATACGATGGTGCTGAGAGAACTATTGATTTACTTAAAGAATATTTGAAAAACAAGAACAATGAAACAAACAGCAGTAGAGTGGTTGGTTGAGCAATTAAAAGAATATGATTTTGCTGATATTAAAGACCAAGAGAATTATATTATTAAAATACAATCTTGGGTATTAGCTGAAAAAATAGAACAAGCCAAAGA